TGACCATAATTTACAACAATGTGAAGATCAACATCTGAATATTTAGACCAATTATAATTAACCAATGAACCGATCATTATAATGTCAGTTATTAAAACATCAATCCCTAAAAAATCAATGAAAAGTTCTGCGATTTCTAAAAGTTTAGTTCTAACTTCAGGATTCATGGTATAGTCATTACCTTTTTTTTCCCAAATTTTTGGATTAAGCTCTTCCTGTGCATCAAAACTTTTAATAATATCTTGAGTATCCATACTAATAAATACTTTGAACTTACACTTTTGAATATTTGAAAACCTTTGAAATGTTTTTGTTAAAGTAAGTTCCTTGGGATGGCGCCATTCTGAATTCTGTATATTTTTGATGTGGTACATCTTCATAAACATACTTAATACCGTTTTTGAATTCAGCAATTAATTTTTTAGTCTCAACATCATACTCTGTTTTAACTAAATTTGATGATTGGATTTCATTTATGATTTTTGTTCCTATTATTTCTTCTTTTAGTATTGCCATAATTTTTTTTAATTAAAATAATTGATATAAATAAAAAATCCACCTTTCGGTGGATAATTTATTTCAAGCTTTTTATTTGATCCCTATATTCTATAGCACTTTCAAAATCTTGATTTTTTACACATTCATCTAATTTATTTTTTAGTTCTGAAATTTTTTCTTGATTAATTTCCAAATTTTTAATTTCATCACGTAATTTTACGGCATCTTCAAAGTTTTGTTCTTCAACCGCCAAATCAAGTTTTTGTTTAAGTAATTCTATTTCATTAGATTGATTACTTACTTTAGGTGAATGAGTGAAGTAAGTCATAGAAATACTTCCATCTGGTGATTTATAGGTTCTTTTTTGCCATTTATTTTCATCAAAAGAAAACCCATCAAAAGAAGAATTAAACATTTCATTAAAAAGTTTGTCAAATTTATTCCAATTAAACATTTTTTTATTTTTTATAAGTTTATTTTATTTTTTTAACATTAAAAATATGCCAAAGTTTAAACTATGACATTTTGTCATATAATACTAAAAGAACCTGACAAAAAGACAAGTATTGACTAGTACTTTTCTTATAATTACTTTTAAAATAAAATTTTATATATGTTAGATTTTGTAGATGATAATGAAAAAAACAAAAAAAAGACAGATGGTGGAACGCCTGTTTTAGACAATTTTAGTAAAGATTTAATTAAACTTGCCGAACAAGGTAAATTAGATCCAGTAATTGGTAGAGAAAAAGAAATTTTTAGGATTGCTCAAGTTCTTTCAAGAAGAAAGAAAAATAATCCTATTATTATTGGAGAACCAGGTGCAGGTAAAACGGCAATTGCAGAAGGTTTGGCAATGATGATTTATAGTGGCGATTGTCCAAAAAATTTAGTAGATAAAAGGATAGTTTCCTTAGATATAAATTCTATTGTTGCTGGAACAAAATATAGAGGTCAGTTTGAAGAAAGAATGAAAGTTATAATAGAAGAACTTCAAAACACGCCTAACATTATTCTTTTTATCGACGAAATTCACACTATGGTTGGTGCCGGTAATAGCTCGGGTTCTTTGGATGCATCAAACATATTTAAACCAGCACTTTCAAGAGGTGAAATACAGTGTATTGGAGCAACCACTTTAGATGAGTATAGAAAACATTTCGAAAAAGATGGGGCTTTAGAAAGACGGTTTCAAAAAATTATTGTAGATCCATCAACAAAAGAAGAAACTTTTGAAATTCTGAAACAAAGTAAATCGAAGTATGAAGAACATCACAAAGTTAATTACACTGATGATTCACTTTGGTTATGTGTTGAGCTAGCGGATAGATATATTACCGATCGGGAATTTCCAGATAAAGCTTTTGATATTTTAGATGAGGTTGGGTCACGAATGCAAATAGATATTAAACTACCCGAGTCAATTGAAAAATTGAAAATAGAAGCCCAAGAAATTAAACAAGAAAAACTTAATGTCATAAAAAAACAAAATTATGAACAAGCGGCAGAACTTAGGGATCGTGAAAGAAGTATTCTCTTAAAACTTGAAGAAGAAAAAAAGAAATTTGAAGAAGACCTTAAAAATAGTAAAAGGGGTATACCTGAAGAACTAATTTACGAAGTTGTGTCCAACATGACTAAAATTCCTGTTAGTAAAATAAACATTGATGAAAAAAATTCTTTAGTCAATCTTGAAACAACATTAAATAAAAATGTAATTGGACAGGAAGAAGCTGTAGGTAAAATTTCTAAATCTATAAGAAGAAATAGGGTAGGTATAAAAGATCCAAATAGACCAATTGGTTCTTTTATATTTTTAGGATCAACAGGTGTTGGTAAAACTTTTTTAGCAAAACAATTGGCAAAAGAAATATTTGGTAGTGAAGATAGTTTAATTAGGGTAGATATGAGTGAGTTTCAAGAAAAACATACCATTTCACGTTTGATAGGATCACCACCAGGATACGTTGGTCATGAAGAAGGGGGTCAATTAACAGAGCAAGTAAAGAACAAACCTTATTCTGTAATTTTGTTTGATGAAATTGAAAAGGCAAATAAAGATGTTTTTTCCACATTACTTCAATTGTTGGATGATGGCCATTTAACTGACGGATTAGGCAGAAAAATAAATTTCAAAAATTGCCTAATAATTATGACATCAAATATTGGGGTAAAGAAATTACAGGATTTTGGTAGTGGTGTTGGTTTTAAAACAAATAATAATAGTGATGCAATCCAAGAAGAATATAAAAGAGACATTCTTAAAAAAGAATTAAGTAAGTTTTTTGCACCTGAATTTTTAAATAGAATTGATGACGTTATTATTTTTAATTCACTTAAAAAAGATCACATAGATAAAATTGTTAAATTAGAAATTGATAAACTCATTTCTAGATTATCATCTATGAAATACAAAGTTTCATATGAAAATTCTGTCATTGATTTCATATCAAAAGTTGGGTTTGATGACCAATATGGTGCAAGACCAATAAAAAGAGCAATACAAGATAAAATAGAAGATCTTATTTCTGAAAAAATTCTAACAAACGAAGTTGTCGAAGGAACTGATTATATGTTATTTGTTGAGGGAGAAGGAGAAACACAAACAATAAGTATAGAAGATAGATCTAAACCTGAACCCAAGAAAAAAGGTAGAAAGAAAAAGGAGGATTAAAAGTCCTCCTTTTTTAATGTTTAGTACAACCTAATTCTTCAATCATTAACTTACCAACCTTGATTCCATTATAGGTGTCATCTACGACAACATATTCGTTTTTTGTGTGGTAATTGTAGTAACCTATGGAAACATTAAAACATGACATACCAAATTTTTGGTTCAAAGGATAAATGTCCGTGTAAGGATGTTTGTGATATTTTGTGTCACTTGGAAAATGTTCAGTAATTAATTTACCACCAACATTAAAAAATTCACTATTTCTATCAAACATTGGTCTGTTCATAAGGAATTCTGAAATCATGTTGTTTTCGGGAGCATCAAATTGAATTACATAACCAACATTTGAAAAGAAATTTGGATCCGCATTGAAAGACCCTTTACATCCCGTTTCTTCAGCCACAAAAAAAGCAGCTTTTAAATTGGGTATTTCTTTCAATAATTCTAAACAAGCATAAACACCACACTTATCATCACCACCAATACCTGTAGGATTACCTTCGTCATTATAAGCTTTTAAAGAAAGTTTTACATTACCTTGGGCGTCAGGTAACATTTCTTCTTTTACATTTATTTTATCTATGTTGTGTACAGTATCTGTGTGTGCAACTACACAAGGAAAAAACTCAACAGATTCATCAGTTTGTTTAGTTACATAAATATTATATAAATCATCAACAAAGTAATCAAAATTGTTTTGGTCCAACCAATCACAAATAAATTGTATTAACAAATCTTCTTGATAAGTCTTAGACGGCACCGACAAAACTTCTTTGAGTAAATTATAATTTCTTTCCATTATACAAATTTATGAAAATTAATTAACAATTACAATATAATTTTCTTGATTTTTTTTACATGCTCAAAAAGCTCAGGTTGATAAAGTGATAAGTTGAGTTCTTCCAAATTTTTGACAGACCTTTCTTCAGTTGCCTTTCCGGTTTGTGGGCTTCTATAGTAAAATTTTAGTATCCCTTTTTTAGTATCCAAATCTCTAAAGTTAACTTCAGCTTTCTTTTCTTTAATATTAATCCATCTACCAAACCCACCCAAACTTATGACTTTATTATATAAGGAATTTATTGTTTCAAGATCAACCTTTCCTTCAATACTTTCTTCCAAATTTTCTATAATTTTTTCTAAGTTTCTTTTTGTTTCCTTTTGAAACGATTCATTGTCAAAATCATCACACCAAACATTATATTCTAACTCATACCAATTACCTCTACTTTCATTATCAAATTTTTTCAGTAGTTCTTGTAATAATTCAATTAGGTCTAATTCTTTATTGTCAATTACGTTATACCAATGTAATAACACATTAACAGTAGTTTTGAATCTGTGTCTTTTATAAATTTCAGTGATACCAAATTTACGAAATGGATTTTTAGTTTCATTATCTAAAACGTCAACTACCGCTCTTCGTTTACAATCTTCATTTAGATTACCAAATTCACTAATAATGTAATCAATATCATCAAATCTTCTTGACAAATACAAGGAAACATTAGAACAACTTTCATCATTATTAATATCTAGACTTAATGAAGGATTAGATAACATAAGTATATTTTCAACTAATCGGATGTTTTCAGGATTGAAATCTTTTATAATATAACCTTCTTTCCAATCTTCTTCATAACGGTAGTAATCATAATCGTCATAATAGTAATTTTCCATAAATCTATTCCAAACAAATATATCTTCATCATCATCGATCCCTAAGGCATTTAAATATTTTTCGGTATTTTCAAATTCAATCCAAATAACACTTGACGCTGGTGATTGGCTGTTATACTTTATATCATAAATTGGGTAAGGTAAATTCCATCTACTATATGGCATAAATGATGTGTCACCTTTGGAAACTTTTTTCAAAAAATCGTATATTTCACTGTGTTCAGACATCTTAAAAATAAATATACCCAAATTTGGATATAATTAAAATAGTACTTATATTTGTACTTATAATATTTATATTAAAAGTTCATTGAAAATATGGGGGCGTTTTTGGATTTGACAGGTATTGGCTGAAGAATAAGGGCATGTAGGGACTGAGTTAATCTCTTTAAAAACTGACTTAGAAAACAACTGGCAATGTGCTAAACAAAATGGAAACTCTTGGATTAGTAAGAGGTTCTGAAGTTACTGTAGCTTAAGAAGTTTACGGAAACGGGGGGTCGGCAGACATATAACCTAGCAACAGAAGTCGTAGTTTGATAGAGCACACCGGATGGCTCTCTAAATCCGATTCGGGACCATTGGTTGTTGATTTACGATGGTGAAGAACAAATCAACTATTTTGGGATATTAGAAAATATCAACCTAAACATGTAGTCCTTATCTGACAGGATATTATGGACGAGGGTTCGAGTCCCTCCGCCTCCACCATCTGAAATCCCCATCATATTTGATGGGGAAAAAAGAAAAAAAACAAATTTTGTGTTTGTAAATTAAAAAAAACCACATATATTTGTATTATTAATAATTTAATAACTAAAAAATAAAAACCCATGAAAACAATCTTCAAATCCATCTTCGTACTTTTATCAATAGTACTTTTTTCATCTTTTGTTACTAAAGAAGTATTCACAGGGACAAAATCACAACCTTTGGATGGGACCAAACAAATCTTTGTTAATTCAACAAAACAGATTGATTATACCGATTTCCCAATGTCTGTAGGTTCATTCAAAAATAAAATTAGTGATTCTATCACTGAAGGATTTCAAATTTATACTTTTGATTTTGATAAAAACGTATTAAGTCATCATTTTTATGATTACGACCAAAATGACTCTATCGTTGATAAAACATACACTTTAGATATTAAAATGATTAAATCTAACGCCGATTTTGCATTTTTTTCAGTAACAGATAAAACAGGGTATTACAATGATATTACAGAAAAATTAATGATCATCAATTTGAAAGATAATCCTAACTACCCTAAGTTACAAATTATTTGGAAGGATGGTGATGACTACAAAGGGGTATATTCTGTAGATACTAGGGATTTTAATGAAATGTTCACCGATAGTGATACAAATGTTTTTGACAAATAATCAAGAACTATATTAATAAAATAAAAAAACCCTCAATTGAGGGTTTTTTTATTTGTTTGTATTTTGATTACATAAGTCCAATACTTGATTGGTTCTTAGCTCCTTTTGAATTACAGTACGTATTTGAAGTCGACTCTAATCCACCTCCCATTTTTGATACATATCCCGCAGAACCCGTATCTACTTCAGGAATACCACCATTCCACTCTGCGGCCCAAAAGTTAGCTTTAGCTCCACATCTGTGTTGTAGTTTTTCTGTAAAATTTCTTGTTTTTTTCCATCCTTCACCACTAGTACTTTTATAATATTGGACACCTGAAACAGTTACTTGGAAACTTTTGTAATTTCCATCTTTAATTGGTGTAGGAGCTCCAACCGAAGTTACGGCAAAAAAGTTTGTCCCTCCTGGCATTGAAGTTTGATTTTCGTTGACAAAATAATCCTTAGCCGATGGTTTTGTTTGTTCGCTAATAACTCTTCTTACTATTCTAGTAAGATCTGACTCAGTTAATCTAACAATTCTTTTCATAATTTTAATTTTGTTTTTTTTATTATTTTATTATATTTTTAATAATAAATATATGATAAATCAGAAAAAGCAATTATTTATCTTTCATATTGAAATTTAATGTATGATTTATTGTAACAGATATCTGATTGGTATCAAAATGTCTTATTTTACCATCATCAAATGATGAACATACCCATATTGAATTTCTATGGATTCCATAATCAATAATAAATAAAACTTGAGCTTCGCCAAAAGGAGTGTTTACTGTTAGAACTTGTTGGACTTCGTGAATTGTTGTCATATATATAAATATTATAAAACAAAAAAGGGACTATCAGTCCCTAATGTTCTTTACCGGTGGCTCCATTAAAATAAAACGCTGAGATTACACGTTTGTGTGAGAACCTTTAGAGTCATTATTGTTTCTACTCTTATCCACTTCCTTTTGAGAAGTATTTCTCAGTGACGGTCTTTTAGGTTTACCACTCCTTAAGGTTTGAATTACTCTCATCCTAATCTACTCTTTTCGAGAATGCCTTCCCAACTCGTCCTTGCGGGACTAAAGGTTTTTCGGATAATTACACATCGACTTGGGATCTCTGTGTGCAATGAACGGCTCATTACTATGTAGTCACCTTTCATCCAAACCTGACGGACACTTTTCCTTAATGTATTAATTAATGGACTTAATTCAATAGTCATAAGTTTTGTGTCGTGGATTGTCGAAGTAGTGGTCCGCCAACCGAGCCAACCCATCTTTTGAACGAGTCGATACTCAACTACTCCGTGAGATATCCCTACCTCCATATTTTTAGACTACTTCATCACCGGGTTTTGGTAAACCTGAGTGAAGGATGTTAGCGACACCACTCGTTCTACATCTTACCTTGTGGTCCTTCCACTTGGTTTTAAGTAACCTATTATATTGGAAAACGCAATATTAAAGTTGGATGACTTTGAGTCTTGCAATATTCCTACGGGTTATTCCTATTGGTGTTCCCACCTCAATCAGACGACCCACATCGCCAAATCATTTTGCCTTATTCTTTACAGCGTTGCCCTCAATACTAAAGCCAAAATGGTATCCCGCTTGTGTACTCAAGCTCCCGAAGAAGCCGCAAACCCAACACACTTAAGGGTTCACTTTATCCTACTTTCGTAGTTTATTTTATGGACTATACACGGCCCAATATCTTTATCATTCAAAGATGGAAATTTCATTCCAATTACTTGTCATAGAATCTGACAAAACTTTTCCTGAACGGATAATCTATTTTTCAAAGAACGTTTCAGGTCTTTTCCTGATTTGTTTTACAAAGTTACTACATTTATTTGTATCTGTCAAGTACTTTGTAATTTTTTTTTTAAAATTTTTGTACAAAAACTTTTAAAGTACCATATTTTTTTGCCATGATGTTCGCAAATTCAAAATTAGGTGTAAAAACTTCTTGACCTTTATCATTGATGTAGGCAAAAATTTCATTTTCTAATTGATTGATATCTTCCATTTTTTCTTTTTTTTTAATTATATAAATAATAAAACTATAAAACAATAGGTACTAAAAAAAAATTAAGACCAACCTTGTTGTTTTGCAAATTCTTGTCTTTTCATTTTTGCACCGTATCTATCTGATGGTCTTTCTACATTATCAACAATCCAATCAATCCATGTTCTAACATCTTTTTCGCTTTTGGATTGTTCTTCTTTAATTCTTTTAGACATAAATTCAATTTGTTTATTATAATCAAATAGAACCCTGATTTTTTCAGCGTCTGTTGATCTGTCAACATCTATATTATAGTTCTTCAAATAAGAAACCCCCATACCACCACAGACATTATATTGCCACAATCCAAACGAACAGTATTTTTTACCATCTATATTTATTGATCTTGTGTTGTTTTCGGCGTTGGGTCCAGAATCTCCTTTAGCCTTAACGTTAAACCCACTTTCACCAAAAGCATTCGCAACAACACCTTTGGCGGCCTTATCAGATAATCCATATGATTTTAGATCATTTAATAATTTTATAGGACTGACTCTATCGATTCCAGATCCTAAAGATGATGATCTTGTTACTTTCACTATTTGAGTACCTTTATCAGTTACGGTATCAGGACATATATTATTTATGGTTTTTACTAAACTTTTTACAAACAGCTCATCACCATAATTCATTTCACTATTTATATAATCATAAATGTCTTTGTATTTTTTTCCGTCGATTTCTTTTCTTTCTACAATTTTGTTAATTTCATCAAGTTCATAACAACTTTTTAATTTCTTTATTGCATCATGAATTCCAGTTTCATCAGTACCAAGACCTTCAGAAGATAATATTATTTTATTCAAAACACCTGATACCGAATCCATGTTAACATCAGTATCTTTAATACCGAATCTTGTTGCAATGCCACTGATGTCAGACTCAGGTCTATTAATATTTAAAGAACTTATAGCTGATGCGGTAAGACCGGCCGCAGCGCCCATTATTGTTTTTGGGTCGGTTGTCACTTCAAGTTCCTTGTTTGTTGGTAAGATTTTTAGTCTATCCACTAAATCAATATTGACTCTGTTTATGTTTCCATCAACATCTAAGAAATCTTTCACATCACCAACTTTTACTGCAACATGAACGTGTTCAGGTATACCCAACTCCCCTTTGATTATGAATGCTAATAATTGACCCCTATCAACGTATTGTCCCTCTTCAACAACAATTTTTGTTACATGTGTGTAGAAAACATCGGGATCACCCCCTGTTCCTCTAATGGTTAAACTGTCCCCATAAATTCTCTTACCACCAACTGATCTTAAACCTGGTGGATTGTCGGTAATTTTATCAACATAACCTTCCGATATTGAATATATTGGTGTCCCTTCAGGTGCCATGATGTCGTATGCGTTATTACTAAACCAATCTTTGCCGGATGCATCAGGGTGTCTTGATGAATGCGAATTTGGCCCACCACCCCAAGTAGGGTCTACTTCATCAAATATTTTTTTCGAAAATTTTGGGTATGCATCAACTAAAGATTCATTGATAGACATCAATGATCTTATTCTAGTCAAATGTTCATTTAATAAACCTTTCATATATGATTTTATCATATAAATACTTCATCAGTTTGAAACCAATCGGGTATTTGTCTATTTTTCCATGAAGCAAAACTTTTTTTTGCCCCACGATAGTAGTTTCTATAAGATTCAATAACGTCAAAAACTTTATATTCATCGGGCATTGCTTTTGGTGGTGTGGTAAAACCTTTATCAACTATGTTTGGTTTATTATCAAGACACCACTCGATTACTTGTTGTGACTTATGTGTTTTACCATATCTAAAACTATATTCATTACATAATTCTAAACCAAGATCACAAAGATATAAGTAGTTTGATAAACTTTCACGAGTCCATATTGCGCATGGGTGATTTTTGTGGGATAACTTGTAGGGAACTTGGGGGGTAACTTGGGGGGTTGTATGATGAACCCCACATAAAAGTTGTGCAGTTTCTAATACCATCTTGACCACATGTTTATCGCAATGATATTGTGCACATTTTTGGGTATCGTAGTCAAGAAAAAAAATATTCATACTACAAAAATAATAAATTTTTTTGTAATAAAAAATTATTCAGACAAGTGTGTCATCAAAACACCACCTAAAGACGTTGCGTGAACCAATAAATGATTTATAGATTCAATATCTAATTTAGTTTTTCTTTTGGTATAATCTAAACCTAATGTACCAATAAACTTTTCATCAATTGTTTTTATTGCAAATAAGTAACTTGATTTACAACCTGTATCTTCAGCAATATATTTTAGTCCGTAAGTTGCTATTGTTTCATCTTTGTAGTCGGCAATTTCAATAGTATCGTTATTTAATAATTGATTTATAGACTTAGAAAAAAGGTTAACAGGTATATTATGAAAATTAGTTTGAACTGAAGAAACGCCAGAATTTACTGTTTCATACATTATTGAAAATTTTGCCATTGATTTACCTGTAGGATAAAAATTACCACCATTATGAAATTGTGTAACCCAAACACGATCGGCATTAAATTCTTCACGAATATGTTCAATTTTATTATTTACCAACTCAGCAACTCTCAGAGTGTCTTTGACCATGTCTGGCTTTTCTTTTTTTTCTAATTTGTTTTTCAAGTATAAAAGTAATATTGGTCCCAACACACCTGTTATAAACGCAATAATAATCCCTACGTATTCTTCCATATTAATCAACTTTTTTTATTGTGGATCTTGATATTTCAGGTGGATTTATTTTACCACCATCTAAAACTCTTAAAATACCGTCTTTTGTTCCCCAAGTATCTAAAGAACTACATTTGGCGATATCTTTTGACCCTTTATTTTTTTGTAAACCATTAACAATACAATCATATCTACCATTTTTCAAAGTTTTGACTGTAGCATCTATTCCATCTTTTTCAGATTTATAATTTCTAACTCCCCCAATACACTTATTATCTTTTTTCTTCAGACAGTTCATAAATGTTGAACTATCCATTTCTTGTGTGGTATTAAAAGGGTTAAAGGCGGATTTTGCACCCTCCGCTTGTCTCCACGCGTAAAGAAACGCTAAATTTTCTTTAGTATTAGGTGCGTCCAATTTTTCAAGTATTTTTTTATAAAACTTGATGTCATCATCATTAGGTTCGGTAATTTTATAATTTTTGAAATCTTTGCTTACATCTCCCGACTTTTCTTTTTCTTCAAAGTCAACACCCGTTAATTCCTTGAATTTCTTTTTAAGATCCTGAAAAGTTTCTGATTTTTGTATTGATGCCAACACATCTGAAAATAAACTTTCATCAATAGAATTCATTTTTCTAATTCTATTTTTTTCGTTTTCAGTTATCAACTTTTTCATAAATTTAATTTTTATATAATAAATATGTTACAAAAATAAAAACCCCCGAAATTATCGAGGGTTTTTAAGTCTATTTACACAATTTATTTTTTATCAACAATAGACCAAATAGCACCTGTTAAAGTCATAAGTGCACCAGTTATGTCTGCAACGACTGACTCAGTAACAAGCCCTTTCATTATAAGAATACCACCTACGAATGTTAGTCCGTGTCTGATAATTCCCATAATTTGTTCTTTAGTTAATTTCATAAAATTTGTTTTTTATGGTTTATTTTATTATAAATATCACTTAATAAGGTTATAATACTCTTTAAAGTGTTTAATTCTGTCTGATAAACCTAAAATTCCCCCATTAACTCTTTTGGTTACAGATGTAACAGTGGCATCATCGGCTCCCTTGTCACAAATAGACCACAATTTATTTGAATCAAAAAAGAATGCCGCAGACGCTAAAGGATATTTTGTTGCAACTAAATCAGGATTTGAAACACAATCTTCACCTATAAATTTAGAAAAATTTGTATAGTTACTTTTTCCTGTAAGTTGGATGTAACCCCTACCTCTGAATTTATATCCTTCGCCTGACGCCTCATCACCATTTCCCATCCTGTTACCATAAACACGGGACGCAATTTTTTCGGGTTTACGAGCGTAAGATTCATTCAGGTTACCCGGAAAGTATTTTCCAAAAATCTTTTTTAAACCATCGGCTGAATAATTTAAATTTTCACTGACAGCTTTGAATCCACCAGATTCATGACCACATTGTGATAAAAAGTGTGCTAATCTTAAATTGTTTGTAATATTAAATTTTTTTGCGGTTTCCGGAATTTGGGCCAAAACAGAATCAGGTATGTGTCCTTTTAACTTTTCAATATTTAAAGGACCACCACTTGGTATAACAACATCTTCTTTAATAACATTTGTTTTTGGGGTAGATTCCCCAAACATTTTGCTCCAAGTTGCATCACCAACAATACCATCATCTTTTAATCCATTTGCTTTTTGCCATGCTTTTACCGCAGCTTCGGTTTTAGGTCCAAACTTTCCTATTGTTTCAACACCTAATTTTTCTTGGAGTTTTTTTACATCAGCCCCTTCTGATCCTACTTTAAGTAACATAATCTATTTTTTATTGTTTATTTTCAGTTGCATATTTAATCCCCATAATAGTACCCACTATTGAAAATGCATTGGTAAGTAAAATACCAAAAATATTTGACCACGCAGCACTAATAACCTGTGTGTCTTTACCTAATAATAAAGTGAACATATAAACACCAGTAGTAATTATACCAACACCAACAATTACCCATAAAGCAACTCTGACTATAGTAGAAATAAGTTCTGTTTGATTTTTTTTCTGTAACAAGTCTAAATCATTTTCCGCCATTTCCTTAGCCTTCAAGGCTTCTAACTTAGCCATTTCAGCGTTTGACATTTCAATTTGTAATTTTTCAGTCAGTTCTAAATTTTCTTTTTTCCAATCGTTGAGTTCTTTGTTTTGGTTTTCAAAAATTGTTTTGGATTCTTCAACTTCAAGTAAACTTTGTTGAAGTTCCTCCATAATTCTATTGTTTTCTGTGTTTGCAACAACCAAATCTTCATTTTGTTTTTGTATTTTTTTTGTCATGTCAAGACGTTTTTTTCTTTTTTCTTCGTCTTTAGCCTTACATTCTTTTAAATACGTTTTGAACTCTTCGTCGTTTTCAACATCTATAAGTTTAGTAATATTACCTTCAAGACCTATACCCTTTTTGTTATAAAGATCAATTAAAGTTTTTTTAGTATTACTATCTATTTTAATCATTTGTATACTTTAAATGGTGCGGTTCTGTTTTTATACTGATCATAATCTTTTTTGAATTCTTCAAGTCTAGGTTCAATTTCATCAGATTTTATAATCCAAAATTGTGCACCTGCTTGTAGTGCTTTAGCTTGTTCTTCTGGTTCGTTAGATGATGAAATAATTCCTATTACAACATGATTTCCGTATTCGAAATTTATTTTTCTTATAAGTTCAATACCATCAAATGAACTACCAATTATATTAAGATCAACAAAAACACATTCAGGTCTACTTTCTGGTGTTTTTTCTTCTAACCATTTTTTAAACATTGATGCCGCTTCATCTGCACTATTTATAGATTTTAAAGATAAACTTATGTCCAATAAAGAACAAGCGTCTTCAAACACCAAGTGGAATAAATCCTCATCATCAACTAATAAAATAGAATCAATCATTTTTTTAACTTTTAAATTTAATTTTTATTTTAGTTCCAATTTCATTTTTTTCACATTCAACACTAAATCCGTGTTCTTTTAAAATGGCAATTGAAATATTTAAGCCTAAACCGATTTCACCAATATCTTCTTTAGAAACTATTTTAATTTGTTTTTCAAATTCAGTTGATGTCATACCAATACCATTATCTTGTACTACTATATAATTATCTTCTTCAAAAATTAAAACTTCTTTATTTTCGTTATTATTGTATTTTAGACCATTTTTCACAAAGTTTTCAATTGCCCCACAAAAAAGAACTTCATTAATTTCTAAAGTCGGGAGATTCTTTATTTTGATTTGATTATAGTATGATGTTTTTACAAAAAACTGTTCTAAAGTATTTTTTATATTTTGTTTGGTTTTTTCTAAAACAACATTTTGTTTAACTAAATTTGTAAATTCATAAACATTTTTATAAACTTTTTGGGTGTGATTTAAACCTTCACGAATCATCTTTATTGGACCTTCGATCTTAAGATTTTTCATGTCGTCGACAGTCAGCCTTTTTTCCAAAGAAGATATACCCCTTGGAATATATGTGTTTATACCAGAATGCATATCATGTCTGATTATTCTTGCCGCATGTTCTAAATACGTGTTTTTAGTATTTATGTCATTTAGTTGTTTATCAATTTCTTTATCCTGTCCTTTGATAGTTTTTCTCTGTATTAAAACAAATATTATTAATATTAATATCAAACCTATAGCTATTGCCCAATTTAAATAAAATTTCAAATTTCTTTTTTCAATACCCAAAACTTTTGTTTCATTTTTAAGTTTGTCTTTATCTATTGATAGGTCTATGATTTTTTTTTCTTTTCCTAATGACCCTATAGTCGCATCTTTAGCATCTATCACTTCTTTAGGAGCGTGTCTTTTTAGTAATTCTTCCTTTTCTTTAATAAGTTTTTCTATTTGACCTTCAATTTCTTCTGCCAATTTTTTCATATCTGTAGGTGAAACATTTTCATAACTTTTTGGTAGGTTTTGTAAAAAAACCTTGTCTGACTGTAGACTTTTCAAATCTTCCACAGATAAATCTTCTGAAGGTTCTTCGGTTTCTTCTTTTTTAGTTTCAAAAACTATTTCAGGTTCAAGTTCAACAACTTCAACAAAACCTCGTACTCTTTCCAAATACCAATCAGCAGCTTCATACATTTCTCTATTGTAAAAAGCAATACCAATTTCTCTACACAATTTAGCTTCTTCTTTGTTAACGGCTTTATTTCTTTGTCTTAAGTTATCGAATCCAACTTTATCAATTAAAGATGAAATATATTCATCTTCAGGTAAGACAGGCACTCCTTGATCCCACATAGACTCGGTAATTTCTTTTTTATTTTTGATAAGTCCTTGTGCGATTGTTATATTGTAGAATGAAAACAATATTAAAAGAATAAAAATTATTTTTTTCATCTTATTTGTAGTCGTTAATTTTTATGTTTATTGGTAGATTTTTTACTATTGGTCGTTCGTCTTCAGTATATTTCATTTCCCAACCAATTTCTGGACTTTCTTTTCTAATATAATTTAATCCTTTCCAAATTTCAAATTCATCATTTGGTCCTCTTCTAATCATTCTTAAAGTACCATTTTGCATACTACAATGAACTGTATATAATGTTAAATCCACAAATTTAATAGTATGATCTGGCCATGACATATAAATGTAAGAGTTGTCAATTGATGCTTTTATTAACCAATTTTCAAGTACGTATAATCTTTGTTGTAAACTGTCTTGATTTTTATGTGTTAAATATAAACTATCTATTACCATCTGTTTATTATTTATGTTTTTTTCTAAACTGTCAATTTTTTTACTATAGTCTTCAAGTTTAGTTTTATAAGTAGATGATAAGAATCTTTGATTTTCTATTGTCAAATTCAAATCATTTGATTGATCTGTGGTATAAATTACAACTGAATCACCCTTTAAAATTGTTTGGATTGGGTAAGAATTTTGTCCGTGTAACAAAAAAGTTATAAATAAAAAGTTGAATAATAAAAAAATTTTTTTCATTTGAATTTAATTTTAATTTTAGTGCCTATATGGTTTTTTTCACAAGAAACGCTGAATCCGTGTTCTTTGAGTATTGCTAAACATATATTTAAACCTAAACCACTACCACTTTCTTTTTGGTTTTCTTTTCTTACGTATGGTTTCGATAAATTGTCAAATTCTTCTTGTGACAGCCCCCTTCCATTATCCTGAATTACCAACTGAAAATCTTCCATATATAAATGTACAAATTTGTTATCATTGTCATTATATTTGAGGCCATTTCTAATTAAATTATCGATGGCGGTACAAAATAAAGGTTCATTAACTTCATGGTCTTCTAAAGTATCAATTACAACTTGTGATTTATATGATGTTGTTGATAGGTAACTTTCTAATATTTCTTTTAAGTTTACTTTAGTTTTGTTGAGCACTGAATCTTTTTTTACTAAATTAGTAAATTCATAAACACCTTTATAAACTTTCTGAGCGTGTTTGAGACCTTCTTTCAACATTTTCAAAGGGGCTTCCAATTTATATTCTTGAATTTGGTTATCACTCAATCTTCTTTCTAACGAACTTATCCCTCTTGGTATGTAAGTATTAATTCCTGAATGCATATCATGTCTTAATATTTTTGCGGCATGTTCCAAATAAACATTTTTCTTCGCTATTTCTTCAGTTTTTTTTATCAAATCTGTAACATCATACCTTATAGACATAAACCCTTTTAAACAATCTTGTTCGTCAAATTCTGCCATTATATAAGAATCAACCCAATAAAGTTCACCTTTTTTTGTTTTATTTGTAACTATTTGGTTCCAAATCTTTCTTTTTTCTACTGTTGTTTTATACATGTCTTTCCAAAAATTTTTGGTATGTTTTCCTGAATTAACAATGTTATGATCTTTTCCTATTACCTGACTAAGTTTCCAACCAGAAACATCTTCAAACTTTTTATTCACATAAACTATCTTACCCTTAGAATCCGTTTTACTTACTAATACCGAATGATCTATAAATCCTTCAATATCATCAATTGTCTTATTAACATTATTATTTTCTTTTATTGAATATGCAAATGAATATAATGCTGATAACATTTGAGCAAAATCAATTTCAACTTGGTCCCAAATTCTAAAATCAAAATTTTCAATACATATTACCCCAATAGTGTCTCCCTTGTAGGAAATGGGAACATCAAGCATAGATTTAATACCCAATGGGTCAAGATAAGTGTCTTTAAAACATGATGTTGCACTATGATTTCTTGCATCATTTGCAACTATGATAGGATTTAATAAAAGAGATAAAAAATAAGGTTTATAATCTTCTTTTAATAATTCATAATTTTGTTCCCAGCTGTCAGTTTTTTTGGAATACAATTGTTGACAAATAATTGAAGTTCTGTCTGTATTGTACAACCAAACTGAGCATCTGTCAGCATTGATTGAATTACTGACTTCTTTAGTTAGAACTTTAGCGCCTTCTGACGTGTTACCTTCGAAAAAAGAAGAATTTAATGATTGATATATTAATGTTTCATTTAATTTTTTAACGTAATCACTTCTTTTTTTTATTTTTTTGTTTTTTTTCAAATATTCATAAATGTAAATCCCAAAAAAAGATACAAAAAGTAAAAAACATATATATCCAGCATAACCGATATTTTTACTATAACTTATGTTTCCTGTCACAAGTAAAGATTGTGTCACAAAATAAATTGACATAATCACTATCGAAATAAAAAAAGATACTTTAGACAATTTTGACATATTAATAAATATTATCAAACTATTTACTTTTTGAAAAACTTTATATTTATAAAAAAAAATATATTATGTGTTATACAAAAGAACAAATAGAAACTACTGTCAAATCAAAAAATTTTAAATGGTTTGACGACGCATCTAACAAAGGTTATGATGTAAATATTGTTGGTGTTAGAAATAATGAACCAAGTGTTGCTGACAAAGTCACAAATGTTTTTGATGATTGTCTAACGATAACTTATAAAGACGAAACAGGCAGTTGGAAATTTCATTGTTGGATGGCAACATGTGATCCTGGTAAAAAAGGGGTCATGGAATTTCACAACAAAAATGGCGTTGCAAGATTAGTACCCGGCCAGTATCGAGGTGTTTGGAAAATTGATAAACATCAAGGGAAATACGACGCTCTTTGCCAAAGATTAGGTAATGTAACAGTTTGGAGAGATTCTAATAAAGATTTAATTTTTGAAGAAACTAAAACAGACACAGGAATGTTTGGTATTAACATACACAAAGCCGGTCAGGACTCGACTTGGGTTGAAAATTGGTCCGAAGGATGTCAGGTATTTAAAAGAGTTAAAGATTTTGATGAATTTATGTCAATATGTAAAAAAGCGGCAAAAATCCATGGTAACAAATTTTCTTACACACTTTTAGAGTCTACCGATATAAAATAAAACTTTAGTATTCTTTATCTGTAAAGTAGAAATAAAGAAAAATACCAAATAGAACTATTGGTGTTAATATTGCCGCTATGATTGAGTTGTCCATGTGATGATGTTTATAATATAAATAATAAAAAATTTTAACAAAAAAATACAAAATGAGTGGGGCCGTTCTATTGATGAACAAACCCCACTTTTTTTTTATTTGAACCAAAGGTGTGACATTTTTTGAAGAACATTAGTGTCTCCTTCCCAAGATTTAATTTGGGAATTTGGAACCCAAAATTCCATTTCACCAATTTCTTCAACACGACGTAGGTACTCTTCACGGAATTTATCCGCCTCACTTGCGTCTGTGATGTACTCAACACCCATGTGTTTCGCACATGTCTTACCCATTTTAGTTAACATTGAAAACTCATCGGTAAGAGTTTTTGCACAACACACACAAACGTCACCACGTTTTACGGTCATTTTACCTGAAAATTTTACAGCTTTAGCAGAAAACGATAAAACTTTTGTGATGTCCAACAAAATTGGGTTAAAATTAAGACCGTATTTTTCTTTAAGTTGTTGACCAATTTTTCTACCAACTTTGATAGTATCACCAATTGCTGGTACATTAACTTTACGAACAACAGTTTTGTTTTGTTCTTTGTCGATTTGCTTCAAACCAGCCGAAATTTGTTTTTCAGAAAGTTTACCATATTGAGTAAGTTTATTTTTAATATCCAAAACAAAAGAATTTGGCCCGTCATAGGATGCAATTTTCTTAAGATCTTCAGTCATTTCAACTGACTTTACTTCATCAACATTCTTAAAAATTTTTTCTACTGCAGATTTTTGGTTCACAGTAAGTGATCCATATTTACTAATTGCGTCTTTCATTTTCAAAATGAATGAATTTTTACCGTTGTAATTTTTTACCTGTGCTGTGATGTCTGTTGTCATATCTTTATCGTTATTTATTTCAACAAAGATACAGGAAACTTTTTGATTTCCAAAAAAAAAATAAAAAAAAAGTACACCCGAATGGATTCGAACCATTGACCTACTGCTTAGAAGGCAGTTGCTCTATCCAGCTGAGCTACGGGTGCATATTATAAATAATAATTTCTGTTTTAAAATATTCAATACTTTTGTGGTCCCTGTTGGGATCGAACCAACCACCTACTGATTATGAGTCAGTTGCTCTAACCTAATGAGCTAAGAGACCTTTTTTTATCTACTTAAAACTTTCTTTTTTTTCTCAACAAAAAAAGTGTCGTTAAAAATGTTATGAATAAAAAAACTGTCATCTTTTATAGCTCTTGAACTTGTTTCATGACATTAGTAACATCTTGTTCAGTTAAGTAACCCATTACATCATTGGTTATTGGAGTATCGTAGGTAAGATTGTCGTCAGAGTCAAGGACCGCGACTTCATAAAGACCATCACGACCCCCATATGAATAAGAGTGTGATACAACAGATACACCGAACCCATTATCAAAATGCATACGGGATTTTTTACCAACCATAAACGGTGCATCATTTATTTTTATAAATTCCAAGTCTTGAAAAGTTTTCATAATGGTTAATTTTTAATAAGTTTGGCGGTCCATGCGAGAATCGAACTCGCGGCTCATCCGTGACAGGGATGAATGTTAGCCACTACACCAATGGACCAATTGGACTCGAGGGTACGTAGTTCTTCAACCCTCTTTGATATTTCCCGCGGTTAGTCAAACCGAATAGATCCTTTATCTATCAGAAGTCCCATATGAGGTATCACCTCATTTCTCATCGTATTGGGCATACTATTCGGTGATGATCCGAACCGTGAAGTCAGGGTAGGATTCGAACCTACAATGAGCAACCTTATAACTTCTCGCGTCCAAATTGCTCTTGGACCGTGGTGTCTTTAGGACTTGGCACCGTGCCTCATTACACTCCTGACCTTCCTGTACTACCTTGACAGGTTTGTAGTCGGTACGGGATTCGAACCCGTGTGACAAGGATGAAAACCTTGTATCCTGACCCCTAGATGAACCGACCAAATTAAGATGAGTCGTGGACTTGTGTACCACTTTTGTCCCTCTTTAAGTTTCTCACTAATCCGGGATGTAGGGAAACTCATCTTCTTTTTTTTACAAATTTAATTGTTTTTTTTAAATTACTTATTCTTTTTTTTATTTTTTTTCTTAAAGAACTTAAAAAATCACTGTTATTTTCAATCTGAACAAAATTAACTTTTCTTGATTTTAAAGTTCCTGACAAAACTTCCTTCATCACTACTTTGTTTTTTTGTTTATTTGGTGGACACTGTGGGAATCGAACCCAAACGATGTGGTTGCAAACCACTCGACCTGCCGTCGGCATCAGGCCCAACTTGGAGCGGGAGAAGGGATTCGAACCCTCAACAGCCAGCTTGGAAGGCTGGAACTCTACCAATTGAGCTACTCCCGCAAAAGTGTGACAACTTTGGGGTGTTGTCACGGTGTTTACATGAATTAGGTGATCAACCTTTCTGACATCATGAGTATTGGTTTCGATCGGTGAACCATTACTATAAAATCCGTTAGTTTTTATCGACCAAAACTACTAAACGGCTTATCTCTTTGGGACCCTTTTTTAAAGTGTTTGTCCCTACCATCATAAGCAGATCTCTACTGCATACACTCCCGTACTGACGGTTGGATTCGAACCAACGTTTTCAACTTACCGCTACAGGTATAGATGATATAAGCATCCACTGGTACGTCAGCATAAATTCAGTAGGGTGGACACGGGCCTAGTAAACCGTCTTTCAGGAAAGGCCCTTCCACCTATCCACCCTTTAAGTTGCGGGAGCCGGACTCGAACCGGCGATCTCGGCTTATGAGACCGAGCGGATAACCATCTTCCACATCCCGCGATGTGTAGGCAAAACAGGATTCGAACCTGTACGATATAGTTCCCTTTTCAAGAGACATCCCCAGCTATATCTCGGTGACTTCTTACGGGGAATCAACCTAAGCGTCTGCCATAAATTCCGCCACTTGCCTATTTCATTTTTTTTGTGATTTAGTAGTTGACTCACACTCTCGTTTCACCATCTTGAGCCAACTGGTTGATGTACTTAACGAGTTTCCCATTGCTTACAACCACAATATTTTAAATCAAAGAACTTTCTTCCCTTTTACACGGGAGTAGGAATCCACAACACTAATTTTCCTACCCCCGTCATTTGTTTAACAAAGATATAAGATTTTTTTTAATCTACCAAATCTTTTTTATGTTTTTCTTTTCTTGTGTATTTTTTTTTATTTTTATACACATTTGGCCTTGTTGCCATTTTGATTTCTTGATATGTAACTTCAATTGTCTTCATTTATTACAAAATTAAATTTTTTATTTTGTTCTACCAAATACTTTGTAAAGTTTTTTTTAAAAAAACACATTCTTTGGCTTTCTACTTCCAGCCCCGAGAAATTGTATATAACTTACCCCGTCTCACCGCTGTGTGGGAACCAAAGTTTATGTGTTTTTGTTGTAGTCCGGGTGGGACTCGAACCCACAATCCTCAATGGGAAACAGGGCTTAAACCTGTCGTGTATTGCCAATTCCACCACCGAACCATTATTACCATTATTTCAAAGAACCTAAAACAAAAAACCCCTCTTTTTTGGAAGAGGGGTTCTAAATATTAAATGTATAAAATATTACACCCTCTTCTTGAAAGTTGCTTCAGCTAAATCGCCCCCTATCAATAATATGTGTAAATTTTTCATTTGCGGTTTTTTAATTTGTTTTATAAATATACTAATAATTTCAAAAGTGTCAAGTTTTATTAAAAATCTAAATTTTTGACTTTAATTCCTTGAGTATTTCTTTTCAATCCTGATGGTGTTGAGTCATCAGTTCTAAAACTACAGACAATATCTCCGATTGCAGTTCTTTTGAAGTGGTGGAATGTTCCTTTGTTTCCGTGATACTCACCTTTTACTTCCAATTCACCATAAACATCTTTTAGCTCATCTTTTGACATCTTCAATATTTCAGATTTACTAAGATTCTTTTTAGATTCACTAATAACTTGTTTAACGATACGAGCGAGATCTGATTCATATAATGATTCCTCATCATCTTCATCATTATCATCCCATAAACTCATTATAACATCATCATATGTCATACGAAGGTCGTCAATATCATACCCCATATCCTCAAGTTCACTTTCAACCGGTGAAAATACATCTTGCATCCAATCATATAGGTCATCATAATTTTCTTGTGGGGTTGATTCGGCACTATCCATAAGCATTTTGATAATCATTTCAGGTGTAACCTCCACTTCATCATCTTCATCATATTCTTCTTTAATAACTCGTCCAACTATACGAGCGAGATCTGATTCAGTAAGTCTTATAATCTTTTTCATAATAATCTTTTAGTATAAATATACTAATAAAAATATTTGTACCCCCAGCAGGACTCGAACCTGCAAGATTGTGATCCTAAGTCACACGCGTATACCAATTCCGCCATAGGGGCATTTTGTTGAGGTCGGGGTGGGATTCGAACCCACATACTACGGTTTTGCAGACCGAGACTTTACCCATCAGACACCCGACCAATTAACGACAGTGGTGGTCTGCCGCTCTTGTTGCAATTTGATTATTTGGTTTTATATTTGCCTTATAACCTAACGATTGTACCCACCCAACCGCTGGACCAACTAACTTCGAACTGAAGTACTTTTCTTGATAATTGTAATCAAGGTCTATTTCAACTTGAACCTTTATTTTATTTGTCAACCAATTTGCAACTTCGATCGAATAATCAGCTTCATTCCATAATCTTGTCCACTTATCACGAATTTTTTTAATTTTTTGTTTATGATAAATGTAGTGAACCCCACGGTTACCATATCTATATGCTATTGCCGTAACATACACGGTTGATCTTCTATGGTTTTGTGAGTCTGTACCAATGTGTATTTCAGCATATGGACATTCTTTAAGAATATCAATAGTATGTTTTACAATATCAGGTATAGAAACCCCTTCCACCGTTCTAAATACACGGTTCATTTTTTTATTTTTTTATTTAATTCTGAAGGCACATCTCATTGGTCTTTTTGTTTTTATAGCGTCATCCCAATTACCAATTACAACACCATCTTTGATTGTAAATGCGTGTCGTCTAACCAAAACAAAAAAAGTTCCTTTTGGATTTTGTTTAACAAATGTCCCAACAGTCATATTTCTTTTTTTAATTTCCCCTTTCACTTTAACATCATACATCAAAGATCTTAACATATTATCGTTGTGTCTAATACCAACAGGACAAACTTTTTTACCATTAACTTTAAATAAACTGTCGGCCATTTTGACAAGTTTTGATACAGTTCCGTAAGTTCCTTTTCTTGGTCTTCTACCAAATTCATCCGCAACAAACTTATGGGCATAATCATAAGACACTTCAAATGACGATGCAAATGCTCTAACCACACAGTCATTTGTTTCACGTCTAGCGGTTTCTGATTCAGAATATCCCTTAATTGCCTTTCCTGTAGCTTCGTATGGTAAATGTTTCATTATACAAAGATAATGGTTTTTGTTAGAAATTACAAATTTTATTTTGTGGACAGGGAGGGAATTGAACCCCCGACGCTTGGATCTTCAGTCCAACGCTCTACCAACTGAGCTACCTGTCCTTAATTAGCGCGTCCCCAAGGGCTCGAACCCTGACCGATGGGTTTGGAATCCATCATGCTACCATTACACCAGAGACGCGTATTTTGTTGTACCCCCTCAGAGATTCGAACTCCAACCTGACACCTTAGAAGAGTGTTGTACTTCCATTATACGAAAGGGGTAAATAAAAGATGATGAACAACTTTATCAGGAATCCCATCGTATGACTTCACACACCCTTAGAGAGAAATATATTCTTAGTGTGTACCCTTGCGAACACCCCTCCGTGTCCGTTGTTCTACGCTTCCTATCATCTTTTGTACCTTCGGAGAGGGTCGAACTCCCAATCATCAGATTCGTATTCTGAGGCTTTTCCATTAAGCTACGAAGGTATAAATAGTTCTGGTCAACCACTCGCCACCCACCTCAGGGAATATAAGGAATTATAACCTCACACTTTGAGCCTAAGCCTTGTCCGTTGTGAACTATTTGTGTGTATGATGGGGGTCGAACCCATGACCTCTTGAACCACAATCAAGCACTCTGCCAACTGAGCTACATACACCATGTAGTACCGATAAAGGGTATCGAACCCAATGACATCCAGGATATGAGCCCGGATCGGAAACCTTTCCTATCGGCGTTTTGCGGAAGACATTGGAATCGAACCAAATACCCAAAGGTACATCTCGCTTAGCAGGCGGACCCTATCGCCATCAAGGTTTATCTTCCGTAGTGTTCACGACGGGTTACGATCCCATTACCTCCGACGTATCAGATCGGCGCTCTACCAATTGAGCTACGTGAACTTATTGCGGACAAGACAGGGTACGATCCTGTAACCCCCGCATTAACAGTGCGGTGCTCTACCAATTGAGCTACTTGTCCTTTTTGTGGTGGGAGAGGAGGGACTCGAACCCCCAAGGTCTTACGACGACAGATTTACAGTCTGCTGAGCCAACCAATTGCTCAACTCTCCCTTATTGTACACCCTACAGGGATCGAACCTGTGACCTGTTGTATGTAAGACAACCGCTACTACCATCTGAGCTAAGAGTGTTTTTTAGTTTATTTACGCAAATATAACCATTTTTTGGTATAAATCGCTCAGTTTTACTAAATTTTTGTGTCCCCGACAGGGCTCGAACCTGTGACCCCCTCATTAAAAGTGAGGTGCTCTAAAACCAACTGAGCTACGAAGACGTTGTCTAAGTGACAGGGATCGAACCTGCGGCCTGATGGTCCCAAACCACCCGCTCTACCATCTGAGCTACACCTAGTTATTGTTGAGGAAGAGTGAGGTGTCGATCCCCATACCTTTCAGTACCTGCCGTTTTCAAGACGGAGTCACAAGCCGTTGTGATTACTCTTCCTTATTGTTGTTCCCCAGGGACTCGAACCCCAATTCCACGGACCAAAACCGCGTGTCCTGCCATTAGACGAGGGAACACTATAAAGACCAATATGTCAAAGAACCTTTTTGAGCTCCGTACCAGAATCGAACTGATTTCTCCTGATTACAAGTCAGGCGCATCTCCAACAATGCTTACAGAGCTAATATAAAACAAAAAACCCGAGATTTTTAAGTCTCGGGTTTTACATTCCTTCTATTATGTTAGTTAAACGTTTTTAACTCATAAGTGAAAATACCCTTGACTGATTACGCGTAATATAGCTAAACGACCACTGATTGCTCGGCTTGTTACAAATGACCATATGTCTGAGTGTATTTTTCATTTTATTATAATTATACAGTTTTTTTAAAAAGTTCTAATTCCTTTACAAATATACTAATCTTTTTTTAATTGACAATACTTTTCTGAATAAATTAACATTTCATATAACATTTTGTCAAAATCTTCAGAATTTACAAATTCATTATGTATTTCATATAGAATATCTTCCATTTTATATTTTTTTTACTTCATATATGTGACCAGAATCAGAATTAGTTTCAAAAATATCTTTCATTTTTTTAGCTTCTTCATAATCTTCAAACTCCCAAATTTCATTTTGGCTATCAAGAATTATCACAGGTATCCTTTTTTTATTATCGGACATTTTAACATGTTTGATTATAACGTACATTTTTTTATTTTAAAAATAAAAAATAAAAATCAAAATGTAAATTTATAACCTAATATTTGGAAGATCCAATCTTCGGTTTGGTTTTGATGGGTGTATTTCGTTAAAAACTTCTCTATTAGTTTTTTGTTTTATGTTAATAATATTTTGTCTTTGTTTAGTGATTTTATCTTTATCAACAACTTTCGGTTTTCTAACTAATATATTATTTATTGGATTATTAGAAACTATTTGAACTTTTGGTTTTTTATTTGGTTCTACAACTTTCTTGGGTGTTTTATTAAAAATCAATGAAATTACATTTTCATTATTGTTAACATCTAAGGGACCTTTATCTTCAGGTATTTCAAATGAAGGGTTTAATTGGTCTATTAAAAAATTATCAATATTATGGTTAGTTATTTCTATGAATTTCGAAACAACCATCTCATCCAATGGTGAGAATGATTTAGTATTTTTTTTGTTTTTAGTTAAAATATGATATTTCATTCTCAATTTAGATCTCATTCCAGTTTCTTGATTTGTTGTTAAACTTGTAGAATGTCTTCTATAATAAAAACAAACCCTTTCTATGTATTTAAAAGTTTTGTTGTTCATTCTCAACCTCCAATTGAACTCTGAATCTGCCGCACAGACCCATGGCTCAAACCCGTTCATTTCGTTAAAAACATTTTTCTTTATTGCAAATACCCCTTCACCAAATGTGTTTTTTTGTGTGTTAAATTTGGGTAAAGTAATATCATCTCCATCTTTAAATCCAGAAAACATAGGTTTAACACAGTCATATTTTTTTATATTATACAATAAATCATTAATCATATTTTTTTTCATGATGTCATCAGAATCAAAAAATAAAATATTATCATACTTTGAAATTGGCACAAGACTATTTCTTATAATGTAAGTTCCGACTCTATTTTTGAAAAAGAGTATTTTTAAATTTTTGTATTTTTTGTGTTTTTGAAACACGGATTTCAAAGTTGATGTACAATTATCAATACCCAACAAAATTTCAAAATCTACATCACCACAAGATTCTATAATGCTTTGTAAACATTCATGAATGTAATTTTTATTATTATATGCGGTGACTATTATTGATATCATTTCCTATAAATAACACACAATTTATTTGATTCATAAAATTCAACAGATTTAATATTTTTTATTACTGTTTCATCTAAATGTAATTTATAAAATTCATCGTTAGTGTTAATAGATTCAAAAATATGTTCCGTTTTTTTTGCAACATGAAGATCTTCGATAATATAGACACCACCACTATTCATATTGTTAAATAAATTATTAAAGGATATTATTTGATCCCCACTTTTATGACTTCCATCATCAACTATAAAATCATATTTAATATCACATAACGACTTCAAAAATTTAACATCGTTTTGACTACCAAGTTTGATCCTTATGTTCTTATTTTCTAAGTCTTTTTTTCTAAATCTTTTCTCGTTAATATCAATTCCTGTAATGTGACATTTCCCTTTGAAGTATTCATTCCACATTTTAATAGATCCACCAAAAGAAACCCCTATTTCTAACATAGTTTTGATGTTTCTGTTTTTTAATATTTTTTCGTAGTGTACGGTGTATCCATGACCTAAAAGACCATTTTGACATTTTATACCATCTGGAATTTTTTTATCTGTACCATATTTTTTTGCCAGCTCGTTTAACAACATAATTATTTTTTTTTTAATTTATTTACCCCAGCCTCGTTTTTCTTTTTTCCTCATTAACCCATATTCTTGTAAATTGTCATTCTCGTTTAATTTACAATAAGACACATCCATATTTGTAACATAATTGGGTACTGTCGCATAATGTGTATTTCTTTTTATATTTGTGTTATAACATCTTGAACAAAATGGGGTCGCAAAAAATCCCATCTTTGCACCTTCAGGTAGTATAAATTTTCCTGATAAATTGAATAGTTCTCTGTTAATCGCCGCAGCTCCCAAACCAGTTCTTGGAACTTTAATTGTTGTATCGTCAATAGTTGAAACACCTTCGTCAAGACCATATCTTGTGTAATCATAAAATGAAACTATACCGCAATCGTCAAATTTATTTATAATATCCATAATTGCAAAGTCCCAATATCTGTGAAAATACATATCGTCATTACACATCACAAAAAATGGACTATCACTCTTGTCAATTACAAGATTAAAGTTTGTTGCCGTTCCTAAATTTTTTTTATTTAGTATTATATCAAAAATTAATCCTCTTTTTTTTTGTTTCTGTAACCATTCCTTAGTTCCGTCAGTTGATCCATCATCAATTACAAAAATTCGAAATTTAATTGATGTGGATGCAATAATACTTGTAACACATTTTTTTAAGTATTCCAATCTATTGAATGTTACAATACAAATGTCTATGGTATCACCAAACTTGTAGTTTTTTTTTATTTCCTGTTGAATTTCTTTTAAAGTATAATTTTTGATCATGAATTTCTTATTAATTTATCAGTTTCCCTAAGTTTAGATGTTGTGTTATTACCATGTATTCCTAATTTAACAAATGTTTCAGGAATATAAATCACATTTTTTGTTATTCTTACTAAATGATCATGCATAACATCCATGATCCCATGTTTTACTTTTTTTTGTACTAATGTTGAAAACATAGAACATACTCTACTATAATCTCTACTATGGGTATACTCTTTACCTGATTCTACAATAAGTTTGGTTGGGTGAAAATTTAAAATAAAATCGTCATGTTTGTTTTTATTTTCAGAATAAAGCTTTTGAATTTTATTGACGTAATTTGGTAACATTATATCATCACAATCATGTCTTGTTTGTATTGTAATATTGTTTTTAATTACATAATCCCTGTAATCTTTTTTTGTATCTGAAAATGGAATTAAATCTATTTTTTGTCTTATTTCCAAATCTTTATATTCTTCATTTTGACTTGTAAATTTAACAATTTCAATATCCTTGTTTATTTCATTTCTAATTAAATCATAGTGTTTGGGATTGACTATAAGAGCAATTGAAAAGTTCTTGTTTGTTTGTGAATTTATAGATGGAATATAGGTTTTTTTCATAACTTGGAAATATTTTTGAAAACTTTCGTCATTTCCAAATTTACATCTTGTAACAATGATGTGTTTCATAAAAATTATTTAATTATAAATATACAACAAAACAAAATGGGAACCTAAGTTCCCATTTTGCTAGATAATGAACACCTCCCCTTTCTTTAGATGGTTTATCCCTACCGATCAACTACGATCGATAAGTATCTTCATTACTTGTAATCTTCAAACTCACCACAGGCAGTTGAAAAATCTATACCAAAATCTCCCCATGTTGCTCCACCTAACGAATTCAAAAATTTTATAAGTTCTTTTCTATCTTTTTTCATTTCAACGTCAAACATGTTTTTTACACCCAATTTACCCAATTCTTTGTATTGATCACCACACCAACATTTTTGAATTTCATATTTAACATGTTCTTTTAGTCTTGGTGATTCAGAATATAATTTTCTATCTTCAATACTGTTTATAGTATCTTTGTAAGCCCCCAATATTTTTTTACAATTATCAAAAGTATAACTACCATGTACTGTTTTATAAATATCATAAACCTTTTTCAAAACTTCAGGTTTTTCATTCCAATAATCTTCTTTTGGTTGCCACAGTTTGTCAAAACCGACCTTACTACCTTTTACACGTTGATCGCTATTATAGAAATAAACCATCATCATAAGATTTAATGATCCAACTTTGTAAACGCTTAAAAATTGTCCTGTATAAATAAAATTTCTAACATCAACTTCTTCAGGATTTGTTAATGGATCAAAATTATATGCGTCTTGGGTTTCTTGAGCTTGTGTATCAATTTTAGCGATAAATCCTTTAATTTTTTCAAAAACATCACCTGTTGATTCAGGATCAATTTGTTTTGAAAAGAAATCTTTGTACTTTTCAACATTATAAGCCGTTGATAGAGATGACATTAATTTTTTAAACAAACCATAATCTTTTGACCGTGATTTTCTTTTGATTAATGAAACAATTTGGTTTGTTATTTGTTCCAACATGTTAATATCTAAATTAGCCGGTATATATTTTCCCGGTGATAAAGAATCCACATTAGTCCATCCTTTTGAGTCAGTAAATCTATTAAGAATATTTCTATAAATTTGCATCTGATCTTTTAATAGTTGTGCATCAGGATCTAATTCTTGTTTTGGGACAACACATTGATCGGTTGCTTTATCGTATTCTAAATTTTTAGTTTTACATGCGGCGATTTTTTGTTCTTCAGTATTTGGTTGTACGATTGGGTCAGGTGTTATGACAGGATTTTGTTTTTTGTAAGAAATAAATTCCTGTTTTAACGTTTCATCTTTCCATAGTGTTTTTGTACTAGGACCACAATCACCATCAACCGCAGTTTTATAGTCACATTTTGCGCCTCCACAAAGTTTTGTCTTTTTTTTATCAGTTTCTAAAAATCCATTTTTAACTTTCCATACCCATTCTTGAAATTCTTTTGTAACATAACCTTCGTCTTCTGGACATTTTTCACCCGCAGGTGGTACTACAGGTGGTACTACAGGTGGATTAGAACCTGATGGTTTTTTACAATAATAGTAATAAACAGTAAATCCTTCATTTTCTTTCCATGTAATATACTCTGTTGATTTCATCTGGTAAGTACCAAAATTTGTCTGATTGGTTTCTACGGCAGCATTTGATCCACAAGTACTTGGTTTTTGTTTAGCATCTCTTTCGAGTATCAATTTGGAAAGTTTAAATGATGACATTATATTAATTTTATCTTGACGTATTTATTGAAATTTTCTTCAGTTTTAATTTCTGGTTTTTGAGCTGCAATCCAAGCATCATAATTGATACTAATTTCTGCCTTTGCATCTTGGGTGTTTACCGCTTTATAAACTAAAATTGTTACTTTGGTTCCTCCATCATCAACAGTTTCTTGACGATCAAAATCTATATTTTTCTTTTTAAGTAATGTTAAACCTATGGAATCAGATATGAATGATTCATTTGCAATTAGTTCTTTTATTTCTGTTCTTGCCTCTCTATCAATTTTTGCGGTTTTTTCTTCTTTTTTTGGTGTTAATTGACCTTCAGGTGTAAATACAATTTTTGGATTTATGATTCCGCCAACATATGTTTCATTAACAATTTCATATTTCCCATTAGCAACAGCATATACATCCGTTGCCCCACTAATTTGTGTGTAAGCTGGAGTTCTATCTCTGAATGTCCTAACTAACCCTTTATTAATTAAATTATCATAAACTTGATTTTCAGTCCAACCATGTTGTTTGTTTAAATAATCAACAAGAGTTGGGTAATCAACGTATTTTGAACCCTTCATTTTTTGATTTAAGAAATATATTGTGCCTTCAAAAAATACTCTTGGTCCTGGTGCTAAACCTAATAATGCCGTGTTTTTGGCGGTATTCAAAAGTAATTCACCAAACTGTTCTAACGCAGTTTCTGTAGGATCATCACTACCTTTACCAGCATCGATTAAATTTTTTGTAAATATTATTGGGAACCATATAAGGTTCATTTTCCACCATCTGGACCACATCCCTTGGAAAGTCCACCCACCCTTAAATGGGTCTGATCCTAATGTAACATATCCAAGAGTTCGATATAACATGTCTTTACTCGTAAAAACCCTTATATCTGATGTTAGAGGTGAAAAAGTACCACCGAAAACACCCAACTGTCCAGTCTCTTTCATTTTAGTATAAATTTCTTCACCTAACTTAATATAATCATTAGGTGTTAAAGGTGTGTCAAGTTTTTCGAATTGTTTTAAAATAAGTTCATATTCGTTTATCAAAGCCGCAGGTGCACCCGCTTCGAATTCCGCTCTTGCAACTGGTTTAATCCCACTCTCAAGTTTTTGATATATGTAAGCCCACATATCATTAAATTTTTTACTGTCTTTTTTATAATAAGCGACCATAGTTTTACAAAATCCTACTTTACATTTGGATTCCATGTCTCTCATGACAGCATCAATTGCTTGTTTCCTTACTTCGTTAGGTGTTCTTCCTAAACCAAGGTCATCCTCGTCAAACGATATTCTCCAATCATCTGTTAAATCTAATGTAACTTGCTCAATTGGATTTTCTAATGAGTTTTTGATTCCGCTTATGTTATTAGTAATAACGGCAATTTCTTCTGCCGGAGCCAATCTTACAGTTGATGGATCTTCTATTTCATCAATTTGATCAATTACATCATCGACATACTTTCTTACAGGCGTAACTTCATCCAACATAGGGGAAATTGCTGCCAATTCATTTCTTAGTATTGTTTGAAAGTCTAAGGGTAGCGATGAGTTTCTAACCCCACCTTTTTGATAAATAAATTTTAAAGTATCTAATATGCTTATTGGTGATCCATCAGCATTCAATACATCGTCACTTATCGGTCTTCCCATAATGTCTTCGTAAAAATCATTTGCTAGTTTCATCTGATCAATAGCATTTTGACTTACAAGTTGTCTTTCAGCTCTTCTTATGGCACCATCAAACACATTTGTAATCATGTCTGAAGTTTCAGCAGCCAAAAACCCATTTAATCTTAGTCTGATGTCAGGTGTCATTTTACCTTCGAAATTGATACTTCCGGCTTCATCTGCAAATCTTGCGTTATATTCATCTATAAGTGATTTTAGATATCTTTTTTCTTCTTCTGAAAGTGCTTGTGTGGTTTTTCTAAGTAATCTTTTATATATATCCATGGCTTCACCATAACCAGTTTCTTCCATCAATAGTAATTTGTTGGTCCCATAAAAACCTTCATTTAGTTTCGATGTAAGACCCATCAGTTTTTTAATTTTTAAAATTTCTAAAGCTTTGTTTTCCATCTTTTTTTTTTAAATAAATATATCTTAAATATGGTTTATTTGTAGGCTACTTTTTTTTACTTAACAAATAATCATCATAATAGTCTGTAAAAATTTTTCTAACAAAATATATATTACCCCAATAATTACTAGACGCTGGATCACCAAAGTTCACATCTAAATTAAAACCAGGGGTTGGGTTATTAAATGACGACTGACACATATTGATCAGAAGTTGGTTATTGAATTCCCTTGTTTTTTCCATGGGAGTACCGTCAGGTTTTTGAAAAGTGAATTTTGCAGTAAATGTTACGTTGTTTGAAACTTGATATGGGTTTGAATTAGTTATTGATTTGGTTTTAATATTGTACCCTGAAAACCATTCAAAAAACTTTATAAGTTCATCATTGTTTGGTACGTGATTTACACCTTCTGAATCTATATAACCACTTTGTACTTTTTTATAAGAACTTGGTGTTCCATTAATTATTGCAAGAACAGTTTTATTTTTTGTGTCAACACTAATATTTTCTAAAACCTTTAATGAATTAACTGTTTTATCACGATTATTTTCTTGTAAACCTTGGTAGTATAATGCCTGATTTTCAGCCAAAACAACCTTTTTATAATTTTCAATAAATTTGTGATATTGTTTCTTTTTATCACCCCAACTACCGTTTTTACTTATGAAATCTAATTCTACCAAAATTTGGATGTATTCTTTTGCGTATTGTAAAGCCTTGTCAACATCTTTTTCATCTTTCATTTTATTAACAAATGCAGTGACTTGATCTTCAAATTTCTTAGCGTTTTTAGGGCTTTGATTCTTGAAAGACGCAATACCCATTTCAGCACCATTTAATATACCTTGTGGATCTTTTATAAATTCTTCATTGTCTTTTATTGCAAATGTACATATTGGAAATATAACACCACCAACCATTAATAAGTTCAAACCTAAACCTTTTAATAATAAATTTTTTCCTTTTGAATATCCTCCAACTATAGCGGCTAAATTCTTAAGATCCTTCAATGATGATTTTGCTACTAAATATTTTTTTATAGTTGGGTTCTTTTTTAATAACTCAACACCACTAAGACCTATGTCCCAATTTTTCATTAAATCTACTTCCCCTTTTATACCTGTTTTTTCAATGTCGTCAATCGCCTTAGCCATGGATTCACCAAGTTGTTTTGCAATACTTTTAGTACTTGCTTTACTATAATATTGTGACGCTAATGTCATAGACATTTGTAATTCTTTCTGTAAAGCCGGATCTAAAGCTTTGAACCACCTTTTGAAGTCTGCTGGACTACTAAAAGAACCTGATCCAAATTTATAGGCCAAATCTTTTATAGCGTCATCAAATCCTGGTGGTCTTCCTATTAATTTACCAAACATCATGCTTTCTGAAAAAACGGGAAGTAAACAACAAAACATGATCAGCCCCGCTTGACTTGTTAAACCACGATTGTACAGATATATCGCTTCCCACACACTAAATATTAATTCACCGGCCACTTGAACACCTATGTTCCAAGCGGCATATGCCGCAGCACTTGTTGCTCTTAAGGCAAAATATTCGGCCAATGGGGCAAATGCGATAGAAGCACAAATTTGCATACCAATTACAACAAAAGTGCCTGATGAACTATCATACCAATTATCAAATTCACTTCCAGCGTATTTTTGACCATATGTATTCCATTGATATTCCTGTAGTCCACTTGGTGGATTAGCCGACAAATCAGTAAGTTTTTGTTTTAAAGAATTCGAATAAGATTCACGTGCTTCTTTATCTTTCTTTTCTTGATATTTTTCTGGAAAGGCGGAATAATATGAGACAGAACCAGTTTCTTCAAAAATATTTGATTCAGTCACTAAATTGTTGGGAGGGGTTTTTGATTCTGCCAAATCAGAAAAAACATCACCTTTCATAGAAAAGTAACCACTTTGTTTATATGTTTCTAATACCGCCCAACCACGACTTGGATCGTCAATACTTTCTGTTTTACTAATATTTAAAGCTTCGTCAGGTGGACCAAAAAATGTTGACCCATCTGGTCTCAAAACCTTGGTTTTAATTGCTTTTTGTGGGTTCTTCAGATAAAAACAAAGACTGTAAGTGTTTGATTCTTCTGATCCTGCTTTGTAATCTGTAATAGTTTTAATTTTACCCTTAAATTGATTAAACCATTCTTTTTTTGGAAGATATACTCTTAGATCATTCTCCGCATTTGGTGAACTACCTTTTATCTTTATATAAGTCCCATAATCATCACCAAAAACTTCCCAACCCTTAACGTTTGGTGGGAAACTCATTAACTGATATGGTTCTTCACTTCCTGTATAATATGTTATCTTAAAATTTTCACCAACCCACATTTCATCAACAAAAAAACCTTTGTCATTTTTTATCATTTCCTGATCTTCATGACTTTTTGTCGCCGCATTATATCCCAAATAACTCGCCAATGCGCCACCTACAACTATTGCGCCCCAAACTAATGGAGCAATTTCGTTGATGGCTTGTTTATTTTCTTTCAATATTTTTAGTTCTAAACTATTCTTCATTTTATCTACCCATTAAAACAATTGTATTTTTTATTATAGATTCTATTTGTTTGTCAAAAGATTCATAAGCATCTATCATGGTTTGAATGTCCGCGTCACTTAATTCACCACTACCACTTGACTGAGATTGAGATCCATCTGAGTATAAACTTTTATATAAAAAATTATTCATTTCAACCGGAGTTCCCGCTTGTACGTCTTGTACAGTTTGTGTATTCCATAAATAACCATTAGTTTTACCGTCAGATTTTGCCCTGTCTTTGGCGTCAAGAATTGTGACAGGTTTAACATTTTTTTTGTTGTATTGTGCATAATCACTTGGGACCATAAGTGGATACTTTTTAATAGTTTCCCATATTCCTTTTTCGTTCATCAAAAAAGACGCGTAATAATCATTAGTTTTTGCCGTTTCAGAATCATTCGAAGGATTCAATTGTTTGTTTATTCCAATAGCCGTTTTACTTAGAAAACTTGGGGTGGTTCGTGATGTTTTAACACTTTCTTTCGCCGCATTATCATCGGATATTATGCCAAATAAATATGAAAGGTAAGAAATCGTAAATTCATCTATTGTTGCATCGGGGACCAATCTTTTGTAAATTGGATAAACTAAAGACATTCTTATTATCGATAATGTTGTGTTCCATTGTAATTCTAAAAAAGATGTTACAACTTCATTTGGTCTTGGTTTTGCCTTTTCAGTATTGTAATCTGTGGACAATTGCACCAAATACCCGACATAATCTTCTTTACCTATAAATCTTTCCGATACATCTTTGTATTTTGACTCTAAACCATCGACAGTTTTTTCATCATTGATCATTTTTTCCAATCCGTCAATACCAAGTTCTTCTTTACCAAATAGATTAAATTCTTTTCCAAAGAATTTGTAAGTTTTACTATCCCCATATAAATCTTTCAAATAATCATCATATATATCTTTTTCACTACCACCTTTATTCAAGTATTCTTGGAAATCTATGTTAGCATCTACTTTATATGTTTTATAGTCGGCGTTACCCCAAACAAACCATTGATTTAAATCTATCGTGTAGTCTATGTAGTTAGCATTTATTTTGTATGCCGAACCTGTAGATTCTTTTACTGCTAAATCTAATGGAAATTGAAGAACATTATCGTATGGAACAGGTAAAAGAGTACCAACCCCCGAACTTAAATTATATGATTTTAAATTATTTTCAACTAAATCAACTCCGGTTGTTGAATAATTTCTTCTAATACATTTAGTAATCTGTTTTTTACCGGCAGAATCTGTCTGTACTTTTATTTGGGTCTTTGGTAAGTACCCGACAAAATTTGATAACCACGGAAACCAATCATCACTTAAACAAGCACCATAACTTATTTTGGTTGTATTTGTTCTTGTTGGCTCAAAACCTCCAACAGATCCTTTAGATGAACCTCCATCATAAGTTTCTTTTTCAAACTCTAAAATTCCATCATTTTGTGCTCCAAATGAATGTAAATTTTTCCAAGAATATCTAAGACAGGTATCATAAGGTATTGGTTTACAACCTTGAGGATATTTATACTTACTTTTTTGAATGGTACTACCATTTTTTAAAGTTATCGGTTTAGATAAATCATTTTGCCAAACGTCTGTCTCTATGACGCTTGGTGTTTTTTGACCTTTTTTAACAACTTCTTTTGATATTACTTTGTAGGGTATAGGAGTACATTGATTTCCTGAATCATCAATATAATAATCTAATTGTTTATAGTACCCAACGTTATATTTTGGGTGATTTCCTGATAATTTAGAACATTGTGAACCAAAATATTCTTCTGCTAATTTGGGGTCATATGACTCACTTGTAGTTACTTTTTTAATTATGTTTGGTGTGACAAATTTAGTCTTACCTTTTTGTTTTACTATCCTACTTGGTAAATAAATATTTTTATTATTCACCACACTTTTAAATGTTGAATATGGAATTGCATCTTCATCATTTATTTTTTCCCTTTTAGGTTGTTGACTCTTTATAAAATCGTCTATTGATGGTGTCTTAATAATAGTATCAAATGGGGATTTTGGTGGTTCAAAACGACCGGTTTTTGGGTTAAATGTAAATGTGTTTAATCCAGGTTGTTTTGGGACAACCTGTTCTGTTACATGTTTTGACCTATCATAACTGATTAGATTTAGCGATTTAAGAATTATATTATCAATATCTTTCATATAAGTGTGTTAGCCTTTCCTCTTGTTATTTTATATAATTCCTTCCACTTTGCTTTACTATCAATTTGATTAGCAACGCTTCTAGTAAGTCCTGTTTCCCACTTTGTCACTGTAGGGTAAGGTGCTGCTGCGGACCCCCCACCAGCAGGTGCGTCTTGTTCACCAAGTTCTTCATTACTTGTGTCTTCAAATGTAAAATCTGACATAAGTTTTATTATGTGATTATATTCGTTCAAAACACATCTGACTTTGGTAATTTATTTGGATAAACGATATAATATTCATTTAGATATGAAAGTAAAATATCTTCATCAACGGTAACAAAATCATCGTCATCATCTTCATAATCTTCATCGTCACTAAAATCAAAAATATCAATTTCTTCAGTAATTATATCATAACCAAATTCTTTAGCTTCTTCAACTTTAACGATATCACTTCTGACTTCATCGTCAGAATCAATTGTTAATCTAAATGAAACATCTATTCGTTTTGTGTCTTGATCAAAGTAGTACGATATAATTTCTTTTATTTCCATTAATTGTATTTTTTAAATCTTTTGAACATATCTAAAGACTCTTGTAACTTATTTTCTAAATTCAAAACATCATCTTGGTCCATCCCTTCAAAAAATTCTTGCTCATTATAAATTTCGTCAACTTCTTCTTGATTTGACATCAATTCATCTACCCAATCACCCCTTTCTATTTTTTTTTCAGGTTTAATATCTAATGTAATTTTATTTGAACTATTAATATTGTCAATAGGTATCATAGATTCGTTGATATTAACATTTGTATAATTTTTAACCACTCCTTTATTGGATACTGTGATCCCATTTTTGTCATTTGCAAAGTCTTGTACATAAAGTGGTTGATTATTGATAGATTGTCCGTATTGTGTGACAAATCCATCATAAACGGTACGATGTTTATTAAGAATGTTTTCTTTATCTTGTTTTGTGATGTTTAAAAAGTAATTTGCCATTTTTTTATTTTTTTTATAAATAGTTTATCAACGCATAAATTTACTACCACCCTTCATTTTGGTAAATAACATCAGTAAATCAGTTGCGTCTTTTTGTATTTTTCTTTCTAAGGATCTCATATTATCACCACCTAATGAAGAATAAGCCCCACTTATCATAATGTTTTTTATTTTTTCAGCATTATCCAAAACATAGTTATAATTAGATTCCCTTTCTTCGTCCCCAAAGTCTTCGTAATAATGTTGGTGGTAAATTCTATCTCTACCCATATAAAGGTAAGGTGAAGCTCCAAACATGTTAATGATTCCTGATAATCTTAAAGCTTCTAAATATTTGTATATTTCTGCGATATCATATAGGTCTGAAAGTCTTGTGAATTCCTCAGGAGTTTTTTTTTTAGATTCACTTAAAATTTGTCCTTTAGTGAGTGTTAAAAATTTATTTTCCATCATATTTTCCGAATCATCCATATCTTCGTCCACAATTTTAAACCATTGATCCAATCTTTTGTTAGTTTCAGGGTCTATACCATCTATCAGGGCTAAATCACGTAACTTATTACCACCAGGTGTTCTCCATTCCACACCATATAAAACTGTACCTTGTATGTTGTTTACAGATGTTACAGTCCCAAACATACCGGAACTAACTTTATCACGATCTGACATACTTATTAATTGTACGGTATCACCCTTTTTTAAAGGAGCGTTTAATAATCTTTTCTTTCCCATATAAATAAATATTACAATATATTTATTAATTGATCATGAATATAATAATTACAGAATCACAATATAAATATATTCTATTAGAAGAATCTAAAAAAAGTATTTCTAAAACTTTAGAAGATCAATCTTCAATTGTAACTAGAATAATTAAATCGGCAAAAACACAAGCCGGTTTGGACTTAACTTTTTTATTAACCTGGGGAACAACAATAGGGGGATTCATCGGACCTATTTCTGACTTTATTGAAAACCAACCCATAAAAATTAGTGGTACAGAAATAGATTTGATTCTAACTGGAATAATTTTAACTTATTTTACATCAAACAAAAAGTTTTTACATAAAATATTGGTTATGATTAAAGAAAAAGGTTTAGTTAAAATTTTTGACGAAGTTTTAACCAAAACTGAAAAATTAGAAAAAACATTTCTTTCTTTCATTGATAGTTTAGGTATTACGACACACAAAGTAAGTAATATGATAGCATATGCCTTTTTAATACCAGTTCTTCCTGAAATTTACAAAATTGCCACAAAGGATTTTTCGGAAGTTGCGTTAGATGATGTTGTTAAAAGAATAATTTCTTTTGGTGCGTTGACTGTTTCGGGTGTTATGGTAAAAGAATTGGTAAGAAAAATTGTTGACAGGTTTAGATCTTAACCTTCTGGATCTATAAATAGATGAAAAACTACTGATTGGATGTAACTAAATCTGTAATCAAGTTCACCTAATAGTACACCCCTTGTAGTTGAGTTACCAGCAGTTATATTTAATTTTTTGGATAAATTGAACGACGATCCATTCAATATTTTATCTTTTATTGTTTGTAAATCATGGCTCAGACCATCGATTTCAAAATCACAATCAGGACATTCAACATTTTTTATTCTGATTTCAAAAACTAATTCGTTGAATTCGTCATCTTGTTCACTATAATCATAATCATCAAGTTCGATTGTAAAATCTCTATTGTATTCCGAAAGTAACTTACTTTTTAATGAAATTAACTTTTTTATTACTAATAATTTTTCTTCATACTTTTGTGGGTACCTTTTAGCCATATTAATTTTTATAATTAAGTAAAATTTTTATAATTTCTTCTTTTTCTTTTTCATTAAGTCTATGAATATCTTTATTTTTTTCAAACCAACTTCGTACCACGGCTTCATACGGTTTTTTTGTAAGTTTGGAAAGTCGATTAAAACCAAAGACTTGAGCGTCAACTTCATGTGGTTGACTGTAATACTTAAATGGGTCATACTCTTCTTCTTGATCAAGATCGTGTGTACCTTTATGTTTTTGGTCAATATGTCTGATTTCGTGGGCGACAATTTGGTTAAGTTCACCAACTAAATCGTATAAAGTTTCGAATTTACGATCAGGATTGTAATCAATTATAATTTCAATTATTTCTTCGTCTCTCCAATAGTTAGCGTCAACAATAAAGTCTTCTATGTCATAGTTTTCAATTATTATTAATTCTACAATTAAATTATGGTCAAAATTCGTAAAATTATAATAGTCATCATCTTTTTCAATGTGATTTGGTAAATAAAATTCCCCTTCATCTTCTTTTTTATAAACTGTTATTATATCCCTAACAATAGCTCTTATTACTTGTCTTCTTCTACCGTCTTCTAACAAAATTTGCTCAAAATCCATAATGATAAATATTAGTATTGATTGTATTTTCAATAATATGTATTTTTTTTAAAAAGTTAAAGAAATGGATTTATTAAATACCCACCCAATCAAAAAATCTGATTTAGGTTTCCACGGTAATTTATTTGGTGGTAAATTACTTGCATGGATAGATGCTTCAGCGGCCGGATATTCAATGCAATTATGTGATACACCAAGAATGGTTACAGTATCAATAGATAAATGTAATTTTGAAAGACCGGCAAAAGAAAGTCAGTTATTAAAAATTTATGGTAAACCAACAAAAGTTGGGAACACATCAATGACTTTATATATGGAAGCTCGAGCTCATAATGTTTATACTGGAAAACAAGACTTGGTATTAAAAACCCAAATCACATTTGTACAAATCGATGAAGGAGGAAATCCAATACCTTTAGGTGAAAAAGCTAAACGTAGAATAACAACACTAATAGAAACAATAGAATATGAACAATAAAGTTTTTGATTTTGACGATATAACTCTTTTACCAACTTTTAGTTACGCTAATAGTAGGTCTGAATGTGACGCATCTTGTAAATTTGGTAAATTTAAATTCAACCTACCAATTGTACCCGCCAACATGGAAAGTATTATTGACGAAGATCTTGCAATCAAGTTGGCAGAAAAAGGTTATTTTTATATTATGCACAGATTTAACATTGACATAATTAATTTCTGTAAAAAAATAATTGATTTGGACCTAATGTTGTCAATTTCAATCGGAGTTAACGAAGATTCATACCAACTTATAGACGAGTTGGTGACAAAAAACTACATCCCTAACTTTATCACAATAGATATTGCTCACGGACATTCAATCAAAATGAAAAAAATGGTTAATTACGTTAAAAACAGAATGCCAGATGTTTTTTTAATTGGAGGTAATGTTTGTACACCTGAAGCGGTAACCGATCTAACTGAATGGGGATGTGATGCAATCAAATGTGGTATTGGCGGTGGATCTGCCTGTACTACATATCACTCAACAGGTTTTGGTAATAGGGGTTGGCAGGCGTCTATGATAAGAAACTGTGTTGAAGTTTCAAAAGTACCTATAATTGCCGATGGATCAATTAAACAACATTGTGATATTGTAAAAAGTTTAGTTTTAGGAGCTTCGATGGTTATGGTTGGCGGTATGTTATCGGGTTATCAGGAATCTCCAGGTAAAAAGGTTAAAAACATGATAGACAATTCTTGGTACAAGGAATTTTGGGGAAGTGCATCTTCATCTCAATCAGGAAAAACAAACCGAATTGAGGGTATTAAAAAATTAGTTGAATACAAGGATTTGTCAATTTTTTCGAAACTTGTTGAAATAGAAGAATCTTTACAAAGTGCAATATCATACGCAGGTTCTAACCCGAGTAATTTAAATTGTTTGAATTCCGTTAAATTTGTTATCAAATAATTACCAAGTTCTACAAGCCCAATATCTCGGTTTCCATCTTGGGCCAGGATTGTCACAATTATGTCTTGCCCTGAAAGATCTTCTTCTTTCGGGGTTATTTTTCTTTATAACCATCCTTTTACCTTTTGCAGATTTTCCACCAAAACCAAAGTTTACTTTAACAACCTTTCCTTTGTCATTTTTAACATAAACTTTAAATTTTTTAATATCACCTTGCATTATTTTACCAAGTTGGACTTTTCGTCCTTGATATTCTGCTTCTAATATAAAATCAGCATTTTCTACTGATCCATAAATGTCACGATATATAAAATTATTAAACTCTTCATTTATAATTTTATGTATTAATTTTTTTATAGTTGATTCGTTGATCATGGTAGTTGATATTTATTAGTATAAATATGTGAAAATTCACTTATTTTAATATATTTATCTAAAAAATAAAAAATATGAAAGTGTTTAAAATTTCAGAATCAGACATTAGAAGAATTGCAAGAAAAGTTTTAAATGAGGAGGATTCAGAAACAAAAAGAAAAAAAGGTGAAGTGAAACCAAGATGTGTTCGAGAAAATATGATCCCTCTTGATGAAATAGTAGGTAGAGCTGAAGAATATGGAAAATATTCACCTGGTATTACAAAAAGACAATCAGGGGTTAACTCTATGGTAGATACTTTAGGTATATTAAATAATCTGAGACTTTTTAAAGATATCAAAGATGGTGGTTCACATTTGGCATATGAAATGATGAACAATTTGAATAGGTTTCGAAACAAAAACTATTACGATGAAACTACTGGTGATTGTCACCGAGCTATGGACAAAATAATAGAATTATATAAAGAAAATGAACATGGTACGGAACTTGTCAAAGATATCGAAAGAGTTTTAAATCTTCAAACTAGGGAAGACGAATATACTCCGTCACCAAGAGCTAAAGAATATCTAAAACAATGTATTAATTTGGTTAAGGGCCAATAAATTTTTGCTTAGGATCGTTACCGTTATTGGTAACAATGAAAGGGACAATTCGCTACTGTCCCTTTTTTTTTTTGGTCTACAAACACAATGTATACAAATAAAAAAAGTAAATAGTTTTTTTACTTTTTATTAAATATTTATATAAAAAACAATTAATTATGAAAAAATTTTTAAAAGAACTATTTTGTGACAACAATTCTATCAATGAAAAATCTGTTGTTGGTTTTATCGCATTTATTATGATGTGTATATTTGCTTGTGCGGATATTGTAACAGGATTTATGGGGGCACCATTAGTAATTAATGAATTTATATTCAATTCATTTTTAATATTGGTTTTAGGGTCATTCGCGATAGGTTCTGTTGATAAATTTATTCACAAAAAACACGGTTCAGATTCTGAAGAAATTACAGAAGGTTAATTTTCATTTTTTTAAATTTTTTACTAGCCCCACCTTGAAAAGTGGGGTTTTTATTTAATATCAAAATAACTTTTTAGTAATTTGTGTAATTATTTTTGATAGTTAGATAAAAAAATTTGTAAATTACTGATAAAAAGACTATATTTGTAAAATATGTCAAGTAAAAAAGAAAAAAAACTACCAGAACGAAAGAAATATGAAAGAATTGTTGATCATGAAGATTGTATTGTAATATGGAAATACGATAACCATAAGACAACTACAGGTCCATATGAAGTCGAAATTAAACAAAAAAAGGGTAAATAATACCCTTTTTTGTCGCATTTTTGATAGTAATTTGTTACTTTTTCTTCATAAATTGTTGAATTATCTTCATTTGTTCATCAAAATCTTTGGTAAAATCCCCCAAATTACCTATTTTTTGGTTTTTTAACATGTTTTGGTTCATTTTTGAAAGATTTTTTGACATTTCAAAGAAAGATTTACCAAATTTTTTCCACCAAATGACCATTCCGACCGCAATTACGATCAAAACTAGTGTAAAAATGATTAAAAGTGCGTTTAATAACATAATTTTTATAATTTTATACTAATTAATACTATTTTTTTTTAAAAAAGTCAATTTATTTACTTAATTAATGAGAAATTTCCATAAAACTCACGAATTTCATCATTTTTAGGATTTTTATACTTCAATTTCCACGTATAAACTCCATCTTGACATGGTTTGTTGTCATATGTACCGTCCCAACCTGTATTTGTGTTCATTGATTCCCATATTATCTGTCCCCAACGGTTGAATATAACAAAACTGTAGTTAAAAATGTCAACTCCTGATGTAATTATGGGTTTAAATACGTTGTTTTTTTCGTCTCCATCGGGTGTAAAGGCGTTTGGTATGTAAAATATGTCATTTGGACACAATTCTAACGTTACAGTGAACGTTTGGGGGTTAGAAACACATCCATTGTCCCATCTTACCCCTTGAAATGTGTAGATTCCATCAATATTCCATGTAATTGACAGGTTTTGTGTCTGTGTTGTGTCACCAAACACATACCATTCGTTAAAACCACCACTCGGTGTGTTCAACGTGAAGGAATCTTGTACCGTATCTCCTTCACATATCTGATGATACTCAGTATTTTCACCTACAATACCATTTGTGACAGGAATTATTGATGGTCTTGAGTAAGTTTGAACAAATATTGAGGTATCAAACAAACATCCTGACTGAATATAAGTATACGTAACCTCATCAAGACCAATATAACCATTACTTGGACAATATTGATCACCAATTACGTTAGATCCACTAAAACTACCGTTAGGAGGAGTCGCAATTAGGTTGATACAGTTGTCGTATTCGCAAAAAGGTCCAACTGGTGTGATCACAGGAAAAATATTTAACACAACTATAGAAAAAGTTTGAGGTTGTGACTGACAACCTACCTGATTTACACCAATAACCGATAAAGTATTAGTGTAAAGACCATTATTCACGCCAGTTACGTCCAAGTTTATTTGATTTGTACCTTGTCCTGACGAGATATTTCCTATCGTATTAGTCCATACGTAGTTTAGGTTAGGAAAAACACTTGAAACATTGTATAAATTACCTGTAGAGTTAAAACAAACTGTGTCTGATCCTGTAATCGGGTTGATTGTTACAAGTGGAGGATCAACTAACGTTGTAGTTTGAGTTGCAGGACAGTTATTTGCGTCTGTAACAGTTACAGAATAGTTTCCCGAACATAAATTAGTTGCCGTTTGAGTGGTTTGACCATCATTCCAAAGGTATGTGTATGGTGCAAGTCCATCTATAGGATTGACAATTGATGATCCGTCACAATAACCAAAACAAGTTGGGTTAGTTGACGTTACTATTGGTAATTGTAATGGTGGTGGGTTCAATAAAGTGGAAGTTCCATTGTACACACACCCATTTGCATCGGTTAAAGAAAAATTATATGTCCCTGAACACAAGTTATTTAAAGTTAGAGTGTTTGATCCATTAGCCCAATTAATAACATAAGGGGCTAATCCACCAACAGGAGTCACAACTATTGATCCATTACAACCATTATTACATAAAGGATCTGTTGGAGTAACTGTGGGTGGTGGTAAATTTGGTGTTGGTGTTACTAAAATGGTGTCGGGACCTAAATTACCACCACCAATATTACATGTTGCCCATCCTGCGTTACAAGAAGGGAATACTGGTTGACAGGTATAATAGGCTCCTCCGATGGGGGGATTGACAGTGATACTCAATCCTGTACCAATTGGGTTTGGATTTCCTACCTGATACCATGTCCAAGTTGGTTGGATCACTCCACCGTTTGGTGTCCAACGATAAGCATTGTTAACAGTAGTCCATTGAGTTGAGTTTCGTCCTACAACTGTTACGGCAGCGTTTCCTAAAAGGTTATGTATACCCTGTACTGCAGTTCCTCCAGCCCATTGAAGACAGTTTGGTTTATTTGCAATATGATTTTCTATAACATTTGTGGATTCATAAAGTATAATATGAAAAGTGCCCTGAAGGTTTGTACAAGAAAACATAGGAACACCTATCCAACTAACTACTAATTTACGACACGGAGCTGTTCCTTGTACTTGATATCTAATTTGACCTCCAATTCCAGGGTTCCAATCTTGCCATGGGCCCATAATACAATTTTTAGGTATGTTAAATCCTGCATTTGGAATTGCCGCAGATGTGAACGTTGTTGGTTGAGCACCTGCACCTAACGAAACCCATCCGTTAGATCCTATACGAAACTGTGTGTAAGTTGATCCGTAATAACAAAAAGTAAAACCAATATTAAATACACCAGATTGTGAATCGTCCCCAAGTTGAACCAATGTTCCGTTATTTACTTGAGCAACATAAGGTATGTTAGTAACTCCATAATTAGAGGTTCCTTGAGGAAGTGCTCCTTGACCACATTGTGATAGATCAGCGGTCAAAGTTGTTGAGTTGACACCACAAGGTAAGGTTAAATCCGGTCCAATATAAGGACAATATTGTGAATACACAAAGTTAACTAAAAGTATAAAAATTAAAAATATTTTTTTCATATAAAATAAATAGTAATAATTATTGGTTATGTCTATACTTTGACTTGTCAAATGAGTATACAATAACTATTTTTTATCGTATGAACAGAAAGGAAATTTTACAAATGTTTTTAGACACCCAACTAAAAAAAGACTTATCTGAAATGTTTGGAAAAAATAGTAAAATATCAATAAACAATATAAGTTACATTAGAAGTAAAGACTCCTATTTATTGAACGTTACTTTGTTTGTATCTAGTCTTGATGATTTTGAAATTTTGTACCCCACTTCATTGAATTCATTGATAAAAATGGCTTGGAGTGTTGTTGGTTCAAGAAAAGAAATTATTATTCAATCTTCTTTTGATCTTCTTCCTGAATAAGCCCCATTTCAATCAAATTAAGAATTGTTTTGTTAACGGGAGCTTTGATATAATAATTTTGATTTTCATTTCTAAAAAAACACCAACCAGAAAGAACAGTATGTAAGTGATTATACGTTTCTTTATCTTTTACTTTATAGACTTTTAATCCCACCACCATCTCATTCTTTCTTTTAAAATTCTGAACAATAAATTATGTGCCTTTTCTTCGTTATGTTTTGCAACCCAAAAACATAAATCTCTTTTATTTAAATCAGGTTTTTCTTTTGATACTTTACGAACACTTGACGGGTACTTTCTTAGATACTCATCGTAATTTTCTGAAATTAAATCTTGTTCTAATGAATAATGATCATCATCCCCCTCAATAGGTTCAAACCTGAATTTAGTTTCTGAATAGTCAAGATATTCAGTACCATAATATTCTTCTTTAACTCTTTCTATTAAATTTAAAACTATAGTCATATCACGATTATCACGATCAACCTCCATATGGCGATTAGCGTAGATTATTTCCTTACGCTGAAATTCTATTTTTTTCTGAAGAATTGTGAATATGTACCAATCATCCCAATCTTTATCTTTATATAAAGTTGGCATCCATCTGAAAATGTTTTTAATACCTCCAAGAAAGTATCTTAATCTCCAATGTGTGTTTCGCCATAATAATGGTAAGATTCCTTTCCTATTCCATGCAGAATCTTTAGGTATTATTAGTTTTTTGTAATTTTTCATCTTCCTTTTCTTTGTATTGCAAATATAAGGAAAAAATAACTAAAAGGTTAACTAAAAGACATAAAAAAGTTTCAAGTAGATAGTGCCAATCTGTTTGAGTCATAGATAAATGAGTTCCAAACCACATAAACGAACCATACTTATTCATAAGCTCAATTATTAGAAACTTAAGAAATTTCATAATTTACTGTGTTTTAGTCAATTTTGTTGCTGCGATTGCACTTGTAAATAACCCAATGATATTGTTAACTACTGTAATCCATTTTTGTGTTTTGTCCGCGGCATCCTTTTCATTTTTTTCCATACCTGGACCTTCTTTTGTTGTAAGATTTCTAAGGGTTGCCATTTGTTGGTTATATGAATTTTTTTCTTTCAAGTATTCTTTACAGAGTTTTGTCATTTTCTTTCCACAGTTTGATCTAAGATAAGTGTCTAAGTCTTCTATTTTTTTAATAATTGAAGATTCTATTCTTTGTCTTTCTTCAGTTTCATTTTTTCTATTAAGTACGTCCAAACTTGATTGGATACTACTTAGTTGCGTTTCTAATTGTTTTTTTTGTGATTCAAGTTCAACAGTATTAACATTAGTAGTTGAAACTGTTTGTGTTGTTGAAATTGTTGGTTTTGAAGGACTTGGTTCTGGCTCGTCAACCACAGGTAAATTAGCAGATTTTGTTTGATTTATCGTTGATTTAGTTTTATTACTTGGGTCTAAAGTTGTAGTATCAGTGACTACCGATTGTTCTGAAATAACAACACCTTTTTTATAATCAAACAAATATTTGATATAATTCAATTCTTCTGAGATAACTTTTTTCATATTACTTATAAATATATTGATTAATAAAAAAAAAATAATATAATTTGGTTATGTTAAACTTAATCAAGTCATATTGGCCGTCAATAAAAAATTTTTTATTTGACCTATTAAAATTTAAAAAAGAAGACATCATATTCAAGTTTATGGGGTTATTTCTTTGGTTATATATAATAAGAATTTTAGTAAATATCGTGTTTTTTATATTGTTGCTGTTTTTTTGATTTTACATTTCGATTTCATTTAATTATTTTTAAAAGAAAAAAATTATGGTAAAAATTACAAACAACAGCACCGTGACTGTAAACTACACGGGTAAATTAGAAGACGGTACCGTATTCGATTCTTCTTTAAATGAAGGAAGAGATCCATTGACGGTCACTTTAGGTCAAGGACAACTTATAAAAGGGTTCGAAGACGGTTTGATCGACATGGAAGTTGGTCACAAGAAAACAATTGAAATTGAGTCCGATATGGCTTATGGTCAATACAACGAAAATATGATTCAAGAAGTTCCTAAAGACAAAGTCCCTGAAGGTGTTGTTGTTGGTCACATGTTACAAGCAAATACACCAATGGGTCCAATAAATTTTAGAGTTATTGAGGTTGGTGATGAAAATGTTAAATTGGATGGTAATCACCCATTAGCGGGTAAAAAATTAATCTTTGATCTTGAAGTTTTGGAAGTTAATTAAAAAAATCCCCAATTAATTTTGGGGATTAACTTTTCCAAGTACCCATCCCATCAAAAAATCACTTTTATCTGATGGTACTAATATTTTGATATAGTTATTCAAAATAAAATAAAATTTATTTATCAGTTTTTTAAATTTGTTTTTATCTGCAAATTCTAAATTAGTTAATCTAACTATAACCTTGTTTATTGATGGTAACAAGGTTTTAGCATTTTGGTTTTTTATATAATCAATTTTTTTTACGAATGAAAATGCACTTTCAAAAGAATATTTAGTTACTAAACTTTTATTTTTTTTAAAGTACTTAACTATTTCAGTTTTTAAATCAACAATTCCTGATTTGGCGTTATCTATAATTTCTATAAGTTCTTTTCTAACTTTACCAAAAGTACTATTTGTTATGTCTAAGTGTAATCTACGATAATATTCATACACTATTGCCTTAGAGTTCTTGAATTCAGAATACAACAATTTGATTCTTTCCAAACTGTCAGAATAAATATTATCAACATTTACATTTTTGGTCATTTCCATAATTTACAAACATTATATCTCCTTATCCAAACAGCTGGATTTTTACTTTTATCTTTTAGTTTTTCAACGAACATTTTTAACAAAGTATTCACGCTTGTTTTAATGTTTGACATATCACCACCACTTTTTTTAACTTTAATTTCTAAAGTGTTCCAAATTTTATCAAGTTTGTTTTCAAATTCAGGATCTTGTTCAGAAAGTCTTTTTATCTGATCAATTTCATCAATAAACGAATTATCATCGTAAATTAATGACTCGGTCATTACATACTCTTTTAAAATTCTATTTATAAACAATTTTTTCATAGTTTAAACTCTTCCGAAACCGGCGATCTTTGGTGCCCAATATGGGGTTTTATTTACACCTTTTTTTGTATATTGAGTTTGTTCTGTATCTTGGGTTCCCGATGATGAAGACGCGTGTAACATATGAAATATTTTTTCATTTTTTTCATCCTGATCGACTTTGGAAATCAAACCTACGTGACTAATTTTTGATCCTGATTTAAAAAAAACTAAGTCACCGGGTTTTATTTCCTCCATACTAACTTTGGTTAATGATGGTGATGAATACATTCCTGAAGCAGTTCTAGGAAGTTTAGATGTGTCGTTTATATCTGTCAATAAACCCGTTTTGGATAGTAAATATCTTACATAACCACTACAATCAAATTTATTTGGTCCTTGGGCACCATAGACATATGGTTTACCTAAATACTGTTTACCAATTTCCACAATTTCCGGTGATGGTAGAGTGACATCTATTTTTTCAGGTTTAAGTGGCTCCATAGTAGGTAAATCTTCATTGTTTGAGTTGAGATTTACTTCGGGTGGTATACTTGTTGTGTTAGTTGTAACAGGATTTTCTTCTTCTTGTTCCAAAACCAAAAAAGTAGGTTTTTTTTCTTCAGAAATGTAACTCCCTTTGAAATTATGCATTTCAAGAATCCTTCTTTTTTCAATTTCTAATATGTTGAATTGTTCTTTTTTCACCGTGGAAAAATACTTTTACTAATTTTTATTCCTTTAGGTAGTTCTACATCGTCCATAGATCTAGGTCTTTCCATTCTTTTAATTCTTTTTGGTTGAAATTCATAATTCAATTTATTCAACGCAATAATATACTCGTCCCCAAATTCATTTATTCTGTTTATAACATCGTCAACTAATTCAGCTCTTTCTGATGCAGAAATACCTGTAACAAAATCACTATTTTCATTTATAATTTTTTTGATTGTATTTATAAGTTCTCTTTCAGAAATTCTAATATGTCCCATACTAATCAAAGATATTTTTAATTTTATCAAAGAAAACACTTCCAGCAATTTTCATTTTATCCCAAAGATCATGTTCATCTTCAGCTTTGACGTTTCCTTTTTCATCTTTTTCTTCGGATCCAAATATTTTTTTGAAGGCGCTTTTAAATTTCGTACCTAAATCTTCATACTCTACTTCTTGTGGTTTTTTGGGTGTCTTATTGATCGCCCCTTTTAATATGTTTAAAGGATCTTCGCCTGAATAAAATCCTGCGTTAGTACTGTAAATATTGTAATGTAGGTGAGGTGCTGTTCCCTGTGCGTTTCCTGTATTACCTAAAGTACCCACTTGTTGACCTGCAAATACAAAATCACCTTCATTTACTGTACGTGTATCCAAGTGACCTAACCAATGTGAATATCCTGTTTCGGGATCTTCTATTATCACAGTTAAACCGTTACCACCATATTTAACTTTACCATCAACAGGCGCTAAAATAGGTGTACCTTTGGGTCCAAAAATATCTACCCCTATATGACCATGTAAATGTCCACCAGCGCCAGCATGGGTTGCTTGTCTTGAGTAGTCACTGTTTGCGGTACCCATAGGGTTGTTGAAGTCGTCCCATTTTGGGTCGTATCCAATATTATACTTACCACCCTGAATTGGAAAAACATCAAGTTCTGGCAATGATTCGTTCAAACCATGGGATTTTAAAATATGATTTCTTTCTTCTTCAGAAATAATAATTCTTTTCATATAAAAATGTTTCTTTATAAATATCAAAAAAAGAATAAAATTATTTTTTGACTACAAAAATAAGAGTTTTAATTTCAAGATCTTTAGGTTCTTTAATTTTTAATAGAGACTCATAGTCTTCCAAAACTACCATATCTTTTGGTAATTGATGGTACACTCTATTCATAAAGGTTTCAATTTTGATATTGAAGTTTCGATTGGTTTTTTCTTCAAACTTTTTATCAAAAATAGTAAATAAATAATTATATCCCCAATCATTCATACTTAAAATATATTCTACAAGATTTTCCTTTTTTTTATCTGATAAGTCCGATCTAAATTCTAAATTCAAAGTATCTTTGACTTCAAAAACATCAACATGCACTAAAACATTTAAAGAAAATTGATATCTATCAATTTCTGAAAGTACTGGCTCAACTTTTTTTATGTATGGAAATTCAGTACATACAATATTATTGAGAATTTTGAATCCTTGAATTTGTTTTTTTGTTAACATATACTTATAAATATACTTAGATGATGATATTCAAATTAGTTTTTACTTTAGTTGTTGGTTGGTTGATAATTGGTTTTTGTTTTTTAAATACAAAAAAAAATAATGATGAATAATCAATCTACATCATCATAGAAATCATCATCACAATTTTCTTCATTTAATAAATTATTGAAATTTTCTCTAATGTAGTCGTTAAAATTATTTCTAACCCATCTATGTATTTTTTCAATTGAGTCAACAGTTTCTAAATCCAAATGGTCTGAAACTTGCCAACAAACTTCTTCTAAAAAATCAGAAAAAGCATAATCACAAACTTCGGATCTTAAGACATCATATGAATTATCAATTAATTCTTTAATCAAAACATATCTTCGTAAAAGTTGTGGATCCATTTTCATAATTAACAGTTACCGTATTTAACAATTTCATCCCAAAACTTAACTAATTTGTCAAAATATTCTTCATACATCATTTGTTCTATTTCTTCCCTACCACTATCTTCATTATCATTTTCATCTGCAAATATATCATCTTCTCTTTCATAGTTTTCATCACCATAAAAAAAACTTAGGCCTTCACCAATACAAAAATCGGCAAATTCTTCACTATCTTCAAAATCACACGGGTCTTGGATTTCCATTTGGAATTCTATTGTGTCTCTAACTTCTTGGATCCTTCTAAGTCTTCTTAAAACTTGATGTGAAACCGATTCGTATATTGTGGACAAGTTTTGAAAATATTCACCACAATCAAAATTAAAATAATATTCTTCGATTTCATTAAAAAACATATCGTCAAAGGCTCCTAAAAGACTATCAACCATATTTTCTTCTTCATCAGAATCCATATCATGAAAGTCAGGTAAAGAATACATTATAAACTCAACAACCGATGTGGAAACGGTTTCCATGTAGTATTTGAACCCTTCAAACTCACCATATTTATCTTTATAATAACAAGGTTCTTGGTCTTTTTTTTCCCTATCGATTATTGGTCTAATGTACCCATATCTTCTGAATATAAAGTTTCTACTTTTTTTATCTGAAATTCTTTTTTCCATATTCTTATAAATATAAATTAAACAAAAAAACCCCAAAAAAATTGGGGTTTAGTAGTGGATGTATAATGGAATTATACTTCGGAACTTAAAACATTCTATTTAATTTCTTTCTGATTCTTCTCCACATTTTTTTACCTTGTATCATTTCTTGTTGGAAATGTCTAGAAATGTGTTTTTTGAATTTTCTACCGTTTCTTTTCAATCTTCTAATAATCATTTCCACATCGTGACCGGCATCTTGAATTTTATTTATAATTCTTTCTAATAAACCAGGATCTTCCCCTTCTTCAGGAACAGAATCTAATTCCGAATCAATTTGTTCGATAAAGGCTTCTTCTTGTTCTGAAATCACTCTTCTTACAATTCTTGTAAGGTCTGATTCTGTCAATCTAACTATTCTTTTCATAATTTTTTTGTTTTTTATTATAAATATCATAAAATCTTGTATATTTGTGTTATAACCAAAAAAAAACAAAATGAAATTTTTTTCTATTTTATTTTCCTTAATTTTTTACTTTAACTGTTTTTCACAAACATTTGATTTGTATTCTAATGTTTGGTCTTTTTCAAAAACCACAAAAAGAATAACACCAATAAATGGTGGAAATTTTTCTTACCCATCATCAGAAATGTTATCTAAAATTGATACATTAAAAATTAATGGTTATCTTTTGACATCATTTAATAATTTCAGATCTGATTATGGTAAGCCATCTGTTACTGAAAATAAAGAAATGACAAAACAATCAAAATCTTACGCAAAAAAACTTTCTGAAAGTTTTTGTCATGATGTGAATTTATCAGAAAACGAAGATGAGGTAATTGCAACTATTAATTTTATTTTAATTAGTAAAATTGACTACAATAGTACCGATGTAAACAAAGTAATCGCTGATTGTATTTTTGATATCTTTATTAGTTCTGATTCCCACATGAATATGTTGTTAAATAGTGAACATACAACTTACGGATTTGGGGTTTATCAAAATAAATCTTCATTTAATATCTGTATTAGATCTACTAAATAAAAAAGGGGACTTAGTCCCCTTTTATTTTTTATCTTCCGTTTTCACCAAAAAATTCACATTTCGTTGATCCTGGTTTTTTATTAGGTGGTCCGTAAGTTGGTATACCACGTCTCACGAATGATCTTTTTTCAAATAACTTCTTCCATTTAATTCTGATACCTGGAATTGGTATCCTAAAAGGTTTTTTACCAGGTGCGTAGAAATAAATTGGATAAGTATCTGTTTCAATTATTTCAAAATCAGGCTCAAATTCCTTCGGATCTTGTTTTGGTGGCGTGACATCAGGATCTTTTTTAACCGTATCGTTAAAGACTATTACGATAGTACCTCTGATATATTTGTATTTATCGTACTCTTTTTCGGTGGCGTGTGGTTCTCCAAGTTCATTTCTTTTAACAACCTTTCCACCTATTGTACATTCTTGTTTTCCACTAGCACAAAAAGGTTCCATTTTTACATTTCCTTTAGGTACATAACCATATTTCAATGGTGGATTTGGTCCAGATGAACCATCCCCATTAGCACCTTCCGGTTTGAAACTTACTAATGTTTGGGCATCTGACCCAACACCAACTGCATTCAATTTATTATAAATGATTTGTTTTGCGGTATCTAATCTTTTATTTGATAACTCTAAAAAAGAAAGATCACTAGCCAAACCACCATTTCTGAATCTTGACGCTGAAGACTCTAAATATAATGCCTTAATATAACCTTTAGGTTTACCTTCTGGTGGGTTCAAACCTTTTAATACTTCACTAACCTGACTAACTAATGTATCAACTTGTTGTGAAAATACTGTGGCATATTGTTCTGTCCATTGGTTATTAACAAATAAATTTGGTTCTGCAGCCATATCAAATGGAAAGTCAAAAGTTTGGTAAGGATAATCTTGTGTTTCACCTTCAATATCACTTATTATTGGATCCTGTTCAATTTCTTGTTTGAAAGTATTTACATCCAAACCAACCCCTACTTTTTTCCATTTCTTTTCTTCATAAGTGTCATTGAATCTTTCTAAAACGGCAACTGCATATCCAATATCATCAGGATCAGTTTTTAATGTATTCCAATTTTGTTTCGAAACTTTTGTCATAAGACTTACCATTTTTCCGTCATTTTCTTGTAAATAGCTTGCCCATTGTTCTTCAGGAATTGATGGTTCTTGACTTTCTTCAGAATCAAATTCTTCATATTCAGAACCTTTTCCTTTACCAAATGTTAACCATCTGGCCCTTCCTATTTTGATGGTACCTCTTTTGTTTTTTGCCCATGTTTTTTGTAAACTTTTTGGTCTCTTACTTTGTATTCGGGATTTCTTTTTCTTTCTTTTTTTATGTTTTTTGAATTCAATATCTAAGTCTATGTCTTTAATATTACGCATCCAATCTCTGAATTTTCTTTTGAGTCTCGTGTTAAATTGTCTTAGATCACTTTTTTGCCTTCTCATCCATCTTTTGAATTTGGTATTTTTTTTGAAACAGTCTGCCAAATAACAGTTATCACCAAACGCACAACACCTTTCCAAAATTAATAAAGCTTGATTATCATCGAGTAATGATTCAGACAAAGATTCTGGTTCATTAGCTTCAGGCGAAGCTTCAACTTGTTTTATAAAATCTTGTAAAAACTCTTTAAATTCATTAGGATATAATTTAATCATTTCGTCATAATCTGCTTCAGTTTCCAAACCAGACTCGTCATCTAAATTTTCATCTTCGACATCAATTTCTTCTTCGGCTTCAAATAAAAAATTTTTATTACCAAATTTTAAATTTTCTTCCAAAATTCTTTGTTTTTCTATTAGATCAAGATATATGTTTTTTTCGTTTTTTGTTCCAAAACTTTCAAACAAATATTTTTCTTCATTTTTTTCATTACGACTTTCATCCAGTCTTCGGTTTAATTCTTGGATGTGCCTAATCTTGCTATAACTTTTGTTCATAAAATTATTTTTATTATAAATATCAACCAACAGAAAAAAATCTGTATATTTTTTTAGTTATAATTAGTTAGCGATATTAAAAAACACTATCTTTGTATATATTAAAATTGTTATGAAGTCGATCTTGTTATTTTGTTTTTTATTATCATTTACAACTTTATCACAAAAAATTGACTACAATAATTTCAATTTCACCTTGTTAGAAACAAAAGTACTTTATCAAATTAATACATATAGAAAATCACTTGGTCTTTGTGAACTTTATTCATCCAAAACTCTTAGAGACAGTGTTTCTGATAAAACTTCAACTTTGAATTCTAAACAAGATAGTCCCTTTCATTTGGAAATGGATGTGAATAACGAAGGATTGAACACAATGTTGTACTCAGAATTATTTAATTTTACAAATGGGAAATGTGGTTCAAAAAATCCGAGTATACTTTTCATCGATCAATCGGCAGAAATAATTTCAATGGCCGAAGGTAATTTTTTGACTTATGATGATTTGTCAAAATCAATTTTTAACGGTTGGTTATCCTCAAAGAATCACAAATTAACAATCGAATCAATGTTTAAAGATCCGAATGGATTTTCAGGTATGATAAGTTGTTCAGTAAAAAAGTCTAAATCAAATAAAATATACACAACAGTAAATTTTGTTACTGTAGGTTACTTTTAAATGTAAGGTTTTATCAATTTAGTATATAAAGCACCGCCAGTCGCCGTTTGATTATCATTTAGTCCCATCATATATAATAGTGTTTTGTCATCTTTAGAAACATTTTGTGATGGTGGAAATATTTTATTTACCGGATATTTTGCTTCGTTATTGAATTGTTGTCCAACTATAGATTTTATTTTTCCGTCAGCACCCCAATAAAAATTCCATCGATATAGAGGTACAGTATATGGATTTTTCATTACGTTTGGATTCCATTTTATTTCCCATGCGGAAATGTGGTTCCCATCTTTTAGGTTTGCTGGTAGTTTGGCACATTGGTTAGAATAAGTATCAACATTTGCACTAACACCAAGACCATTTTTACCATTACAGTAGTAAGAACCAGTTAAAACAAAGTTTTTTCTAAATTGATTCAAAGATGTGATCTTAGTTGCGTCTTTATTTTCTTCAAGTTTTTGTGAATATTCAAAAACTAAGTTTACATTTATTTTTTGACCTGGATTTGGGTATTTGGTGGTGTCTCTAGCAGAATCACTTTTTCCTCCAGTGTCAACAACATATGCCAGTGTTTTAACTTCAGAAAGATCGGTTGATTTTTTTATTTTATATTTGTCTAATATTGGCCATAAAGCTTCTTCAAATTTATTAGCCCTTTCTAATGCCAAATCATAATTTTTTTGATACAAAACCGTTTCACTTGGTTTTGCCGGTTTCATGTCATTCGTTCTATCAAAACCCGTTGCGGACTTACCCCAAGAATTACTTGCACCTGCGGCAAAAGTACCTCGACTTAATACCATTTGACCACTTAATCTCATTGTTTTTGCCGTTGGGTCTGCGTCAATTTTTTTTATTAAGTTTGTTACAAAGTCATTTATAAATTTTGCAGGATCGGATGAACCTGAATCATAAACAGATTGTTGTGAAAATGGGATTACAACTTCTTCTTTTATTATATTTTTTGATGTACCATAAAGATTTAATATCCTTAGTTTTTCCTGTTCGTTTATCAGTAATCTTTTCATAGATGTTTTATTTATAAATATTGAATGTTTAAAATAAAATAATTTCAAACACAAATTAATTTTTTAATGGTTTTTATCACCCAAAAACCACTTCACCCATAACACTAAGTTGTAAAAAAACGTCAGCGTCACCCGCATCACTTTGTTCTAATAATATATTTTCCCAAATGTTTGGATATTCTTTTTTTATTAGAGATATTGCATCTAAAATTTTATCCATATCAACATATCCTAAATATGTTTCTTCTATGTCTTCATCAAATCTTTTTTGGTCAATTATATCTCCTTCTATCTTATACTCGCCCTTTCTTAAGTTATACATTACTTCAGACCTTAATTCATCATCGTAAAAATATATTTTACCTCCCTGTAGAATGTATTCACCTACGGCTTCAGATATATACTGACCATAACTTTTTATGTTGTCAGGTAAGTCCATATAATACCAATAGTTAGATCCACCTTCTAATGCGGTAACAAATAGATCAATTATATCTTCTTTAGTTAAATTTCTATTTAAAGCCTCGTTCTTATATCTTTCATATCTAAAAGAATATCCCACACCTCCAGCACTATATAAATGCCACTGCATAACTCTTTGTTTCCAATCTTCAAAATTAAATTCATCAAGACTCTTTTTTAATTTTACTAACTCTTTTTTCTTTGGCTCAATCCAGTTTTTAATAATATGTTCTTTAACTTTTTCATCATCAATATTAGAAAAGTCATAATTTGAATAGAATTTAACCTCATCCTCCAACTCTTTTATATTATTTTTTAATCTTTCAATACTATCATTAGTTTCTTCTTCGGCAACCTTTTCAACTTCACGCATTTCACTGTCAGTTAATCCATACTGATTGAGTTCTTCATTTTCGTTTAGAAATTTACTCTTAAGTGCTCTATATTGTTTTTCAGAAATTATTATTTTCATTGTTCTCTCATATATTCAAAAACTTCTTTACACTTATCGTAAAGTATTATTAAATAGTCTTCATTTAGCCATTTTATTACATCGTTGAAACTGTTAAATTTATTTGGTAAATCTTCAATGTAGAAATAATCACCACTTATTTCAAATTCGGATTCTGGTCCTCCACCAATAAAACCAAAATATTGAAAATCTATTGGAAGGTGACACTCTCCATCCCAATATGGTGTAGCAAACGCTGTTACAAAATCATTTTTTATTTTATCTTCACATTCAAATTCTAAAACCCCACCCATAGAATCGAAGCTAAACTTAAATGTCAAATTTTTATAAGTTTTTTCTTTGAACTTTTTTTGTCTTAGATATACTCTAATTAATTCATACAAATCATAACAAGATGTGTCAGGCATGTTCCCATCGAAGATTACCGATAAAATATTTAATGTAATATTATACCTTCTCAAAGTTTCGTATACACCTACCGTTTCAATTGAATTTCTAAGTTTCTGTCTTAATCCGGCAAATTGGTTTTCATTTATAATAAACTTCATAATATAAAATTTTAATGTATATCAAAATCATCATCCACAAAATCACTATCCAAATAATCTGTGTCAACATGTTCCCATGACCATGGATCGATTTCGTCTTCATTTTTAAGTTGCCAAAGATATGATGTGTCAAAATCTCTTCGCGTAAGATAAGTTTCCATCTTTATCCTGTAGGTTCGTCTAGTTAATTCTCTTTCATCTAGCATATAGTTAACTGTAAACCCTTTCTGATCAGGTCTCATTAAATCATTCGGGTCGAAATTATTATTTCCGTAATTATTTAATGAAAAACATGCAAAGATGTATTCTACATCATACCTATCACCACCTCTTATTGGGGAAAAAATTTTTCTTTCTAAATCAAGATCATAAGTTAATTTTTCATAAAATTCAGTGAATTCTATCGTTTCAATATCAACAACATTAGATAATGCGTTTTTTACATAATTAAGATATCTTGATAAACTAGTATCATTTAGACTTTCTAATTTGGATTTCATTTATCAACAATTTGCATCCATTAATTTATAATCATCCAAAATATCGTTTAAGACATCAACAACAACATCTGCCAACTCACCGTCCGCTAAATCTAACAACATTTGATCAAGATCAACAATACCACCTGTTAAGTATTGAATGTCCATTCCAAAGATAGACACCGCAGTTAATAAAATATTTGAATCAAATACATTTTTAGGTATGTTAATTTCTATTGTGTCAATATGTAAATAGTAACCTGATTCAGAAGGATTATTTTCATCACAAGAAATAATTAAAGTTCCGGTTGCTTTTCCTGTAACATTAGATGCAACCACAGGAATTGTTCCAGTCATAGCAGGAATAGGGTCTTGCCAAATCTTATAATATGCCTGAGCGGTAACTTTTGGAACATTTAAATCCATAGTAATACTAAATACGTTATCTACATCAGACTTTGGTATCATATCATATACATTTGTTACTTGAATACCACCAACACCTTTTATGTTCATAAGTCTGAACTCGTAACCTCCTGTCATATCTAAATAACCACAAAGACTTTTACAAGCATCTCTTCCTTGTTTACATTCTTTAGTACAACAGTTATTACATGTCCAATCTATCGCAGAGCATCCGCCATGACAAATGTCATATGCCACATTACAAGCATCAATACAAGCATCATCAACAACACTCCAAGTATATTTATCGTGAACATAAACTTCGTTACAAAATTCAATGTCGTTTAAAACAGATGTTTTATCACAAGACGAAGACACTTTGAATGTCATGTCCTGTACTTGTGGTGATTGAATAATTGTGTTAAGTGTGCTTACAATCACACCTTCGATTGTATTTGGATCTACCGATACCGTTTTGTTTTTGGAAAACAACTTACTAATTTTTTTAAATACTTTTTTCATAATTTTTTATTTTATAAATATTACATAAAAATAAAACCCCACATTAACGCGGGGTTTGGTTTATCTTTTTTTTCTACCTTGACAATGGGCTTTTTGTGAAAAACCCTTTGGGTTATTACAATCTATTGATCTTTTGTATTTTTGTGACCAACGTTCACTTAATGTTTCGTCATCTTCTATCGAAGTTTCGTCTGTTGGTGGTTCGTCTTTGACTCTTTCTCTACCAATCTGACCAGCAAGTTCCGCTCCCACGGTACCACCCATTCCAGCCATAAGAAGAGCGGCTTCTAAAACTTGGTCACCAGCCATGGCTCCCATTGTTGCACCAATTGCAGCCCCTAATAATCCAAATATACCATAATTAATTAGTTTTCTTTTAAGATACTGATTTCTAGTAATTTCTTTTTTTCCACGATCATCACTATAATCATAGTATTTTTGAGCCTCATTGATATTCATTTCTAAAGAATTTTTGATATCCATAGCGGCATCAGGATTTCTTTTAAGAAATGAAACCAATCTTTTGAAATTTCTGTCATTTTTTAAATCTATCATTGAAAAATCTGATTCTGTTTCCATATCATTTGACATGTCTATCCATTCATCTTCATTTTCTTTTAAATATTGTCTTGACGTTGCACTTTGGTGCATTTCTAAAATTCTTTGTTTTTCTGATTCAGTTATTATAAAGTTTTTCATTTTTTTTATTTGGTAATTTATTTTTATTATAAATACAATAAAAAAAATAAAAATTAATGAAGTTTCGCTGCCATTTGCATCAAAAACCTTAACTTGTCTTCCAATAATCTTACTTCATGGATTTGTTTTTGATTTAATTCCAATGATTCACCTTTGATTGATGAAATTTTGTTCTGTGTTCTAGTATATTCGTACATTAGTTCGTTATACTTTTGTGCTTTTTGTTCGTTTGTCATAATTAATATATACGTTATAAATACATAAAGAAAATAAAAAACCTCATCTTTTGAAGATGAGGTTTTTCTGTAAGTAACTTTATGTGTCTTATGGTTTTTTTACAGGGGATTGTTTGTTACCTTGCTGCGTTGCTCTAAAAGATAAATCGTAGTATTTTTTATCTATATTTTGTATTATAGGAAGAATTTGCGTATCTTTGATGTTTTTCAATAACCAATCTGTATTACCTAAAGTATCTTTCCAAATTCTAAAAAAAGTATTTGGGTTATTTAAATAAACACCAAAATCTAATTGTGCGGGTGCCTGTACTCCGTTTATCATCAAGGTATATTGAGGAACTTCTACAGTTTGTCTTGTCCCGTATGATGGATCAGCGGCAACATTCATTCTTTTAACGGTATATTTAATTATTGGTACATTTTTCTTTTGTTCCTTGTTTGTTTTTAAAATGAAATTGTTAATGTCTGTAAGACATTTTACAACATATTGTTCAACTGTTTGAATTGATGATTGGTTTACTCTTTGTTCAGAAATTAATGGTTTAACATTTCCAAGAGTTGATTCTAAAAGTTGTTTAAATCTATTTGTTTCCATAAATATTTTTATTATAAATATTTATGAATTTCAAAAATTTTTTAATAAAATAAAATTAATTTGTTTTTGGACTCGGGTAATTTTTTTTAAGACCTGAATAATATACATTCATAAGTGGTTCAAAGATTTTAAAAATTAATTCATTCATAGATATCAATTCATCGTCACTGAGTTGTGTAATATCGAAATTATATTTTGTCCAAAAATAATTAGAAAGAGTTCTATAAACAAGTTCATCTTTGAATTCTTGTTTGTTGTCAGTACCAAAATAAACTTGACCGGCAATTTTTTTCATCGTCTTTTCTATCTTGTGACCGTCAAATCTTCTGAGTAAAAATGTGGGTATATTCACCATATAAAATAAATATTTGTGAAATAAAAACAGTATAAGTTACCAATTATTAATTAATCTTCAAATCTTTTGTTTTGAATATAAGATCCAATCCATGACCCAATCTGAAAACAACCAATAAGATAAATTATAAATGGTGGTAAATATAACAAAGCCAAAATTGCGGTAACAATTCCTGCAATAAACAATCCTAAATTTTTCATCTTCAAATTTAAAATTAATGATAAAAAAAATATTTGTCAAAAAAATTTTAATCTTTGAAGGGGCTATATAAGTCCAACCATTTATTAATTAAATCTTTGTAACCGCCATTCCCCTGTTTAAATTTAGCGTCAATATTTTTTTTCATTTTCTTTTTGTCTTCAGATGAAATTTTGGAATAAGAATCGATTAATTGTTTTCCGTATTTTTTTATGAAATTAGCATCACCACCTTTTTGACCTGTGAATTCTTTTGTATATTGTACGTGATAAAAATCCCAACCCCAAGAAAGACCGTATGATTCAAAACCATTGTTCACGGCAACTTTTAACATTGCGTCAGATGGTTTATCCCAATTTTTTCCATTCCACATATAAACATCAATCGCATGACCATAATTGTGAATCCCAAGACCACCACGAGCTTTACTAGTTCCTTTTTGGAATTCGTTTTCTTGTTCATCAAATGTTCTAAATCCGTCGGTAATTTTAAATTTGTATCCCTTAGCTTTCCACGCGTTTACTAATTTTTGGAATTTTGGAATAACGTTGGGGTGTAGTTCATTTATTGTTGTGTCTATTGATTGATTCATTTCCAAATCAACAGATTCTTCTGTAGATTCTTTAACAAGGTATCGTCTTAACTGTGATTCGGTAACAATGATTTTCATATGAAATAAATATCTTACAACTAAAAAACCCCCACATTTCTGTGAGGGTTCCATATAGTTTGTTTCGAGGATTAAAATTATGTCATCAAGAGTTTTAAATTTTAATCAAATGACTTTTGAGTCTTTGAATAATGAGTTTGGGACCATTACTTTATCACGATCAATTATCTGACTATTCAGTCTCTAATTGTAGAACACATATCATTTTGACCCTACCCACAAACCATATTAAATTTGAGTGGTTGCGTTGAATATATCCAATCGATCTTGGATTTCTTCAATTCGAGCTTCCAACTCTTTGATTGTTTCATTTCGTTTAACCAAAGATATTTCTGAGGTTTTAATACTTTCACTTTCCAATCGGTACCTATCTCTATTTGACTTCCCTTCGGTACAATCCATTTTTTTAAGTGATTGAGTCATTGATTTTAACTCCGACATAAAAAAGATGTCTTCTAACACTGGTGTGTTTGCAATGTGAATTTTTGTTTTTAACTTTGCCAACTCCTTTGTGTCTTTAGTTATTTCAACCAATAGTTCGTTTGAGCTATATGGTCTTTCATTTCCAACTTCAATTGAGTTGTACTCTTGCATCAACTTTGTATTTTCACCGATCTGTTTGATCAGTTTATTTTTTTGTTTCAGTGCTTGTTTAATTGTCATAACTTTTTTTTGTGTATAAAATTATAAACAGTAAATACCATTAAGTCAAGTAGGGAAACCACCTTTTTCTGAAAGATTCACTTAAGTAAGATATAATATGAACTATTAAAAACCCGAAGGGTTCGGTCGGTCGATTTTTCCGACGAAGTCGGGACCCGCGGTATCCGGCCCCCAATAAAAAGGAAGAATTTTACTAATAACGATAATAATTACACTTACGAACAAAAAGATTTTTAATATAGTTCCCGTAATCTTGATCAACAATATTATATAATAAACTTATATCCATATTAGATCCCCCATTTTCACTGTTATCATGAAAGAATTCCCAATTGTTATTAACAAACTCCTCGATACATCTATCTCTAAAATTTTCTAAAAAAGAATCGGGGGTATTATATTTACACCACCAAGCACCATCTTCATTTCTTTCGTACCCATCAATCTGATCTTCAACAAGATCAACAAATTGTTGTAGCCGTCTAATAAGAAATAGTTGATTTTCTGTGATAATGATTTTCATGTTAACAATCTTCTGTTTTTGAGTTATAGAACTCTCTAATCTCATCACCGTGAACATCAATCAATATGTTAATAAAGTTTTCAAAACCAACTTCATCATAGATAAAATCCGATATGTCGAAATTATTAAAATATTCATAATTGCGAATAATTTCCTCAACCATATCTTCCATAAAACCTTCAAATGTGGGGTAATGATAACAAAAGTTTACGTCACCATAAAAAGCCCCATCATCCCTAATCATTAACAAGGCTTCATGCATTATTTCATTAATTCTTCTTAGAACAATTACTTTATTATATTGTCTTTCCGTTATAATAATTTTCATATCAATAAATATAATGTAAAACAAAAAACCCCACCGATAAAAGTGGGGGATAAATAATTCACAGATTATAAATTATTTTTTACTTAATAACAGTCAAGGAATCATTTGATACGTTTTCGGTTGTAGTACTATCAGTTCCAACATTTTCAGTAGAAACATTGTTTGTAGTTGTTTCTTCTTTTTTAGAATTACATGATGATACCATCAACGAAAAACTTAACAAAAGACCCATCAAAGTTAAACTTTTCATGGTAAGTTAAATTATAAGTTTATTTGTTAAATAATATTAACAAAAATAAATACTACTGTCAATAACAAAAAACCCCACCGATGAGGTAGGGTTTCTATTTTTATTAATTTTTAACGTTGTAGTTTTCCTTTGACCTTAGATGCCAGATTTTGTATTCCTTGTTTAGCCTTGTCAACCATAGGAGCGGCTGCCGATTTTAATTCCTGACCAACAATCTTAACTTGACCTGCAAAATTAGCACTATTAAAGTTTTGATATTTTTGTGCGGTAACACCCAAAGCATAAAAATCTTTCATGTACTTGTATATACTTGTGGTTTCTTTTGATTGTCCCAAAGTCGTAAGATCAAGACCCCCAAGATTAGATTTCCACATTTTAAAACCTGCTCTTTTTTCTGTAGGTCCACTATTGGTCATCATGTTCCTATCTTTGTTGGATAAAGTTTTTAAAAACTCTTTATCTTCTTCTGTTGGTTTAGAATAAACAGGACCAATGTACTCCCCACTGGCACCCACACCTGTAAATGTTTTTAATAACTCAGGTGAAATCCCTTCATTATTTGGATCAACCGCCAACATATAATCTATTTCAATTAGTCTATAATATTTCTGTTGTTGCTTATCAACCTGTACTTGAAATAAAAGTGTAAGTGACGCCTTTGACGCTTGAACAAGATTGGCGTTTACATTTGATATTGTAAATCCGTTTGTTTTTAGTTCTTCAAAAATCTGAGCTGAAAAATCTTTTACTTCTTGTTCAGATATAAGTGGTCTAACATCCCCCAAGCTTGATTCCAATAATTGTTTAAATCTATTTAGTTCCATAATGTATTTTCCAATAAATATGTAGAATGTCTAAAACCTATATTTTTGAAAAATTTTTCCAGAAATTTTTTTTAGTATTTGAAGGTAAATTAAAAAGGGGTCGACTTTACAGATTATAAGGGTTTCACTTTACAGATTGTAAGGGTTTTACTTTACACATTATAAGAATCCATCACAATCTTCGATATTAGAGTCATAATGGTCCGTAATTAACTCAAGAAATCTGGACATAATAAAATTATAAATCCTTAACACACTTGACTCATTTAGTTTATCTAATCCATCATAAGAATTTATAAAAGTAATAGTTGACCCACGAACTATTTCCCTAACATATTCTCTTTTCCTACCGATGTAATCACAAACGTCTTCATAATCAAAACCCTCTTCCACAAGTTCCTCGATGTGATTTATTATTTCAGGATCATTTGTTCTTCTTAAAAACCATCTTAAACCTTCTTCCATATTGATAAATATACTTTACTGTATAATATGGGATAGTATAGTTTCCAAATTTTCCCAAAAATTTTTCCAGAATTTTTTTTACGAATATGTTATATTTGGGATTGACCCCCCTTTTTCCCCTGACAATATGTCATATAAGGGGGCATACGGGAGGGGGGAGGGGGTAATTCTTGTGGATCCCCCTATGGTAGGGGTATGCCAAACTCTATTGGTCCCCCATGTGACACACTGTCATGTTGATAACTTAGTAAACGACTATAGTGGTGTTAATAACTTTTGATCAAATAAACATGGGGGAAAATTTGGTAGTGTCAAATTAATCCCGTACCTTTGTATTGACACTGATGATAAGGTTAAGTCGGGCTCGGGGGAACAACCCGTGGAGCTCAATCAGAGGCAGGATGCCTTATAAAAAAAATAAGGGAGCATAAAAAATTCCCCATCACCGAATAGGGATCCTTAAGAAAATTATGTTGTCAACTTCATCTTGAACTTTACAGACCGCCTGGGTCTTGAACAACTAATTCCCTACTGTGGGGAAAATGAACTTCTAATAATAAATATACTAATGATCTTGAAAAGGTGAATGGTGTGTGTTATTATTCTGTTATGGAAATGTTTCTTATGGTCTATGTTGTAATCACGTTGTTATTTCTGTTTGGTCTTACAGTGTGTGCTTTCTTTTTGGACTACTTCCCCACGTCAAATATAACTAACTTTATTCGTCGTTATATTATTGATCAAATGGATGATCATATATAAGACCTAATGAATAGTCTTGTAGTTGGGGACCAATGGTATTGAAGTCCCCATCTTTAATATGTCCCTGTGTAAATAGATATTCTAATACATCCCCCATGTCTGATGACTCAAGGGTGTAGAACCTTTGTCTGATAGGTTTATTTTTACCAACCAAGTTATGTTCTTTATACACACATGTACCAGAATAGTTTTGGTGACAATATGTCAGGGTTATGGTATCACCACTTTTGTCAATTACTTTGTTGAAAACTTTTAATATCTCCATCACCAGGGGGAATTGTTAATAAATAATTATGTTAAAAAACTTGTTTTTGTCAAAATGTCAGTCGAGCGTTACACACGACACAATCTCTTTACGGGTTTTCTACCACTTTTCCCCACTCTATACTTCCCACTTTCTACCACCGAAATTGTACCTGTTGCTATCTACAGACCTAAAAAATCCCCCTTCTTGACCCCTACAGAACCACTTTTTTCACTATGTCTATTCTCCAGCGAAAAACATATATTAATGGTACTGTTGCCGTGGACAGACATTTATGTCGTTAGTAGATCACTTATAGATCATTAAATAGATAACTTCAACGACCACTTTAGTGGGTTTTTCAACATCCTGACCACTAAAATCTACACAACTAATAACACATAGTAAAGTGGTAATAACTTCTAATAAGTGGTAATAAGTGGGTATGTTTATACCCTTTTCATATACACATTCATTTAGTAACTAATCACCACACCAAAATATAATACAAGTACAACACTAAAATATAACTTTGGTACAAAGTTGTCTTGATAGTTGTACCATAACATTATACAAAATGTGTTACGCAAAATGTGTAATCATTGGTCAACTTAAATGGGGGGACAATATATTAGGACTTAACTAAATGGGGGGATTATAGTTTTATAAAATAGTATAACATATGAGTGAATGAAAAAGGGAACCGATTGAGGTCCCCTTTGTAATGAGTGAATGTGTTATATTATTTTATGGTTTTCTAAATTTATATCTATGTCTATCTTCACAAGTTTTTAATGAATCATAAAAGAAGTCTACTATTCTTTTCGGATAATCAAGATCAATTAAAAATTGATATATTTCATCATACTTGTCTACATATGATTCTGAATCAACATAGTGTAGTTCATCAATAATAATTCTTGACATGTCTGAAAGTATTTGACTAGAATATTCTAAAGCCTCATCGTCTGACCAGTGTATACAAACATCTTTTGAACTTAAATTGTTAAGGTAATGTTCAACAACATCTATTCTTCTTAACATATAAATTTGTAACTTGGATTCATTTATAGTTTTGGAATTTAATTGATCTAATCTTTTTTTAATCTTACCCCCATAATAATCTTTTAACATATAAAAGACATCATCATACCACTGAAGTTCTTCTGGAACAGAGCTATGTATATCATAGTGAATTGAGTCTATCAACATGGATATGACTCTATTTCTAAACTGAGGTAATGATACCGAACTTTTGTCTTTTCCCCTGTTGTACATGTTTGTGGCAGTATCTAAACAATCCTCAAATTCGGCGTCTAACACTTTAGGATCAACTCTACGTAACAAAAATGGATTTAATTGTTTGTTCATCCTCTTTCATTTTTTAATCTGTTATAAATAGTTTCTAACTTGGGCTCAAATAAGTTGATAAGACTTTGTATTGTTTGATCGAAATATCCATCACTTGTATCTATATCAGTTTCATACTTGTAGTAATGATAGTTTTCTAATGTTGCCGTAACTAACTTCCATTTGAATTCTTCTAATGAATTGGATTCATAAAACATATATACTTTTCCTTTATCTAAGAGATCATTGAACTTATCTAAATCAAGTCTTCGAAGTATGTAAGGATCTATGTTTCCCGATTCTTGAATCAATACTTTTCTAATTATTTTTTTAAGTGACATTGTTGTCTTTTGATTTGTTATCCTTTATGTATAATAAATATAACTATGGTATTAAATTATGAGGTGAATTCCGAACGAAGTGAAGGACTATGAACCGAGTAATTGAAAACCATAGTTAATTATGATAATCGAACACAATATTCGTCCCAATAATCATATATGTCTTCTTTTCTGTTTTCTTCTATAAAATCAATAATATCTGAATAGTCAATAATTTTTAAGTCTTCCCCTATAAATGACCAATATAATTCGTCGTATAAACCACGAAGAAAAGCTTTTTCAGAACTATATTCACATGGGTACATAGAAGAAAGGGTTGCGTCAATTAACGTATCAATTATAGTTATTCTTCTTAAAAACTCAGGTGAAAAATCTTCATGAATATTATTATTACACTTGGATTCCCAGTCTGAAACTAATTCATCATAATATGTTCTATTTAGAAGATAAAGAATTTCATCAGAAAGGGACTCCCAATTTAATTCGGATTTAGTTTCATAGAAAAAATTAAAATAAATAGCTTCCAGTACTCTTTCTATCGTGTAATTCCAATAATGTTGTGGATGTCTGAAATCACATGGATAAACATTTGATGATACCAATTTGAAAGTGTCGTCGAACTCATGAAATCTTCTTAGAAGATAAGGGTCTATTTGGGATTCTCTAACTATGTTTGGCGAATCTTTATCCCACTTTTCTACATCTCCACTTCCACTTCCTTCATATTTTAAAGTTATTGCTTCTTTTGGTATGTCTTGAAACGTAACAATATGTTTTGACCTTGACTCAAAGTGTCTATCTTTATACCACTTTACATCAGGAATCATTTCTGTATTTATTTCCCATATATCATCGTCGTATGTTGAATCAAACCATGCTCTTTTGTTCGTTGAGTTGGTTGCAAAAATTGCAGGTTTACACTTAACACCATAACCAACATATATTTTGTAACATTCTCCTGCCCTTACTTTAAGACCATTTTCCATTATCTTATTTCTGAAGATCGGATTGGACTTGTGGATCACAATTTTATTTGGTATTATTTCTTTACCCGCCGGAGAATAATCTTCTTCCCTTAATATTCTTCCACTATAAGAATTATATAACTTTTTGATTGTTTTATTAAACATGTTGGAAACTTCATTAACAAATTCTATTTCCTCTTGTTCTGGTAGATCTTCCCACCCGAGTTCATAATCATTCCACATAATTGCCTCCACGGCTCTTAAAGTTAATTCATACTTGAATTGCTCATAACTTTTTGTTTCACCATGTACTTGTTCTGCGTTGATTGGAAGTAATTTTTTAACCTCATCTAAATTAATTCTTCTTAGAAAGAATTTTGATTTATTTAACAAATCTTCCCTTAATATTCTTCTTATGGATTCTTGTAGGTTCATATTAGTTCATATGTGAAAATACTCTTCTTATGTTTTTAGGTAAAGAATTAATTGGTATTACCTTCGCCTTAATTGTTTCTAACCCTTTTCTCACCGCTTTTTGTGCTCGGTGATGACCATCTATAATTGATATAAATTCACCATCGTCATTTACGAATATTAATATTGGGTATTGTAAATTGGCACTTTCTATTTTTTTAACCTCATCTTCATCCCCATCCCAAGTTAATAGATGCGGTTTTAATTCTTCTACGGAAAATTCTTCTACAGGTATGTCTTGTGTTGCATTTAATAAATCAATTAGAGTTATTTTGTCACCATCTTCATTTTGCCAATATGTGTCATGAAGTCCTTCTGTAAGAAGTCCCATCATTTGTTTAATCCTTGATATGTTTTCTTGTAAATTCATATTATCTTGATCTTCTTGTGTTGTATCCTTTGGTATTCAAATAATTAATCACATCGTCAATTTTTGATTTATCAGAAATGGTTATTTTATTTTTTGTTATAAAGAAGTTATTTATACCAAATTTTTTTAACAGTTTTTCTAATCTATCATTAAATTGTGTATCAGTAAGATTTAAATTTTGATAAATTTCAGAGTCACTCAAAATTATTATATCTGAATTTTCAGAAAAGTTTTGTAGTTTTTCTTCTCGGTTACTTTTTGTGTCATAGTTATTTGAAAGATCATACATTGGATTCATTTCCGTACTAAACCCGTTTTTATTCAAAACATAAATTGCGTTTTCGACTTGGTACTCATTTACCTTAACAAAATACCCATTGGCAAATGTAAACAATCTAAAAGAATACCCAACTACACAATCAATGTTTGATTTATTTAAAATAAGTGCAATTTTTTTTACCATGTATTCTGGTTTGATATTAGTATTAGAATCGTAGTGTACAAGAATTTGTGATTCATTTACATGATTTTCTGAATTAGGTTCTGCAATATTTAACTCAGATACTCTGTGATATTTGAAATCATTTTCTTTTTTTCCTGAAAAAAGATGTTTTTGAAATACTGACATTTTATTTTTATCTTCCTGTGACAATTCTTCACCTCGGCTCATTTTGTCAAGAACATCATCTATATTCTCGTTAATGATCCCCATCATTTGTTTAATCCTTTGTATGTTTTCTTGTAGGTTCATATTGTTAAATCTATTAACCAAACTTTTATTGGTTCAATACCCATTTGTAATGCGATTGAACTTCTTTTGAATCCACCTATTAAAACATAATCTTTATCATTTTTCTTTGTGTAGTATTTAACAACAAATGGTGCTGGTAATTTTCTTGTTTCACTTTTCTTTGCAAATTCTCTATATTGGTCGATGTTTCCTGCAAAAGCGTGTAAATCTTTATTACCTTCTCCGTCACCAACTTTTTTCAAATGTGATGACATTTTGGAAGATACGGTTTTTTTTAATGGTTCAAGAAAACTTGTTAATTCACCCATGTAATCAGTGTTGTTTACATTATCAATATGTTCACCTGTTTCAGGGTTAGTTCCTTTCCATATCGTCATTTGACCACGACTGAAGAAATCATAACCTTCTTGGATTGATTGCGGGTCATTCATTAAAATGTTTTTCAATTCATTCCATCTTTCTTCTTCTTTTAAAAGAGATATTATATTTTGATTTAGAAGTATGTCCTTAATTTTATCTTCGCCTTCCACATATTCACCTTTAGAAAATTCAGCAATCGTTTTGAATGTGTGTGGCATAATGTTATAAACCGTATCATAGTTTTCAGGGTTGAAAAACTCTTTGTCTGTAAACCTAATAGGATTGCCCAATAACTCACTTAACTCTTGTGTAAAGTATTCTTGTGTAGGTTCCAACCATTCAACTTTGTATGGATTAGTAACTTCTGTAACAAGTCCCATCATTTGTTTAATTCTTAATATGTTTTCCTGTAGGTTCATATTATATAATTATGTTAATCTCCACACTGTGTGTGAAAATGTTCTCTTAACTTATCACCAAATTTATTATACACATATATGGATATGAATCTATACATTTCCGCCCACTCTTCTGAATCATCATCTAGTGTGTCAGAAAAATAATCCCAATACATTCCATCCCCAGTCTTTTCTATTACAATTTCCAAAAAGTTTTCAGGGGTTCTTACTTTACATATACCATTATATTGTCTTTCTATTTCTCTTACTGAAAACTCAACCAACCAATCAACGACATCCAATCTTCTTAAAATTGGATTAATTGGATTTGAATTATTTTCCCTTAATAGTCTTTTTATAAATTCTTTTTTGTTCACCTCAATCAATACACTAAAAATTTATTATTTAAGTCTATTTCTCTTACTTCAAGACCTGAGTTTTCTTCAAACCATTTCTTAAAAATTGGAATCCACTTATCCCCAAACAGTTTTGTAAGTTCATCCCTGACAAGTTTACCAATTGATAGTGTGTATAGATATTCATATCCATCCCACTCACCTAAATATGAATATGCCGGATCATCATTAATCAAAAAATCATATATACCATACTGTTCAATTTCTTTTTTATAAAAATCATGTATTTCAGGTCCCCAATTATAATCAGGATAAAACTCTTCTTTTAGATACTGGTAAATAAAATTATTAATTTCTTGTTGATCAAGATCTAATATTTTTAATAATCTAACCATCCCTCCCACAGCCTTTGACGCTTTTTTTAAACCAACATTATCAATTAGATTCATCAAATCATTCTTTAGTGAATTTTCTCTTGAAAGTCTTCTTATGTTTTCTTGTAGTTTATCATTTTTTAAAACAATACACCTTTCATTGAAGTATTCAGTTAATTCATCATATTTGTAATCAAGAATGTAGTTTTCAATATCCGATCTTTCAATACGTTGTAATTCTTCTACATCAATTAAAAACCATCTAATTTCATCTAATACTCCTTCCACAAAATGGTCATAAGAATTATAATCACACGGATACATATTGGGTAACAAATTATCTATTACCTTATCAATTAAATGAATTCTTCTTTTTATATGTACCGGTATGTTTTCTTGTAGGTTCATTTGATATAACTTTTTAATTGTTCCAAAGTTGTTTGATTATTTTTATGAAGTATTCCAATACCTCCATTGTTTACCCATCCGTTTATGTTTGTTTCAGAATCATCTATTAAAATATTTGGATAAACTAAATCGTCTTGAGTTGTGGTGGCAAAAGTTTTTTTATCAGCCCCAAAGACAACAAATTCAATTTTTGGAATTGGGTTTAAATAGTCTTGAACTTGTTTGGTTTTTATTTTTTCTGAATTTTCTATATTTTTGGATCCTGTGGAAGTAAGAATTATTGGGTAATATTTTTTAATACTTTCCCATAATTCGCTCCCTATATAATCAGTTTCATTACCTGATCCACCTTCATCGGCACCCATTTTTTTGAATAAAACTCCACCCATGTCAACATACAACTTTTTTGGGTCATAGTAATTTTCAACTATTATTCCCATCATTTCTTTTATCCTTTGTATGTTTTCTTGTAGGTTCATTATTCAAGTACTTTTTCGAATGTCACAAAAGAAATTGTTATTGATTTTTTTTCTGAATTATCAACAAACTCAATAATTCTTTTAACATTTGGAACATCTATCAACTTTACAGTTCCGCTCTTACCCTTGAAATTATAACCAATCAATTTTTTTCCACCACCGTCAGTTTCTTCCAAAACATGGTCAACTTCATCTATATTAATAAAAGAACCATTAGGTGCGGTTATTTGCATTTTAATCATGTCATTTTTGTTATCTTGGATTTCAAATTTGTAAGGTACTTCAGTTTTAACTAATTGGAATGGTCTACCCAAAATTTTGGTAACTCCTAAACTTTGCGATTCGTTCAAAAATGAATGATTTATTTTCATCATTTCTTTGATTCTTTGTATGTTTTCTTGTAGGTTCATTTCATTTCTTTATTTTTACACAATTAGGATACTTTTTACCAAACATAGTTTTCATACCTTTTTGAGTGTATCCCTTCCAACATCTTTCTGTTATTTCTTTGTTTTCATATAACTCGTCATCATTTTCCAACTGATTTTCCGTCCAATAATTATAAATGATATTAGAAAAATTCATTCTAATATATTCGTATAAAATATCGTAAATTTTACTGTATTGTGGATCATCTGAAGGTTTGATAAATTCATCAGTAACATAAAAAATAACATCATCCGCGTAACCATATTTGGAATTATATTCAGTGGGTTCAAGGTCATACATTTTTTGTTTTACTAACCTTTTTATCGTTGTGTCATCAATTGATCTATTTAATCTTCTTAATAAGCTAAAGTTGTCGTAGATTTCTGAAATTGATTTTCTAACTGAAGGTCTAAATCTACTTGGATTACTTTTGATTGCGGATTGTGGAAATCTTATACCAACACCTTGTCTTCTAGCATTTTTTAAGGTTCTTGCATATTCATCCAATTCTTCGTCTACACTATTAATAATATCTAAAGTTTTAATATTGGTGGAACTTCTGATAATTTTTGGAGCTACCCCATTTTCATTTGCTTCTTCCCATCTTTTTGCACACAAACACCACTTGTCACCAGGTTGTAACATATCAAGATTATTTCCCTGTGACTTTGTAAATTTAAGAAATTCTTTTGTCACCTTAGAACATACCGTGTGACTACCTTTATCATCATCACCTGTTCTACAGTATCCATCTCTATAAAAACCTGTAATTGGGTTACGAGAACAAACTTTTAATTTACCACCATCAATATTTTTATCGGTTTCAGTTTCTTCTCTAATTATTCTATATATTGATTCATTTAATCCCATAATGATAAATATTAGAGTAAATAAAAAACCCCACAAGATGGTGGGGTTTTGTTATTTCAGTTTTATTCCTGTAAACTGTTTAAGTTTTTGTTTGAATTTGATTCTTAAATAACGGTCAACAACTCTAGGGACATTTTTTTGTCTTTCAGCAAATTTTTCACGTATTTTTTTTTCTAAATCTTCAAATTGTGTTTCCATAAGTTTGACAAAGATAAGAATAAAAAATTAAAAAACAAGAATGTTTCAAAAATTAAGTTGGTAGTTTTTTACCGTTATCATGTGTTTTTTCACTTTCGACTTTGATTTTGATTTTGGGTTCATAATCTTTAGGAAGTTTGTTTTCTATTCCAACAAATTCACCCATTTCATTATCCATTCTTACAACAACAAGTTTTTTATCAAGATTCATCATAATTTGTCCCGTTGTTTGCATGTGATACATATTTTTTGTTCTGTATGGATTCAAAAATGGATCTTTTTTGTATTTCTTTTTCATAGCATCAATAACATCCATATCATTTTTTACATCTTTGAGATGATCCTGAGCCAATTTCATCCTTGAAACTGAAGATTTTCTTTTTTTACCACTGGTATAACCAGCACTTTTCTGATAAATGCCGTGATTAGTTCTGACAACTAATTTTGATTCTTTTTTCAATTTTTTGATCACAGGGGAATGTTTTGCGGTCATTTCAACTACGTAAACATTTTCATTATTGGACACTATTGTTTCCCCTTTGAGGCCAACATCTTTTTTATCTTCACCTCTGAAAGAAATAATTGATTTGATAACTTTAGGTAAAGTTTTATAAGTTAGAGCCTTTCTAATTTTACCACCGTCAGCCGCGAATCTTTTTTTTGCTGGTTTGTCCTTATCTTTTCCATCAGATTTTCTTTCTTTTTCAACCCCTTTACCTTCCTTTTCGTCTTGAACGACTAATAAACTTGAATTTACAATCCCGATACCAAATTCATTCATTCCTTCACTCCAATCAGTGTCAACATCTCTCCAATAAACCATTTCAACATCATTGACTATTTCATGAATGATTTCAACTCTTGCTTTATATCCACGATCTCTATTTTTCGCCAAAACAACACCATCTTCGAGTCTTACCGCAGCTATAGTACATTCATGTATAACTTCACGGTGTAATTCTTCATTTAGTATTGATCTAATTAAATTTTTCATTAACTATAAATACTACGTCAAACAAAAACAAGTGGTAACTCATTCCATGATGTTGTGTACTTTTGAGTAATATAGTCTTGTTTCATTTCCCACTCATGGTTTTCATTCTGTGGGGCGTTTACAACTTTAACATCGTCACTAAATAAAGAAGTTTGGATAATTGTATCAGGAGTAAGTTCATTAAATACTATTCCACACTTTTTATACTTTTCAGATTTGTCACAAAGAACTTTATATTGTTCGTGAATCTGTGACCAAATAAGGTCAGGATCTCTAGTTGGATTTTGAAGTTTGATTGTTTTAGAATGGTAATACTTATCACCTTTATGATAATTTCCTGAAACAAATATAGTTACTTTATTTGCAAACAACTTGTTTTGACTTAATTTCTTCACACCGTTTTTAATGTATGTATACATCGCTTCACCCAGTTGATCAAAGTCCTGTACATCTTTTCCAAAAGAACGAGTAGATGCAATATTTTTTTTTGGTTTGGACTTCTTTTGAATTAAAAAACAATACATTTCTTTTAACTCCAATTGAGTTTTTACTCCATTGATATTCATCAACTTTCTAACAGTATATTCGTTTGTGTTAATAAACTGACCTACTGATTCTACCCCAATGTTTTTTAGTTTTTTTGCCCACTTTCTACCAATACCCCAAACCTCATCAACATTAATCCCATAAGACATATTTCTAAAGTTTGGTAAGTCCCAATATGAACATACACCATTATAGTTTAGCTGTTGTTTAGCTAAAAAGGATGTTAGTTTAGCTAAAGTTTTGTTTGGGCCAACACCAATTGATACAGGAATTCCAACTTTCTTTCTAACTTCTTCTTTAATTGCTATTAATGTTTCTGTGAGATCTTCTAAAGGTATGTTTGAAAAATCAACAAACGCTTCATCAATTGAATATACCTCAATATCATTTCCAAACTCCGAGATTACTTTCATAACCCTATCTGACATATCACCATACAGGTTGTAGTTTGATGAGTATACACAAAATCTATGTTGGTCCATGAACTCTCGACTCTTAAAGAATGGTTCCCCCATTTTAATTCCAAGGTCTTTTGCTTCTTGTGATCTGGCAATTACACATCCGTCATTGTTTGATAATACAACGGTTGGTCTTCCAATAGATTCAGGATTAAATAATCTTTCACAACTAACATAGAAGTTGTTACAATCAATTATTCCAATCTTTTTTACATTTTCTTTAATACCCATGTTACTTTTCCCCATAAGTTTTTTTGTCCTTTGAACTCTCGAAGTTTGAAATGATTCTTATCAGTTAAGATTACCAAATCCCCATCTTTTGGATTCTCAGTTCGATCAATTACTATTGTATCACCTTGATTGATTCCAAAGACTGATGGTCCTGAATATCTAAAATAAAATGTTGTGTAGTGATCTTTCACAATCAAGTCATTTAGATCTAATCGTTTGTCAACGTATGTTTCCGCTGGTGAAGCAAATCCTGTTGTTGTAGAATTGATCTGAATTGGGTTTTGGTGTCTTAACATATACAAAATATAGTAAATGTAAATGATATAAAAAAGAAAAATCCCCACTTTTTTGGTGGGGATTTCTATATTTTAGTGTTATTCTAAAACTATATTATGCGGGTTGCTCTTCAGTTTGTTCAACCATTTCCATCATCTGAACATCAAGTGTTAATCTAACTTCATCACTCAACAATACACCACCTGTTTCTAAAGGTGCGTTCCATGTAAGATTAAAATCAGAACGATTGATTACTCCTGTAATTTCAAACCCATGTTTCGTATTACCCCATGGATCAACACTCTTACCGTTATACTCAATATCCAACTCGATTTCTTTTGTTGTATCTTTGATTGTCATTTCACCTTTCATCTTTCCGTTTTCAACATTTACCATTGTAGATTCAAAATACATTCTTGGGAATCTTTCTGTGTTGAAGAAGTCTTCAGCGTTTAAGTGTGCGTCACGGTCAGCATTTCCTGTAGAAATAGAGTTTACTTCGGCATCAAATCTTACTTGAGCGTCACTCATATCTTCAGCGGTATATGTCATACCTCCTGAGTAATTAGTTAATGTACCTTTTACATTAGATACCATTAAGTGTCTGATTTTAAAACCCAAATCAGAGTGGGACGGGTCAATTACAAGTTTTGTCATTTTTTATATTTGTTTTTGGTTTATTTTCGTATGGAAATAATAGGCCTTTTGAATCAACATGTAAATCATTTATTGATTGATCTATGATAACAAAAATCCCCACCTTGTTGGTGAGGACTTTTATTATTTTTTTGACCACTTGAGATATTCTTTTCTATCTTTGATTATTCTTGGTATAATCAATACCAAAAATAACCCCCAAGTTAAAATCATTTTCTAATTATTAACTTTTCAACCTTGGAGTTGTTTAGTCTAACAAAATAAACTCCATTTGGTAGATTTATCAATTCAACTTGATTATCAAAAGAACTTACTAATAATTTCCCGTTTTGATCCATAACTTCGATATTAGTTTTTTCATTAACCGTAATTTGATTGGTTGCCGGGTTAGGATAAATTGTGTACCCATTATTAAGTTCATCGACTGACGCAATATTTCCAAATATGTTTAAAGGGAAGTTGGCACCAATTGCCGCAAACGAGAACCCATTCAATCTAAAATCAGGTGTTGATCCTATTTGAACAAATGGGTTAACCCAATTGATGTCTTGATTCGTTAAAGTTGAGTCATTCAAGTTTTGAGAAAAATAAGATGAAAGAAAGTTTGGTGTTGTTGTATAACAAACTGTCCCAGTATTAAAGTTTGAAAGTATGTTACTATTAAAGTTCATAACACCTGAAGTTATGTTATTTTCAACAGGAACACCCTCTAAAGATAATCCTTTTTCCCATCCTGTCGCAATTGAGTTGAAAACAGAAGTTGCAGTATTTCTTCTTAATCTGAAAGCTTTTTCAAATTTTTCACCCACTGGAAGAATTACAGTCCCATCACCCTTAGCCCCAATAATCGTGAAGTTAGAAAAAATAGGTGCCGTCAATGGTTGAGAAGCGCTACCCTGTGCGTCATTATCCGATTCGAAACAATTTGAGTCGCCCGCTGCGTCTGACAAATTTTCATTTCTAATCGCCAAACCGAATTGAACCTTACCTCTGTATCCAAAGTCAGTATCAAAATCGTCATCTATTGTTGAATATGAAATTAAATGTTTACAGTTTACCGTTCCTCCGAACCACTCAAACGAGTCGTCTCCACAGAAACTTACTTGTACATAATCCACTGTAGTTAAACTTCCAACTGAACCGAATGTTAATCCGTTAATTTCTTTGTTTGGTTCAAGTGGAATTCCTGCAAATTCGATTCTTACATATCTTAACACTCCTGAGTTATCATTATCATTACCTCCTCCATGTTGAGTGTTTGTAGATGGTGGTAATCCTTCTATGTTAACAACACCACCAGGTTGATTATTAATGGCATGCCCCAAAAGAACTAAACCTCCCCAATCTCCTTCGTTTCTACTTCCGACAGGATTGTTTGAGGTAAAGACGATTGGTTGGTTCACATTTCCATCAGCAATAATTTTTGATCCTCTTGTTACAATTAGAGTTCCTTGACTATTGTAATCACCTCTAATTATAGTTCCTGGAAGTATTGTAAGTGTTGCACCATTTTTAATATAAACTTTGTTTTGTAATTTTATAACACCTGACCAAGTTGCATCAGTAGTTACATCAGTATTAATTACCAATTGAGTTGTTGGGTACTGTGTATTTTGTGGATCCCAATTAGACCAACCATGAGTCCAATCTGTTTGTGGTGTGTTATCTGTTATAGGAAAAGCACCTCTGTATGTTGTAGGTGTCCAAAAAGAATTCTGTGAATAAGACAAAACTGTCATCATTACAGAAAAAATTGTTAGATAAATTTGTTTCATTTTTTTAATTTTATTGTTTATATCTAACAATAGATAGTAAACCATTTTGTTAAGTTCAATTCATTTACAATACTTAACAAAAAGGTAACGACTTAACTTTCCCTTAACATTTAGTTTTTATGATTTGATTATAAGATCAATTGAGTTTTGTTGCATCAATAAATATTTTAACATTTCTAGATGCAAAAAAGGGTTCCCACGTAACCCCTATTCTGAAAGGAAAAAATTGATTCATTTCGTCAGACAAGGTTCTTGCCAACCAACTTTCTATATTTGAAGCATTACTATCTGAATTAAAGTGGATATTGATTATTCTGTTTCCGTTTTTTGATGTTCGTGTTTCTAAAAAGGAAATTTCTACATCGCTATCATTCCAAAAATAAATGTAATTTTTGATCAACATTTCAACATCGTCTTTATTTTCAAAATCTATATCTAATATTTTTGTAACATTATTTATGCCACCGACAGCTTTTGCCGCTGTTACAATTCCTGAATCACGAATCATTTTTTTTAATGAGTCTTGTAATGAAACACTTTCGACAATAATTTTTACAATATTTTTTACTTTATTCATTTTATTATAAATATAAATCAGAAAGTTATTTAAAAAAAGTTTGATTAACCAAATAAAAATAATATCTTTGTAAAAAAAACCCTTATGAAAAATCTATTTTTAATCTGTCTTATGTTTATTTTGTCTTCATTTGCATTTATGAATGACTCAACTAAAATTTACAATACTATAAACACTTCTGTTTCTCAAAATATAATTGATACAATAAGTATACATGTCACGGAAGTTGATTATTCTAGAAACATCGATGGTAAATCTTATTTAAACGAAAAAAGATCAACCGATACAAAGTATACAATTGATCTTAAATCTAAAATTGTTGTAGTAACTCACTCCGATGGTAGTGTTGTAATGTTTGATTCTGTAACAGTATCAGAAAAAAATAACATTTACGAAATTTCTTACTACGATAATGATATTTACCAAAATGTTTCCAAAATATATTCAACTATTCGTATTGACCAAAATAATGATCAAGTAACTTATACTGAAATTAATTTGGATTTTGAATCAGAATTTAACCTATACGTTTTTAGTAAATATGATATAAAGGTGGACTAATTATCTTGGTCCACCTTGTCCTTGGAATTTTCTTTCTAGTTTCTTAGTGATACCATACTCATCAGAAGCCACTTCTTGTTCTTCAGGTTTCAAAAAGTAATATCCGTTACTACCACATTTCAAACCATGTTTCCCTTTTCTTACCATCATAAGAAGATACTCACCAAGGGTACCATTTCCTTGTTTTTGACTTAAGTCCAAACCATTTACACGAGAAGCCATGTCAAACAAAGATGTACTTGTATGATTATCAAACCAATCACCATCTTTTTTGTATGACAAAACAACGTTAGGACATTTACCATTTCTCATCATTTCGTAATATTGTTCTCTGTTTTCTGTTCCTTGACCTTCAGCTTCTTCCCTGATAACTCGTCTAACGATACGAGCCAAATCTGATTCTGTTAATCTAACTATTCTTTTCATAATTTGTTTTTTTTTATTTTATAATAATAAATATATTCTTCACTGAAAAAGTTATCTGAATTCTATATTTAATTCCAACGATTTTGCTATTTTTAGAAGTTCATCATATTCTTTTTGGGTCCTTTTGACATCTTCAGATAAATCATTAAGCTGAGTTTGTAAATCAGTTTGTATTTTTTTTTCTTTGTAATATCTTTCTTTAATTTTTTTAAACTCCAAAAGTTCATCGAATGTTTTTGGTTCCATTTGTATACTTTTCATAAAATGTACAAACGTTTCGTATAAATCATTAGTTTGATACACAAAAATTACAGATGGATTACTGAAATATTTATCAGAAAAGATTTTAAAATTTTTCTTTTTGGTATTAAGTGATTTTTTTAACTTTTTAAAGTAATCATAATCAAATTTTTGTTTTTCTGCTAATTGTTTTTCGTAATAATTTAAATAAACTTGATATGTATGTTTTTTAATCAAATCTATAAATGTTCTTAACAGTTGATCGGGTAAATATTTTTCAACAGTTTTTTTTGTAATATTTTCGTCAACCGAATTCCAATATTGTATAACACCTTTTTGACTTTGTTTCAAAAACATTTGTTTACTAAAATCTGACACTCCACCATGGTCCCAAGATAGTTCTTTATTAGGCGAATATTGAACCGCAATTTTGAAATAGTTAGAAGACTTTTTTTTTCCTTCTATTGGTTGTCTCAATTTGTCAATTATGAAAAAGAAAAGATTTTCATCGCTGTAGGAATAAAAATAGTTATTCATTCTTGATGCAATACACCATTTGGTGTTTGCACCGTACTTACAGGAAGCTTCTTCGTTTTTGGGTCTTACCAGAACATATCTTTCGTCTTCATAAAGTTTTTCTACACCAGCTGAAGAAATTTCTCTTTTCGAAATTTTTGTTAACGCTTGTTCATAAGCTCTAACTAGCTCGTCATAAGTGTATTGATAGATATCTTTTTTTTGAAACTTGTGTTGATTTTTATCAAAATATTGAATCATGCCAGCCATATTGGTTTGGTCAATTGACTCGTTATTTAAATAAGTTTTGACCATCCAATTAACATATTTTTTAGAAGGGGATGGATCTTCATCATACAAATAATCAATTAACCATTCATAATCTTCACCATACTGTTTTAAAAGATCATCTTTTTTATCTTCTGATATAATAGTCATTTTGAATGAACCTTCACCAATTATTTTTTTGGAAAGTTGAGCAATTCTCAATAGTTCATTTTTCAGGTTCATATATATAAATATTATTATTTTTTAATTAATCAAAGTCTAATGGTTCATCATCTTCTTCTAACGTACCAACGTCTTGTGAAATAGTTAAAAAACTTCCTATTCTTACATTCAATCCAAAATATTCGATATACTCGAAAATAAAGTTTTCAAGTGCCTGTTCTTCTTTGAAGATCCTGTTCAGGACTTTATAAATTGTATCCAATATTACAACTTCCTTATCGGGTTTGATATTCAAAAAAATAATTGTTTTTCCTGGTGTTGATAAATATTCCATACCATAGGTATCATTTTTCCATGGTGATAAATTCAATTCATCAAGAACTTTCGATGCCATATTTTTTTTATCATAATTCGAATCTTTGTTTTCTTTTAATTCAACTTCTGATTTTGTATCATTATCCACGTATGTTGTAATTTGTTTAGGTTGTAATGGCGGATCCAAAAGAAACTTTTGATTTAACCAATTTCTTAATTCATTTTCCACAAAATAATCAGGTACTATTTCATCGTTGGGTTTTTCATCAGCCACTTGAGAAATGTAATTTGCAAATTTAACTTTATATTTTTCATCCAACATTGTCATCAAACCATCAGAAATGAAAAATATTTTTGACAAAGGGTCTTCGGCCTTTAATTCACCTTCTACCATGTCAAATATTTTCATTATGGTTTTTCCCCACCATGTTTTATATCCTGTAGTTTCTTCTAAAGCTGGTCTGAATATTTTGTTTGCAACCCTAACCCATGTTGCTCCAAAACCTAAAAGTGCTAATTGTGGTATAAACCAAGGTATCAACCTAAGTGTCGCTTTATAACCACCTTCTCCAATGTGTGTTCCTATTCTTTTGAGTCTACCTTTTTCTACAAGTTCCCTTAATTGCCCAAATGTAATTTTACCTTGAGCATTACAAAACTTTTTTGATTTACATACATTGTCCAAAGCGACTTGAGATGGTTTTATATCTATCTCGCTTATTAAAAAAGTTTCTTCTTTTAATATATCTCTTATAATATTTTTCATATTTCTATTTTTTTTGTTTACAGTAAACAGTTTACTGTAAACTTATTTTACATATTTGTTACTTCAACATCTAAACCGCTAAATAATCTATATCTAATATATTCAAAATATAGTTTGAAATATTCACGTACAACCTCCCTAACTTCATATCTTATTTCCCAAACCAAATATTCATTTTCTTTTAGATCATCACCTAAAAGATCATAAGTTTCATCCGTTGTCATTATAAGTGTGACTTCCCCTTCTACTATTTTGAATCTTATTTCCATAAAATCGTCAGTTAAGTCATAATTAACATGGGTTACTTCAAAAACAAAATCATATCCCCCAACTTCTAATGGAAATTCAAAATTATTTGTTGATATTTGTCTTCCAACAAAATAATTTTCAACTATTTTATAATCTCTTACACCTAAAATTTTTGATAACCTTTCTATACCACCAACTTTTTTACATGTCATAAGAAGACCTTCATTTTCTATCATATCAGATAATAAACGACTATTTTTATTTTCTTCATGTAGTATATTTCTTATGATTTTTTTCATTACCACTTAACACTTATATAATCAAAATTACGGTTTATATCTAATCCAAAATTTTCTATTGTTCTGTGAACAAAACTTTCCACAATCTGTTCAATTTCTTCTTTAAACTCAAAATATGTAACAAAGTCATCAAATGGGTTATTTCCAGTTGAAAAGTTATATATTTCGTCTTCTTCACTATTATAGAAGGATCCATTAAGAACTATAAAACTAACATCTAAATCCATAACATTGTCACGATCACTTTCATATTCGGAAAAATCAACTTTATCAAATTTTACAGTTATTTTACCTTCACTAAAATTATCCATTTCTGTAATGTCTTTTTCAGTGAAAATATTCGATGTCAAATATTTTTTAATAGCGGTGATTTTACTAATTTCAGAATCATAACCCATATATTCAACATATAAGGAAATTATTTGATCTTTAGCCCTATTCAACCCTAATTTGGATATATCCCCAATTGATGGTGTTTTTCCTTCATTTTTTTCTTTATCCCATTTGTTATAAAAAAATCTTTTAAGTTGTTCTATATTTTTATAATTTGAAGGTTTTCCTTCATATAAATTATTCTTAATTTCGTTATTCAATATTTGTCTAATAATACCTTTCATTACCATTCTCTTGGTTGATTATTTACTTCATCAGCAACAGTAAACATCACAGTTATTTTATATTTTTCTTTTATTCTTAATCTTAAACTATGTAAAAAATTACTATAGTCCTGATATTCAAAAACATTCCTATAATAAACATTAACCTTTGCGTCGAAAAGTAAGTACTTACCTTTATTTTGATCACTTTTTGTTACTTCTACAATTTCAAGTTCTTCGAGACTATCCAATAAATCACAGTCATCAAATGATAAATATGGTGGCCCATTTTCAGCGTCTATATTTTCACAATCTTTTGTGAACTCGTCAATTGTATTATCTACCATTCCTTGAACTGTAGATATTAGTTGATTTTCCATTATCAGAACTTTCATAATAATATAAATACCATAAGGAATATATTTATCACTGTGTTTTTACTCATAAATCCTTTTAAACAATCAAAATGGCAAAAGCAAAAAAGGAAGGTAAAAAAAAGAAAAGTAGAAAAAGCATTAACAAAACTTTGAAGTTAATAAAAGATAATGATAGGTTGTTAAAGTTCTTCTACGATCAAATTAAAAATCCATCGTAAGGTGGATTTTTTTGTATTACAGAGTATTTTCGTTATCTTTGTAGTATGGATAAGGAACTATTTAGAATGATCGTTTTACATTTGACTAAATGTGAAAAAAAAACCAACAAGGTTTTGAAAATAGTTTATTCAGATGATACAAAAAAATCAAACGATGCCGATTACACTTGTAGCTCAGGTAAACGAACAAAAAAAGATGAACTTATGGAGTCTCTTTTATTTTTGAAAAGTAAAAAATTGAAGACTAAAAAAGATTTAGAATCTATAGGAATACTTGAGGCTGTGATAAAAAATATGTAAAATTAACAAATGTGTAATCTTATATCCTCAAGTCATGATAAGTATATTGGCGATAACGTAGATAAAATTTTGAACTGTTTTCCAATTTTCAATATTTTTTTAAAAGAAATTACTTTTGGTGATATTGTAGGCATCGAATCGATTAATATTGAAAGATTTCAACAAAAAACTTTTTTTTACGAAATTGATGATTTTTTTGGTTATGGAGATGTTACTCATTCAGGCAGAGAAATTGATACTAAACTAACTATAAAAGTTTGTTGTCGGTCAAGTTATTGGAAATTCGAAAAATCAAAAATATCATCCCAATTTGTTAGGATGTTTAGAAGACAATTCAATTTTTTAGACTTAGATAAATGTTTAGTTGAAATTAGTGATCAGTACGACTTATGATTTCATTTGTTTTATGAATTTTTTTATTTCAGGATTAGACATAAATTCTTCAACGTCTTTTTTTACCTGTACTTGATCACATTCGTTGTCATCAAAAAATAAATTGGGTATGATATCTGATTCACCTTCTTTTATTGTAAGTTCCATGAAGTCAGGAAGATATTTAATCGCTTCCATTTCATATTTTTCTATTTTGGAAATAACATCATCATATCCGTGTATTCCTTTTGAATCTAAAAAATATTCATCTACTTTTAAATAAACGTGAATTAGATGATATTCAATAATTTCATTGGTGTCAATTACCAGTTCTTCGGAAACAATCAAATAATAAGTAACTTTTTTATGTGAAAGAATTTCCTGTAACTTATCTTTAATATTTGTGGCGAAGTAATGACAAAATCCGAACTGATAGTCGTAAATATTCCGATTTTCTATCAACATTTTTACATTAGGTTTTTTCATAGTTTGGAATCGATGTTTTTACCTATTTCACCATAAACAGATAAATCACCGTGTGGGTCCGAAACTTTACCTATAGGTGGTTCTATAATTGTTGCCCCTTGGTTTTTGAAGACTCTGTAATACCTATCAACTTCAGATTGTTCTATGTCTTTGTTTCCACCCCATCCCCATGATCCTTGTACAACATAAAAATTTGCCTTAGGAAATGTTTTTTTCAAATTATCAAATAATCCACTAATATCTTCATTAGTGTTAAAACCACCATTAGTCCCAATACTGATTATTACATTTTTGACTGTATTATCCGTTTTATAATTTCTAACTGCGTTTTTTAACCAGTTTAACCCAACACCACCTAACCACAAAGATTCTTCACCACCTTTGGTTGATATTTTACTGGCCTTTTTTGTATTCATATCAATGTAAGGTACTTGTGAATCTCCTATTATTATGTTTTTATTATCTATTTTGGATTCTGATTCTTCAGATTTTTTTACATCATTTCCAAGTCTTTCAATTTCTTTTTCTACTTCCGCTTTTGTAGGTTCTTTATCCTTGAACTTATCTATTAGTTTTTTTAATATATATGAAATTGCCGCACCACCTAAAGCGTACTTAGCAATTTTTCCTAATATACCGAAAACGCCTTCATTAATTTGGTTACCATTTAATTTGTTTTCCAAAAGTCTTTGGAATTGATCTTCCGTAATTTTAATTTTCATCTTTTATTTTTTTAATAAATATTTTGTATTGTTAATTAGAACCCATATTTTTGTTCAAAAAACAAATTATGAGTAGTTCAGAAAAAAAATGGTTTTACATTAACATGTATATTTTATATTGTGTGGTAGTTTATTATACTGTTGGTTTGATTTATAGTTGATGTTATTGGAAGATCTTCGGCGTATCTTTGTCAATTATAATTGGTTTAATTGGTGATTTTGTAACTGGTATTGTAGATCCAGGTAGTTCTAACTGTGAAAGATACTGAGGTGTACCGTCCGGATTGTAAGTTCCACTTAGTTTTGGTTGTTTACCAACAATTAAAGTTTTACCTGTTTGAGGGTCATAGAACCCAGCAAGGTCAATTTGACTTTGTTTCGCAATCCGTTTATTTGCCGTTATTTCAACTTTAAATATGCCCGTTCCTTCTTCAGGTACAAATTTTCTGTCTTTACCAACACCAACAAATTTTCCTTCTTGGATTGAGTTAGCTGTTTTTGTCTGAACCGTTTTAATACCACCACCAAAAACTCCTGATGTGTCTTCTACAATTTGATCTATATTGAGTAAAACGTCAATTGGTGATCCATCACTAGCGGTGAATAAAATTTTGAAATTATTATTTTTTAAAGTTTCATTAACCTTTGTTTCTGATAAATTACCTAAAGCGCTGTTATTTTTAATTGATTGGGTTAATTCGTCAACTCTTTTTGTCCAATTTTTTACATAGTTTTCATTTGTCAAAAGTTTTGATTTAATATTTTTAAATTCGTCTTCCAATAATTTTTTTGCCTGTTCTTTTTCAATTGAATTAGCAGGGGCATTTTCAAAATCTTGTATTTTTTTTACAAAATTTTCGTATTCTTCAGGATTCAAAACTGTTTTGATAAAGGTTGTCATCTCTTTGGGCATGTCGTTATAATTTGTATCCAACTTATTCAAAGGAGACCAATTTCCCTGTTCATCATAAATTCTTTTGAAATTATTTTCAACATCGGTAATAAACTCACCTATGGTCTTTTTTTCTATTGTTTTTCCATCTAAAAGTGAAGTAACATATATTTTTCCGTTACCAAATTTATTTTTTAGATAATTTAATGCGGTTATGTAATCCTGTAATTCTTTTTTTGTAATGGCATCCACATAAAGTTTTTGTGATTCAGATAAAAATTTATCAATAAGTTCTCTAGTAAGATTGATACCTTCTGAGTAAAAAATTCCCTTTTTTGAAAAAATCGAAAATACTGTTTTATCCGATAGATTTTTAGGTAGATATTGTGCAGGAACCAAATCGTCAACTAATTCATCAACCACACCAAGTTCATCGTTCATAAGTTTCAAATAATCTTCCATTTTGGATAATCCCATAGAAGTTCTTTTTGCGTTTAGTTTATTCAGAAATTCAGTGTCATCTAAAAGTTTTTGAGGTGTTTCGAAAAAATATATTTTTCCATCTAATTCTATTGGTCTTGGGACCCAAAAACTACCGTCAGGTGTCATTCCACCTTGTGAACCATATGTTTGTTTACCTTTGGTTAAATCCCCAAAATCATCCATTCCAGTTTCCCTATATCCTGTCACACTTGTGTTCGAATTAACCATAACCCTATCTTCTAACATTGCAATTCCCGATTTTATCTGAGATGCTTCTGTTGTAAATTTAGTTTCAAGAAATTGTTGATTTTTTTGTAGTATACTAAGAATTTGTTTTTGAAAGTTTATGTCGTTATCAGAATGTTGAACAATGATCCAAACATTTTGAAGGTCTTCCATAGAATCTAAACTTTTAATAAAACTTTCAGGATCGTTACCCATTAAGTTTTTAAGATCTGTTTGATTTGACAAATCAACTTCAACATCCATTTCATTACCTAATCTCATAGATTGGTCTGCATCCGCCAAACTTTTTAATTTATTAGAAATATCTACTTTCGAAAGTTGGGTTTCAACCGCTGGTTTTAAAGATGTTTTTAAATCAGTGACTGATTTTTTTATTTCGGGATCTATAGTTTTTACTGAAGTTCCTTCTAATTCATCAATCTGTCCTATTAAGTCATTAACATATTTTTTTACAGTTTCTTCTCCTGTAGATACTAATTTTTTTGCCGCTTCTTCTAAATCCATTTTCAAAAAAGTTAATGTATCGGGCGGAATGTTTGAATTTTTTACGCCCCCTTTTTGATAAATAAATGAAATGTAATCCGTCAAGGATTTTGCTTCCCCACCTGAACTCAAAATATTATTATTTGTTAGTTTTGTTCTTAAAACTTCTGTTGGTGTTTGAATTTGTTTTATAGCAATATCGGCTTCAATATTTTTTATAGCTCTTTCAAAAACTTCACCAACAACTTCTTCTGTTTCTTTAGTCAGAAAATTATTTAAAGTTTTTCTTGTTAAATTATCTAGTCCACCAGAAAAATCAATTTTTTCTGACGGGAATTTTCTGTTAAATTCATCGACAAAAGCTTTAAGATATTTCTGTTCTTCCTCTGAAAGTTCTATTCCAACTTTTTTCAACATGCCCTTGTAAATATCCATGGCTTGACCATATCCAGTTTCTTCCAAAAGCAAAATATTTTTTTTGAAGTAGTTTTCATTGATTTGAGTTTTAATACCCATCAAATCTCGCATTCTGTTTATTTCCGAAATTAAACTACTCATATTTTTTCCAAAAGTTTAACAACTCTTTATCTTTATATTTTTTAATTTTTTGATCCCACCCACAATTATGACACAGAAAAGGGTTTTTATCATTTTTTTCTATTTCCCAACTGTGTGAACATTTTTTACATTCAACATTATTTCCAAACAACTTATCTGCTTGTTTTTCTGTAATAATAATTTTCATTTTTTCAAACTATTTATAACTTCTTCTTGGAAAAAATGTTGTATTTCGGAATCAGTACCTTCATTTTTCAAAATGTTTTGTAATCTTATATCTTGGTCACTTATAACACTATAAAAATCGTAGGTTATCAAATAACCTCTTTTATCTGTTACAATTACACCAAGGAATTCGTCATCGTTATACTTTACTTCTCCATAGTATTCTATTTCATCACCCTTATCAATTTCTTCTGAGAATTCATAAATAAAAAGTTTACCTTTGATATCGTATTTAAACTTCATTCCTTGTCTTTCATCATTATCATATATGTATTCTAAATCAAATATAAAATCTTCTGGATTACCTCCCCTGTCGGTAAACCTTTTGAAAGCCCTCAAAACGTCTTTTTCGGAAGGTTTAAGTTCTTTACCACTATTCATTTTTGAATATAAATCTAATACCTGATCAAGATTTTCTTTCAAGTTAACATATTGACTTTTTGTTATTAAAATATTCATTTTTTATTCAAAGTCTTTTACTGTAATTATTTTTTGTTCACCTGAATCAACAAATTCTCGCGTATACCATTCATGTTCGATAACATATGAACCGTTAGCAAACATATATATTGTACCTGAAGATCCATCATCAATTTCCCAACCGGCAAACGCGCTTTCTAATAAATCATATGCTTTTTGGTAAATAACAGTTTTGTCATTATCCCTTTCCCAGTTATATATTTGATCGTCTATACTATTAACTTTAACGGATTCTAATTCACCACTATCGCCACCACCATTGTATCTAAATTCAATTTCTTCATATTCATTTTGTTTCATGATAGCAACCACTTCAGAATTTTCGCCTAAGTTCCCTTGTTCTTCACGGTATTCAGTTTGATTTTCTTCGGCGTCAACATAAAGTTCTACTTTTTTTTCGAAAGGGAAAAAAGTTGCCCTTAATTTATATGATTCGAGATCACTATAAACATTTTCAAACATTGTTTCTGCGTATTCGGAAACAATTTCAATAACTAAATTATTAATTGATGTTGGTAAGTTTCTATTTCCTAAGTTGGACCATCCGTATTCCCATTCAATATCATTGAATCCGTCACCACCATATGAACTCCATTCAAAATTTATTATTTTTTTATCATAGGACTGTAAAAACTTCATTACATTTTCAAAAATTCTTTTTTCCATAATAATAAATATCTAATCATCAAATTTAAGATCCAAGGTTCTCATCATCCATATTGGTTTTTCTTTTTCTTGTATATTTTTAATCCATTCTTTAGCAGAAGGGACGTAATTAAAACAATCTTCTTTAACATGATCTTCGCCAATATATCTAGTGTAAACTGTTTTTCCATCACTATTTTCAAAAGATGGTCCGAAGATTTTTTCACATTCAAAAATTCCTTCGCTGTGATGTCTAAACATTCTGTGATATGAATGTCCGATCCATGCTTTAGTTTCATCAAACCACTCATGAATTTTTATGTAATCTTCAACTTTACCACCATATTTTTTTACAGAGCTTTTTGCGTGTACTTGTGGATGTGCCATAACTTTATATTTTTAATAAATATAGTTTTTTACTTCAGTTTTTTGTAGTATTTATTTAAATATGAAAGATCTTATCAAAACCATATTAAGAGAAGATTCTAAAATGGATACATTAAAAAAGTATTTTTTCAATCTATGGGAACGCCAAGTAAATTCAGGTGAAATACCAAGGATAGGTTACGTTGATCTATATAGAAAAAAATTATCTAAATATATAGATCAAATTGATAAATGGTATTATGAATTTGTTGGTGGTAAGGATAAGGCTTTCGAACTTTTTGACCAATACATTACAAATTTAAAGGTAACAGATAAAGACCTAAGAAACTCAGATCAAAATATTTATTCAAATGACCACTTCGAGGTTATGATTACCCGTAGTTTTGAAAAATTCTACATGGAAGATGGTGAACTTAATTTTGGTTTTTATATTATAAATGGTACTTTTGATACAAGTGATGGACAATTAACCTATGAAGAACTTATGGATGATCACTATGATGATATTTATTTGGATGTTGTAAATTGGTTACGTGGTGAGATTGAAGGTTACGTTCACACAATACAACTTGATTTTGGTTTAAATTATTTAGATGTAACTTCTCAATGGGACGATTAGAAATTAAAAAGTCGGATTTTTGATCCGACTTTGTTTTATAATGAATAGTTTAATCTTTTATCCCCCAAAAGCTCAATAGCATTTTTAACAGCATCATCTTTGGTTTTAAAGTTCCCTTGGATTAATTTTTTGGCGTGTAGTACATTGTAAACTGTTGATTTAACTTCTGCCTTTAAAAATTTATATTTTGAATCTTTTTTTGGTTTGTGACTATCTTTTGCATAAATGTCAAAATAACCAACTTTACAAATATACCTCCCGTTCTTCCCTGATTTTGTACCCATTTCTTTTTTTATAATTTTAAGTTAAACAATAAACAAATTTAGAATTTTTTTTTCATTTTGTCAAAATGAAATTTAAAAAATTTCTTACTGTTTTCATAAATTTTTGTCTTTCCGGATTATTAACATTGTTTGGTCCAAAAAACCAGTCACCAACCATATCAGTTCCTTCAACCAACATTTCAACAATTTTATATTCCATGTCTTTTTTAGAAGAAAAACTATTAAACCCATAACCAGGAAATCCTTCAAATCTATATTCAGTAACTTTAAGCGGTTTTTGATCAAACCAATCTGTACCTAAATTTTTTTCTTCAATTCTTACTCTTCTTATTAAAAAATTGAACAGGATGTTGTCTATTTCTTCGTGATGTGAAGAAATATCATTTTTTTCATTTTCTGTAATTTCTAGTTTCACTTAAGAAATTTAAGTTTATAAATTGTTGAGTTAATTAATTCTTCAACAGTATCAATTTGATTTTGTAGATAACTATCTTCAACAGATCCTCTAAGATTATCTATATCGTCCAGTAATCTTTCAAAATAAGAAATTGTTTTTTTATTATTTTTATACTGTTCAATTTTAAATGTCTTATAAGTTCTGATTATACCGTATTTACCTTGGTAAGACTCTATAATAGCATCAAATAGTCCTAATATACCATCATAGTAATCATTTAGAGCTTTGTGTTCAGCAAAAGATTGTGTCTGAAGGTGATATATGTGAGCTTGATTTCTTGAGTGAAGAATTTTACAAACCATTTCACAAAAGTCTTCGTTGTTATCATTATTTTCATCTTCATCATCATTTTCGTCTTCGTCATCATCCTCATCATTATTCTCATCGTCATCATCCTCATCATCATCATCTTCTTCGAATTCTTTAGCTTCGAACATTCTTCTTTTTTTCAATTCTTCAATTAATTTTTCTGTTAAATCTAATTTTTCAGTTTTCATATATTTTTTTCTAATAAATATATTGTTTATTTGTAAATTCAAAGATTATTTAATCTTCAACGTTATCAGGTGTTACAACAAGATTCAAATCAGTCCATTGATATTCTTCTAATAATTCTTTACCTCGAACAAAAATATCATCACCCCATAATCTTATTTCACCTGTAGCCCCTTGTTCTGAATTCCAATATTTGCTAATTATTTTTTCCATAACGGCATTACAAATTTCCCAATAAGCATGATCGTTTCCCAAGAAAAATTCCGTATTTTTTTTTCCGTTCAAATTAACATTATATATTTCACCATCATCCCATCTACCAAAGAACTCAAAGTCAACAATATCACTTGCATTATTTGTGAGTTCAGAAATATAATTTTGTACTATTTCACTAAAATCATCTTTTTTAAAGTCGTGACTAAATTTATTATAAGTTTCTTCTTTACACTGACTTCTAAAAATTATTTTTTTTTCTATATAATTTATTGTAATCAATAAATACCAAATTTCATCATTATCATAATTATTATAGTCCCAAAAAACATCATCATACTTTTTGACTAAGTCTTTCAAAGTTTTGACCATTAAAAATGGTATTTTTACATTTCTTCGTGATGAATTATTATAGTTTATATAAACGGTTTGATTCCAGTCTTCGATAAAACTTCGGTCCATAATAATTTCTAAATCTGCCGAAGTACCCCCTATTTGTTTGAATAGTTCAAAAAGTAAAATGAGCCTATTTTTCATATATGATAAATATTAGGCTCATTTAATTTAGAGAAACAAAATTTCATTTGTAATTGGGTCCCATTCAATATTCCAAGGTAAATGAGCATAAGCATATCTTTCATTTAGAACAGATGCATTGAAGAAATGAGTATGTCCATTATAATAATGACCATATCCTGTATGAATGTGTCCACAAATGTGAATCTTTGGTTTGATTTGTTTGATTCTTTCTGCAAGTAATTCACACCCAAGATGTTCTCCTCTTCGACCTTCTACATCATCCAAGAATCCCCAAGCAGGACCATGTGTGATTAGAATGTCAATATCATCGGGAATCATATCCCACTTTTCTTTCAACTCATCACCATTTCTTGGTAAATTGAATGCCCAATTATAAAACTCAGGTTGCCAAGGACTACCCCAAATTTTAACTTCAGGTTCCCCTCCTTCTATTATTCCCATAAAGTCATCTTGAAGATAGTCTATATTTTTATAACCTGTAAGAAGACCTTTGATTTTTTCGGTGTTATTTTGAAATCCCCAATCGTGGTTACCCGCAATAAAAACTTTACTAGTGTAGTTGTCTAAACTATCAAACCATTTCGCAAAATTAGTTATTTCATGCTCATAACCCATAGAACTAAGGTCACCCGCATGAATTAAAAGGTCACCACCAGGAAGATCATCGGTAATTCTTTTGTGATGATTATGAGTGTCTGATATTATTGTAAGTTTCATATACTTTTTTTATTTTTTTTTCTTTCTACTTTATATTTGAACATATAATCAACTAATTCAAAACATTCCATCTTTCTTTTCCACTTGTCTTTGAAATTTTCGAAAAGTTTATCTGAAGTTTTAATGTGTTCATTGTTTTCACTTGAGTTTAACACCCTTAATACAAATTTAAAATCTTTATCGGCATTCATGAAATAATTTTCTACAAATATAATGGTTTTTTTTAACTTATTATAATAATTTCACTTTCAGTTTCAATAACAACCCTGGCTCCACAACTAAGAATGGGTTTTTGTTGTCCACTACCACAATAAACTATTCTACTTGGTCCCAAAATTTCAACTTCGTTACAATATGTGTTTTTTCTACCTTCTTTTATTGTAATAACAGGTAGATCAGTATTTTTAGATTTGTTTGATCTAATATGATGTTGGTTTACATGAATTCTTTTTTTTGACATCAGACTTTGACCCATTTACATTCATGGTTCAAAAAAAATGAACCTATATATTTTTTATTCCATTGGTTCGGTTCAATTAAGGATAGAAACGTTTTATCATCATCAGAACTATATAAATAATATGTTTGTCCTATAGTTGGCTCGAAGTTAAAATTTGATTTATAAACCAAATTATTCCATTCGTATTCTTCTAAAAGTTTTTCGTAATCTTTTTTGATTGAATTGAACTTTTCATCAAACAGATGATTTACTTTATTCACTTTTGTTTCTTTCCAAAACTGTATGTTTTCTATTCTAATCGAAGGAGCTCCTACGTTTGATCCGTATGGTAACAAATTTGGTTTTTCTGCAACATTATCAGGTTTTTCCATAACACTAATAAATCCCTTTACCGCTATGAATCATAGCATTTATTTTTTCTTTTTCCAACCAAATAAAAAACTTTATAAGTTTTATCATAATTTTTACTTTTAAATATTTGAATATAAATAAACTAAATAAGCGCCAATCATATAACCAATTCCCGATGCGAGTGCCATTTTTGATCTTTCTGTCCAAGTTTTAGATTCTACCATATACCCGACAAAAGGTAACGCCAAAAAAGGTCCTATAAACGCCCAAAAAATCATAGAAATACTTTTTTGTGATACTGTAGAAATGTACATAGTAGACGCCGTTTCCAATATAAAAGATGCAAGGAATATCACAAAAAATTTTTTCATTAATTTACCTTTTCTAATTGTTCTTCGTTAAAAATATGAAGTAACCCATAGTCATCCATCTCACCAACGACCCGAACATTTCCTTCTACGGTTTTAAATACTGATACAATAGTACATGGGAATTTATATCCTTTTAGTTTTATCGCTTTGTCTCCTACTTGGAATTTTGTTTTGTTTGTTTGTGGGAAATCTCCATCTGATAATTGTGGGTCATTCCAATTGTTTTGTTCTTTCATAATTTTAATTTGATAATGGTGCCTTTATTGATTCATGTGATTGATAATCTTTTAGTGTAAAATCACTAACCACATAACATTCGATACCCAGTTTAGTTCCTTGATAAATTGGAAAAGAATTTAATGTTGGTAACTTAAATGGTTCTCTTGTAATCTGTTGTGATGCTTGAGACACATGGTTTTCATATAAATGTACATCACCCAAATTACCAATAAGTTGGTCAGGGATCATATTCACTTCTTTAGCCAAAATAGTTAGAAGAAGTCCGTAGGAAGCAATATTGAATGGTAAACCTAAAAATGTATCTACCGACCTTTGGTTCCACATTAGAGAGATTGCTCTGGTCGGGATGTTGTATTGTTGCAACATTTCGGGAGTTAGTGGTGGTCTAAACCCATCTTCGGCCCTAACATTAGTATTGTACATATACTCATATCGTTCCTCCCATGTCAACTCTCTTGTATAAACTTGGAATCCATAATGACAAGGAGGAAGAACCATTTGGTCTAATTCACCTACATTCCAAGCAGAAACCATTAATCGTCTTGAGTCTGGATTTGTTTTAAGGTCGTTTATTAGGTTTGTGATTTGATCATTTACCGCGATAAAATCAAATTCAGACGGTGACCCGTGATGCCAACCAATAGTTTTTTTTTCAAATCCACCCCAACTTCTCCATTGTTTACCATACACAGGACCTAAATCACCCCACTTCTCAGCAAACTCATCATCTGTTTTGATTTTGTTGATAAATTCTTCTTGTGTCATCAAACGAGTACAATTCTGATTAGGGTCATCTACGTGAATGTCATAATCAGGTTCTTCAACAGAACCAGCAATTTTAGAATAGTTCTTATATGCATCACCATCCCAAATATGGCAATCATTATCAACAAGATATTTAATATTTGTATCACCTCTTAAAAACCATAATAGTTCTGTTACAATTCCTTTCCAATACATTTTTTTGGTTGTTAACAAAGGGAATCCTTCATTCATATTGTGTCGAATCTGACGACCAAAAAGTGAACGAGTTCCTGTTCCAGTTCTATCGTTTTTTTTTATTCCTTTTTCAATTAATTCAAAAAGAAGTTCTTGGTAATTTTTATCTAATGTGTTCATTTTATTTGTATTGAATCTATTCTTTTTCTATTTCTATTTCCTTTTTGATGGGTTTGACGGTTTTTTTTCTTTTTTTTGGTTTTTCAGAATCAGTTTCATCTTCAATTATAATTTTAACAGGTTCAACAAAAAACATATTTATCCCAATCCCTAAATTAACTTCAATTACTTTCATTTTTATATTTTTTTCTTAAGTATTCCGCCCAAGCGGCTTGTTTTCTACAGTTTATAAAAAACCATCCAAAATTGATTTCAAACCATTTGGTAATATTATAAAATTTAGTTTTCATCAGATCTGTATTCTTTTAATAACTCTTCATTAGTCATTGTGCCATATTTACCACTCAGACCATCCATATCAACAAACGAAGTCATCATACCTTTCATTTCGTAGATTTCTTTTGTTGCATCCAAGGACTTAACTATTTCACGAATTATCTTGTATGGATCGGCATTTGATCCTGGTCTGCGATCTTCGATGTAACCTTTCCATTCTTTTGCCGTGTCCTGAGGAACTCTAATTGACGCCCCACGATCGGATACACCCCAACTAAATTTATCAATTGATTGGGTTTCATATTCACCAGTAAGTCTTAAATGATTTTGTGAACCATAAGCTTTGATATGATCATCATGTCTTGATTCAAATGCATTGAATAGTGCCTTAAAATAGTCTTCATTTCCTTCATTTCTCATCTTGTCTGTTGAAAAATTTGTATGAAGTCCTGATCCATTCCATTCACCGTGGGTCAATGGTTTAGGGTGGAGTTCAATATGATAATTATATTTTTCAGCAACTTTATAAAGAAAATATCGAGTCATCCAAAGATCATCACCACCTTTCAATTTACCTTGGGAAAAAACTTGATATTCCCACTGACCTAATGCAACTTCGGCATTAATTCCCGTAACATCAATTCCATAATTTAAACACATGTTCAAATGTTCATCAACAAATTCACGTCCAACAACATTGTGCCCAACACCACAATAATATTCACCTTGACCCTTAAGAATATTTCTTTTATGACCTAAAATATTTCCGTTAATTTCTTCACGAATAAAATATTCTTGTTCAAATCCAAACCATAAATCTTCATAATTTTCACCAATTTGAGATCTTTTATTTGATTCGTGTGGTGTACCATCAGGATTTAGAACTTCACACAATACATAAACTGTAGATTGCATGTCTTTCATGTAATGTCTAACAGGTTTTAATAAACGATCTGAATTTCCTGTTTCTGCTTGTAATGTTGATGACCCATCAAAATTCCAAACAGGAAAATTTCCATCTAAAAGAGCATTTCTAACTTTTTCGTATTCAACGACTTTAACTTTACTTCTAAGATTTGGTTCAGGTTTATAACCATCTAACCAAACATATTCTAATTTTAACTTCATATAATTTTTTTTATTCAATAAAATAATAACAAATTTTTCAAAAAAATTCAAATATAAAAAACAAAGTTTTACATTTTTTTAATATTTTTTTTCTTCAGACAATAATTGCTCTATTTTTTTTCTGACTTCGGTTTCTGATCCAGCTGAATTGTAAATTTTATAAACGTTCCTTGAAAACTCATCTGTAAGATATACCGCATCGGCGTCTAAATACTTCATTATGTTATCCAAGTTATTTAGAATACCTTTTTGACTTAAAAATCTTTTATTAAAACCCATTTTACAAAAATAATTTTTTACTTTTTTTATTTCTATGAAATGAAATCACAAATCTGTGAACTTCATTCTGAACTTCAGCTAATAAAAACCCAAACTCATTTCTTGGAATGTCATATGATGACCCATTAATCAAATGAATTGTTTGAGACTGGTGTTTGTCGTTTTTAGAAATAGAAATCAAATCAATACGAGACAACAAACCAAGAGATTCAAATACTTGTTTTGCAACACCCAACTGACCTTTACCACCATCAATAACAACAAGTGAAGGTAACTCTTGTTTTTCATTCAAAAGTCTTGTAAAACGACGAGAAAGAACTTCAGAAAAAGATGCGTAATCATCAGGACCCTCAACAGTTTTGATGTTAAACTTACGATAGTTTGACTTATCAGTTTTACCATTCTTGTAACGAACAAGAGCGGACACCTGACAGTCACCAGCATTGTGTGAATTATCGAACGCTTCGATCAAAGTAGGAACATTGATTAGACCCAAAGACTCTTTGAACTGGCGAGCAAAATCATTATACTTTCGAACGCGAAAAGGCTCAAGTTTCTTCTGAAGTAAATCAATAACAGAAATTTTAGTTTTGAACTCTTGAGCTTTTTCAAACTCCATAGATTCAGAAAAGTATTTCATAGATCTTTTCAAACGGTTACGAACCTTGTCAAACTCAAAAGAAAATACTTCTTTCATTTCACTTACAATCTTTTTGTAGGAGAATTTTAGAATGTTTGAAATACAAGGAGCATTACAACGACCAAGATGAAACTCCAAACAAGTCTTGAACTTTTCGTTTGAAATGTTTTCTTCAGTCAAGTTGTAAGAACAAGAACGAAGATTAAAGATGTCGTGAACCATTTCATAGATCTCATAACAAGAGTTGGAACTTGTAGATTCCAAAAGAACTTCACCTAAAAAGTTAGAAGGATTACAAACCAAAAGTCTTGGGAACTCCTCATCAGTCAAAGTAATAAACCAACGACGAGATCTGTCATCTTTTGCCTTGATGTTGTATTTGGGTTTCAAAGACTTGATAAGTTCATCCTCCAACAAAAGAGCCTGTGATTCGTCGTTAGTAGTCATGAACTCGACATCACGAATTTCGTTTACCAACAAAGTTGTCTTTTGATCTTTGTGATTTTTTTGAAAATAAGACTTAACTCGTTTGGGTAAAAACTTTGACTTACCCACATAGATGATCTGACCCTTTTCATTTTTGAAAAGGTAACAACCACTAGATTGTGGAATATTTGAAAGTTTTTCTATTATCACAACACAAATATAAAAGAAAAAAATTAATTAAAGTTACTTACTATAGTTTTTTGAAATATTTCTTTTTTTTGTAGGTGAATAAGATTTTGTAAATGGATTAAGTAAGGTTCTAATAACATTTTATCGAAGTTGTCAATTTCCATTTGTTTTTGGAAATTATTTACAAGTTTTTCTGAAGTGATTATTTGGTCCCAAGTTTTACAAGATAAAATAACTTTTTCAATCCATATTTTTACTTTACCAAAATCAGACATTTTATTGTTTATAAAGATTGTAAAGACTACCTGCAACCAACTTGAGTTGTTTTTCCAATTCCTGAATTTTTAACTTATCTTCTTGTGATAATTCATAATTTTTGGATTTTATATCGGATATTTCATTAAGAATTCTTCTATGATTATCCATAAGTTTACCTTGGAGTTCTCTTTTATCGTTCATGAGTTTTATTTTACAATTGCGTTAGTTAATTGATTTATCAATGCCTGTAATTCGCCAAAGTTTTTGAATCGTACTAAAGGTTCGGTATCGAAAAAATCTACATGCCAATCATTATTTTTTATTTCTTCGTTAGTTGGTGTAATCAATGTTAATCCATCAACAATGTCTAATACGTAATAGTAAGACTTATCTTCATCATATTCTTTGATTTCTTCCATTTTGAATCCCAAAAGGGTTAGTTCTTTTTCTGTCATTGTTTTTTTTTATTTTAAATATCTTAAACTTTTTGTAATGAATCAAGATAATCATTGAAATCTTTTTTAGATGGTGGCCTTCCATCAATATTGTGATGACCATTATAATAGTTTCTTATTTTTTGAATTGTTTCGTAAACTTCAAAATCTTCTAATCCATCTCTTAAAGTATTATCCCAAATTGACATATCTTCATCATTGTAGTGATATCTATCTAAACCAATTAAAGGGTTTTTTCCATTTTGGTCTTCGAATACACCATCTGGTCCATTTTGTAAATCGTCTGAAAGATGTGGTATTTTGTTTGCACTCATATTAATTTTAAATCTTTTCTGTACTTATTTATTTTTTTTCTAACTTCAGCAAATTCATCCTGATCTGTTGCTTTATGTCCCTTGGATATCGCTTCACAAATATTCATTTCATTTTTAAGGATAAAAGACATTTTTTCAGAATCAGTAAGTTCATATGGAACCACTTCAACCCTTATAAATTCTCTGATCAAATTTTTTATCTGTTCAATTTGTTTTGATGGATCTTCTTTTGTACCATGTGACATAATCGAAGTTTGATAAATTGTTCTACTAAGGTTTAATATTTTTTTGTCAAAACTCATTTTTTATAAAGATATCAATGTCATTCCTAACAAAAATCCTAATATCATTACCAATAAAATCCCGGCATCTGCCCCTTGTTTAACCATTTTTGGTTCAGTTTTAATAACTTTTTTTGGGTCTATTTTTATTTTCTTCATTTCAATTTTTCAATTTTGTAATTACCACAAATAATGAATGGTTCTCCTGGTGTATTATTCAAACCAGGGTTTTTATTAAAAAGTATACATCCTTGACTCGTTTCGTTATAGAAGTTACAATAAAATTTATCCCCTTTGGAATTAATTATTTTGTATTTGTACTTTGGCACACAAGAAAATAAAACTAAAAGTAACAGTAGATAAAAGTATTTCATTTTTTTTGGGTTTTGGATGAATGATCGATAATTGTGAATGGTGGTTGGATTCTGACTTCGCTTCCGTCACTATTGAAATAATAAGCGGTATCACCATCAAAACTTATTGTGTCAGTAAACCAAACCGCATCATGTAATCCACTTACACCACCTGTTGGTATGTAAACTTTACCTTTAATTTCATATCTATATTGTTTGAATTCACAAGAATAAAAAACAATAGTTAAAAATAAAAAACTAATTAACTTTTTCATCTTCGACTATTTTTGTTAATTCTAAAGAAGTGTTACCAGTAACATTATTTGGTAATACATAAACTACTTTTTTTCCACCTAAATAATGGAAGTCATTTTCGATTTTTGCCGAAACTATTTTACCATCCACTAAAATTTTAATTTTCTTTTTCTTCATAAATCATTAATTCATTTGTAAAAATATTATCATCTATATTATGTTTTCCGAGGTTATATGTTGTAAATGTACCATTTTCAAAACTAATTTTCAACATAAAAAAACCTAATTCTGATAAAAAAATTCGATCAACTTTTCCGTAACCTTTCGGTGTTAAAATAGATAATTCTGACATTTTATTCTACTATGACTTTAACTTTTTTAGTTGTTGGTAAAGAAAACCCCCAATCTTTTCTTTCATCAAGTTCACTTTCGTCTTCTTCAATCAAACAAAACCATTGATTTTCTTCTATTTTTGATAGTTCATCAATCGAAAGATCTAACTGATTCGGTTCTGCAACAACTTTGAATGCTTTAGTTAGGGAAAGTTTAGAATCTGTAATCAAATTCAAAACCATTTCATTTTCACACTTAACTATATTTGGATATTCACCACCAACTGTCACAACCGCCAAATCACCAACTTTGATTGGGTCGGCTGAAACTAAATAATTTTCATTGTTTATATTAAATAATTTTACAGTTTTTCTCATTTTATTTTTTTAAAAACATATTTATGATTCCAATTTCCACATTGTTCACAGTTTTTTATTTCAGTCGAGTTATCTACATCATATTCATATTTATTGGGCTTATCAATTATTATTTCTAATATTTTAGTCCAATCATTTATAGTCAAATCATTTCTCAACTCATTTAACTCTTTTATTAAAATTTTTTTTATATTATCAATTTTTTTCAGATCCCTGTTTTCATATTTATGAACAAATAAACTTTCTTGATCAATTAAAACATCAGGACCAAAACAATTTTCACTTATAATAATTTCTTTCACAACCTCAAATCATTTTTAGCATTCATAGTTATAATATAATCCATTAAGTTTTTAACTAAAGTATCCGCTTCCATTTTTTGATAAATTTCAGGATATCTGTCTTGTAGTAATTTATTTTCTTCATATTCCTTACAACTTGTTAATATATCAGATAACATCGATTTTAACATATGTTGTTTATCATAGTTATTTTCAATTTTTTTTTCCATTACTTGTCCTTCAAGTTCTTGAGTATAGTCTATAAGTTCTTCTACAGGAGCTAAATCCATCAAATGCTCATTTCCCTTGAATATTTGCCAAATACTTTTCATTTCATATAAATGGTTGATGTTTTTTTTCAAAGTGTTCATCACATAAAGTTGTGAACCATCTTATTTTGGTTCTTAATTCACCCTTTTGACCACATAATTCACATATTTCGTAACTAAGTTTTTCGGCGTTTGAGATTCTGTTGTGTATTTCTTCCGAACCTTCATTTATATAGAATCTTAAACCACCAAACTTTTCTTTCACTTGACAAACTTGTTTGTTCCAACCTAACTTTATCAGATCATTTATTAGATCTTTAATTAATGGATACCATCCACTGTTAACACTAAAAAAACCACAATCTTTTATCGGAGGTCTATCCAAATAAAAACCATTCTCAAGTCCACCTATGGACTCAAGATAATCATTCATTTCTTCCTTAGTCATTTTTCAAATATTTAATTATTTTTTCTTTAACACCAGATTGTTTAATTCCTTCACTTGATCTTGATGTAAGAACAAAGTTATCAATCGCCCATTCGTCTTTCCATGGTTCACCAATCTTACCCATGTTCAAATCATCAACTGAAACCCAGTGTGTTACTTCAGGATGATCGTGTAGGTATTGTCTGATCTCAATAGTTCTTGTTTGTTCTAAATCCCATCGTGGTGACCATATGAATAAATTACCATGAACGGTACAATTTTGAATGTTTGGTGTTACGGCAACTGGACGTTTGATTATTCCCTGACTTTCGTAGTAATCCCCAAGTTCTTCTAATGTCGCATGTAACTTCCAATCAGAACTTACAACAATCTCACAACCTGTTTCTTCAATTATCTCATTAAGAATCTTAATCGCCTTTTTATCAAAGTCGTCAAATCGAACAAATACAGGGGCGTCTTTCTTTTCCCTACTACTGTCGGGATTTGCTGAACGGTATTTCGCCCATTTTTTTGTTCGTCCCCCCCAATTAGTAGAAAGACAAATTACACCGTCGTTATCTAAAAAGATTATCTTCATGGATGTAAATATAATAAACAAAAAGTAATTTTACAAATAAAATAATCAGTTATTTTCCTCAAAAGTTCTTGCACTTTCAAAAAAATCATTTGCAAATTCAACTACTAATTTTGGGTAATCATTCAAATACCAATTTTTTGCTTCATCCAAGGTTCTAAACTTTAGACCTGACATATCAAATTGGTAACTTTTGGAAAATTTATCTTCTTCGATGTATTCTTCATCAGGATCAGCCCAATCACCTTTAGTATAGAAATCAAATCGAGCGACTAAAAGCATTTGGGTTAAATTACCAAAATAACTAATTTTTTTGTCTTCCCAAAATGGTTGGGCATATCCAAAACAAGTTTCAGTTAATGACTTTTTTTTTGGATTTTTTATTATGTCCGTGTCCCAATAAAAACCTTCAGAATCGGTTTCCCTGTTTTCAATAATAAAATTTTTATATTCTATTCTGCTAGGTATTTGTTTTGCATAAAAAACATAATAATACATTATTTCAGTTAATTCCTTCGGGGTGAAATATTCTTTATTTTTTGGTTTTAAAAATATACTTGCGGCTTTAAATGGAAATTTGTATCTTAATAAAGTATCAAAATAACCTATGTTATTTACAGATTTTAATATTTCTTTTGATAAACTGTCAATTTGTGATTCTTTCAATAAAAATTTCATAAATATAAATATTGAATTAACATTTTATATTACCCAATATTTTCATAATTATAAATTAGTTTGTCTTCATCAAAAATTTTTATTTTTATTTTTTGATAGTCAATCAGAAGTTTATTAGTGGAAACCCAATATTCTTCATTTTTACTAATGTAACTTTCAAAGGTATATACTTCTTTATTTTGATCAAACACGACAAATTTTAACACCCTTTGGAAATCGCAATTACTTAAAATGAAAATTTTATTCTGAATAAAATCTATTTTAAAATCAAATATTTCACTTTGGTAATTAGATAATTTATTTGAAAGTTCTCCTTTGACTCCGTGAAAAAAAAGTATGTTCTTACGATTTTTTTTGTCAGGTACTCTGATAAATGGACTAATTTCTTTTTCACTGTCATTATTTGATTCATAAAATTCAATTACGTTTTCTAATGTGTCAATGTTCATTTGAAGGGTGGGTAACCTTTTGTCAAATTTGTATTTCCATAACAATACATTGATTGTTGTTTCATCACTAAATGGAAAATAATATTTGATTTTTTCTATATCTAATTTGTTGGATAATTTATTTATAAAATCATATTCTCTAATAAATTGTAAACATTTTTGATTATAGATCATAATTGATGATACCGAATAATGACTTCTATTTTCAATAGGAACGTAAGATAAATCCATAAGAGGAAATTCTAAAATATTTGTTTTATCAAATCCCCCGTTATGAAACGGATTTCCCCTACCATAGTTTATTTGATATTCAAACAAACCTTTTTGGATTAAGGGGTAATCTTCTAATTCAGTAAAAAATTGAAACAAATACGAAATATTCCCAGTTGGTATCATGTCTGAATCAATGTAAATTGCCTGATCTAACTTTTGATTGATTAATGAGTCCAAAATTATTTCACTTTTCAAGAAAACAGATTTAAACATGTTTAAGTTAGCAGTATCATTTTTATTTCCAACAAATGACATACTATTTTCTATACCTGTTTTATTGTAGTATATACTTACAATATCTTCATCATTACTTTCGTATAAAAAATTTACAGTATAAAGATAGTAAATAAGGTCGTCGTGGAATGATTGGAGCGATTTAATCAGATTCAAAGAATTTTTCAGATAATTTTCAGTACAATGTAAAACTATGGGTATTTTTTTCATTTCAATTACTTTTTAACGAACCACCATGTAGCCAAAAATTCTTCAGTTTTGTTAAGTTCATAATCATTTTTTTCACAAAATTCATTAACCGCCGGATTTACACCGAACATGCCCGCGTATTTAGCTTCTTCAGGTTTTCCATTCGGAAAAGTGTAAAGAGCTTGATCCTTCCCTTCTTTACCTTCATAAAAATAATCAGGTAAATAATCATGACCCATAATCATTCCACCTGATTTAACTTTACGATACCAAATTTCTAAATCATTTTTCACCGATTCATAAGTGTGATTGGCATCAATATAAACAAAATCTAATGATTCATCTGAAAATAGTTTAGACCCTTCGTTTCCATCCATCCGTAACATAAATGTTTTATTTTCATAACCTTTTAAATTATCAATACAGGTTCTATAAGCGTCTGAATGATTAAAATGGTTAGATGTGTCGTCATATTCGTCAAAATCTAATGGTCTCCAAACATCTATAAGATAAAGTTTACCACTCCAATTTTCTGAAATAATTTTAGCAAATTCCCCTTTAAAAGAACCTAGTTCAACACCTTTCCCTTTTGGATAAAAAGTATCTAAATCCTTAACAAGTTCTATTCTATCAATATATTTTTTTTTCATTTTTTAAAATTTCTAAAACTTCATTAAAAACCCCGTTTACGGATGGATGACATTCGAAAGTTGGTTTATTTTCATAACAACCAGGTGATCGATATCCATTCCATCTTGTTATTTTTTTGTCCTCTAAAACATTATATTTCATATCTGATTGACAAAGTAACTTACAAGACCCACCAATAAATTTATGTTTATAATCTTGTGTACCATGTCTGAATGGAGTTCTATAACTTGGGTCGATAGCTCCGCCAAGTTGTAAGATATTACAGTCTGTAGAACCTGCAAAAGGTAGCAAACCAGCGTTCATTGTTATGACCATTAAACTATTTTGTAGTAGGTGCCAAAGTTGTGATAGGTTAAGTTTATCGACCAAATTGATGACATTTGAATTATCAACTTTTAAAAATGTTTTTTGATCATTATCTCCGTAAACAATGTTTTTACCAGTAACTACAACCTTGATTCCCAAATTCAATATTTTTTCTGTAAGTCTTTCCCAATTTTCTTTTGACCAAGTTCTACATTCCCATGTTTTTGATGGATTTATAACCACATAATTACTTTCAGGTAATTCAAAATCAATTTCGGATGGATAATATTCAATTGTTTTTTCTTTGGGAGATAAAATAAATCCTAAATGAGTTGACCAATAATCAGTTAAATGCATTTTTCTTATTTGTTTTTGTATGTCACCAAAATTGTGACCATTACAATCATAAAAAATTTGATCATGAGGCATAATTTCACCTTTTTCAGGATTATAAATCAAACCAACATAAGGATTATTTTCAAATATTTCAGGATAATTTGTTTCAACATCCAATTTATCTTGGTGACACTGACTGAGATATTTTAATACTGGTGTTGAATATAAGACATCTCCAAAACATCCAGATATTTTGAATCCAAATCTCATTTTGTCTTTTTGAATAAACAAGTTAATATATTTGGGTTATTATCTGTTGACTTTCTTATTATATCTTCAACGTTTGAATGTATTACTAATTCAAATCCCATTTCTTTAAAAAAATTAGTTATGGATGTTTCATTGAAATGCCACAAATGTTCGTCTGGTCTTCTATGTTTCCAATTTTCAAACCAATCATCAGAAAAATTATGACACCAAGGTAAACTTATATATATATAATCACAACTTAAGTCCTTAACGAATGAAATATCTTCAAAATGTTCAAGTACATCGAACATACAGATAACATCATAGTGTTTATCAAAAATATTATTAACAAACTTGGATCCCGTTGGGATTGGATATCCTGAAATGTCATTTCCATATGATTCAATTCCCTGTTCTGTTACTTTTAAAAAATCACCATTACCATATCCAATATCTAAAATAGATTTAGGAATATAACCAAGATTACCTATTAAATAACCAAGTCGTAAACCGGCCATTTGCGGGCCCTTTTCGCCATATTTATTATATCTTTCGTCAACGTATTGGAAATCATAACTTTGTATTTTATCCAATATTTTAATTTGTCTAATAAGACCGTTTTCTAATATTTCATAATTATCAATCATTACTTGTTGATATTTTTTTTCTGTTAATTTTTACATGTGTTAAAGTTGTAAATAGTGTCCAATATGAATCCCAAAAACCTCCACGATCATCTAAAAAAATGTTAGCATACAACTTTCCATTTACACCATAGTCTTTATTCCATTCGGGATGCATCTCATTCACACCATGTACTTTTATTCCAAGATTTTCAACTTCTTCTTTTACAGTTTTTAACTGTTCTTTACTTCTAGCAGTGTTAATTAGAAATATAATACCTTCTTTTTGACAATCAAGGATAAGTTTTACCATCTTATCACAGTTTGTCTTTATTTCATTGTTTTTGGGTATGATAGTATCATCTAAATCACAAGCAATGATTATCTTATCATTTTCTAACCATTCAGAAACTAATCTGTTTACATAAAAATTAGCATGATATCTCATTAAAATAGTTCTTTAATTCTTAATTGTGTTAGTAAAGCACAGCTCCATCCTAAAGTACCAAACAAATCACTCATAAAAAATGATCCTATTACATTTATTAAAAAAACAAATGTTAAAAATGTATCCAATTTTTTCATATTAATTAATTAATTTTTTTATTTGTTCCCAATCTTCTGATTTAGTCGCAACTCTTATACCGTCAATTGTAAAAAAAACTTCTTTATTCAGGATTGTTGGGGTTTCTATTTTTTGGGGGTCAATAGTTATTTTATTGTAGTAATTACTTTCATTAGCAAACCTAACTTTTATTTCTACTTTTTTCATATAATATTATAATTAAATTGATGTGTTTTCAACATTTTCTTCAGATTCTGAAACAATTTCAGCTTCATTAATCTCTTCATTGTTTCTTAGAACTTCTAACCTTCGGTATATATTTCTAAAACGTGGTCGTGTTACATTTTCAGTAACTTCTTCATTCAAGTTGATGTAATATTTCATTTTTGAAATTTCATCTTCAGAAAATAATTTATAATTTGGTAAGTTAGTCGGGTTCGTAATGTCCATTTCTAACATTATTACTTTCAATATTTCAACAGGTAATCCTGTTTGAATAGTATCTATTTGTTTATCTTGCTGATTGAAAGTTTTAAAAATATACTGTTCATGATCATCCACATCATTATCAGAAACTCTTTTATAAAACGCAAACTTTTTATTTTCTTTTTTATCAATCAAATAAATTAAAATACCATTGTGACTGTGACGATAAAAATAATCTGGATCATTCACCATTGCGGTACACCATTTAGTTTGATAACCATAGGAACATGATGCCAAATAACTTGTTGGTTTGAAAATCAGATACTTTTCATCTTCGAATATAACCTTAATGTCTTTTTTTGATTTTTTAAACATTTCTTTATTTTTAGCATAAAAAAGATTATGTTCTAACATTTCCCATGAATCGTATTTACTGATGTCATTTTCTTCAATTAACCCTTTTTCCATTAATTCACAAAATTCAATGAAAGTTTTCATTTGATTCCAAGAAAATAAAAAATCACAAACATAATTCCTAATCTGTAAATTTTTCCAAGAATTCAAAGGTAAAATTTTATCAATAACATTTTCATTTTCTACAAGTTGAGGGTAATTTTCATACTCTTTTATTCTTTTGTTCAAAACTTTGATTAAGAATTGAGTGTATTTTTTTGTTTTACTTGTATCAAAAGCCCCCAACATTTCAATTAAATTTAAATTTAATTGATCATTTTCTTTTTTAATTTTTTTAATTCCCATTTTATTTTATTTTGGTCGTTTTCTTCTCCCATTATAGTTTGTTTTTAATTATAAGTAAAAAAGGTGACCCCATCAATGGGAGTCACCAACATTATTTTTTTCTCCGTAGATTAAGTAATCAGGATTTATAACTTTTGCCACTTTGTGACGATCACCACTTAAACACTTAACAACAATACCTTCGTGCGGAATTTTAGTTCCTTCGATAAAATTTCCAAACACATACTTGTCTTGTTTTTCTTTAGACCAATATCCTGTGTACAAAAGTTCCACCGTAGGTAAAGACAAACTTTCAAATATACCTCTTTCAGTAAAAAAACTTTTGTATTCACCATCTACTTCGACATCAAATCCAACAAATTTTATTTCTTGTAATCCATAATCGTAATTTTTTTGAATTCCGTGTCCGTAAATTTCACCGTAAATAATAATTCCACTTTTAAATGTTCTATGACTATAATAAGATTTCACATATTTCCAAAGTTTTTGTTTAATTTCGTATTTTTCAGCAATTGTTCTCCAAACATCGGTAGAATAGAAACCTTGCGAATCAGAACCTTTTTCAACGTTGTGAGATCCGTAAACATATTCGTAAAATGCCCATTCATTACCAAAAAACTTTTTTATACGATCAATAATTGTAATTTTTTTCTTTTTAACAATACCGTATCTTGCGTTTGTACCATGAATTTTTCTAGTTATAGATACCTTATCTTCTTCAGTAAATAACTCAGGAACATTCTTCAAGTTAGGAAACTTGTAGTAAACATGGAAGTTTGGGTTTTGGTGATATTTTATTTTTCTACCACCAACACTCATCTCAACCATCTTAACAGGAGGTTCGTATTTAGTGATACCTAAGATACCCATCATGTCGTGACCTTCTTCAACATTTGTCTCTAAAGACTCTGGTGCCAAGTACTTAAACGGTATTAACAAACATTCAGAATATACCCCACGAAGTTTAACGGTTCTAACTCGCTGACCTTTACGAAGGTAGCTAGTCACCTGCATAAGATCAGATAAATCCTTTGGGATCACAGCATCAGTGGTTGCAATTACAACCTTATCCCCAACCTGGTATTCACCTTTTTTTGTAATTGCTTGCCATCCACTAACTAAGACCAATTCTATGTTATCTGCGCCTTCTATTGATAGAACTTCACCTATAAAACCAACATAACATACACTATTTAAATTTTCCATTTTACAAAAATAATAATATTTTTTTATTCGTCAGTATCTTCTTCAAGATAATTTATTTTTATTGATCTTGGTTCAACAAAATCCCACTTAGTATTTTCAAATTCTTCAATCCATCCATTAACATCTTCTCTTGTCCAATGTGGCGCAAAAGAAGGACGGTACTTAAATGGTAAATTTTTACTTTCATCCCACTCATCAAGTCGTTGTGTCACATCTTTAATAAGATTTTTAGCTTTAGTGTGTTTAATCCACTCTCTGTAATCATACTCAGATTCAATATACATAACATCACCATAATTTTCAAACTCCATTTCAGGAAATTCTAAATTCGGGTTGTTGGTATAAACATCCACAATTCCATTATCTCCGTAATAAGAATCACACAGTTCCCTTAAAGAATATAAACTAGAAGGTCTTTCTTCCCAAACACTACCGAACTGACGAACAGAACATATGTAGATATAACCGTCCTCATATGAATGAATAAGTCCTTCAATTTTATTTCTTAAAGAAATAAGTTCGTCCATTGTTAATTTTTCTAATTCCATTACTAATTTTTTATACTGTGTGTTCCCAAAATATTCTATTACAATTCTGTGGTAGTCGATTGATGTGTCGGTAGTTGTTGATGTAACCCATCATGTTTGCAGATCCAATAGCGTTTGCGGAGTGAACTACAACATCAACAATAGGTTTACCATCCATCCACTGATTCACTAACCACTTAGTACAATCCATACCAGTCTTTTCGGTGATATTATCGTAGTTGATTTCATAGTTTCTTACAACACCATGTAACCACTCTTTCATCGCACTATCACCCAAGTCGTGATCCAAAGATATGAGTTCAATATTCTCCATACCAACCTCATTAATCTTTTGAACGAACTCATCATAAGAACGAACCACAATCCAATTGTCTTTATCGACTGGTGTACGAACATCATCTAAATAAATTCTTTTCTTTTCCATAACTTTTACAAATATAATAATTCTTTCGTATCTAATTCTTTTCCATCAATAACAAATGCCGCATTTTGAAGTTGATGAACATATCTAATTGGGTTGATACCACTTAATCCTTCAACACCATATAAACCTTTATAAAGGTGCGTTAGGGAAAAGGTATCTGTTTCCCACCACTCGTATTCACCAATACCAGGTGCTTCGGCTTCCATTCTAACAAAATGTAACAACTCTAATATCTGTTCAGTTATTTCGACAGGTTTGAAGTCATCGATATGAAGTGGAAGACCGTTTTCAGTTCCGATATATAATCCGTTAAAAGCAATCGCCCTTACAGCAACAGGTGTTCCAAAAATTGGGTGGGTTACAATACTACCAACTCTTAATTCATTCAGTGTCATACATTCCGTCTTTTTCGTCTATTTTCATTAATTCAATAAGATTCGCTTGTCTAATATACTTTCGTATTAGTTTGAATATCTCCGTTATATCTGTGAAGTCGGATGGTGGTGAGTCAGTTTTTGCAGGTAAGAATATTAGAGTAAACCCATGATTTCCTTCAAACTTTTCTTTTACTTTGATACCACAGATTTCATCAATATAAACCCAAGGATAGTTACCCACAAGTTTAACTTCAATACCAATCTTTTTTAATCTCTCTACAAATACCTTGATTTTATCACCGGTTAATTCTGTATTACTTTTTGTTTCCATATCTATATAGGTTCCAAATTTAGTTTGTACTTTTTTCATCACCTTAACATATACTGGTGAATAACAATTACTACTTTACCTCCGAACAATGCTCGGTCTGATTTGATTTCAATATCCATCATACCCAAGTCTTCTTTGAGTCGTTTTGCTTGTATCTCAACTTCGTGTTCTGCGTCTGACTTGGTTTTAAAAAAACCAAAATATGAATCACAAGATCCTGTCTTATCACACACTCCGTAAATTATCTTTCTTTGAACCATAACATTCTAATTTTTCATTCTTAACATTCCATAAATCTTTTACTCCTTCAGTCATATGACAATTGTGTTTTTTTCCAGTTCTTTTTCCAAACTCCACAATCATATCATTATGACGATTACGAATAAAGTGGGGACACTCTTTACAGGGGTTTTTCATATTTTATCAAAGATTGAATCAATGTACTCTTTTACATCTCTTAACAATTCTGATTCGTATTTAACACCAAATAGTTCAACCTGATAGGAATGCCATTTGGTAAATCTACTGTCGTCTTTTTGAAATGTGCGTGGGTCTCTTTTTCTGAAGGAGTCTTTAACTTTTGATCCTTCAAACTTCCATATTGTTACCCCACGATACTCTCTTTTAGTTTCTTTAGTTGTCCACATAGAAACAAAGATAGGAAATTAAATTGGATTAGAAAAATTATTTTACAATTTTTACGGTGTCAACAGGAACTAAGATGACTGGAATTACACCTCTTTTCAAAAAGTTAAGTTCTTTTGCCGTTCCATAACTAAGATCAATTATAAATTTTGAACTTTTTGGTAGTCTGTCATTCACCTTAACATAACGAACTGAGTCATTGATTGTATTAGTTACTTTAAGAATTGTTCCAAACTTAAAGTATTTGTGGGCTGCAGTCAAACTATCTGCATGGAATCTTTCCCCTGATGAAGTTAGTCTTCCTGTCCAATGTTGTCCGTAGTAAGTTGCGGTTCCTTTGTATTCTTTAAATTCAGAAAAAATAAAAGACAAAAGAAATAAAGAAATTAAGATTAGAAATACTTTATTTAAAATTTTTGTAATTGTATGTTGTTTGAATTTTTCTTTTACCATATTTTTTTTCCATTAGTTTGTGATGAAGTTCCCAATTTATAATTGATTCATTGGTAACTTCTTTATCATCAGGAATTAAAGAATATATTTTACTAATTTTTTTAAGAAGTTTTGTTGAAACATAATTAAATCTTTCACATTCATCTTCGAAAAATTTTATTTCGTTATTTTTATATTTCATAACGTAATTCCAATACTTATTTCTAATTTTTTCTTTACCTTCATTGGAATTATCTGATTGACCAAAAAGAGACCTCAACATACCCCCAAACATTTTATCAATTTTTTCTTTTGAAGTATAAAAATAATGATCAAATAAATCAGTTTTAAGATTAGCCAAATTAACATAAACCAATTGTAAAACACCTTCCACCTTTTCTTCTTCAGACATAGTTGATGGATCCCCACCAGCATGTTCAATTAAACTGTCAATATCTTCCATTTGTTCATATAAACTCTTAATAAAATAATCATATGAAAAATTTTGAATTTCCTTTAATTCTAAAAAGGTTTCATCATTTGTGATGAAATCATAAAAAGTTTCTTTATTTATACCTTTCTTGATCATTCTTGTTGAGACTTCAGTTGGTCTAACTAGATTTTCCACATTTTGAATGTAATAACTATATCTCATAAATTGATCAATTATAGGAATGCCAAACCTAAGCCTACCTGATGAATAAGCTTGGTAGTCTGAAATATCACCAACAAAACCTTTTGTTTTTTTAGTCCTATCATATTTGTGTTTCAATTCATGAGACATAACCGAAATAGTTTGTATTTCATCTGAAACAAAATTATCGTATAATTCATTTGGTTCCCAATTTTCCGAAACAATATAATTTAAGGTTAATTGCACTTCTTTACTTACTTTGTTTACCTGCATCATAATACCTTCATCAAAATTAAATTCATTAGCAACACCCATGGACGCAATTACGGGTTTACCGTCATAACTTTCCAACTCTTCAACGTTGATCGTTACATGTATAGTTTTTATAACTATGTCAGATATTTTTAATTTTTGATTCCTGATGTAAAAAGTATATTCTGTCTCTTTAGTATTTATTTTTTTTAACTCTTCAGATATCAACTTGTATAGTTTTTCTGAAGCTTCTAAAATACCTTGAGGTACACCAACCGCTTCGCTAATAAGTTTTTTACTTAATTTATCAAATTGTTTTTCTGTTAAAATAAAAGTTTTCATATTCAGATAAATATCTAAAAAAAAAGTTTAACCAACAATTCCAACCAAATTATCCATATGATGGTCGCCATCCATGTCAGAAAAAATATTTCTTCTGTTCATAATTTTAATAATTTCATCGATGTCATATGGATCCATACCATTACCATCAACGCCAACATCCATTTTTTTACCATTCCCAAATTTACGGCTTTCTGGTAAATGAACGTGACCGTGAAGGTGAATAACCCCTTTATTCATTCCGTGCCAACTTTGTAATGGGTAATGACATAATACAAAATTTTCCCCATTAATATTAACTTCCAAATAATGTTGTACACTTAAAAAATTACTTTGTATTCCCATTCTATCATTTTCAATATGATGGTCGTGGTTCCCAAGTATTAAATGAATATTTTTACAAACTAACCGACTTAAAAAAATCCCTACATTATCAAATCCACCAAATGAAACATCCCCCAAAATAATTAACGTATCGTCTTGACCAACAAAGTGGTTAATCCCATCAACTAATCTTTGATTCATTTGTTCTATTGTTTGGAAATCCCTAGTTGATTCTACAGGTATTTCACCATTTTGTGTTCTCCAATTAGTAACACCTCGACAGATATTTTTATGACCAAAATGTATATCTGAAGTTATATATACTTTTCCTGTTGTTAAAATTTTTTTGAATCCCATAAAATTTATTTTTAAGGTAAATCATCCAATTCGATGATATCGGACGATTGTGACCATGGACTATTATATGTTAAACCATCTATTGGAGAATTTGGTGTGTATAAACCCATTATTTCACCAAAAGACCTTGTTGTTGTTATATGAGAATTATGATGAATTGTACCATGAAAAGAATCTGAAGTAGTCAAAAGCGTTTCATTTTTTATTCCACATAACTCACCAGTAGTTTTATAGATTTGCAACTCTTTTTTTATTTTCAAAAAGATTTCATCAGGTATATTTTCTATGGACATGGGATCTTGTTCTTTATCTTGTTGATCCCAAGCTTGTACTTCATTCCCAAAACTTCTTCTTCCATTATTTAATCTGAAATTTCTTGAAAAAGCCATCTTCCACCCATTTTCTTTATTTATAAGATATATCAGTCTGTGTGTTGATAAATAATCTACCCAATACTTTTCTTGAGTGACACACCATTTCGTATTAGACCCATAAATTTTAGCAGATTCAAAACTTAATGGTGTCAAAACTAACCAAATGTCATCTTCATGTATTTTTATAATTTCTTTTTCAATACGTTTTCTTTTTTCAATTTCTTCAGCTTTCTTGACAACTTCATGTAATTCTAAGAAATCATTATATGAACTAATATCTTTGTTTTTAATTCGGTTGGCCTTGGAATGTCTTTCAAATTCATTCAAAGTTTCAATTTCACCAGACCCAAATAAAAATACACCCATATACCCCATAAATTCTTCTTTGTTTGGGCTGTAGTAATCATTTTCATTTTTGAAATTTTTGATTAAAAATTCTAAATATTTATATGAATCCGTTGGGTCTAAAAAAGAAATAATATCAATCAAAGAAACATCAAGATCTTGATGTTGTTGCTTAAGTCTTTCTAATCTATTCATAATTTTATTTCAAAACGTTTTTTCATTTGTTCTATTTTATCTTCGGGAACTCCATGTTGATTAACACCACCATGTCTATTTTCAACTATGATAGTAAAAACTTTGAACCCATGTTTTTTTGCTAACTCAAAGTAGGGTTCCATTTCCCACTCTTGAGTGAATGTGTTAGATACTGCAATTTTTTTAATTCCTGATTCCATCGCATATCCAACAAACTGTTGACATTCTTTATGTGCTTCTTTTATTTCTGAAGGAATGAAATTATAATTACCATCATTATCATAAAAATAATGATCCGCCTCAAACACGTTTGCAGTTAATTCTTTTGCTAAAGTTGTTTTACCTGAACCCGGCACCCCTCTTACAATATATAATATTTTTTCCATAGTATTAAGCTTTGATCCAACTTGATGGATTTTCGGGATTTTTTTTAATCAAACCTTTTTCAATTAAGTCGTAGGCAATAAAAGAAGATTTATAACCAATTACCTTGTCAAAACCTTTTTTGTCTTTGGTTTCTAAGTATATAGGGTCAAAATTCCAAACTACACCATTTTTTTCTAATTGGTCTAAAAATAATTGTTCTTTTTTAGTTAATTTCATAAAACAAAGATAATAAAAATTTTAATATAAAACAAAAAAAGAGATCGTAAAAGATCCCTTTTTTTCAGGCCGTCCAAATTGGACTGACTCCACCACTTTGTTTTATAGGAAACAAAGAAACTATTTTGTTACAAGAGCCTCTATTTTACTTTTAACTTGTTCAGTCATTGTAATTTCTTTAACGTTAGTTACAATAACAGATTCTTTGAGGATTTTGTTTGGTATGTTTACAAAGAAAGTATCTCCGTTGAAGAATGTTAGGTCTTCGCCTAATTCTACACAACCGTGTACCATTTTTAAAAAAAGTTTAAACTGTACTTGGTCCATAAAAGTTTCGTTGATTAAATCACCAAACTTTTCATTCATAACTTTAATATTGAAACCTACTTTATTCATAATACAAATATACATGAATTATTTTTCAATAACAAATTTTTTACCCGATTTTTTTAATGTTCCAACAAAATCTTTTTTATGATCAATACCTGACCAAAAACCACTACCATCAGTCCAAATACCACGTTTATTATTTTTATAAACTTCTTCACCAAATGTAATGTATTCTGGTTGATCGTTTTCAAGTAAACATGTGGCTCTTGTCATTTCACGTTTTTCTTGTGGTGTGTAATTTCCTGACCAATCTTGTTTACATAAAAAAGTAGCTTCACCAACCTTAACTTCTTGTCCGTTAAGAATTGCCTTTTTATCTAATTTTTTCTTGTAAGTGTAAATGTAAGTTCCCATTTTAATTTATTTTTTCATCCCAAATTTTATTCAATTCTTCTTCACTTATTCTTTCTGTCAGATCGGTAAACATGTTTGTTAAAACTTTTACAAATTGAATCCTATTTCTTGCTAGTTCAGGGTTGAAGGAAATTTCAATAAGTGAGTCACTCAAGTGACTGTTTATTACAATATACAACGGAATTGATTTCATTTTTTTTATTTATACAAATATAAGGGAAATTTTGTATATAAAAAAACCCACAAAGAAATTTTACTTAATTTGTGGGTTGGGTTTTGATAAACCATTACAGTAAGTGAAAGGGGTGTAATGTTTTTTTGTGTTAAATAAATATGTGATAAATTGGTAAAAATCAATATTTTTTCAAAATATTTGTAATTATTTTACCAAATTCTTGATTTTTTTTACTTATAGGATTGTTTTTTAAGTTGAAGTACCCACATTCTGTGTGTTCATGACCATCTTTTGCTGATTCAAGTTCAGGAAACACATATCTATTTGTTTCATGAAGAAAAATATACATTAAACCTTTTTTTGTATCTTCATCCTCATACAGGTTAAGTATGTCGACTAACTTTAATTCCCCTTTTATTTGAATATTTGTTTCTTCCTTGAATTCCCTGATTGCGGTTTCTTTTGGCGTTTCTTTTCCTTCCATACCTCCTGATGGAATGGACCATTCATTAGGTAAGGAATTTTTTGGGCTTCTTTTACATAGTAAAACTTCATTACCTTTTTTTATAACAATACCCGAATACCTTTTGAATTCTTTCATAATACAATATTTATAAATATGAACATAGTAATAAATAATAATAGTTATAGGGTCAAGTCGGCATTGACAAATAAAGATATTTCAAATGGTATGATGAATAAAAAATTTGATGAAGACTTTGATGGTATGTTATTCATGTTAGACGGTAGGGATCACTCCTTTTGGATGAAAAATTGTATTATACCACTTGATATTATTTTTATAAATGAAGATGTTATAACTAAAATTCATCACAATTGTAAACCATGTAATCAAGGTAAGTGTCAGACATATAATGGAAATGGCGATATTGTTTTAGAATTACCAGGTGGTGAATGTAAAAAATATAACATAAATGAAGGTGACGAAATTATTTTTCAGAACTGATTTTTGCCTGTAAAATTTCGTAAAACTTACTTTGTATCTGCTTTGTTAAATCTACATAACTTTTTTGTTCTCCACCATCTTTTTTTCTGTAAAGAAAACTAATACCTGAAATATTGGTAATACATTTATGTCCCCCAGAATTTGCATTTATGATATCTCTACCATTTAGTACAACTTTATCTAATAAAGCAATTTGTTTTTCACTTAGTTTTCTGTAAGGTCTATTCATTATGTTATCCAATATTGGGAATAAACTTTCTTTTCTACCCAAAACTTTCAAAGATGGACTGTTACCATAAATTGCCATAAAATCCTTAAATGTAAAACCAACAGACTTGAAGGTTGCTTTTGTTTCAGATATTCTTTTCAAAACTGATAATGGTACAATAATACTTTGTAATTCTGGATTCATTTCATCCAATACTTCATTTTTGATTTCACCCAAATCAACACCCTTAAGTGCTCGTTCTTTTTTGTATGGGTTACATGATGCTTGAACTAATCCCAACGGCCATGCAATTACTAAAAAATCAGCGTCTGGATTGTTTTTAAATGGTGTATATCTATCATATGAACCTTGTGGTGTCATGTATCCACCTCCGTATTGAACTAATATGTTACCGCTAACATTAACGTTGGGGCTAACATTCATATTTTGGATGTAGGCCTGTTGATTTTGTGTGAGTTTTTCTTCATCATCAAAACCTTCTCGTTTCATAATTGATTTGATCTTTAATAAAATATTCAGTAACGATGGTTTACAGTCTAATACTAATTCTTCAAGAAATCCGGGTTTATTTTTGAACGCTAAAAGTAATTTATTAGCAACTAATCCTAACAACATTTTATTTCTTTTAACATCAGAATTCTTATCTAATTTGAAAATATACTTCATTACATCGTCAACTGATATATTGTATTGAGCAAAATTTGCAGAATCAACAGTTGATATTAACGTTATGTCTTCTTGTGTAAAAATTTCTTTAGGTGATAAACTTTGAGATATTGTTTCAACGTTAGACCTTGAACTTTTGAATGATGTAGATGTTCCTTTTTCTACACCAGCTTGTGTATCATGGTGATCTGTGTGAATTACAAACATTGGTTTTCCGTGGGCAAAATCAACCAAAACCGGCATCGTATCACCTTCAGCGTCAAGTTTTTTTATTGCAAATTCTTTATCACCATATTGTATTATTTCGGCGTCAACAACGTCAATACCATTATCTTCCAAATATTCTTTCATAGCAATTGCAGTAGTTACACCATCCAAATCTTGATGAAAATAAATTTTAGCCTTTTTGTATCTATCAGCAAGCTTTTTAATGTCCCTAATTCCTGATTCTACTAATATTCCTTTTTTCATATAACATAAATATCGATTGTTGAAGATTAAATTTTGTAAATTGTTGATAAAATTATTATATTTGTATCAAACCAATAAAAAAAATATATTATGAAAGAAAAAATCAAAGCTTTAATCGAGAATTCAAAACCAATGATCAAAAAAGTCACAGTCATAACTGTACTTTCACTTTCCATTGTTAGTGGGTTTTCTGTTGGTTATCTTTACCACAGAATTTATGGTCCCAAATCACCAACCATAGAAATGATTTCTTTGGACAAGTCACAGGTTAATTTGGCAATTGATGAAAATAACCACTTAATCATAATTGATAAGAATAATGGTAATTACACTGTTTATGAAGATTCAATTGGTGTTGCAATTTTTAATATGTACGCCAGAAATGTTATAGTCAAATCGGAAAAATAGTATGAAGATAAAAACAGTTTTTTATTACGGACTTTTTTGTTCATTTTTGATATATTTTTCATTTTCATTCGATAGTTTTTCCAACGATTACAAACCATTAGACAACAAAAGTAATTTCAAAACTAAACAATTTAGTTCTATGGTTCTTTTTGATTTAATAGAAAAATATTCTGATGAATATTCAGTTCCAAAATACATCGCCTACAATGTTGCGTTTAAAGAAACAAGATATATGGGACCGTTTCATTGGAATTACAATCCGAATCAGGTTTCTTCTGTTGGAGCTGTTGGTCCGATGCAAGTTTTACCAAAAACTTGTAATTGGATCAACAATTCAAACTACAGTAAAAATAAAATAATGTCTGATTTAGAATTAAATGTCATGACAAGTATGAAACTTCTTAATTACTTGCACAAAAAGTATGGTAATTGGTCAATTGTTTGTGGTTGGTACAATACAGGTAGGCCAGTTGTAAATGACTATGGTAGATATTGTGCCACCAATTTAGATTATAAATCTAAATGGATTTCATTACAATAAAAAAACCCCCATTTAAGGGGGTTTACTTAAAACTCTATTTCTTTTATTTGTTCCAAGGTTTTGAAATATTCTACCCTTGTTTTTGCAATTTCTGAATAGTTTGGACTTAATTCTATACCTAACCAATTTCTTCCTAACACTTGAGCGGCAACCAAAGTTGTTCCACTTCCAGCAAAGGGATCTAATATTATATCGTTCTTATATGACAATATTTTGATTGCCTTGGTCGGGATGTCCATAGAGAAGGTTGCTTTAGTGAGAGATTTAGTGTCAGCAAAATAATTCCACTGACCGAAGACAAGTTCCATAAATTCTTTTTTGTCTTTATCTTCATAAACCATTTTGTTTCTTTTTGTCCCATCTTCATTTTCAATTTCTGTTAATTCACCGGTCCATTCAGGTTCACCTTTAACTTTCTTGATGTGTTTTTTCTTGTAAGCCAATATTACACATTCTTTAGGGTTATAAATGTATGGTGACGATGGGCTCATCCATGAACCCCAAGCTGTGGTTTTACTTCTGTGTGGTGATTGTTCTTCTAAATCAACAATACCAAAGAAACCATAACCAATTTCTTTCATAATTTGCCATATTTCTGAAACAAAAAATATACGACCACCTTTTTTTTGACGATTGATCTCATATGGTATATTAAGAGCAATTCTTCCATCATCTTTCAATACTCTATATGTTTCTGTTAACCATGACTTTGCAAATTCAACATAATCATTAAATTCCATGTCATCATTATGTACGTCATAGTCAATTCCAACACCATATGGGGGAGATGTTACCACCAAATCAATACATCCTTCAGGTAGTGTCTTCATTACTTCCACACAATCCCCATTTATTATTTTTCCTGTTTCTATCATTTTAAAAAATTATTTTTATTAACTTGTATATTAAAGTCCATGTCAAAGTTATAGTACCAATCATGATTATAAAAAAAATTACTCGATAAATAATTTCTGATTTCAACTTTTTTAAAGCATTTGCGTTAACATTTGTGCCACTTTATATCCCGTGTAAGCACCCGCCGCTGCGGAACCTGGCAACACAATAAATTTACCTAACATTGTTTCATACTTTTTTCTATTTACAATATAAGAAATTAGAATGTAATAGACAATATAATTTATCAAAACCAAAAAATCTAGTTCTTTTGCAACAAAAACAACAATAGAATTACCAAGGAATCCCCACATAAAATTTATTAGGGTTTCTCTGATAAGTTCATTAGGAGTTGTTATTGCGTCCAAAATATTTATTTTTTTATTTAGGCCTTTCCTTGGTTTTGTAAGTTTTTTATCCATACACTTTTTTTAGATAATCAAATAAATTTAAAAAATTAGGAAATTGTCCGTGTTTTTGTCTGTAATAATTTTCCATTTTTGATGAATTCAGACCATATTTTTTATCATGCCCCAATCTATCTTCGACGTGTTTTATTTTAACTTTTTTATTTAATATCACACCAATTTGATTTATTATATCTAAATTAGTTACCCTGAATCGGGTTCCAATGTTAAAAACTTGGTTTATGACCTCATCGTCAAACATAAGATCACATATGACTTTAACGTTGTCATAAACATACATCCACTCTCTAATTTGTTTTCCATCACCATAAACCGGTATCGCTTTACCTTTATTAATTGATCGTGTAATCGTTGGGAGGAATTTTTCCTCAAATTGATGTTCTCCAAAATTATTACAAGTTCTTGTAATTAAGTAAGGTAGACCATATGTTCTATTTGCCGAAAATACTAACATATCAGAAGCCGCCTTAGTTGATGAATAATATGAACTAGGTTTAATCTTATCATCTTCCGTTGCCGTATGATTTATTGCAATATGTTCATCCATATCTCCGTAAACCTCATCAGTTGATATGTGAATGAACTTCTTTAAGTTTTTGTTTTTCCTTGATATCTCTAATAAGTTGAAGGTTCCCTCCACATTAGTTCTAACAAAAGGTAAACCATTTTTAATTGAGTTGTCAACGTGAGATTCCGCAGCAAAATGAACTATGTAATCAAAATCACCAAGGTCGTCTTCGGTTACATCACAAATGTCTTTTTGTAGAAATGGAATATTGTGTTTGATATTTTCTTTTTTACCAGCGTAAGTCAATTTATCAACACAAAGAACATCACATTCAAAATTATCAAGTAGGTGATTTATAAATGCGGAACCTATAAAACCAGCCCCACCTGTTACTACTATTTTCATAAATTTTCAACTTTTAATTTTTGAATATGGTGGTTAAGATACCAAGCGGCCTTTTCTAAATCTTCTAATTCTTTTTGTTTGTTTTTCTTACCTGCTCTTGAAATATACTTTATTGTATTACCTAACGAAAAACTTAGATCCCAAGCATCAATAACTTTTATCGCCTCATAAGGATTATTAACCCCACCATAGTGTGTTGGGTGATTTACTTGTTCTACTTTAATAGTGGGGCACTTACAATCTTCGATGCCACCACAAACACATGATTTAATATTATCCATTAAAATTCTTCTATTTTTATAAATCTTGAAATTGGGTATTCCTTTCCCCCGTATGTTTCGATATCAACTTCCTCATACCACTGAGAAAATGGTCTTGCGTATTGTGAACCAAAAGAAAGAGATTTGTAAATCACAAGAGGTTCTTTAGTTTCTGTATGATTACACATACAAATAACTTCGTACTGACCACCTTTATAATGTTGAAATTTTTCTTGAGGTTTCGGATAGTTTTTTTGTTTCATTTTAAATTACTTCTTGTGTTTTTTTTGTGCTTTCTAAAAATTTCTTTTGATTAATGTATGAAATTAGTTTTCTTTTAAAAATTGGTAATAGTGTTTCGAAAATTGGAAAATCCCCACGGCTAATCATTTCGAATACGGGTAATTTTTTATTTTCAGAATTCCACACAGAAAAATTATTAATTATTTTAGTGATTGTCAAATTTTTTTCATCACAGTAAATTAAATTCACAGAAGTTTTACTTTCAGGGGATTTTTTTGCTGCTGGTTTAATATTGTATTCCCAAACGTATATTTTATTTGTTTTAGTATCAGTGAAATGAAAATAACCAACATCAGAAATAACTTCTTTAGCCCTTTTATTAGGTTTCATATCTACGTTTTCATAAACTATTGTCCAAACTGATTTAGCGATGTTAAAATATTCTAACATCCTTGGTGCACTATAACTGAGTATCTGTACAAATTCATCTATTTCTTCATTGTTTAATTCAGGAATATCTTTCAATTTTAGATCTTTAACCAAAAGTTCGTCGTCAACAGAATCTAACTTTTTGTTGGTATACATTATTTTTTTGTCTTTGATTAAGGTTTGTACGTTTGCTAGGTGCAAAGAAAGTTCAATGAAACCTGGATAAAGTTCCATTTTATCCAACTTTTCCCCCATTTTTTGAAAATATGACAATAACTTGTATTCTTTATGTTCTCTGTCAATTGGTTTTTCGAACATCCAATCAGTGTCCATCAAAAATTCTATTTTCTTTTTTCTTCCCATCTGACAAAATTATAACAATAAATTACTTGGCAGTAAAGATTAATCAATTCTCATTACTATATAGTATGTACCGTTAATTCTAACAGAATCATAACTACCGTCGTAACCATTTAACGAACCATATTCACCATCACTTACAAGATCATCTAACATTTCCTGTTTATTTACAAAATTCGAATAGTCGTCATATCCCATCTGTTGTAAAAAACTTACAGGATCGTTTTTAATGTTGTCATCAATATAACTTTCTATCGCATATTCTATATCTTCTTCTGATGGTTCACCATCAGGATTATCTTTTATTTCTTCTATTTCATAATCAATATCGGATATTCTACTTTCACGATCATCTTTTTGTTCTTGGGTTTCTTCATCATCATATATTTGGTGAGGTGGGACAACTTGCCCATCTTTATATAACACCCAATGACTTTTGGATGGGTCTGAACTTTCATTTCTATATTGAAACTCATGTTCTTCATTTTCATCCCAAAAATCAAATACTTTACCATTTTCTTCCATTGTTGGGTATTTTATCGGAAATCTAACACCTTCGTTTTCATATACCCATTTTTCCATTTCTAAAACCCAAATTTCTTTTTCTTGATCTTTACTTAATTGTTTTTCGACCCCATAACTATCTGGTTCATCCCTAACCCATTCACTTACAGAATCTTCGAAGTACTCTGCCACTTCATCCCCATCAACATATCTTGAAATAAAATTATTATCAAAATAATGTTCCATACTATCGACCATTTCTTCATAGTACATTTTTAATGACTCGTCACATTCATCTTCAGTACCAACCGCATATTGATGGCCTGTGGATAAAGATTCAAAATTTGTTAGATCATAATGTCTTCCGATATTATATAAATCGTAAACATCAACTCTATCAGATAATATTTCATTTTTTTCATCTTCAAGTTCCATTTGTTTATCAGTAATTTCATCAAACTTTTCACTATAATTTTCATCACCAGCATCCAAATTTTCTTGTTCTTCTTCTAATTCTTCAATTTCTCTATTTATTTCAGATATTCTATCTTGTTCATCATCAGTTATACCTTCTAAATACCCTTCATTAACGGCATATTCAAACGCTGCGTTAGCCTTTTCACCTTCTTCATCAGTACCATCTAAACTCCATTCATTTCTATCCCTTTTACCATCCTGTTCGTTTCTTTTTGCAAGTTGTTTTTTTCTTATAAGTTCCTTTTCATAAGGTGTATCCCAAAATGATATTCTTCCACCAACAACAACATCATCGAAATTTTTAATTCCTGTTTTAGAAGCATCTAAATTACCTGTTACTTCTATATTCCCTAACTTGTAAATTTTATTTTTACCACTGAGATCTGAAAGGTTCAAGTTCCCTTTTACCACAATTTTTTTTCCTGTAAATTTTGGTAAATATGGAATAGCGTGTGCCATAAACCCTACTTGTTTCAAATACTGCATATATTCTTCAGGTGTTAAATATATTTTTTCAACAACATCATCTTCTACAATCCTTTGTAAAACAGTTTTAAATTGTGTTTCGGTTAGAATTAATTTCTTTTTCATACAATCATAAATATTTGTGATTTACAAAATAGTCTTAGTGTTGATATTTATAAATAAATAAACCTTATAAAAACAATTGACCATGGGATGCGGTTGTAAAAACAAACAAGGGAACCAACAGGCTTCAACACCAAATCAAGCGGCTAGACCACAGGCTCAAGCCCAAAAAAATCAGAACGTTCAAGAATCGGTGAAGAAGATAGTTGAAAAATACTATAATAAAAAGTAATTTAATTCCTTTGGCCAAAGAAATTAAGGTGGAATTTTTCCACCTTTTTTGTATTTATGATATATGGCAGATCTTAACACTTTTATAGAATGGTATCGTAGTGGGGATGAAACAGATTATGTTAAACTGATGAAAGTTTTCAAATCTACACGTAATTTTTTATCATTTTTAATTAAAAATAATAAAGTAGATTACATAGACCCAACTACTATATCTGGTAATGAATTCGATCATGATTCAACCTTATTTGACTTTCTAATTGAAAATAACTTAATTGACTTTGATGACTTTTCGCGTTTATACGATGAAATTGACGAATCAACAAAAAATCAATTATTATTATATTACATTGATACTAACTATGAAGACGCCATGGAATTTATTACAAAAAATCTATTAAGTGACGTAAATATTAGACAAGATGGATTTTATCTTCATTTAAGAGATAGAGAAGAATTGGAAATACTTTTTTGTGGTTCACAAAGAGGTGAAAGTGCAAGATATGTTGCAAAACTCATTTTAAGTGAAGATGGTTTAGGACATGATTGGTATTTTGATGACAGCGTAAAACCACACCAAGTTGTTGATGAACTTGATGATGCAAATATTACAACACTTATAGATTTTATTTTCAAAGAAATTGGGGATAAAGAATTGTCTTTAGAAGATTATGATTCTGATTTTTTCTCTGAACTTTCTGAAGAACAAGGAACTGAAGGTTATTTTAGAATAAGAGCTGAAGATTTGAATGGATTAATTAACGATGAAGCAGCATTTAATGAATTATGTAATAAAGATTTAGATGAATTAGGATCTAATTTAACAAGTTTATATTGGCAAGCAGAAAATAGTGCATATGAAGATGAAATATATGACTTAGTTTATGGTGGTTTAGATGAGTACTTTGAAGGAAGAATCGATGAGGTACCAAGAGAAGTTACAAAGAGCGATGGTAGTAAAGTGACTAGATATGACAGTTATATTAAAATTAGAAACTTTAGAAATTTAGTTGAAACATTTTTAGAAAATTATAAAGGAAGTGCGTATAGTGATTCTTTTTTAGAATATTATGGTGGTTTAACTGAATTGATGGTTGCTATGATTAATAATGATGATATTGAATGTATTGATTTTAGAGTCCCTGAATATCCTGACTGGAATAGAACAAGAAAAAATATAAATGAACTGTTTTATGATTACGTATGACAACTAATGAATTAATAGATACTTTCAATACCGGTAAGTGGGAAAGGATTGAGCCTATATTTAAGTCGGTAGAAAGATTCATTTCATACATAAAAGGTATTGGTAAATTGAATAAAGTTGATTTATACTCCGTTTATCGGGAGTCAGATGATAATAGTTTTCTTAACCAACTTTGTATTAGTCTTCTAAAAGAATATGGTGTTGAGTATTTTTTACCTCTTCTTGGGGATGTTAAAAAAATTGGGGGTGACTATTACCTTAAATTAAACAAATTAGTTGAGTTATCCGTTTTGTTTGATGATAGTGATTATAGAAATATTTCAAATAGAGAAATTGCAAATGGAATTTTAGATGAAGATTGGTTCGAGATGTTTTCTGATACAATTTATAATTATTATGATGATGTTGTAGAAGAACTAAATGAAAAAAATTTAAATGAGTTAAAGGAAATAATACTTAGAGATTTAAAGAATCAAAATATGGATTCTGATGAGTTTGGTGGAAATTTTTTCTCTGAAAACTCAAATGAAGAAGGTTATGTTACTATCAATTATAACAATATAAACTATGTTTTATCGGATCGTAAAGTTTTCAATGAACTAATTAATTCTGGTTATTTAGACGAATTACGAAGTAATCTAAGAAGTTTACATAATATGGCATATAACGAAGCTTGGAACGATGAGGTATATGAAGATATTAAAAATGAACTAAGAAGTTTAATTGATACAGAATTTAAGTGGGATCAAGACGAAAATAAAAAACAATACTTATTGTGTAAAATTAAAAATTTAAAGTCAGATCTATATGATTATTTTAATTGTATGAGTGATTATGAGTATAATATATATGACGAAAGATCTTATTTAGATATGTTAACTAGATACTTTGAATATTGTGGTGATTTTTTAAGTTTTAGAACTTCAGAATATTCCGATTCTTATAGAGTTAAACAATACCTTAATGATGCATTTTTAGATTACGTCTATTAACTATTTATAATATCAAATAAATCTCATATCAATTGTAAAAAAATATATTATGAGATTAATAAATAAAAAAACAAAAAGATTTATTGTAAATTTATTTTCTGACTACATTTTATCAAAAATTAACAAGTCAGAAAAAAGTATAATTCAAGTATGTGATTGCATAAATTTTGTTGTTGTTTCGGGTAAAAGTTCAAGCAAAGATATCTTGGATTTACAAAAAATAAAAGAAGAATTCTTCAAAGAATATTCGTCCGAATTAGAAGATGCAAACGTAGACCATATGAATATTATTGATTTACTTTCGTATGGATCAGATTTTGATGTTTTGGAAGATGTTTGGATTTCTTTAGATAAAAATGTTTTCACAAGTAAGTCTGAACCTGTGACAAATCTATTTACAGTGTCTGAATTTCCTTATGGACATAGTTTGAATTGTGGTCGGTCTATAGTTTATTATTCAAACTATATGTTTAACCACATGTATAATTTGTTAGGTGTAAATAATTTGGAATTTTATTTTACCAAAAAACTTAATAGTGATGAAGACTTTGATATTGACATAATTTCAAATTCAAATATACCCAAAGAAAAAATCAAATCTTTGATTTTAGATGTATTCGATTTTGATTTAGATAAATTTAACGAAAGAATTAATAATTATAATTTGTTTGAGGATCTGTTAACTCAAAACAAAGAAAAACCATACTTGATTCAAGATATGTTAGAACACGTAATATTAATTTAAAAAAAAACCACCGTTTATAGGTGGTTTTTTTTATTCTTCATAAAAGTTTTTGATTATTTTAAGACCTTCTTCTAAGTCATCAAAATCTCTGTCAGGAGCATATAGTTTTGTTTTTGGTCTTTCTGAATCAGGATCTAAAATGGTCATAAATGCCGGTACATATTCGTTTTCAGTAATTTCAACAAAAATATCATATTCATCTTTATATTTGTCAATATCTCTATCAACGTAATTTAGATCTTCCTTGTCTAACATTTCTTTTAACTCTGTACAAAAAGGACAACCAACCATACTGTAAACTACAACCAACTTATCCATTACTTACTGTTTTGTATTATTTTAGATGAATTTTCATATTTGTAAATTCTTTTATGATCATCATTGCTTCCATAAGCATCGCAACTACTTTTACTGGTTTTACATGAAAACAAAAATAGTAAAATAAAAAATGTTAAGACTACTTTAATCATATCAATTCAATAATAATTCTTTAACTAAATTTTTAATGTCCCCTTCTTCTAAAACCCCAACTTTTGTTTCAACAACTTTACCACCATTAATAATTTTAACTGTGGGGATACTTCTAATGCCAAGTGAAACACTTATGTCTTTATTTTGATCAACATTCATGGTGTACATTTCCACGTCAGTTTCATTTTCATTTGATACTTTTTCAAATCTAGGTTTCATCATTTTACAGGGACCACACCATTCAGCCCAAAATTCAACAATAATTTTTTTACCTGATTCTATTTTTTCTTTAAGTTCAGTTGCGGTAATTTCCATTTTTTTATTATTTTAATTTTATTAAGTTTTTTACAAAGAATTTAGTTTCTTCTAGTTTTTCTGGTTCAAAATAAATCATTATTTGATATCCCGAGTCTACAGCTATCTTTTTAGATAAATATATGAAAATGTCAGACTTGTTACGAAAAATTGCATCTATAAAAGAAACACCATTTTCATAAGTGTACATATTAAGATATTCTGGTTTATAGTTTTTTTCTAAAAGAATTTCGGGTGTGACATTTAATTGACCTTGGATTCTGTTTTTTGATAATATTTTTCCTTCCCTATCATAAATAGATTTTAGAAACTCAGTTTCTTTATCAAAAAGTTCTTTAGTATTTGTCATAATATAAAAATAAATAAAGTGGTGAAAAAGTCACCACTTTATTTTTAGATCATTTCTTCGGCCAACTCCCAAAGTTTCGTATTGATACTATTTTGTGCGATAATACTATCAATTTTTCTCATCTTAGAAACCCTACCCCTTTGGTTTGATACCTGAACACCACCACGAATAAATTTTTCTTGTACTGTGTTAAAAACTTTCCAAAGGTCATCTCCTTCATCTTCTTTCCGATTAGGTGTTAGAAGACCCATAATTTCCATATCGTTCAATGTTTTTTCAGCGTTAAATCTGATTTTAGCAGATTCACGAACAAAACTAATTTTTTCATCAGTTGACATTTCACGTTCCATCATTCTTCCTACCGATTGTTCAATCAATGGTAATTTTTTAGAAAATTGATCTGCCAGTTCTTTAACATCGTCAAGTTGAAAATGATTGTGTCTCATAGTAAATCTATCCGCCACTGCTGTTGGTACCGTCAATCCGTTTGAACAAACTAATCTGAATAGTCCAGCACTCAAAGAAAAAGCAGAAGTACCGTTGTGTGAATTTTTGACAATTGCTTCAACTAATGTATCACCAACTTTGGGAAGTTCGCTGTTACGGAATCTGATTTCGTGTAATGAATGTATTCCCTTACCTGTTTGTTTAACAGATGCTATTTGCCAACCTTCGCGATCAAAAAATTCTAAAACTTGATCAGTTGGTACAAAAGTGTACTTGTTAGTCATCTTTGGAGATGCTGAAGTTGCGAATACTGAAGGTGCTTGGGATTTAATAAGTTCAGGAGTGTAGATCATATATTTGTTTTTAATTATTGAACAAAGATAAACGTTTTTTCAATAAAAACAAATTTTAATTCAAAATTATATTACCAAACTTTGTTTTTTGGATGTACCCTTCAATTACTTCTTTTGGATTAGAAGTTTCTACAAGTTCAGGTAACTTGAGTTCGATTACAATTTCAACTATTTGGTCTTTTGATAGTATATAATCAATACCGTTATCAAAATTTTGTATTGATTTTTCTTTAAGTTTTTTATAAAAATCTTCTTTTTGTAAATTACCTATCAGAACCATTAAATCATTAGGATTCTTTTCAAAAAAATTGATTAGATTACTTATGTAAACTTCAATATCAACATTAGTCATATAATTAGTCTTCGTTAGATTTACAACCTCTTTTAACTTTGAGCTCTTCAGGGAAATTGACTATGAAAAAATCTTCAGTAGGTATCATGTGTTTGAATAGCTCCTTTGGTAGGTTATCAATATCAATGCCAGAATCCATAACTGAAATAAAGTTGAGACAATACAAAGTTGCTAGTGACTTTGGTAAAGTTTTTAATTCTTTATTTCCTGTGACATTTAGGAAAGACAACATTTTACATTCACCAATTGATTCAGGTAAACTTTTGATAATATTGTCAGCAACAAATGTTTTCAAATTTTTGAATCTTGATATGTTTGCGGGTACGTCAAATGGTTCCTGTTTGTCTGATTTGTTTTCCAAATTAAGGAATCTTGTATCTTCAGGTAAAATAGAAAACAATGTGTCTAAACCAAACATGGTGGCAAATTTAGCTGCGGAATCATTAGGGAATGATATCGGTAGATAACTAAGATCAATATTTTTCTTTGCCAATTGTTTTGCATATGAATTAATAAGTGCTTCATGATATGGTGACATTTCATCACTCATAATCAAAGAAACATCCGCCTCTGTCAATTTGTCAATGTCAGTTAACAAAAGTGATTTACGTTTTTTAGTAAGATAGTAATCTTTACTTTCCTTATCAGTAAATTTCAACATTTCAGCATTCAATTTACCGTCCATACCAATGTATTTATGTCTCAAATAAGGTGTAAAATTTTTCCAAATTATTGGGCCAGTAGCGATCTGAGTTAAATCAGGAGTCCTTAATTCTAACCATAATTCAACGTTTTCTTCAGAACCAAGTTCTTTTATTGCGTCGGTAGATGTCAAATTTTTTCTTTCGAAGCTCATCATCATACTTTGTTGTTCAGAAGAGTATGGATGCGGTACAAAATATTTTTCTTTACCGATTAAATTTGGTATTTTTTTAGTTATTTCACTCCAAGGTAAAACGGTTGCTCCGGCGTATTTTCCTGAGTTTGTACCATCGGCTAATCTAAATTGTACATTTTTTCTCCAATCATAATCAACCAGTATAACAACCGCAAAATTTACATCGCTTTCATTTAAATTTTTATTTATAACATAGTATAATGTAAGATTTTGTCTAAGCCTATAATTATAAAAATAATTCGATGACCCTTCCCAAGATGTACACCATCTTCTATCAGGGGCAAACTTTTTTCGTATATTGATACACTTGTGTTTTTGATCAGGATTGAATATCAGAATGCTGTCGTCTTCAAAAACAACATCAACATCAGAAACATCAATTTCAGGAATTTTATATTCGTCTTCCATTGGTAAAACATCCACAACATGTTCGAATTCAACAAAATTCATCATACCTGCAGGTTTTGTATTTATAGGGACTAATGTGTAGTTTGCAACATATCTATCAACCCTATTGACTATTTGTTCAATATTTTCTTGAGGATTTTCTTTTATTAACTTTTCTGTTAATTTTTCTTTCATGAAATTTTCAAATTCACGTCTAACCAAAGATGACAATTCCATAGATGTCATGTCCAAAATGTCTTTTCTGAATCTTTTTGGATCTAAAGCTTTCATTTCAAAAAACTTTTTAATATTCAATTTAGTAAGTCTTTTGTCTGCACCAGCATTTTTTTCCATGAATGTTTTAAAAACATCATCAAAAGTTCTTTTAGATTTTTGACTTTCACTTTTAGACTTTACAAGATCCTTTAATTTTTGATAATCATATGTGAAGATGTCCCTTTCAGCTCCTACCAAGGTATTTTTGAATCTTTCAAAATCAGAAATGGTTTGTCTAATTTGATCTACCGTGTCTTCTGTACTTCCACTAAACTTAAGGACTAACCTTTTAATTGTTGATTCTGGATATTCTAATAATAAACTATTTTTAACTTTGGTGTTTTCTTTTACTATATTGGATAATAACTTTACTAATTCCATAATTTTTTTATTAATAAATATTTCAACAAGTCAAAAAATTAATAATTCATAATAAGTAATTCTTCACCCATGTTTTGTTTTTCACCTTTCTTTGCTGCGGCGGCTTTTGCAAATTCTTTTCTGACCCAAGTATATTGATCTTCAGGAAACCAATTGTGAAGTAGTTCGAAATCATAGTATGATAGAGAAAACTTACTCTGGACTTTGTGTAATACGTTTGCCAATCTTTCATGGTCTTGTCTATCGAAATCATGATTGGAATAATAGTTTTCTGTTTTCCAATATGGTGGGTCCAAATAAATGTACGTAGATGGTGAATCGTATTTTTGTATCACGTCCGCAAAATCCATATTTTCAACATCTGTAATTTTTAAAAAGTGATCCACCCAATCAGGTTTAGACAACTTATCTCTAAACGTAAGATATTTCGATTTATATTTTCCTTTAAGGTCAATAAAGTTTGATGTTTCAGGTTTTGATCCACTGAAAACCTGTGTTAAAATGTAAACATACTTAGCCGCGACTTCATAATTGCCAGGTTCTAAGCTGAAACCTTCATTAAATAATTCAGCCTGAAAGCTTATAAACTGTTGTTTATATATTTCAGGGGTATTATCTACTCCTTGTTTTTGACAATCAATATTGTTTATTGCCCTTAATAATTCAGTTGGATTTTGAACACATTTAAATAGATTATAGTTTAGTGGGTTGAAGTCATTGTATACAACTTTTTTAAGTCTGGGGAATTGTTTTAGATCCATATTATAGAAACACCAAAACATTCCTCCGAAAGTTTCTAAATAAACCTCCATATTTTTATCGTAATAAGGAACAATCCATTTCCCGATTTTACTTTTACCTCCGATATAACTTAACATGTATAAAAAATAATAAACTTAATCATATTAATCAACATCAAACTTTTTTATAATTTATTTGGATATTAATAAAAAACCACTATCTTTGTATTGTTGATGTGGTTAACCACTAAACAAAATGGATGATTTGGTACACCATTTAAAAAACGCAAGTCGTGATGTCATCTTACGGTTATTAGAGACAGGTTAATTACCTTCCTAACAGGAAAAACATAAAGGGGGACTTTGTCCCCTTTTTTATTTTTTGTGCTATTTATTACTAATGAAAGTATTAAGTGTACTTAAAAGTATAATAATAGAAAATCGTGGTAAACACCATAAACTTTTTACTGCGCCTGAAGGTCCAAAATTTATTGCAACAACTCATCAAACTTCAGATAGAAAAAGTAATTTAAGTTATGGGGAAATAAAAGATATAATTTTAAATGCAATTTATTCAGGTAGTAAGATTCATACAAGAGTTGGAGTACCTAATACTATGCTTTCTGATATAATTCGTGATAAATATAAAAAAATTTTATATGAATTTTCTAAAGATCCAACAGAAAAAAAAATAAAATTTGTATTTAAAAGAGAAGATAATAAAGATGAACACGTATTTGACTATATTGAATTCATACTTGCAAGAAGTGATGATAATACATTTTTAATTGTGTCAAGTACATTTTCTGATAATGGTACTTATCTAAAACTATACGGTAAAGATGTTCTTCAATCAAGAAAAGTTATGTTAGAAAAGTATTTTCATTTAAGGACTGTAATATTATAATTATTATATGGAAAAAAAAGAAGCAACACAAGTTACAGGATGTAGAAAATGTAATAAAGGACAAGAAAAATTACAATTATTTTTGGTCACTTTTGGTATAGTTTTATTAGGTCTTTCTATATATGGGGCAGTAAGATTAGTACAGGACATTATTAGTTCTTTCTAACTTCTTTCATATTTTAAAAATTGTTTGACAAGTAGATCCCCAATAACGTTTCTACCTTTAAATCCTTTTCCTTTAAGTCTTAATGGTTTTGATGTATCCATTTGTTTTGGAAAATTAACCATTATTTCACCTTGTGGATGTGGGATAACAAAATTTTCCTGATTGAGATCGTCCAATGTGAAATATTTATTATATAATAGGTGTTCACCAAACTTTTCAAAACCACTTTCATTTGTTAATGTTATTTTAACTAAAAGATCACCGTAAATACCATTTTCGAAATCTCCCATGTTTTGTAAACGCATCATTTGACCATCATCAATCCCATGTGGTATTCTAAGTTCAACACTTTTTACCTCATCTTTATTACCATCACCTTTACAAACATGACATGCATTAATCAATGTATGACCAAAACCATTACATGAAGTACAAATCTTTTGTACCATCTGAACAAACATCCCACTACCAACTTGTGCCCATAAAACACCTTCACCTTTACAAGTGGCACATGATCGTTTGTCCCCACCAGTACCATTACATGGATCACACTTTTCTTTTCTTTGATAATTCAAGTTAACTTTTTCATTCATGAAACTTTTTATAACATCTACAGAAAGTGTAATAATTCTTGAAGGTTTCTGTTGTTGTCTAAAATTCTGATTAAACATATTAAACATACTACTAAAATCCCTGAAGTTGGACCCGGCAAACGGATTTTTTCTTTGTATGTCGTATTCTTTTCTTTTTTGTTCATCACCAACTACATCATATGCCACGGAAATTTTTTTAAATAATTCTTCATCCCCACCTTTATCGGGATGATTTTCTTTTGCCAATTTTCTATAAGCTTTTTTTATTTCTTCTTGAGTTGCGGTTTCTTCAACCCCTAAAACAGAGTAATGATTTTCAGCGTTCATTTATTGTTTTTTTCTTGTATATTTTAAATTATAGGATAAAAAAAATGAAATATCTAATAGTACTATTCAAAAATAAAAAAAGAAAAAAGATTCTAAATAAATTTTTGAATAAAGAAAGAGCATTAAAATACTTTGATTTTTTACTACAAACTAGCAATTCAGTGAATTTTCCTAAACGTTTTGAAAATGGAAAATTGTGTGATTACGAAATTGGTTTTTTGGAATCGGGTAGTACAAATTTTGATTTATACTTTGTAAAAGATGAACTCGGAAGGCAGGTAAAAGTTGATCTCGACGATACTAACTATAGATTAAGTAAAATTTCGAAATATAATATTCATGAAGAAGTTTATGACGTTCAGGAAAAATCTAAAATTAATTTTGATTCTTTTGTAAAAAAATATTTACCTAAATCAAACATAAAGTTAGTTTCAAAATTGAACAATAAAGTCGCGATACAAAATGATAATGATGTCAATTTGATTTCATTGAAGTCTATCGACGAGTGTTCAAGGTTTATGGATGTATTGGAATCTTACTTGATAAGTAATAACAGGTTGGATTGTATTTTAGTCAAAGATTCTTCTAAAGAACAAAAAAAATATTTATATAATATTTTAGAATCAAAAGGAATTAACAAATCATTTCTTTACAGAAGATTCACTACTTTTACGAAAGAATAATCTTTTGAAAAAACTTGGTTTTTTTTCATTCTTTACTTCTTCGTCTTTTGTTTCTTCGTAAACTTTTGTATTAACAAAAACTATTTCTGTACCTGAAATATCTATTTTAAATCTTAATTTATTTATATCAATTTTTCTAAAATTACTTTGTACTTTTTTGAAATCTTGATCATTCAATTCATAAACCAAGATCGGTTTTCCTTCTGGGAAAATTTCATTAGCCGCTTCAGTAACAACTAACAATTTTTCTAAGATATCATTAATATTTTTTTCATCTTCTCCCATACACTTAGTTTTTCAGGTTTTTTTGGTAATATATCTTCTTTTTTTAGTTTTTTAATTTCAGCAATTAAATTGTGTTTTTCAATATCAAGATCATTTTTGTCTTTTTCTATTTCACTTTTCAACCAATCAATTTCCGCTTCCAACTTGGTTTTCTTCTTCGTCATCTTCTAATTCTATTTTAGGATTATTAATTTCAAATTTTAGTCCTTGTAGATCATTTAACTTTTGTTTTTCAAATATGTGTTTTAGTTCATCTATCTTCTGTTGAAATAGTCGATCTTTTTCTTCTCTTTCTTTATTGTAAGCAATAATGTTTTTTATATTAGATATTTGATTTTCTACAGATTGTTCATTGAACTGAGTTACAAAAGAAAAAAATCTTACACCGACGTTGGTTGGGTCGTTTTCAACAACACTTTTTTCATCTACAAACTTTTTTGGTAATTTCCAAGTATTTGGAAATTCTATATCAAAAGATAGATAGTTTTTCATTTTTCTTACCGATTGTAAATACGGAAATAGAATGTTAAATTCTTTAAATAAACTCATTTGTTGTTTTGTATTAGAAATGTTATTATATAAGTTAAAAATAAACCATAAAGAAAGATTTCCCTATTACTAAACAAAATAGGTTTAGGATCTGTCTGTAATAGGGAAATAATAAATTTTAGAAAAATTCTAGTTATTGATATAATCGAAAATATAAATACAAACAAATATAACGTATCGATATTAGTCATATTAAGCCCTTTTACTTTCTAAAATTTCACCTCTTAATTGTTGTAATAAAGATTTCAGTTCTTGTGCTGATTTTCTAGCTCTTGTACCAGCACTTTTGTTACCAGCAAAGAATTTGGTTGTATCCACGCTCAATTGTTCTGTCAAAACTTTAATTTGTTCAAGTGTTTCCATTTTTAAATATTATAGGTTTATTTAATGTTAAACATATTAATTATGATGTTTATGTAAACATTTAAATACTTAAATTGTTATCTAAAGATTTATATATGTTCAACATAATATCTAAATCAGATTGGGTAAATGTTTTTTCTATGTTAAAAATATCATCAAAAAATTCACCAATAGACTCTTTGATTTTTTTATCTTCTTGTTTATAAAATATTTCAATAAAAAATGACTTGAAGTATTTCAAATGATCTCCTTCATTTGTAAAAATAATTCCTTCTTTTTCAAAACTTTCGATTGTTTTATTCCAACACCACTTGAAGTGGTTCACGATGTCTTCTTCAGACATTTGAATTTTGGTTTCGCTATTGTCTTCCTCACCCAAAAAAGTTTTTCTTATTAAATCGTAAAGGGAATACGAAAAATCGTAATATAATTCTAATTTTTCAGGTAAAATATTATTTATTCTGAACCATAAATCAATGTCTTCTTTATTGATTGGTTTTGATATGTAATTAAAAAAATTATCCATAGAGGTCATCTATGGATAATTATACGGTAATATAAAATTATGTAAATTATTGTGTTTTGGAATTGTAGGTAATCAAACCAGCAATTCTTTCAATATTTTCATTAACTTTTTTTGACTTTTTTGATACGGCCTTTTCACCTTTTTCAACTTTATTTAGTAAATCGGATGCATCATCATTTCCTGGTCTATCTTTAACCACAGGTTGTGCGGATTTATTATATGCCTTCCTTTTTATTTGAGCCAACATATTTTTTTCTCTAATTTCGTTTCTTTTTTTGTTTGTTGGTGTTTCGACCGCATTGCCCCATTCAGGATTGTTACCTGTTCTTGAAGAACCGACAATGTTGTCTTTTACCCATTCTTCATTAGGAGCAAATTCATCATAATCAATGTTTTCAAGTGCCGCCGCTGTAAAGTTTTCTACATATTCCGCCACACTGTCTGATGGAACATATGCCATTTTATCCATCTTTTTCAATTCACCATTACCCATAGGAAAATGTTTTGCGTCCATAGTGAAATCTTCCATTGACCCATCTTTAGCATATTTTTTCATTTTTTGCCCAACCTCTTTATAATAGTCTTGATTTTCGTCTCCAGATTTTTTGAATGATCTTTCATATTCAGTGTATCCTCTAGTTTTTTTGGCGGGTTTCATTTTTTCTTCCGCCAAATTTTCAATTAAATTAACGACTTGTTCTTCTGTAAGTCGAATTGATCTACCTAATCTTTCATTAAAAATTTCGTATTCATACATTTTAGTTCTCAATTCTTTTTTTCCAGGATTCCAAAAATCTGTTGTTTTTTCGGCGTTATCATACATGTCTTCGTCAATTTCTATTTCATAAACAATATCACTACTATCTGTATTAAAATCGTCTTCAGGCATTTTCCAATTGGTTTTATAATCTGGCATGTCGTCAGAAATTTTTAAATCCCCATATTCATCATATTCACCAGTCCCATCACACCATTCGCATTCAACATCATCAAACTCGTTATATCCCGTACCATTACAATGAGGACATGGTTCTTGCATTTCATAATCAAACTCATCAGAAATTTCGTTCATATTTTTTTTACTTTTCCTTAATAAATCAAAGTCTGACTTATCAATTTTACCGTTTTTGTTTTTGTCCAATTTGAATTGATTTCCATGAAGTTTTTCATTCATTTCAGATTCTTTCATGTATCCACATTCTGTACATTCACCTTCCATCATTTGACCACCACATTCACACATTTCACCATCGTTGACTTCAATTTCATAAATTGGTTCTTCATCTAATGATGATCTATCAGTATATTCTTTACCATTCAAAGAAAATTTATCCCCTTTTTTTGTGTTTTTCAACATTTTTGTGAAAGCATTTCCTTCGGATGTTTCTTCTTCTTCAACATAATCAAAAGACTTTCCAGGTCTATTAAATTTTGTCGTATTATATTTTTCATTTAGAAATCTAGAATAGTTTTTCATTTTTTTGTTTTTATTATAAATATATGATCAGTGGAGTTTATTCATTTCACTCAGGATAATATCTTTTATAATATCTTCATGAATTTGATATCGATCACTGATTCGTTTTATTACACCGTTCAATGTTTTATTTTCAAAAATATTAAGAGCCTTGATATCACCCTGATTACAATATGGGAAACGTTTACATTTTTTTTTAACTTGGACGAATTTTCCTCCAGGTATTTGTGTTTTTGATCTTCCTCTCCAATCTTTTTTACTTAAAGATTTAGCCCATGCCGCGGTAGTAACGTATGACCCTGATGATGAAGAATCAGTTGCTTCAGTGGCTTCTACTTTTTTAGGTTCTTCGCCAGAAAAAAGAGGTGCCTCATATCCACCAGCAGATCCTGTTCCTGTGGCTTCCTTAGTTTCTTTTTTGGTTTTTTTATTATCCAAAATAGTTTCTAAGAAGGTTTTTATGTCTTCAGGGTTTTTCAAGTAATTTTTTATTTCTTGTTTAATTTTGTTATTGGATAATTTTTTGTTTTTAATAAGTTTGTAAATTTCACCAATTTCACTTTTATTTTTTAAGAAATCTAAATAATGAGTTTTTTTACCATTATCATTTTCTTCTTCTGTTTGTATGTTTGATAATAGTTCGTTTTTGGATTGCATAGCTAAAGAAGGATCTACTTGATCACCACCTTCGTAACCTCTAGCCTTAGCGATTACATCAGAGAAACTTTTTTGTATTTCTGATTTCCAATCTTCCATTTTTTATTTAAAAACTAATACGTAAGTTAATGCCGCAACTATTGATCCTGAAACAATTTCTATAACTGTATTTTTTGTTTTAATTTTTCTTATGTCCTTTCTAAGTTCTTTATTTTCTTCGTCCAATAATTTTACTTTTTCTTCAGTATTTTTAATTATTATTTCATTGTTTTTATCTTTTAGCTCTAACAGCCCAATTATAGTATCTTTTTTTTCTACTTTCGATTCTAACTGATTAATTTCTTTTTGATCCATTAATGATTGTTTTTTCAATCTATCCAATTCGTTCAAGTCTAAAAGTATTTGTTTTCCTACATTTACAGGAAAACATATTGTTGTCGTATCTTCTTTTTGTAAATTTTTTTGCCCGTAACTTAGACAGGAAATAAAAATAAATAATGTAAATAAAAATTTTTTCATACTTAATATTTGTATCTTTGTTTAAAGGTGCTGTCAATTTCTTTTTTTCCCATACCTTCTATTTTTTCTTTTTTCTGTTCATAATAATTATTTATTACATTTTTTTCGAACTTAATTTTTGATATATTTTGATCTATTTTTTCAATGTCTTTTTTATAAGAAACTATAGAATCGTTCAACTTTAATTGTAATTCCTTCATCTTATTAATGTTCTGATCGAGTTGTTCTAATTTATACTTGAGTAATTCTGACCTATCTTCTACCGGTCTGAATAACTTCACAAGTATGATTGTTAATAACAGAGTTAAAACAACTAATAAGACATCTTTATAATTTTTTATCAGAAACTTTTTCATTTTTCACTTGGTGTTTTTTTTCTATTGGCAATAACCTTTGACCATTTAGCTTTAAATTTTTCATAGTAACTTCTAAGTTTTCCAATGAACTCAACAAATTCATCATTTATGTTTATCATGTCCCCATTTATATAAACACCATTTGTTTCTCCAATTGAAAAAAAGAATTCTATATCTAAATCTTGTATTTTACCGGACCATTCAACATTGTTTTGATATAGGTTCAAAGTGTTAAAATCTACTAATTCAGAAACTTCACTAACAAACTCATCCATCGATTCTTGATATGCGGTTTTGTCATCTGTAGTAAGTTGTAACCCCATTTTATCTTTAGCGTTGATTGTCATTAAACCACCTGAAATTCTATAAGTTTTTTTCTTTTCAAACTTCCTATCTTCAGGCGTATCACTTTCAAGGTCTGTTTCTAACTCAGCCGTTTCATATTCTTTTTCTTCTGAATCTTCTTTGATTAAACCATAATACTTATCAAGTATTTCTGTACTTTCACTTAGTGATTCTTTATTTAATAAAGTTCTAGATGCTGAAAGTAGTTTTTTAATTTCTTCGTGTCTATTCATTTTTAATTTGTTTTTCAAATAATTCAAAGTCGAAAGCCGGACTCAGATCGGTTATTTCTGTTAGAAAATTACTTCTTGTCACTATTCCTTCAAAATTTTCTATCCCATTTATCTTAGTGTTGTGACCTAAAACTTGGATTTTTATTGAGTTATTATTACATAATTTCAAACATAGTTCTGAAGTCGATTTTAATTGTTCTTCAGTATATGGTTGCCAATAGTAGTAGTCCCTCCATTTTTTTTGTACAACAACACTATTATAAATATTGCCAATCCAGTTTATGTATCCATTTTTTAATGGTTGTTTTTCTAACCACCCTAAATTTTCTAAACAAACAAATATTGCCTTCTTGTTAATTTCATTTTTATAAAAAAATTTTGAGTATTGATTGTCCTCAAGTAGTTTTACAACTTTACCTTCACGATCAACAAAATAGTTAGGTATTTTACTATATGATCCATTATGTCTGTATTTCAAGGATGTTATATAATTTTCAGAATTTCTTCCTGAATGTAATAAAATTATTTGTTTTTTTTGGTTTGAAACAAACTCAGTATTGAAATTACCGTATTCTATAATATCCATTATTCTTTTTTATAAACCAATCTTTTTTTATTATTTTCACCTACTGTCGTTGTTTCAATCGGTACTTCTACAATTTTTTCAACTTCTTTTATAACTTCTACAGGTACTTCTACAATTTTTTCCACTTCTTTTATAACTTCCACAGGTACTTCTACAATTTTTTCAACTTCTTTAATTACTTGGACGGGTACTTCCACTTCTTTAATTACTTGAACAGGTACTTCCACTTCTTTGATGACTTCTACAATTTTTTCAACAACTTCGGGTTTTGGTTCAGAAACTTTGTGAATTTCATTACTTTCTTTTTTTCTATAGTTTTTAAAAGCTTGATTAGTAGAAATAACTAATGCAATAGCTAATGGGTCAAAAACAAAAATTAATGTAAGAATAAAAAAATTAGCGGTTTTTTTAACGTCCCATCCAGTTATTTCACTTAAATACTTAATTGCCCCTAATTCTCCTGATTGAATTTCTTGTGAAGTGAGATCTAAAACTTCTAAATCTAACTTGGTTATACTATCATTTAGTGCTTCTATTTTGATTGATAGTGTATCTCTGTTTGTTTGAGCAACTTTTAATTGTGTTTCGAAAGCCTTTCTATTACCACCATTAGCTCTTGTAACTACTTGACCCGTTGTTCTATCAATGGTCTGAGTTGTTGTATTTGTGGAAAGTGCATTTCTTAAATTTGTTATGTCTTTATCCAACACATCTTTTTCCTTTTGATATTCTTTCTTTATTTCATCAAACCTGTTTTTCTTAACTTCGATGTTTTCAATTTTTTTATTATTGATTTCAAGTCCTGCGATATTTTTTTGAAATCCTGTAGATAATAATCCATAAATTCCTACAGATGTGAGTATTGAAAGAGTAACTAATGCTATTGTTAAATATATCTTTAGAATACCGTAAGTTTCTTTCCATTTATCATGTAAGTACGTCGCGATTGCTATCTTGGATATTTCCAAAAAAGATCCCATAATGATCACAGGAATGGCAACTGCCGAAAATATTATAGATAAACCTATAACACTGTAATACGCTGCGGTTCCTGATAATCCTATTGCACAAAATAACAAAAACCAAGGTAAAAATTTTTTATTCATATCTTTAAACTATACTTAATAAATATAAAAGATAAAGAAAAACCCCCATTTAAGGTGGGGGTCTATATATGATAGGGTTGTTTGTTTATTAATTACTATTTTAATTTTCAATCAAAACTTCTTTTTTTATTTCACCATCAACAAATCTTGAAACGGAACAAAATTCAATTTCAACATCTTCTTTAATGTTTTCTTTGAACTGATTGTATTGTTCTTCAGTTTCAAATGATCCACATTGTGTCGCAATCGAATGGTAAACTTTCAATCGGTATGAACCATATGGATTTTTAAGTTCCGAAAATTCCATCACAAGATTTTCAAATTTATAATCATCAGTACCATCTTTAGTTACAAACTTACCATTTTCATCTCTTTTATAAAAAGCAGATCTATGATACCCACAATTATTACATCCTACATATTCTTCACCTGTCTTGTAATAGAAGTCACTAAAAGCTTCTTCTTTACAATTTGGACATTCAATATAATCTATTACACTTCCCATACTAATTTTATTTTTATAAATAATCAAATAATTCTGAACTATCGTTTCTAAGTCTACGTAATGCCTTTTCTTTAATCTGTCTGACCCTTTCTTTTGTAAGTCCGAAATCTGATCCAATATCTTCTAAAGTTCTTGGAGTGCCGGTAAGACCAAAGTAATCACCAATGATTGTTTTTTCACGGTCGTCTAAAACATTTAAAAGAGACATTAGTTTATCTTTTAAAATATCTTTTGTGTTAAATACTGAATCTGGTTGTTCAGCATCAGGATTTGATATCATATCAATTAATGTATCCCCATCTTCATTAATTGTCATGTCTAAATCAATAATAGATGGTAGTGTAGAAAATTTATCGTCTAATTTTTTCCCTGTTTGTTCCACTTCTTTTTTTGCTCGTTGTAAATCTTGTACAACATTAACCGGTAGTCTTATTGTTCTTGCGTTGTCATTTAGAGACTGAATTATTGATTGTTTTACCCACCAAACTGCGTAGGAAATAAATCTTAAGTCTTTGTTCCAATCAAAATTTTTGATCGCCTTCATTAATCCAAAGTTTCCTTCAGCAATTAAATCTGAAAGGTCCATACCTTGATTTTGATACTGTTTTGCCACAGTTATAACAAATCTTAAATTACCCCTAAGTAATTCTTCTTCAATTTCTTTACGTTGTCTTAAACTAATACCTTCTGATTTCATAATCTTAGCAAGTTCTTTTTCCCGATCAGGAGTCATTACCTTGATTTTTCTTATGTCTTTAAGATAGTGTTGAATTTCTTCTTGATTTATTGGTGCCCCAACATTTTTGTCTTTCATATTTATATGCTTTTAGATTGTTCGTCAAGTTTATTTTTTTCCGCAATTGTTAAAGAATCCATTCCTTGATCAAGAATTTTATCTAAAATTTCATCAACTGTAAGATTACAAATATCTTCTTTTTTTTCTTTTATTTCAATAGATGATAAATAATTTTTTATAAATTCTTCATCATTAAATTCAATTTTTGGTAACTGAAATACGTTTTTATTACTTTTTCGTTTCTTTTTATTTGGATATAATTCCATTAAATGGTTTAGATTTTCTTCTTCCATGTTACTGGCAAAGTTTCTACCTTTTGGTAATAAAAAGTACGTAAAGTTTTCAAAATCCTTACTTACTAAATCAATATAAATATTTAGTTCAGGTAAACACATTTCAGTTTCAAAATGAAAAACTGAACTTGTATCACCAAAAATATATTTTATTTCATCTGATTTAACAACAGGACTTATTTCTTCTGCGATGCGACGAATAAATTCCGTTTCATTTTTTTTATCGTCACAACGATACGTAAATAAAATGTATTTCATTTTTTATAGTTTTGTATTAATATGTTCTCTGATTTCTTCTTCACTGAATGATTTTTCATATTCTTCAAAGTCTTCTGACATTTTGAATATTCTTGACCCTTCTATGTACTTAACTTTCCCTTGTAATTCTGTAAAGGTGTGTTCCAATTGTTTATCAAAAATATTTTTGTAAGATTTTTGAGTTGATATAATACAACCATTTACACCCAATGATTTGATTCTTGTTAAACCAGTAACAACACTTGTAGAATTTTCAACTTCGAAAGATCTAATTGGTAGATACCCGTTTTCAGTTTTTTCTAAAAAAATAACATCAATTTGTCTTGTTATATCATTATATCCTATAAAATCATCAACTAAATCGTTAGAAAATTCACCCCCGATTGTAAGTCCATTATCGGCCTTGAAAGATGTTCTATTGTTATTTGGTACAAATAATTTATATCCCGCCTTCCTACCGATACTACATAACATGAATTGTAGTGTTGTGTGTGGATCTTTTGAAATTTTTTCCTGACCTCCCCCATATATTTCACCAAGGTTGAAACCAATGCTCGACATCAAAAATGTGTCAATATGAAAAACATAATCTATACCATCTTTTGTGATGATTTTAATATCTTCTAATCCTTTTGACCCACCTGAGCCATTTTTAGCCCTTGAATACATCGATCTAAAAGTGGGGTATATACTACTTTCCCAAGATGCAACATCAGAACCATTGTTTGATGTACCAAACATCCAAGGCATTTGATTTAAAGCTTGTCTTAAAGCATTTTTAATATCGGTACGAGTTATTATGTTACCGATAGAGTTTTGAAACTTTATATAGTTTAGTACAAATTCAGGAATTGTTTTTGTCGATGATGAAATACCCATTTTTTATTATTGATAGTACAAAGATAGTGTTTTTTTTTAAACTAAGGCGTTATTTTGATAAAAAATAACTTCTTTTGTTTTGTGTTTTTGTCCTTGTATTTCAACTAAAGGTTTGAAGTCCATCCAATCAGCTTCAGAATTTTCGCATACTATAATTTCACCATTACGATTGAGTGACCATTCGGATAAAAATTCATAGTCAAAACCTTTATTACCATGTTTATAATACTTACCACCATTTCCTTGATATGGTGGGTCAATAAACCAAGTTGCTTCTATGTTTTCAATTGACGTATAATCATTATTTATTATTTGCCAATGTTTAACTTTATTCACATCTTGTGAAAGTTTTAATCTATTTTTTTCATTCCAAGCACAAAACTTACCTGGGGACTTTTTTGGTTGTGCAGAACCAGGATTTAAAAATAAACCTATGATAGACTTTTGGTTTTCATTTAAATAATTGAAATTATCATTATTCAATGATTGTCCTTTTGATAAAATAGGTAACGATAAAATTTCTTCAGAACTGACATTTATAAGATATTCCCATAGTTTTGCAATTCTAACGTCTTTTTCAATTAAAATTACATTTCTGTCATGATAGTTCATTGAATATGCCGCAGATCCCGCGAATGGTTCCACAATAGTATCGTACTTGGGTTTTGGGTAGTACTTGAATATTTTTTCTTTTCTTCCGTAGTAATAAAACATTTCTTATAAAATATAGATTTTAAACAGTACTAAATCAATTGACAATTTTAGATATATTGTTTTCTTTAGAAATTTTTACGGTTGACTCAGCCCATTGACTAACCATTGGGTTGTGACTGATTATGAATATTTTTTCGAAGTAATCTTTAATTTTCATAAAAAATTCAGATACTAACTCCAAATTATCATTACTTATTTTCCCAAATACTTCATCGAAAACGATTACGTTGGGTTTAGAAAGTGAACATATCTTACTTAGTACTGATCTAAGTGCCAATGATGCGATAGTTTTTTCGTAACCACTTCCAGATGTCATTAACTTTTCTATACCCGTTCCATTATCAATCATAATAAATTCAACTTCATTCTTATCATTGATTCTAATTTCTAATTTAAAGTAACAAGAATCTTCCATAAGTCTTTGAAGTTCAGAATTTATGATTGGCATCATAGTTTTCATAATTGTTTTAGAAACACCATTTTTTCCATAAGCTTCAAGATAAGTTTTATATATTTTTTCTTTATCTTCTTCTTTTTGAATTTTTTCAATCATTGTTTTATTTTTTTCAATCTTTTCCTGATAAGAAACTATAGAAACCTTGTTTGTCGAAAGGATTGAATTAATTCTTGTTTTTTCTCTTTCAAGTTCTTCTAATCGCATATCGGCCTTTATTAATTGTCCGTCGATCTTTTGATTTTCTTGAATTTTGTCTTGAATTTCTCCCCACCTTTTGAGTTTGTCTTTTAACGCGCTTATTTTCAAATCACAACTTTCAACAGAAATCTCATACTTTTCTTTAACAAGTTTGTTTTTTTCGTATTCATCAAACTCCTTCTTTAATTGTACAAAACTTTGTTCTTTGCGGGATAAATCCTGCATAAGTGTCGTTTTTGTGGTTTTATGCATGATAAGTCCATCAAGTTCTGCAATTTTGGCATTTGTTATTGCCGCGTTCATTAACTCAATTCCACAGTGTTCACATTTAATACCACCCTCAACTTCAGATTTCAATTTGTTAATTGATGAAATTTCAGTATCAATCTGGACCACTTCTTTATAAACATCGTTATATTGTTCTTTAACCTCATCGTGTTTATCTTCATGATAATATTCACTTGGTTCAACAACTTTTAGTTCATTAATCTTGGAAATATAACCTTTCTTTTCAAAATCAATCGTGTTAATTTCTTCTTGAACTTTAGTCGGATTTAATCTACTAATTTCTTGATCGATGTTGGAATGTTTTTTCTTCAACATATCATCACGGTAGGACTTACCTTTTGTGATCGCTTCTTCCACATTTGTCAATTCTTTATTACTATCTTCAATTTGATTATTAAGTGATTTAATTGTGTTTTCATAATCAGATATATCAGTTTTAAGTTGTTCGGATGAATATATGTTAGAAAGTTTTTGTTTTGAAAAATCTGAATATATTTCTTTAGCGACTTCTTCTTTCTTTTTTAAAAATTCAAGTCCCATAAACCTTGATAATACTTGTCCTCTTGCAGTTGGTTTAGATTCCAAAAGTTCTTCTAAATTTGTGGCAGTAGTTAAAATTGTCATCAAAAAATCTTCTTTAGTCCCTATAGAATTTTTGATGAAAGTTTCAGTTTCACGTCTTTGTTCACCAGTGAAATTTTGTAGACTACCATCAGATAGTTTTTTAAAAAAATCTAATTCTGTTTTTACGTTCCATTCTCCCTTTTTGGATAACTTCCTTTCAATTTTTCTTATGATAATGTAGTCTTCACCGTCTATTGTTATTTCACCTTTAACAACTACCGAGTTTTTATCGGTAAATCGATTAAATATTTCTTCAGCCTTTGTTGTTTTTGTTGTTTCATTAAAAAATAAAAACATCAGAAGGTCAACAGATAAAACAGTTTTACCACCAAAGTTTGGTGGATTAGACTCGACAACAATCAAACCATTTAACCTGTCAAAATCTAATTTTTGATTTTCACCATAGGATAAAAAATTAGAAAACTCAATATTTTTAATATACCATTTTTTGAATTGTGTGATATCAACATCACTTTCTTCCATTTTATATTCCACAGTTTTGTTGAGATCCAAAACTTCTTTCAAACTTTTGTCATATCCTTTAGATTCTAAAAAACCTTTTAACAAATCTATTTGGTAATTACTATCAGTAACGTTCAAAGAAACATCAATAGTTTGTTGTGTATCTTCATTTTTTGTTTTAACTTTTGTTAACACATTAACATTAGTTGTGTTGTACTTTTTTTGAAAGTAATATTTTACACTTTTAATTTTATCTTGCGTAAAGTTTTCTTGATTATCTTCCCAAACTACCTGTATTGTTGGATTTTCAAACTTAGAAAAGTCTAATTCTTTTATCATAAATTCATAATTAAATAACTTCGGTGGATTAAATAGATCCATTTATTCTTCTTCTTCCTTATTTTCTTGTGTTTTCAGTTCAATAAATTCAGTTGGTTTTACAGATTCAATATTAATTTCATCAATTAATTCTTCATTCTCATCCATAACATTGAATGATAATGGTTGTCCTGATAAACTTACATTCAAATTATTATTTTCTTTCAATTTTTCTATTTGTTGTTTCATTAGAATGTCAAAAGCTTTTTGCATTGCACTTTTTTGTGATTTTATTTTTGCATTTCTTTTTTCAACTTTTTTTCTGTGTTCTTTTGCTTTTTTTCCCATTTTATTTTTATTAATCGTTTAATATTTGTTCTTCTTCATCTTCAGGTATCACATATGTAACTTCTTGTTTTTGATTTGACAATCTATTTTCTTCGAACCATTCGATTATAGAGTTTATTGCCCAAACAAAACCAGCAGATAACATCCCGTCAAAAAATACGGATAAAATTTTATTAGTTCCAATGATATTATAACTTGGTGAAAAATATGTTAATGATAAGAAAAACCCAACCCATGTTGATGTACATAAAACACACGATATTAATGCCGATATAAAAGATCCCATATAGTTAAAAGGAGCTAACTCATTGTTACCCCAATTACGTATTCCATCCCTTATTCCATTAAAAATTGATCCGTAAACCAAAATGTTTGTCATTCCGTAGGCAACCATCACCCAAATTAATAATTGTATCATAATATATCTTTTAAATTTGACCCTTTCATGAAAATTGCATTTATTACATCACTATTTGGTCTATTGTTTATTTTTTCTAATTCTTCAATTTTTTTATTTTTATCTGAAATTTCTTTTCTTAATTTTTGTAAAGTATCCTGAAGGAGTTTTGTTTTGTCATTTTCTTTTATAATGTCTAAATTATGTCTAAGTTCATCTAATTCTTTAATCTTTTTAGACATTTCATTTTGGAAATTATTTTCCATTTCTTCCATTTTAGTGGAAAAAATTTTCCGTTCTGACTCCAAATCTTTGTTTAATTGGAAAATTTTTTCCTCAAGCTCTTCATTATTGGTTATTGTTACAATCTTTTCAACCTCTTTTACAATCTCAACTGGAACTTCTTTTATTATTTCCTTTTCTACAATAACTTCTTTTATGACTTCAACAATTTTTTCAACTTCTTTGATGACTTCAACAGGAATTTCCACTCGTTTTTCAACAATTACCTCCTTTTCCACCCATTTTTCTTGGACTTCGTTCATTTTTAAGTCTTTTTCACCTTCATTAAGTGTTTCCCCCAAAAATCCATATCTTTTGATATCAAATCCTTGTTTAAAACAAAGGTACATAAACTTATCAACGTCTTTAATATCTTCGGACTCACAATATGCAGACACTGCCTGCATTGTTTCTTTACTAAATATTTTGGATTTTTTCGGTTCCATGTTCTAAATCTGTGAATGAACTAATTGAAAACTTAAGAAATGGTTTAGGATTAAATAGATCAACATAAACATAATCTTTATTTGGTATGTCGTAAACACCATATCCGTGATTGTTAACACTTTCACCAATATTATTTTGGATTGTAGACCCAATCATATATCCTTTTCCTGTTTTGAATTTAAATTCAGATCTTTTGTGAATGTCCCCACACAAAACAACATCTAAACCATCAAATTTTTCAACATCATAAGCTTCTTCACCAAATTCAAACCCTAAATCCGTTTTAAGACCAGATATAGGTCCATGGAACAATCCAATTTTTATTCCTGTTGCTACGTTGATATCTGGCGGTATATTATGTTGATACTGAGAATAAACACACCAACTAACATTTTCGTCTTCATAAACACCGCGATCTTTGTAATATACAATATTTTGGTTGTTCAAAGAATTTATTATTGGTGAAAGAGCGTCTAATCTTTCTGTGTTATTCACTAAAAAGTCGTGGTTACCAGGTATAATTATTGTTTTTGCAATCGAAGAACATTCTTTCAATACCCAACTTACCATTTCAATAAGTTCGGGAGTCATTTGATTTTTTGAATGGACTAAATCACCAGTAAACACAATTCTATCAGGATTTAAATTTTTCCATTCGTTAAATGCATTTTCAAGAATTAATCTGTAAATCTCATGGTCTTTGAATAATCTTATATGTAAATCAGAAAAGTGTATAAGTTTTTTAATCATATACTAAATATAGTCATATTTGATTAGATTGTCAATTAACAAAAAACCCACCTTTTGGGTGGGTTACTTATTTATTTTTTAATTTTAAAAACCTTCATAAAGTCTTAAAACTTTTTTACCATCATATTCTTCAATATAGACTTTACTATCTTTACCTTCAATCCCGACACAACCTTGTATGTCATATTGCGGATTTTTTGCCTTATCTTCGGGTAAAATTTCAAAATAAAATAAATCTTTTCCATTTTCATTCCCCGCAGGTTTTAAACCAGATTTTGATTCATCTGATAATAAATTCATTTCTTGATCACAAGATTGCCAATAAATTTCACCATCTATATCTGATTCAAATAAATAAAATTTTGATGTTGCTCTTCTGTGCATTTCAAGAATTCTATTTTTTTCTGATGTGGTTAGACTTGATAGTATATTTTTCATATTTTTTTTATTGATAAATATACCTATAATTAAAAAAATTATTTTTGATTACACAAAACTTCGTAAGGAGGTTTATATGGATCGTCTTTCACAGGAAAAGGATTTACGGGTATAGGGACTCGGTATGGTTCAGCAATACCAATTTTAGGTTCATCCTTAACTTGACTCATCTTTTCCACAATAGGTGCAATATCTATCTGTTTGTTTTCAAGTTTACCGTGAAGGTATCCTTCTAACCAAATATAAAATTCTTTGTGTGTCATACTAATTCTCTACAATAAAGGTTTGCTAAAACAATTCTTGCGAACTTAAATTCCTTAGCTCTGTTTAGTTTTAATCCATAAGCTAATGCCACAGTTTTCAGGTGTGGATACGCTTCGCTTATGGTCATTTTACCTATTTCCATTAGTCAATAAAAAGTTCAAAGTCTTTATTTACATGTCCACACTCATTGCACATGTATGTTGGGAATGGTACTAAAGTGTCTTCAGAACTACCTGTTAAAAGTTTTGGAACTTTCTTAATCATTGTGACTTCTTTGAAGAATTTTGATTCACACTTTTCACACTTTACCGTTTCTTGTGACTTGAGGTCAATCCTTGGTTTTATAATTTCATCCATTTTATATTATTTTTTTAATTTATTCAATTTTGATTTAATGTCCATCTCAAGTATAGTTGTAATTGTTGATTTATCAACCCTATATTCCACGTATTCACGATCTTCTGTTAGTCTTACAATTATACATCCAAGTAAGGGTATTTTTTCATATTTTGTGCCTTCCAACATTTTAATAAGCAACTTACCATATAACGGTAATTGTGTTTTATAATGACCTAATGCATTATTTGGTAAGTACTCAAATGGCTTTCTCATTGGTTTAGTATATCTTTGAACTAAAAAATTCTTTTCCTGATTAGTTTTCCAATCGGTAATTAATAAACCTATCTCATTTTTTGTACTTAACACTATCCAAACTTTATCTGGTTGACCCGTATAACCTAACTCAGGGTGACCTAAAACTATTTCTGTATCTAACAAAACACAACCTCTTTGTTTCAATAGATCAATATAGTTTTTACCTGCAACAATCATAGTATCACTAACTACTATTTGTTGTGCATCACATTCAAAAATTGGTTCTCTGACTTGTTTGTTTTGATTAAAAACTTTTAACACATGTTCTTCTAAAAAATAGTGAACTCTTGATCCCATGTTGGTTGACTTTTTACCTTTTTCCGCCCACTCAGCTAAGATTCGTTCGGCTTCATCAGGATTTCCACCGGCCATATCAAATGCTTTTTGTTCGGAAGGAAATTCATCATAAAAAAGCTTCATAACTTTTGAAACTGATGGGTAGTCCGACCTTAATTCCCCATCTAAACTCAACATTGTATATTTGTGAGTATCTTCTTCAAAAGTTAATTTGAACTCTTTTTGTCTTTCAGATAAGATATTTCTTATTTCTTCTGCAACTTTATATAAATCCATCAATCTTTAATTTCATAATAATATTCATTTATTTCACCCTTCAGATCACAAACGTCCCTGTCTTTTGGAAGTTTGACAATTTTAATTTTACCCCAAAGTTCACCACCATTTAATTCGTGATAAAGGTTCACAGCGTTTTCCCATGCATCACCGTCTAAACAAATAATTACATTAGCCTTAGCCTTGTTATAAATTGTTTCGAACAATAATTCAGACATGTGTTTACCTAACATTACAACTGGGTTATCCAAAAACATCCCATCAAAAGCACCTTCCACTAAGTAAATATCTTTATTCCAATCTATTAAATTTTCCCAAAAAATAATTTTTTCTTTTTCTGCCTCAGGATTTCGATATTTCGCCCTACTGTGTGGGTCCCAACTTCTACCAACATAATAATTCAAATTACCCTTGTTATCATATGATGGAATAATTATTCTTCCTTGGTGACTACCTTTATCGCAAAATCCGATTCCAAACTTTTCTATGATATCTTCAGTTATTCCCCTACTTTTTAAGTAATTATATGCCTGTCTTCTTACAGGATAGATTGGGTTTGATTCTTTAAATAATATAAAATTTTCAGGTAAAACAACTTTTGGTTTTTTTTTTCTTACCACTTTTTGTTCTTCTTCGGGTCTTAGAATTTTGTACAATTTTTTTTGTTTTCTAGTTCCGTATTTGTCAAATAATTTTCCTAAAGAACCGTGTGTGTTTTCACTATCACCACAAGCCCAACATTTGTAAACTCCGTTGAAGTAGTTCACTTCCAAATTATGTTTGTTTCTTTCTTCGTCACAAACAGGGCAATTAAAAGATATTTGACCCCTATTGGGATAGTGAAGTCCGTGACTACCTAAAACTTCTTCTAATAACTCAACTAAAGCTTCTTGTTCTTCCATCTTTTAAAAGATAGGTACATTATTTAAATTTATCAACTTCACATGTTTTTCTATTTTTCTATATTTATTTAAGACAGAAAATTATGCCTACAACAGTAACAATAACAAATCTTGCCGGTTCATCACCTTTTGATGTTTGGGTATGTAATACGGGATTAACTACATGTATATATGTCGACACAATTACAACCGCCCCGTATACATTTGAAATACCTTCAATATATTCAAGTTTTTCACAGTTTGTAGTAAAAGTAATCGATGACAATGAATGTATAAAAACAAACATAATAGAAGTATAAAATGGCTTGTATTTTTTTAGGATATTTTTCAAACTCAACTATTGACCCTGAATTATGTTCAGAACCTTTGATTATACCATTGTATGGGAATGATTTGAATCTTGGTACAATTTTATATTTCGATTCAATCTGTACTTCAGAAGCAACAAACGGGTACTATTCAAATGGGTCAATAGTTTTAGAATATAAACAAATATCGGGGATTGATTCCATTGATGATTGTCCGTGTTCAAATCAGTATTGTATTTCAGGGACATCGTTGTACGATGGTAACTACACTTCGAATGGAACATATAATGGACTTCCTTATTACACAGGTGGGACTGGTGATTTTGTAATATACTATAGTTCTGATGAGAATTGTTGGTGTTTGGCTAACGACCTTGATGAGCCGTGTTTACTATTTGGTAAAAGTCCATGTACAAGTGATTGTCCTGATTTATGTGATTCATTTTTTTCTGAAGGATACTGTGTCATAACTACATCAACAACTTTTCCAAGTTGTGAGCTAATAGATTTTGAAGCATATTTTAATTGTGACATTACACCAACACCTACTGTCACCCCGACAAAAACACCGACACCTACACCGACACCTACACCGACACCATCAAATGTTTGTAATAGTTTGAGTTTTCAAGCAACAGGAATAACATTCACACCAACACCAACTCCAACTCCAAGTGAAACTCCAAGTCCAACACCAACACCTACAATAAATTGTTTGGTTTCTGGTCAAGTAACATTTAATGTGATTGATGATTACATTAGATGTTCAAGTAGTAAGAAATTCAGAGATTGTTTCACAGGTATAGAATATTACTCAACCGAATTATTGTTAATAAATGGTGAAATTCCTTTAGAAGGATATGTTTATAAAACTATAATAAACAACGAATCAATTTGTGCAACCTTCATAGGTTTGGTTGATAACATAAGTGGTGTAGATCAAATAGAATTAATTTCAGAATTAGGTCCTGAAAATGAAGGTAAATGTTTAGATTGTATCCCAAGTCCTTCCCAAACACCTACACCAACGCCTACAGCAACACCAACTCCCACACCTACAACACCACCTGGTTGTTTTGAATGTTCACAAGTTGTAACATTACCTCAAGTTGGTAATTCAATAGTTGTTAACGGTGTTAATATTACAGGTAGTGGTACTGGAAAAATAGAAGCGGGAACTTTTGGTGGATTTTTAGGTTGGTGTATTTCGGGTCCAAATGTAGAAGACAACTTTTTATATTTGGGTAATGATATTTTACCAGGAAACAACCCATTTACTTACACTCTAACTTTTGATAGTCCTGTTAATAATGTAACGCTTAGATTCATAAATTACAATTACATTTCATCAACTGTTTACGAAGAATTTATAATCACAACAAATACAGGTAATCCAGTGATAAGTACTTGTAGTAGTTGTTGTGCAAAAATTAATGGGAACGTAATTTCCGCAATACCTTGTCCACAAAATGCACCATACGGTGATATTGGATCGGGAATATTCACCTTTTCAAACGATGTACCATATACCACAATAACAATTTCGGGTAATGGGGCTTCTATGGCCGGTGGAACTATTATAGATCTTTGTTCAGATTCAATTCACTAAAGTATTATAAAAAAAAATATTTCTACATTGGTTTAAGAATCTGAAATCTAGTGAAATTCATATACTCAACCTTATCATTATCTATTTGATAAAGAACTACCAATTCATTATGGATATCTAAATTTAAAATTAGTCCATAATTAAATCCGTCGTTAAGAAACTCAACAACTGTATATTCGTTTTCATGCCCTACTTTTATAGATCCGTGATCAATAAGTTCCCCATCTCTAAAAAAACTTGCTTTATTATTTGTAAAATCGATTATATACCTACAATTTTTATGTTGTGGTTCCAAGTTATATTTTTTTTCAAATATTTCTGTCATGGTTGATGTAGTATCACCAAAGTATGACTGAACTTCATCTACTTGAATTACGACTTGTTGAGAAAAAAAATTAAAAGTTAATAATAGTGAAAAAACCAAAGATAAGATTTTCATAGTTATTTTTATTTGTTTATTTTACAAATATAATAATTTTTTTTGAATAAAAAAAAATCGTCTAAAAAGACGATATTTCAAATTATCGGTATTTTGAACGATATCATTTCCAAATTTCTTTAGATCTCATATATCCTAAAACACAGGTATATGCATCTGTTTGGTCAAAATTTTCTTTTTTAAGTGTATTATTTCTTGTGTATAACCATTTTATTTGTGGTTCTCTTTTAGCAACTTTTTCCCATATAATCATTTTCTTATCAATATCTTTTGGTAGACCTCCAAACAAAACAAATTTTTTCTTTTCATTTTCTTGGACTAATTCAGGAAAAGCAAATTTACGGGAATTATATGTTGATATAAATTCAGGTACAACATTTAATATTTCATATATTTCTTTGAAAATAAAACTATTAAATCTTAACAGGGTTTGGATTGTATAGATATTATTCGAATTAAGAAGTGGTTCTTCAATTACCACACTGACAATTCCTAAATTTTTGTATTGTATCAATTTTTCTCTAAAGATTTCACATTTTAAAAGTAACTCTTTTAATTTTTCATCTTCTTTCATTTTTGGTCTTGGGGAAACGTGTGTTAGTTCTAAAAGTTGTTGACTTTGTATATCGAACAAAGCCCAACCAATTGTTTTAGTAGATATATCTAATCCTAAGACTTTTGGTGAATTTTTGATTTTAGCCATAAAGTTGGTTTTAGTTATAAAATAATTTAAATGAAAAAAAATTAAAGGTTAAAAGTCAAGTTTGACTAAATACTGTTGTATTCCTTGTCTTAACACAGGTGATTGTAACTTTGACATTACAAGAATGTCTTTATCCTCATCCAATAATGCAATTTCGGTTACGAATGATTTTGTTCCTTGTTTCCATGTTGGGTTAGTTGAATTTTGAAATTCTGTAAAATTTAAATTTATCTTATATTTCATCTGATATATGGTTGCCATTATATCTGATTCAAAGGAACCGTAAAAATAATATTCGTCACCAAAATTTAAATCAGGTTTGTCATTTCCTAATTTAGTCAAGTTTATATAACTACCCAAGTCGTAATATGGAGCCTTATCGTAAAGATCTTTCGTTATAACAAAAGTATTGTTTGTCAAAGTATCTTGTGTTACTAAATTACCTAAGTCTTGTGTGTAATCAATTATTTTCCAACTTGATGGATCCGGTCTTTGTCCTGTTTTCACTTTCTGACATAAAACTTGGAATGATTCAGCAAAGAAACCTTTATTTATATTACAAGAAGGTGGGCATATTGTTGTTGTACTTGTGGTGTACGGCCAAAAAGTTGTAGTCGTTGTTAATGGAAAAGGATCTGTTGTTGTTGTAGTTGTGAATGGAATTGTAGTTGTAGTAGTAAATATTGGTATCGTTGTCGTCGTTGTTGTTGGTATCATATAATCCAAACAATTAAATTCGCGACCAAATCTAATGGCAACATTTTGTGAAACATTAGGCGTACAATCATTATTATTCCCAACAAGTTTTACATAGTAATTGCAATGAAGTGAATTTGTACTACAAGTTTTATTTGTAAACCTATAAGTGACATACATAGTTTCACCATGACCTGTCAAAACCCCATCAGCAGTTAAAGACGCTAATCCACAAGTATTTGGGGTTATAAGCGATAATTGAGGTGCCGGCAAAGTCCAATTTCTATTTGCCTTATAAGACATCGCGGCAATTATTTCTTCATCGTCAATAATAATTAATTTACTATCAGGGAAAACTTTACCAATTCGATTAGGTAAACCGTTTTTGTTTTTATTAGTATCCCACAAATGATAATATCTAATACCGGGATTATTCATATCATCATTTCTAGTTGTCTGAACATATCTAACATCAAAAAGATTTTTACCTTCAAATCCTGGAGGATCAACCCAAAAAGTTTGACCAAAACAACATTCAGGATTCTTATGCCACATCAACCAAGGTATATGAAGTCTAAAATTTCTAGCCTGTCCTGTTGTATCGTCTAAGTTGCTTGGATCATACGGTTCCAGTGCAAATTTTTCACCATAAAAGAAATCAATTGTTTGATTAGTATAATGTATGATGGCAATTGCCTTTTGTTCTTCGGGTTGTACTTTGACGATTTCACCTAAAGAATTGTAATAAAAAGTATCTGTAGTCTCAGCACTCAAAGTATTATTGATAAAAAATGTTTGTCCTGAATTTGAATTGTATCCAAAGTATTCTTTTGATCCTATATAATCAACTGAACCAAAATATTGATATCCTTCATATTTTGTAGGTATCATACCAGCGGGATTTTCGGTCCATGGAATATTCATGTTCCATATTTTCACATCAAATTGATCTGTATCACAAATAGATTCAAAATCGATTACTTGTTCGCCCCAATGTGGACTTGGAGTTATACTATCATAAATAGAAGTCATATTTGGCGGATAGATCAATGTACGTGCGTAACAATGTGTTATTACTGTACCACAAAAATCGGGTGTGTTTCTATCAAGTGTTATAGTATTTTCACATATATCAATTATTCTATATGTCAGAATTTGATAACATGAATTCATAGACATAACACAACTTGGTGGCGGTGGTGGAGGACAAAGTCTACTCGGAGTAGGTGTTAAACACGGTGTCCTTGTTGGAGTTGGTGTTGGGGTTGGCGATGCACAAGGGTTATAATTAGGTGTGATACTTGGTGTTGGAGTTGGTGTGATAGTTTCGGTTGGTGTGATTGACGGTGTAGGTGTAGGAGTCGGTGTTGGTAAATTAACACAATTACAGTCATACTCACCAAAACCATCATAATATATTGTAATTAAATCCCCAATAGATGGTTTGTTTGTATTTGTATAATTACATCCAGAATAAATTAAATCAACTTTATTAGTACCATTTAGAGTTGACATATCAATAATATAGTTTGAAGAAACCACGTATTGATTGTTAGTTAATGCACTCCAAACGACTGTACTTGCGGTTGTGTTTCCTGTAAAAAACCCTCTTAGTGGTGCCCTATTATAAACAGGATCTATCGTAGAATCCATGTAAGGTATTCCATAAGTAGATCCACTAGTTCCATCAACATAGTATGGATATTTAATGCTTTGTCTATTTGACTCTGGAACACCTGCAGAATTTTGAGTATTAAATGCTGGTTCTAAAACAAAGGAATTTGTAAAGTTATAATTAGAAGGTAATTTATCGTATGATATTTCACTATCCCCAATTTGGAAATAGGCAACTTTGAAGTTACCTTGTGATAACTTTTGTCTACCTGTATCGGTAACTCTTGTGTTAACCAATCCCGATGTATTTTTAATTATATATGCCATTTAAATAATAAATATTAAATAACTTTTTTTATTTGTTAATAATAACTTTTGTAACATTACAACATTCACAATTTATTAATCTAAGATTATTCAAATTAAGTACAAGATCCTGTGATGCACTTAAACAAGGTGTTTTCAAATCTACATTATAGATTAAATCACTACTAATGTAACCTTCCAAAGTATCACCATTACCAATAATTAAATTTTTCCATTCTTTAGTTGTAACGTTATTGTAATTATTACCAACACAGGGTCTCAAAAGTGGCGTAGACTGTGTATTATCAATTTTGGTAGTATACTGTCCTATGTCATTTCCATTTAAAATAATTTGTTCATTTGTATTTTGACTTACATCACCAAAATTAGGTTTATATTTGAGTGTGTTTTGATACACTAAATCTAAACTTAACTGAATGTTATTGTTTAAACTTGGGTTACAAAAAATATTAAAATATCCCGTTGTTTTATCAAAATTCAACGTGACAAAATATTGGGTAACATCATTTTGTGGTATTACTACTTCTTTAATTGTTGTGTTTCCGTTTACGTCTTCAACCGTAATAACATATCTACCACTACATAAATTTTGAATTATGTTTCCTGTCTGTATTTGACCGTTTAGATAATATGTAAATGGTTCTGTTCCGCTAAATGGATCTATTGATATAATACCATCACATTTACAAGAACTGTTTTTAATATTAACATTATAATCTACCACGACATTATTTTCACACTCACCAGTTGTTATTCTTAAGTTTGTTATTTGTTTTGGGGGTCTTGATCCTAAAATTTGCCAATTAGTGAAAGGTATTTCTGTATTCGAAAATGTATAAATAAAAGTATTTGGAAACCCACTTAAAATCCACTGATTTGTTGTACCAGTAGACCAATATAAAAAATATTGTTCTTCAAAAACCCAAGAACTTTTACCGTTCAACATTTCGGATTCAATAAAATTATAGGTTTCTATTTTTCTTTCCCTATTTTCTAAAACTTCTGTAACTACACACAAATTCATTTAAATTAGTATTTTACTGACAAGTCCCTAGTGAAGAACTGTTTATTCCATATGTCACAAGTGGGTTTGAAACCCAGTTTTGAGAAATTGTACTATTTGGGTAATTAGCGTTATTTGATAAATAAGCATAAAAACTTCCTGTGGGGCCTGTAGATGGGTTAAAAGTTTGCCAACATTCCCATCTGTTGTCAACATCATCCCAAAATACATACCCAATTAATGTTGGTGGTGACGTTACAGGACTGTATATTGCAAAATAAAACTTATTATTATAAGTACCAACAATATATCCATTACATATCAGTGTTGTTGGTGGGTCATTCTTTAAAACTTCAAAACACATTTCTGTTGGTGGATAACTACAAAGCCCATATGATGTTAACATATAAACAGTTCTTACATTTACCCAATCAACTGTTTGGTCAACAGGAAAAGAATTAGTACTTGGTAAATATGCCAAAAGTAGACCACCACCTAAGAATAATGTCATTTCCCATCTTGACAATCCGGAATTCCACCAAACAAAAGCACTTCCACCAAGACCTATTAGTTCGTAGTATGGTCTTCCATTATATTGTCCTGTTGATGACATTGATGTATAAATCGGACCTAAAAATTCATATTCAGTGGTAAAACAAATTAAAGGTTCTGGTGTTGCCGATGGTGTCAATGTTGGTATAGGAGTTGATGTTGGTGTTACAGAAGGTGTTGGAGTTATGGTCGGTGTTGGAGTTATGGTCGGTGTTGGAGTTGGAGTTGGAGTTGGAAGTGGTGTGGCGTTGAGAACACATTTTTGGTTTATAACAAAATCACCGTAGGAATCTGTAATTGTTACGTTATATTCACCGACACCTAAATTTGTTATTGCCGGCGCAACATTACCATTTTCCCAAGCTATAGTATATGGTGGTGTTCCCCCTGTAATACCAACCGAAACCGCACCATCAAATGTTGTTACATTAGTTGGTTCTTTTGTAAAACATTTTGCCCCCATAGGAAAAATTGTAATAACATCACATTCATTCCTGGGTGCAAGTACTGGTTTAGGTCTATCTGTTTGTCCCACTGTATATTTTAATTATAAATACATTTATAAGTCATTTTGAATGAAAGATTTCATTACTTCAACATACTTGATTGTTGAGCTGTTTTTATCTATGTAATCAAAATGGTTTGGGTTAGATTTTAATTTTTGGATTGGGTCAATATTAATGTATTCTCCTTTGTAAAACTTAGTACCTTTTAGATTTTCGGTTACACCTGCCATATGTAGTATTGGATTTTTTTCGAAAACTCCTATGGTGTCAGTTGCCCATGAAAAATTAAGCTCTTTAGTTATTTTGGTTTCGTTACCGTTTAACCATAGATTCCAAAGTAATGACCACATTTCTGCCGTCCAAAATTGAATTTCACCTGGACTTATGGGAAATCTTTTTTGATAATCTAACATCTGATAATATAATGGAGAACAATCGTCATATATTTTTTGCCATAAATTATGATCAGTGTTTTTAATTAGATATTGACCACCACCAGAATTTTCTTGATTACATTTTACACAATCTACTGTTACACCTACAATATTAACCATTTCTTGTAGTAACTGTCCTTTTTGTGAATTTGGATGTTTTGTTTCATATCTATTACAACAATCCATAATATAGTTATAACCTATATACCCAATTGTGTCAGATACATAAGTAAGTTCGTCTTTTAAAAGTTCTTCGAAATTTGGTAGGTAGTTAAATATTATATCCGCATCATGTAAAAAAAACAATTTACCATGTTCGGGAAACTCTTTTAACCACTGTGTGATCATATAAGGTTTTATGCTTGGTATATATGTTTTAATATCTCTATTATCTTCATAAAAATGAACATTAACACCATAATCTTTTATTTTTAAAGCTTCATCAGTTGGTTTTTTTGCACCATGAACCATTGCAAATATTACATGTATGTTATTTGGATTGATGCCTTTTTTTATAAAATTGTGGGTATATAATTTAACTTGCCAATGGAAATAAGGAACGTCTGGTTGTGCCGTAACAAATACAATATCTTTCATATTGAAAATATATTGTCAAAATAGACAAAGTGAATTTAATATATTTTATTTAGAACAAAAATATCAGAATATATTTTGTTATTAGTACTATTGCTTCCCCATTCGGCGGTAACGTCAAGTGTATTTGATATTGTTGTATCAAAAGTTGATGAGTTAACAGTGTTAAAGGCAAAACTTGTTGGTGTTGTACTTGCGGCTTTTATTACATGTAGATTTCCTAAACTTACAATTGAAGCAAACGTTGGTCCCCCAAGTTTTCTTACCGTAAAATTTATATTTAAAAGCCAAACATCGTTTGTTACTGCCGGTATACTTAAAACTCCAGTATCACCTAAAATAACACTACCAGTTTTTATTCTAATTCTTAAAGTATCACCACCAGGTTTTACACTCATTAAACCACCAAAGTCCGCTCTAAAACTATCCCCAATAGAAAAACCATTTGCCGGAACAGATAAAGTTCCAACACCTCCATCAATTAAAGTAGATTCAACTGTGGTACCGCTGATAACCACACTGTTTCCTGTTTGTGCAAATAAACCGAAAACGGTTGGTCCTGGAATTTGTTTGATTTTAACTTCACCGGTCGAAGCATCTCTTGTTAGATATTCTGTAGGTACATTTGTATCTATATTAGGTGCTGTTGAAATATTAAATGTTGCCGCGGTTAATCCTTGGTTGATTATAGAATTTCCATCAACATGTAAGTGTTCCTGGGGATTATTTAATCCAACACCAACATACCCTCTTTTTAATCCTGATCCTGAACCCAAAATAATAATATCAGGTTTTGTATCCGCAGATTTTCCAGCAAAAAACTTTATATTTTTATCATTAGTTGAACTTTGATTGGTTAAAATAACCATATCATTTGATTCATTTGTGTTTGTTAGTAAAGTATTTCCCGATACAACACCATAAAGGTTAGATGGGTATGATTCCCCAAAAGCAACAGACAATAACCCAACATTTCCTGCCACAGTGTTTGTGGATACGTAGGAGTTACTTGTACCAGAAATGTTTATACTTGGAAGGGACGCACCTCTAAAGAAAAATCTACCATTAGTAGTTCCCATCGCATCAATATTATATGTTGGGGTCATATTGAATCCAACTTTTTTACCAACTAAGTCAACAAAAATTTGTTTATTGGACCCAAACAGAACTTCACCTTCGTCAAATGGATTTATATTCAAAGGCGAACATGAATGTATATTCGAAACATACAAATCGTCTACACAACTACCTGATGAACCAATAGTTGATGCCGAAAAAGTGTTGGCCGATAAACCACTGATAAAGAAAGTTGTGCCCGTAACTGTACCACCACTTATTGGTAAATAATTTCCTGTAATTCCTGTCACTAAAGAAATTACATCACCCAAAGTAGTTTTATATGATGATCCGGCAGGATTTTGTGATGTATCACCTGTTATAACAATGTGAATTAAATCATTAACCGAAACACCTGAAGCAAAATTTCTATCTGTTAAAAATGACATTAATTTTTTTTCTTATAAATATTTTAGTTTTGGAAATCGTAAGAATCATTATCCATAAAATAAAAGAAATACCCATCCTGAAATTGTTTTTGATTAAAGCCATCAGGTGAACAATCTAAAATTTTAAAAATTTCACATCCCAAAGAATCAATTATCTTTATTCCAATTGCGGGTGCGTTGTTAAATTGTATAGGAACATTAATTACTATTGTTGGTGGTTGTGATGTAACAATATTTGCAACTAAAACACATTGATTTCCATAAACATCACAAACATAAACATTATATGGTAATGATGTAAAACTTGTGCTAGTAATTTGAATTTGTCCCATATTAAACAAAAAAGTTTGGATCAATCACATTAGGAACCCCACCTACAAATTCATATATTTTAAATAATGCGGTAGGTTGACCAGGATAACCAGTATATGTTCCATTTGTTAAATTTGTTGTCCATATTTCGAAATCCGCAACATTCAATGGGTTTGTCCTTCTAACTTCGTACCAAAACCCGAATTGCACATAAAAACCGTTGTTAATTGATGGATTTGCAGAATTATATGTCCAATTATTGAAATCGCATGTCTTCCCTGAAAGATTAGGAATTATGGTGAGAGGATTTCCAGAGTAAGGTACTGTTTCATTAATATATTTTGGTATCCACATTTGGTTTGTAACTGTACTTGATGAAAAAGTGGTTGACCCTGAATCTATAAGTGTTACGGAATGCCACGGAGTTACTAATCTTGATCCTGTGTTTGAAGTTATTGAAATATTATTAGTTGTTCCTGTTGATGAATTATTTACATTACTTAAAGTTGTCAAAACTTCAGTATTACAATTTAGATCACAACTAGTAAATGTAATACAGTCAGTTATGGTAGCCATATCAATTGTTATTGTCCATGGACCTGTTCCACCAGTTGTGAATGTTGATGATGGGTGAATAAAATAAGTTTCGTAACCTGTAGTGTCACCACAATTATCATTTCCACTTGCTAGTGGGATTGTTAACCAAAAATATCTGTAGTATTCAATATCGGTACAATCTGTAGGATTCCCCGAATAACTAAAAAGTAAGTTATTCCATCCATTATTATATACTTGAAAATCTGTAAAATCAGTGAAGGTCATGGTTATCTGTCCTTCGGCTCCTGGTACATTTTTGCTATAAGTAATTGTAGAATTGCTTGGTGTATCACATTGTGGCGTTAAGTAGTACCCACCATTTACACACTGAATCTGAGGTGTGGAGCTCATATTTGTGAAATATTGGGTCACTATACCTTGGTAAAAATTATCAATATAATTAATATTAGAAAAAGTACCACCAGTATTTAACATATATCTTAAAAAATCACTTGATGTACAAGCACTTACTTGGAAAGTCATACTTATAATGTCACATGGGCTGGCAGCACCTTGGGTTATAGAAGATTCAATTATTTTAAATGGTGTTGTGTTATTTGTGTCGTCACACAAAGAACAATCAAAATTTTCTAAACATTCACAATAAAGTTTCCAATTTGTGTTATTGTTTGTTGGGTTGGGGGTAACTTCTATATCAATATAATCACCAGTATTTATTGTAAACCCTGTTAGTGTAAGTACTTTCGCCACAAATGGTAGACTAAAGGAATGTTGGAATTTTTTTGGTGTTGTATTTAAATTAAGATCTGATCCACCTAAAGACTGACCCGCGGTAAAATATTCTAAAATAATTGGGTCTGTATATGCCGCAGCATTCAATGTAATTTTCAAACTGTCATAAACTAATTCAGTATCGAATCTAATTGCAAAATATGGTTTCAAAGGATCCAATGCGTAAGTCACATTTACCGGTGGTGGATTCAAATTTGTAACAGCACTAAAACTTAACAAATGGGAATATTGTGGCAAATTAGTTCCAGGTCCATTAATACATGTTAATGCATCAACATCAACTGTAGTTGATTGGAAACAATTTAAGTCCGTGTACTCAATACCATTCAATTTGATTTTTTGTATTATTGGTGTGTAGACTCCTGCAACAACAGGAACTGACGATGATCCTGTAAGCGGATGTGTATATGTATAGTCACCACTATATGAATTACCTATACCCGAAGTAAACGCAACTGTACTACTTCCAATACCCGGTCCATACCAATTTATAACGTAATCAGTAATATTTGTATCACAACTTCCTGTAACTTCTCCAACTGAAATTTCGGATATTGGGTTAGTATCGTAAAAATCAAAACCAATATCACAACTTAAACACAATGGATTTATGGTTGTTGTAGTTGTTGTTGTATTTCCAAAAGTTTGACAATATTCACAATTGGCACTATCTACAATTCTAACAGAAAAAGAAGATGAACCGCTATAGGGTGCGGGTATGTTTATTGTTGATGGTACAGAAAAAATTGTGTCAACTAAAGTACAACTTGTATCTGGACAATCTGTACAAACATATACATCAACAGGGTATGTTACTGAATTTATATTTGTAATTGTTACTTGAAGTGCCATATTCTATATATATTATATTTTTATTTTATTTAAGGACATATTCCAATATTTACTGCTGACACAAAATTTGGTGATGAACTTGTTGGTGTTATAGTCGAACAAACCGTGAAAGTACCTCCACTTAAAACGGAAGTTTCATTTGATGAACCACAATTATATGTAGTGTATGATCCACCACCGCTAAAGGTGATTTCCCATTCATAAACTATACATGAACCCGATGAACCCAATACCGATCCCATACCACTAATTAAAATAGGGGTAGTTGATGAACAAGTGTATCCCGTACCAAACAAAATAGGAATTGTACTTGGTGTAGACTCCCCACATTTAGTATATTCAAAAATCGCCAGATCGGCGTTTGATTCTAATATGAAACAGGTACAACCAGTTGCTGGTATAGTAGGTGTTGGTGTAATTGTCGGAGTTACTGTAGGTGTGATTGTAGGTGTAGGAGTAATTGTTGGTGTTGGTGTTACTGACGGTGTTGGTGTTGGTCCCACTAAATTCATATTTGCACTGAAACCACTACAATCACCACTTACAATTGACATATCAGCATAGAATCCTATACAATCAGGCGCTTTACCACAAGTTTGACAATTTATTAGATATTCAACCAACAAATTTATTTTGACATTAGTATCACTAAAGTCGTTAAAAGTTACAATATCACAGTCCTTTATTTTTGTGTTACATTTGTTTGTTATAGTTATTTTATTTGTTGCCAAATCAATAATCACATCTCCTACTTCGTCAAATTCTTTAAGTGTGGTTCTAAGACTTTCTATCCATAAAATGTCTGCGTATTGTGGAAAAGGTGTTCCCGTGTAAGTTAAAAATAAATCTTCTTTTACAACACCATCAATTTCGACTTGGGTTGTAAAGTAGGCTTCTACTATTTCACAACCAGTATCACCTGTTGTAAGATCGAAAAATCCTTCGTTCATCATTTGAAGAACTCCTCTTTTTCCATATGTTTTTGTGTCTATGAAATCATCGGTACACAAATTAAAAGACGCGTAAGTTGTAACTAATTCAGTGCCTTGTAATGATATTATGTCCGATGAAATACATCCGTCACTATCTGTAACCAAAACACTATAACTACCATTTGACAAACCTGTTAAATGTAGTCCTGTTTGTGATCCAACATTTGGACTCCACGTAATTGTAAATGGAGGATTACCACTTGTAATATTAAGGAATATTTCACCATCATTACCTATTACTGGTGGGACACCAATTAAATTTATATTAACGTTCTGTGACGGAGCAACATAAAATAATTCAGTTTGTGAACATGATGGTACCGCAGAATCTGTTACTGTTATTTGATAAAAACCAGGACTTAGATTGTTAAATACGTTCGTTAATTGTGTTGTAGTCGTAACAGGTGTACCACCCGACAATGTATAGTTTAGAGGTAATGTTCCTCCTGTGGTTGCGGTAATAATTGCAACACCATTATTCAATCCACAAGTTGTGTCAGTATTACTTACACTTATTTCGAACTTATTTTGATTTACAACAGAAAAATAACCTGTATAAATACATCCTGAATTGTTGGGTACATCTTGTATTGTTATTGTATAGCTTCCACTTTCTAATCCGGTAAAATCACAAATAGAAGTTGTGGTTATAACTGTTTGATTACTATTATAATCATAGAGTGTGTACTGATAGTTACCTGGAGCCAGACCATTATTGAGTTCAATATGAACTGAGCCATCGGTTTGATTACAATTCGAATTTGTAACAACCATAGATGTTACAATGAAACCATTTGGTGTAATCAAGGAAACTGATGATGTTACATTACAAAGACCCGCGTCTGTGACTGAAATTGTGAAGACACCATTTGATAGTCCCGTAAAGGTATATGTATTACTATATTGTATAACAACTTCTCCGTTTGATCCTGAAAAATAATAAGGTGCTGTTCCACCAGAAACAATAACATCAACCACTCCGTCATTTGAAAAACAAGATGGTTGACTTGTTGTTAACATAGCGGCAATACCTAAATTTGGCACATCTGTCAACAAAACACTTTGTGTTTTTGAGCATCCCAAATTATCGGTTACTGTTACAGAATAGGTTCCTGCGGTAAGACCAGTAACAATTGGACCTGTTTGGGGTCCAACATTCGGTGTCCAATTGTATGTATAAGGTGGAGTTCCTGTTGTACCTGTTACAAATATTTTTCCGGTTCCATCTATTGGCACACAACTAGCATCATTTACGATATATAAACCAAAGTCCAACGAGTTTGTTTCTTTTATTAGACAAGTTTCACTACGACCGGTACATCCACCACCATCATCTCCAATAACATAATAAAAACCAGGTGTCAGGTTATTAAAAATATTACTAAAGTTGGTACCACTTGTTATGTATCCATCATTAATTTCATATAAATAATAATATCCTGTTCCATATATATTAGTTGTCGATGCCGTTATAGAACCATTGTTTAGTCCACACGTTGTTCCCTGACTTTGGATAGAAATACAACTTCCCGAAGAAATAGTGAATTCTACAAATTGTGAAATAAGTGGTTCTTCTAAACAACTGTCAACTATTTCAATAACATACGTTCCTGCGGTAAGACCTACAAAAAAATATGATGTGGTATCTGCCGATGTAGGTAATAATCCTGTTGATGAATATTCAGTTACTGTATAGTTTGGAGATCCCCCATTTATTGAAAAGGATACACCTCCAGATCCTGTGTTTTCACAGTCTCCCGTAATTGAATAATTGAATATATTTATTGAACCACAACTCATTGAATACAAAGTAAATTAAAGTTTATCCCAACATTTATTTCAAAATTTTGGGTAACACTTAGGGGTATACAGTTACTATTATATATTGTGACAGTGTCATCACTGTTGATAACATAATCTAATCCTTCTGATTGTAAATTACTTAAAGCAGACTGTAAAGCCGACAACCAAACCGTGTTTGACGGATAACTAGCTGTAGGACTTGTATTTCCGTAACCCGTGAAAAATTCATAGTGTGATAGTAAATCCCCGTTTAAAACTAAGTCTACATACCAAGTACTTTCCAATGTATTTGGGTCACAATTAGGTTGTACTAATCCTTTATTTTGTAGAAGTTGATTCAGTACAACCGCAAAAGATGTAATTAAAGGGTTAGATCCCCAAGGATAAACAGGACATGTTGCCGATTGTATTGGACAATCTACCGCAAACAGTTGACCAATTAAAGAACAAGGTTTGCAAGGTACTGGTATAATTTGACATCCCATTTGCCTTCTCCAAACAAATTTTTGTCTATGAAATATGGAATTTTCTAACCTCACACCAGATGTTAATAAAGTTGTTGCTGGTATCATTTGTCCCACAAGTTTAATCCAATAATCCCCTAAACCATTCACATAGTCGATCATTGTTCTATATGTGAAATTATCATTAGGTATATTGATTGTTTGATTAGACTCTAAATATTTCCAATAAATTGATTGTAAAGTTGGGTAACCACCGGTTTTACCATCGGTAATAAATTGTCTATTCCTTACATTAATCATGTTCTTCCAAAAAGTTTGGGCAAACTCAAAAAATGTTTTTTGTTTTGGCTTAGGATTTATTTCTGTCCAATCTATACCACCCCTATTTGGATATGGTCCATTTGGATTTGGATTACAATAAGTTGGTTCTACATAATCTAATCCTTCATTAGGTATTGGGTAATTGTATCTTCTTGACATAGACCAAACGTCGTAAGCTAACCCTTGGGCTGGATTGAGAAATACATCTACGTTTTTTACGTTTACAACATATCTTTCATCATAAACCCTATAATAAGCATTGAACCCTCCGTCAGAACTTTTTCTTAATCCAACATTATCAATAGTCCAACTTTTTTTATTATCTATAGTTTTGTTTAATCCGTAACCAACACTCATAAATGGAAACTTACGGTATCTATCCAAATATATTTGCCCGTAATTAAACGGTAATAAAACTGTCTGATAATTAGGATTCTGCCCAACAAAAACTTGGTTAGTAGGTACTACTTGTTCTGGCATGTGATGATCAGGTGTTGATTCAAACCATCCACCACCAATTTGAAAGAAGTATCCATCATTTTCTTGTGGTGCCGTTGGGTACCCTTGATTGTCCATAGGATAGTCCAATCTAGTTGTAGATACACCACTTACAGTCGTTTGTAAGGTAAACCCAGTATACTGAACTCCCATGATAGAAAAGATATCCGTTGGATCCAATACAGGGGTCTGTTGAACATAAAGTCCACTTGAAATGTTTAAATATTGTTTATCAAATTGTGATAAGTTTATTTTTTCATCAGCAATATATATGTATTCGTTAAAATCTATTAGGGCTTCTGGCGCACCAACAAGTCTCAAAAGAATTTCAATGGATCTTCTAGTACCTTTAGATTTAAAAAGATATGCCGCATTTAGTATTAAATTCTTATAGAATTGATAATTAATTTCATCAGGTGTAAGTGCTCTTGAATATCCAGGAAAATTACTTTCTTGATTAGTACCAAATATTGAATCCAACAAACCTTCATTACTTATTGGAGAAATATTTGTTTTCCATCCTAATGTTTCTGCTAAGTTTTTCAAAAGTTGTGATGGAATATCGTTGCCAGTATTATAATTTACTGATGTCATATTTGCCAAGGACATAACAAATTTTCTAACTTCATCAAAACTTCTACCGTAAATTTGTAAGACTTTTTCTATTTTTCTATCACTTGTATCAAATTCTTTTAATGCACCTGTGGTCAAAAATCTTGAAATTAAATTTGTGTTGTACGAATCTAAATTTTCACAAATTGTATTCAATGTTGTCAAATACTTATCGAAATCATTTGTTCTAATATCAAGGTTCCATGAACCGTCCAACGGCCAACTTATTGTTTGGTTAACTGTAGAATAAGTTCCATCATCATTTTCTTGTGGTACTTGAAAAGTCGCAGTGTAAATAGGTAGAATCAATCTATTAAGAAGAAACTTTTCAACCTCATCAAAAAAGTCATTGAAAGATTTTTCCGTATAAAAAGTATTAGGTCTTAACACTATGTCAGAGGTCGTAGCTGATAATCCACTGAATGGGTTACCAGTGACATAAAGTTTTAACACAGTATCAGTATCATCAACAGGATCTAAGAATATTACATTATATTCTGAACTATTAACAAATATTGAATAGTTTAGATATTCCACTGTAAGATTTCTTAAGGGTGAAACTTCAATTTCGCTAAGTTCAAAATTTCGTGTAGCTGTAGTAGTAAAATCAATATCAAAAGGATTTCTGATTCTGTTTAATGGTAATTCTAAATAAGTTTCATCAAGAACTTTATCGTAATACATATTTACCGCGGTAAGTCCTGTTTGGAAATTCAAATTTTGCGACAAACTTTCTATACCCGCCGGAAAGTAATTTATAATTCTACTTATTGAAGTTGATATCCTTTTGGTCAACGAGCCGAACAAAGTAAAATTAGTTATTTGACTTAAATCAAAATTAGGGTATACCTGTAAATTTTTTGCAATTAAAACTTTTGATTCTTCAACACTTTTTAGGTCCAAATCATCTAAACTAATTGGACTAGAAAAGGCACCTATGTTAAATTTCCTATTTTGTTTTTCCGTTAATCCCGTTGTGAATTCAAAATTAGCGTTAGTTAAACCTCCACCGGCAACAAGTTGTACACCAACCAAGTCGTCGGAAAAAGTACTCGCTCCTGTGTCGGTTTGAGGTGGCCATTTATATTTTATTACCGCCATTATTGTGTTATGTTTGCAAAGTTTTTACTAAAATCAATGTTATTATTTCTATCTTGTCTAACTTCATATAACAACTCATTGTATTGATCTCTAATTTCAAATAAATTGTACTGTTTGTAAATGTTATTTTGTGAATCGTAAAGTGTGTAGATACCGTCATTAAGAGACTTAGTCTGATTACCAAACAATGCAATTGCTAAAGTAGAAATATCATGTTCAACCATTTCAATTTCCATAGTAATAGGATTGAAAAAAGTATTACTTATAATAATGTCTTGATCGGGTTGCCCAATAAATGGTGTTGCGTTTGGTTTATTTGATGGGGACGATGATGGTGACAAGGTACAAAAAATTAAATTTGTAACACCATTGACATATTGATATCTTACAGTACTTGTTGATGTATTTGTTGTATTTTGTACAACAGGTTCACAATAAAATGATGAAGTTATAATTCTAAAAAAATTAGGAATTTTAGCACCATTAGATTGAAGATATTCGACCCTATATCCAATTAATCCTTGATTGACAAATTTGTCCCTGAAAGCAACAGGTACATTACTTATGTCTATAACAAGACCTTTTATGTTTGGAAGTGCGGCTAAAATACCACAATCAGTTATTTTAGTTCTAATTTCGGCCGGTCTAATATATAAAGTGTAAATTCCAAGTTGATTGAAAACATTTGCCGGTAGTCTTAAATTATATAAACCACCTAATATTTCTATACCAGCATTTCCACCAGTATTCGCATTGTTAAAGTATGGTGTTAAAACCGCAGATGAATTAAGTTTAGTTAATTGGAAATCATTTGTAACATCTCGTGATGGTGTATAATTCAATATTATGTCTACATCAGTAGGACTTACATCCGCCGGTCTTATAGTTCCATATGTACCTGTTGCCATATAATTTTAGTTTGTTATTTTATAAATATTATTATTTAAGTTTCTACATTAAAAAATCCATAACCATATTTTTCAAGATCACCCATATTATCAACTTCACCTAATCTTTCTATTGATTCCAATGCAGAATTTTTACCTCGTTCAACAAATAGATCTGATCTTATTTCTGGTTCATACGCAACTCCAATCAATGCTTCTTCTTTAGTCAATCCTGATAAAACTAAGTCGTTTTGTGTCAAACCTGAAGACTGAACAAAATATAATGTAGTTCCACCACTCAAGTCCCAATAGTCAACACCATTAATTGTGTACGCAGAATAAGATCCATTTGGTATTGATCCCCAATATGTACCCACAACACCAGTGTCGCCAGTAACTTGCACACCAACAGGATAAGGTATTGGCCCATACTGTTCCAAATCGTTTAATGTAGAGTTTGTAGTCCCTGTGACCAAAAAAGGAACCCCAACATAACTTGAGCTTATGTAGGCATTGATATTAGTATTCGAATCACCACTAAATAAAAAATCATAACTTATTGGTATGTTTGCCCAATTCCCGCCTTGTTGGTAAAAAACTACTGTACCATTTGGGTTAAGTGGGACAATATTTTGGTATGGTACATTAATAGTTTTAGAAACTTCGGTTATTCCCCACGGTGTAGTCCCTTTTATTGTAATTGTATATGTACCGTTTGATGCCGGATAAGTATGATTTAAGGATGATGGAGCAAAAATATTTATAGGTACTATAGGAGATCCATCCCCCCAATCTACTTCAAATGTTGATTGTAAGACATTGTTAGAAGTGTTGTACACATAAAATGTATATGGATTTATAGTGTCAGAAGAAAAAATAAAATTATTGAGAGTTTCTTTTTGGTAAACCATACCATCAAAAACTGAGTACCAACCCATATCGTAGGTACTTTGTGTTAACATAATTGGTATAGTTAAACCTGTCAATAGTGAATCACCGTTAGTTCCACCCGACAATAGTTGAGTCATAGATGAATAAACGTAAGTTGTTCCAGTTTCACAATTTACATAAGTTATTCCTGATATTGGGCAACAAGGATCTTCGACAATAATTTCTTCACAATCACCCGTCCAATTAACAGGAAATATTTTATTTTTAATATCTTCTAAACCAATTTGTATGTAATATCTTTGTTCTTCCATTATGGGTTAATATATTCAAACCAGTTTATCGGTGTAGTTGTACCAACCCTATTACCGTTGTTATCATTAATTACATATGTAAAATCATTATAGTCCAATTTTACCTCATAATACAAATATTCCGCAGGATCAAAATTGAATTGGTTTGGTAAAATATTGTTCTGTTGAGTATTTGTCATTACAACATAACTACCTGTTCTTCCATTGAAGAATTTAGCACTCATATAAAAGGTGTCTATGTTTATAAAATCCCTACTTCTGAGCCAATAAATAAAAAAACCTTCTTTATCACCTATAAAGTCCAAAAGGTATTCAGGTTTCTTGATATCTACATTAGGTATTGATGGACTCAAAACCACATTTGTTTCTAATTTTCCCTGTTGCACAGGAAGTATTATTGTTAGATAATTTTTTTGTGTCGCAGAATCCTTTGTATCATACAAGTCCAACTTAAAGAAGCTTTTGGTAAAAGGTTTTGTATAATAATAAACTTCATTCACAGTAAAACCTTCAGTAAGATAAGACGAATTCCAAATATTTAAGTTTTGGTCAAAAAATCCAAAATCATAATTTATGTCGGTTCTATCACTACTATCATGTTTTTTATGTGAAAATCTTGCAACTTCAAAATCATTTTCCTTTCCAATCACTTCATCAATTGTTTCGGCTACAAATTCATCAATTGCATCATCACTACCCTGTAAATCCCATTTTACTTCAACAGGAATGTTAATGAACTTATCAGTAGGTTTATTCAATATTTTATAATTATTCACAATCATCTATAGTAGGTTCTGCAATTACATTTTGATTATTTAATAGAGTTCCGTCAACGTTACTTCCATCCCCAACTAACCTAAATATAATTTGGTCGTAGGGGTAGTGACTTCCATTCAAAAAAGGATAGTCAACACCGAAACCTTCACTGTCTTTATACCCATATGGGTAAATATCTCTCCATCTGAAAGTTTGACTTGTGGTTGAAAAGTATGCGTAATCAGGAACTAAATTAATATTTTGATATCCTTCATCATTTATCGATGTTGAAAATACCTTTATTGTCATTGGGTGATGTACTTTATAGTAATATCCTAATGGGTTATTTGGCGCTAAAAGTGTTGGTGCACTGAAATAGTTGTTATTGAATATTAGTTTTTGGTATACATCAGAAATTACTCTTTCTGTTTGATCATATGGGTTGAATTCACAAAAATCCCCATTAATGTTATCACCTAAGTTCAAATTTTCAACATAGTAAAACGTGTTACCATTAGAAACGTAAGTGTTTATTGGTAAATTAGTATTAGATAACGTATTTGTTTGATCCCACCAAACACTTGGTTGGTTATTTTCCAAAGGTAGATTAAACTCATAACCTTCTTTCAGGTTAGTGTTTGGTCCTAAAGTCCAACCAAAATAACCTTTCCAAATAAAACTAAAAAACAATTCGCTAATTGGTCTATTAAGATTATCTCTTAATCCTTCTATATTGATGTCATTATTGAATAATAAATTGTAAGTATCATTACCTTGTTTGATTGAAGATCTATTCAAATTATTTGGGGTTAATACTGCCTTTTCATATTTTGTAACTTTACCAAAAACATTTTTTTCGAAGCCAGCGTTGACTAATACAGAATCATTAATTGATGTTAATATTTTATGTACTCTAACATAATAATTCGAAGTTGTGTCAATTTCGTTTGTATTATTTATAACTCTTTTAAAAGTACCTGTTGTACCGTTGTTAAATGTTGGTGGTAAATAACCTATATTTTGAATGTTAAAAATAAATTCACCAGACCCAAAGTTCTGATTACCAAGTGATGTTACTTGAAAAGTATCAACACCGTTATAGTTGAAATTGAGTTTTACATATTCACCAACAGATAACCCATGTTTCATAGGACATCTGAAAGAAATTACATCATTTCCATAAAGTGAATTGTTTTCAATTATAAATGGTATACCATCAAATGCTTGCCATGTCCAAGTGTTGGATGTGTTTTGATCGTCGGCATATAATTGTCTATCAACATTTAAATGTGGATAAGTTAAATAATACATCCAATTATATGAAGTGGCACTTTTATTTATGAAACTAATATGACTATTTGGTCCTGTAGTATAACCATTAATATTGTTGTCTGTTCTTATGAAGTCAAATTCTGTATACTGTGGAAATCCATCCCAAGGTGCGTTTGGGTTACCACTTGATGTGATCGCGTTTGCAACTGAATTAGTGTAATATAAATTATCCCTGAAAGGTACATATGAAGTACTACCACTATAACTGTTATTGAAAAGAAAAACAATTTTAGTGGTTGGTCTAAAAATTGTTGATTCTTGTCTTTCTTTTTGATATAACTGTGCCAAGTCAATTTCTTCCGTTCTATCGTACTCAACTTGTTGTTTAAATGTTTGATTCAAAGGAACCCTTATCGCCATATCAACATCAGATGATACTTTGTTTTTTTTAGAACCTAACAATATTTGTATGTTTTCATTATTACCCATTAGTATTTTTGTTGTTTACATAAAGTTTAATAAATCTGTCAAGTGCCGTGTAACCATTACTTAACCCGAAATAAAAATGGAAGGGTGCCCCAACTAAAACAGGGTCAACACCAGGTGTGTTTGGTGCACCATATGTGACGTTAGCGATTGTTGGGTTAGGTCCTGGGGTAAAGTTGGTAATATGACCTTCTTGTGTCGTTGTTGTTTTAAAATAATCTGATGTTTGGAAGTCTAAAGATTGATATTTGTTTTTATAAAAACCACCTGTAGTTGTAAAAGGTGCCGTATACCAATTGTTATTTTCAGTTCCAAAAATAAAAGTAGTTGGGTTTGTTATTTGCCACTTGTAAAAAGGTACTTCTTGTGTTGTTGGGTATCCATATGTATAACCAACAAATGGTGACAAGTTGTAAGTTTGTACACCAGGTGATAGCTGTTTTCTATATATTGTTTCATTATTATTTGCCTGAAAGAAAATACCAAACAAAGGTTTCGATGGTGACTGTGCGTCATCACCTATGAAAAGATAATTGTTCGGGTAATTTTCATTCAAATAAGGCGTAACTTTGAATTCACTGTTTGTTGATAGTGCTTGTGCAAAATCTCCATCAATTCTTCCCCCACCACGATTACTATTGAAAAACTGAATTATTCCAATACCTTCTCCTTGATTTCCGTTTGTTGCAATAGGGAACATTTGTTGTATTATAGTTTGATTGAGTAATCTAGAAATGAATCCCATTTGCATAATATCAGAATCGTCACTATATGAAGTTGATTTTAGTTGATTAGCATAATAACCTTCTAAATTTTCGTTATTACATACTTGATTTATAAATTCATCTCTTGGTCCTAAGTCGACAATTGTAGTAGGACTTTGAAGTTGTTTTGTGTTATATCCTGGATTACTAACAAAAGCAGATAATATGTTGTTTGGAGGTGTTGGTGCCGGTTTACCTATAAATTGGTTTATAAATCTATCCCATGGTGATGATCTATAATAAAAACTATTTTGAGCATCTTCATAAACAATCGTGTCTTTACAATAATTGTAAGTTGGGTTTGTTATTGTACCAGGTCCGTAGGTAGATGTTTTACTAAATGAAGGCATATATAGAAAACCATTAATCCAATTGTTTTGAAATACTCTTCCAAAAACCCCTCTACATGCCGCTAACATAATTAGATATCTAACTTTCCATTCTAAAAATAACTTAACATCTTCATCATATTGGCTTATGTATTTTTTATTAAGTAGACAATAACATCCATTAACAACGCGGTTGGCCGGTATGTCACAATTGGTGTTTACAGTTATACCTGTACCGGTTCCTGAATAACATTTTAGAGCAACCATACCTTCACATGTTAGTGTTTGAGTCAATCCTGTAACTAATGGTGTTGAATCTGCATAAATTCCTGTTGGAGGTGTTCCTGGTGCCGAAACACTTGGGTTATTTTGTACTCCACCACCTTTGTAAAAGTAGAAGTTACTATTTTGGTGAAGTGCATATGATGTTTCACTTGAGTTACCTTCTTCAGTTCTAGAAGATGTTGGTAATCTATCGCTTCTCATCACCAAATTAGTTTCATCTAAAAAGTTTACAGAACCCGCCAAGTATCTATAATATGCTCTTGAGTATAATCCGTTGTATCCACTTGGTGAAGTACCATAATCACTATTTTGTCCCACTGTAGTTTTGAATATATAAATTGGTGATGATGGTCCTGAGGTACTTTGGGATCCAATAAAAGTACCACCAACAAAATAGTCTTGTACATATTTAGGTATTACATAATTGTATGGTGCTGTAGTGAATAAGTTATATGGTACGGAAGATATGACAGAAACAGTTTGAAAGACGGGGTCAGGAGTGTATGATCCTGAATTGTCATCAGTTGATAAATAATAGTATGGTAACGTAGATGTGAATGGTGTATACTGTCCAGGTGTTAAATTAAATGTAAATGACGGGAAGTATAAATTAACAGTTGTATTATCTAATGTATCATGTGATACAGGTTTAACTTGTGTTGGGACCGCTTGAATTGGGTAGTTCAAATAATATTGTCCCGTAACTATTGGTCCTACACCATAAGATGCATTACCGAATATAATCGATAAATCATACTCAATTTCTTGTTTTGGGGTATGAGGATCAACACCCCTTGTTAGGATTATAATTTCATATGAATTTCGTGATGATGTTGCGATGTTATCAATCGCTCTACCTGAATTTTTGATTATTGGGAAATTATTTGTATTTGGATTACATTCGTCTTCATACACATATCCTATTTCATGAAATAAGTATTTTTTAGGAAATTTTTGTAAGTCAGCAATACTAAAATTAGGATTTGACGTAAAACTATTATAAGTAAATCCTGTTATAACTTGGAAGTATTCTATATCATTAGGATATTGAAGATAAGATTCTGTTTGGCCCGTATTCAATAGGTAAATTGTACTCGATAATGAAACCGATCCGTTTTGTGACGGGTCCGCATATGAAATTGTTTTTACAATAGGTGTTGTTGTATTTCCTGTCGAAGTAGTACCTGTAATTGCCGTATTATTAAATTGGTTTTGTGTTGCCCCTGTCAAATTGATCCATCCGTTGGATAATGTTGGGTCTTGGAACGATATTATTTCACCTATTCCAAGTTGTTGAATCATGCCGGCTTTAGCAACAACAACAAGAACTTGATCTTCAAATGGTTGGCTTGGTAAGGGTAAAGAAGGGTTTACTGTTGTTTTTATTTTGTTAACACCACTATTTGGTGTATTAGAAGTGTTGCTATAAAAATACTTGTCCCTTGTATTAAATTCATTCAATTTTTGTGGATACGTTTCTTGTGTTGGATAAGCAAACCATCTTTCATCAGGTCCAGCGGTTTTATCGGCAGCAAACAAGAATGGTTGTGGTGCATGTAATTTATATTTGTTTGTTGAATCTATTAGGTCATAACCTGAAAATATTCTTTGATAATCTAAAAGAGCTTGTGACAAAACATCAGATGTTATTTCTTGAGCTGTGACTCTGTTGATTAAAGACTTATATTGTAAACTACCACCACAATAAAATTTACCTTTATTATTTTGATCAATATCATCGTTAGGGTCGTTCTGAAGGTAGTTTGGGTGTTCAGCCAAGGAATAGGTTGCTGGTGAACTCAACGGGGCTAAAAAAGTATTATCTGTTGTTGTTTGAGCGGGACTACCGGCTTGTGTTTGTTGATTGTTGTATTCATTATTTATTTGTTGAGTGACGGAACTGATATCAAAATCATCATCAAGTTCGGCGTTATTACACGCACAATCACAAGCGTTACATTCTGGATAAGATATCATTGGTAATCCGATTCTTGGAAATCCTTTCAATCTTATTATGAATACTATTACAAACGCAAAGAAAACCAAATACAACGCTAACTTAAAAACGGCCTGTAATATTTGCCAAGCAGCTCTAAGAATTGCACCTATATTCACTATTGGTCCACCAGGAATTGCCGCAGCGGCAGTTTCAAGTGCTGAATTTATTGCGTCTATAGTTTCACGAACTTGGATATAGAGAAAATATATACACAGAATAACTAAAACCCACTTAATAACAGGCCATATCCAAGCTACAAAGTGAGCGACAAAAAGTAGAACAAGTATTGGAAATGTGAGTATGTTTAACAACAACATCCCCAAAAAATAAATAAAATCAAACTTTTGTACTGCATCATTGACTGGAAATGGATTGCTTGTTGATATACATTCTCTGTCGTCAATTTCTTTAATACCTAAATGTCTTGCTTTCCAAATACCATTTTTGTATCTATCCAAGAACATGGCCGTTGTGTAAACTTTATTATAGTTAAATTCATAAAATCTGTCTTCACAATTAATTGCTTCTTGAATCATAGACGAATCACCATAATCGTCCCAATCCAAACTAAAAGCATAAGACCTTAAAGAGTCATAAGTTGCCTGATCATAAAACGTGAATTGGAAATCTTGTGTTTGGGTTGTGTCAACCGCAGTAGAATTTATCCCTATCACTGAACCTGGTGAGTTTATAGGAATTGATGTTAAACTACCTGTGTAAGGAACACCGTTTATTGTTACCGATACGTCACCTGTATTAACAAAAGATTGAAGAATAAGTCCCCCTGTTTGTGCTGGTAAAACTAATGCGGATGGTTGACTTGTCGTTGTACCCGGTATTGATACAGAGTAATTCAAAGGTACACCCAAAGTTGGGTCTGCATTAGGTGTTGTTGATGCCCAACCATATTCTTTGATGTTCGGAACTAAAAAATTAGCTCTTAAGACATCGCTTTGAGCTCCTCCATCATTTTGCCAACTAATTTTAAATCTATATTTTCCTTTAGTAGGTATACCAACTGTTGGGTCTAATGATATAACTTGATTACCAAATTCATCAGTAGTTATGTAATCCAAATTCATAGGTACTTTTAAAAGATAAGTTCCGTCCCCGTCTATAACTTTACCCCCTTGTTCAATTTGATATTCTTCCAAAATAGGATAACCATTACCATCAACAGCAATAGTTTGTCTGACTGCGGATATTCTTCCTTGTCCTGCCTTTAATGAACAAAAACTACCGGCAGCACTTGGTACTCTACAGGTAGTTTTAAGTGCCTGATCATCTTGGGTTGACGCTATTGACCCCATGAATACAGCACTTGGTTTGATTGTTAAATTGATTTCTTGTGAAAGATCAAAATCTTGTCTTGTGATACCAATAAAACAAATATCAGGTTCACCCCAAAGGGGTTCAACATTGACTTGCTTAACTAAAGTAATAATTTGTGGTAATTCATTTAAATTGTTTGAAGATTTAAATTGTGATCCATTAAATTGGCTTTCAACTGCAAAACCACTATCTATCAAGTCTTGGGGTGTCAAAGAAAAACAACCGATATTGGACAAGTCAAGATTTAAAACCAATGTTTGTTGCCCTGTTGGTACTCCAAAAATCATGAAGTCACCACTTTCGTTTGTAGTTACAGTATATTTATAATACTTATCGTAAACTTCTATTATAGATTTTTCTAAAATTACCTCATCCCTATCGAAAAAACTACCTGTAGGTACGTGGCCAGGATACTCTGGTGATTTAGGTAGTAGATTGTATTTATACCCGTCTTCATTTCTACTATTTAATGTTTTATAGGGATATAATTCACTAATTATAGGATTTAATTCATCTTCATTAGTTAACGGTATGAAGACAGATAATTTAGCATTTGCTAAACCGAAACCACCATTCACAGAAACCCTTCCAGCAATTACCCCGTAGTCTGAACATCTTCTTTCATAAACTTCGGCTTGTGTTAACTTTAACGATAAAATTTCTATAAAATCAAAATCTTGTTCGAACTTCAAATTTACAGCTTTATCAACACCTATATTGGTTCTAATTCTATATGAATGTGGCATTAATTTCTTTTCTTGATAAATAGTTTATTTCCTATTTTAGAAAAATAATCGTTTTATGAGAAAAGGAAATTATCAAGAGAATGTAACTGTAGATAAATTGACCACACTTACTCTAATATCTTTATTCGGGAATCTTACTTGATAGATCTGAGTTGGTTCCGCAAAGATAGTATCTGAAATAAGTTCGATCTGTTTTGTCGCTTGATTTGAATATGGTTGTGAGGTTTGTGATGATGAATATTGTCCACCAACTTTATTAAAAACTTGAATATCAGATATAGACAACACCCCGTTTTCTGTTTGAATTTGTCTTCTTAGTTCAGATACATTAACGTTTTGACCTAGTTGTCTTGATGTCGGTGACATATATGTTGATACTATGTCAACTATTTTTGCAATAATTGATCCTTGACTTTGTGATGAATCTAAAACCACAGATATGTCAAACCCTAAATCAATAACATTAGCACTTTCTACAGAAACATAATCATTTATCATTCTATAATTTGACAGGTAATTAGCGATGTTAGTTTTAAGTGCGTTAGGTACAATAGATGTTAACGTTCCGTTAGAATCGTAAGATAGAAGTTTGATTTTTATTTTATTATTTTCTTCAACTATCGATACTTTAGATGGTGCTCCAAATTGGGAAGGCATGTTTCTTAATATTGAATCATAGTCATTAACTGTAACCGCTCTGTTTTGAGCTGAAAAGTTGAATGAAACAAAGTTTCTGATTTCTTCCAATGTTGGTGCTCCCGCCCCACCAACCGCGGCTATTGGGTTTGTACAACTTAGGGAATTAACCACACTTGTATTTATGTTTTCAGATGGACCGTTTACAAAAAAGTTGCTTCTCTGAACTTGTGTTATAACACCAATTCCAACATTACTTGCAACACCACCCCCAACTCGATATTGTATAAACAAGGTTGAATTGGATTTTAAAGTGTTTCCTAACCCTAAATTATTAACATACTTATTTATGTTTATTGATTGTCCGTTCCTTGCAAATTCACGCAATTGATCTTCTGCGGAATTATTACCACCACCAAATGTAAGTTTTAAAAACCCTTGGGGTGTATATTCTGTTATAAACTTGTCACTTGTACTTATATATCTACCAATTTTTATTCCTGGCGCGTCAGAAGGTTTTGTTGGGTCTTCAACAAAAACTCTGTCGTCAACAAGAGCTCTTACTTCATACCATCTACCATTTGGTGATAAAAACTCTTGATCCGAAGGAACGTTACTATATTGTGAACCATCTTTAACAATAACACTTGTAACACCTAAAACATTTCTTTCGGGTAAGAAAAGTTCAAAAAATGGTCTTACATCATTAGGGGTAATTACTCTTTTGAAAACTTTGGTTAAACCATTTAACACAACTTCACGTTTAGTTACTGTATAATTAATTATCGTACCATTTGCATCAACGTTAGGTCTAACAATTCGGGAATTAGGTTGTCCTTCGCCATTATATTGCGAAGAAAAATCAATATCATATACCGTTTCGAAAGACTGTCCAGCACCGTTGACTTGTGTTCCACGTCTTAAAATACCACAATATCTTATATCTTCTTTGTCACCAAAGGCAGGAACAGTGATTGAAAAATCAACCAAAGATATCGAAGGTCTTTGTCCCGGTATTTTTAATCCGTAGGTTCTAGCGATATTAAAAAGTGATGTTTTTTGTTGAGCGTACTGTAAAACTGTTTCTTGGATACTCCTATCAATTTGAAAATTAAGGTTATCCGCGACCGCAGCATTCAAGTCCATCAAAACTGAAAAAACAGATGCATCATTAAAGTTTTGAATTAATTCAGGATAGTAAGTTTTGACGTAGTTGACTAATTCAGTCCTTACTCCTTGGAAGTCCCTTACCGTGTATGAAATTTTCTTTTCTGCCATATATATTAAATATTCAAAATAATGAAATCAGAACTATTGAACGAATCTGAAGTTATTTTGTAATCAATTTTAACTCTTGCCGTATGTTCTTTTTGTGATATGTTAGGTACTGTAAATTCTCTTTGATCATCACCATTTATAAACGTACCTTTATTTTCTTCATCCATGGATGCGTCTGTAATTGTTATGTTTGTAATAAGTACCCCCGGCATAAATTCTTCAACAGAGTCTCTAATTTCAGCTTCTATTTCAGCAAAAGTTGGTCCATCAAGTGGTTCGAAAATATATTCATACAACCTTGTTCCGAAATCAGGTAAATAATACCTACTCCCTTTTCTGGTCAATAATAAATGAATAAGGTCCGTTCTAACTTCTTCGGACGCATAGTCAGTCAAGTCTAAATACTTCCCATCAAAAGAATCTCTAAAGGGGAAGGTTATACCATAAGTTATACCGTTTGCCATATTCAATAAATATACTATTTGGGTTTTTTATATAAATAAAAAAATCACTGATTTCTCAGTGATTTTCTTGTAAGGTCTTTGTACCTTTTTTATTTCTTGGGTCATAAGGACAATGTAAACAACCTGAACCACAACAACTACCTCTTCTTTTATGATAAGATTCTGTCATTACCATCCTACCTTGATTATCATAATAAAAATCTGTAGGAAGAAGTTTAGGTGTTATAAATTCTTTTACAAACAGTTCTTGTACCCAATCTTTAGATGCCCCAACATTCATAACTTATACTATTTCACAAGCTCCACCGGCACATGCGGCTTCACCACTTAAATTAGTATTATCTTGTAACTCGATAACTTTAGTTAAATCAACATCTGATAAAGTTTTGATTAATCGTTCAAAGTCTTCTTGTGTACAATCTTCAAATGGTGCTTGAGTATATGTTCCACCGTTGTAAGGAAGAACTGAAAGTCCATTGTAGAATTTTCTGTTACTCCACATCCAATCACCAACTAATTCCCATTCATCTTCTTTAATTGAAACTGTTGCAGATACATTATGTGAATTTTGACCACCTCTATGTCCAAACTTAATCCATTCTTGTGATACTTTCTTTACACGTTCTAACATTTGGAATACAGACTCGTGACGAAGAATTGACCCTTCAGGTGCTTTCTGTGGAATTGTAATTACTGCGGTATCATGTGGTCTGAAAAATTCATCTTCAACTAACTCAGGGTGGTTAATTGCCAAGTAAGAGTAAATCGCCTCATTTTTACCCACACGAATTCTTCGCAAGTAGTAGTCGTTATGCCATGCGTGAATACCTGAAGATGTACCTAAAACCAAAGATGATGTTCCTGATGGTTTAACTGTAGTTGTTCTTGCTGCTTTATTAATTCCGATGAGATTTGCAACACGTTCGTTTTCTTCTTTAACCGCAACTGCCGCCGCTTTCATATCATAACCCAATACAACACCTGAACCGATACCTGTCATACCAACCCCAATAAGAGCGTCTTTTTCAGTGGTTCTTTTCCAAACATCACGAAGATAATGGAAGTCAGTGTATCCCGCTTGAAGTGTTCCGATAAACGCAGCTCCTTTAACTCTTTTTTCAAAATCTTCTTGAGACTCAATATCAGAAGCATTTACCTCACACAAGTTACAGAATTGATATGGGCGAAGACCGATCTCACAACATGGGTTTGTTCCCCAATCTTTGTCATTTGACAAATAGATACCAGGTTCCCCTGCCCCTGACAATTCAATTCTTTTCCAAAGATCCATAAAGTATTCTTTGGTAACTTTGTGACGAAGTAAAACCGCTGAGTTATTCGCCCTACCTCTTTGTGGATTTGATTCCCACCAACTTCCTGATTTACAAGAAATCATTTCATCATCATCAGCAGAAAATAATGAAATCAAAGCCGCTCTACGAATACCACCTGCCAATACCGCATCTGCGATATGACAAACGATGTCGTGGGTTTCAATAGGTGAAAGTTTTTCACCGTCAACTTTGTTTTCAAATACTTTAGTAATGTTATGAATACAATCTTTTAATGGTTGAGGTCCTGGTGCTTTTCCGCCTGAAGTAACCAACAACGCTCCTTTCTGACGAATATCAGAAAAATCAAATACAGGAGTTGATGATTTAACACCTAAGTATGATTCGATCAATACTTTGATTGCGTCAGCCCATCCTTCAATACTATCACCAATCAAGTATCTTCTTGTTCTACTTGGGTTTGGTCTTTTGATTTCAGGAAGTTTTTCTACGTGGTGTTTTTGAACTGAAAATCCTACACCAGTACCACCTAACAATAGAAACATTGTTTCTGAAAAAGCGTCAGGGTGGTCAATTGGCATGTAAGCACAGTTATAAACTCGGTTTGGTGAAATTTCAATTGGTTTTCCACCGAATTGTAAAGACCTCATTGAAGGAAGGATTTTTTTATCGTATACCATTTGATAAACTTCTTCAATTTCGTCTTTGATTTGTGGGTATTTTTTTTGGTGCATTTCTTTGTTTCTTGTCACCAATTCTTCCCACGTTTCTCGTCTGTTTTTTTCAGGGAGAAACTTAGCGTATTTCATGTACACTGTAATGTCACTTAATATTCTTTGTGATATATCCATTTTTAAAAAAATTTAATTATTTTATTTTATTCAGATTTTTGTTTTTGTTCTCGTTCTTTTCTTTTTTCAAGTAATTCTTTTACTCTTTGTCGTTGTCTTTCTTCTTTTTGTTCTTCCAAACCGAGAAAGGTTGTTGTTGATTCTGTATCTATATCAATCATTGCATTATCAAATTTACAATTTTCAAAAACCACACCATCATCCCCTATACGGGACTTGGTAATTGCAATTGTGGCTAACTTCATTTCTTTTTGTTGTAATGTTTTGGCTACTGATATAATTACGTGTCCTACTTGTGCCTTTTTAATTGATCCACCCATTTGATCGGTAGTTACAACTTCTGACGATATAGAAGATCTATTACCTTGTGTTGCAGTCCACCCAACGATGTTCAATTCGTGACACATTGCTTCAAATCCTCGCATTACAGAACCTTCACTTTTCCATTCATCACCCAAGTTTTTATCAGGGACAATACAGTCAATATAATCTAAAACAACCATATCAATTTTAACACCATCAGCGATCATTTTTCTGATTTCGTTTTTGATTTGTAACATTGTTTTAGTATCAGACGGTAACTTTTTCAAAATTAATTCGTTTGGCATAGTTTCTTTAATTTCCTTAACTTTTTGCATTACTTGGTCTTTTTTTTCTGACAATTCGTCAGGATGAATCTTTGTCCATAGTGTAAAATGTTTTCTTTGAATAACTTTTGGGTTGTCTTCAAAAAACACTTGTAAGACATTAAAACCTAAATTAAATGCGTGGTTCGAAATTTTGGTCAGTACTGTTGATTTACCAACACCTGTAGGTGCTAATATAACACCAATTTCACCTTTTGCCAAACCACCTTTCAGAAGTCTATCGATACCAGGTATTCCCATAGGGATTGGGTGTCTATAATCTTCTTCTAAGACTTGGTCCAAGTTTGAAAACACATCCATCATACTTGTATCTTTTGTACCGACTAAAAGTGCGTCCCTTACTAGTTCTTCAAGTGTGTCATAGTTTTCAAACTCACCACCATCTATAATTTTTTGAGCCTTTTTCATGACTTTCTGTAACTCTTGTTGTTTACAGAACTTCAAAGCTTTTTCTTGTACAAAATCGACCCCGTCGATAGGTGCATCCTTAATTTTTTTAATCGTGTCCAAAACGATTTTGACCGCAGTTTCTTGTTGTAATTCGGATTTGGCAACTTGTTCTAATGTATCAAACGATGGTGTGTGATCATATTTTTTATAATACTCCTTCACCATTTGAATGATTATTTTAAAGTACTTATTTTCAAAATAACTATTTTCAATAACGTCAATAATTGAATGAGAAAAGTCTTTGTCTAAAATGATTTGATTTAGTAATTGAATCTGAAAATTATTACCGAGATATTCAAAATTTTTGTTTGTCGCCATATTTTTTTCTTTCTGTTAGTAATGATAAATACTACTAATTTTGAATAAATTGAGGATAAAAATAATTAAATTTTTTACCTGAAAAAATGTCAGTAAGGTCACTTAGTACCTGTTTTAACCTTGGGCGTAAATCTACAGTATATCTTACCTTTGGAGGGTATACTTTAGCGTCAAAGGTTCTCTGACAAATTGTCATGTTTTCTACCTTAATATAAAGGTTAAAGTTTTCTTCACCATCGGTTATTGATGTGTTTAGAACTTCTGGATTTTCCGTTATTTCATATTGATTTTCCAACATGTAGACAACGGATCTCATTTTCAAATCATACTTAAGTTCATTACAAAATGTTCTTATGTAGTTGAAAAATTCTTCTGATTTGTGGGCATTTTTATTAAACCCTTTCACATTAAAAAATCTTTGTACGACTATGTTATCATTACACATCAACAAAAATTCTACTTTTGTTACTTCTTGTTCTTTCATTTTTACTTTTTTGTTCTGTTTCTAAATTTTGTTTTTTCTTTTCTTGTTAACTTTAAAAATGGTTTTAAAAAATTTACCCAAGCGTCATCATTTTTGGGGAGGTACTTAAAAAACCCATCTTCCATCATCATCCTTATTAAATTTCTATACCCTCTACCGTCGGGATCCATCGACTCTGAATAGTATAATTTAACAAGTTCTTTACCTTCATCAGTAATAAGAGGATTTGACAAATCTACAATTTTTTCATTTACTGTAAAAAATTCTTCACCAAATATTCCTTCTTTTGTTTTACCACTAAGTAGATTTTGTATTGCAACATTCCCTTTTTCCTCTGATAACAACTTTTCAGCTTTAGTTAAAATATCGGTATATTCAACTTTACTTTCAAGTATTTCTGGAAATAACTTTATGAATGTTTTTTCACCCAAGTAAAAAATACCATCAATATTATCTGAAATATCACCTGTAAGTATCTTGTATGTTTTAATATTAAAGTGTGGTATTTCAGCATCATAAAGTTTTATTTTGTCACCATTTTTATAGTATTGTTTTGTAGATGGGGAATAAATTGTAACGTGTTCAGAAATAAGTTGAGTCAAGTCACGGTCACTTGAAAATATTGTTTTTTCTTCGTCATTAGATATTTGACAGTAATAAGCGATAAGATCGTCAGCTTCAGATCTATCTATTTCTAACTGTCTAACAAACATTTCTTCAAGATACTGTTTTACTCTTAACTTTTGTACCCCAAATGACTGTTCTTTGAAGTCTTGCTCGTTTTTTTCTTTTCTATTGAGTTTATATTTGGGATAAATAATTCTTCTTTCTGATGAAGATGTTTCACTATCCCAAAAAACAACTACCTTGTTAAAGTTTGTTTCTTCCAAGAACTTCCTAAGTGTATTCAAAAAATGCCAAATACCACCAACGTGTTGTGTCCCGTTAAAAAAATCTTTTACTCCGTGGAATCCTATTTTCAATAGGTTATTCCCATCCACCAAAAGTGTTTTTGTCATTTAAAAATAACTTAAATTGTTGTTACTCAGTTTCTTCTTTTTCTGTTTTCAGATCAAAGTCACCATCTACTCCGATAATATCCTTCCAATAGTCAGCGTATTCTTTTTTATACTTTTCTATTGATGCCTTTTCTTCTGTTGTATCTTTACCCGGTAAAAATCCGTGTGGAGTTACAATAATTCTTCCGTCTTCAAAACCAAGACCATTAATGTGGTTTTTCATAACCGACACTTTTGTTCTTGAAGCGAACTTCACAGTTCTCTTATCTTTTGTTGCCGTGATCTTTGTTGTTCCCGCACCTTTTTGATTACCAAATAAGAATACCAAAGAAGAGTTTAACCAAATTGCTTCACCACCTTTTGCTTTGATCTTAGGTTGACCAAATGGATTATCAGGTAATTCTACCCAAGGTTGGTTAACAATGATTAAGGTATTTTCGTATTTAGAATCCGCCTTACGAGATCCTGAAATACGTTGGTTGATACCCATACCAATTTTGTCAGCTAAAACACTTGCATTGTGTTGTTTACCTCCTTTACCCTCGTAAGTCATTTTACAAGGAACCGATCCTACTGAATCCCACATGATACAAAGGGAATAATCTAATTCACCCTTTTCTTGGGCGTCTAATAAATCATTAATGTATTCCGTGATTTGTTCAATATAATCAAAGTTATTGTTGAAAAGGAAAAATCCATCCCATGTCAATTCACCTGTTTCTTCATCCACAACTTCCTCACATTCAAATCCCATAAGTTTTGAGTGTTCAAAAGACCATTTCTGTTCAGTGATAATAAAGACAGGAAGAATACCTTTCTTTTGTGCGTCTACTGCGGTTTTGATAAGTGCGGTTGTTTTTCCTGTGTCCGAGTGACCAAGTAACATATTTAAGTGACCAATTGCCGGACCTGGCAATCCAACCGCATCTAGAAATTCAGATCCTAAGTCAAAAAATCTTTGTGGTTTGTATTTTGCGTCCGATGAAAACTTTTTCTTTATCGAACTAAAGTCGTTTTTTTTAAGTGCCATTTTTATTCGTAAATTTTAAATTTTGTAATGGTTTTCAATTTGTCATTTGAATTTGTAAGTTGTTCAACAAGTTTGTCCATTTCTTCAGTATGTTGTGGATGTTCTCCAATACCAACTGAATTAGTAAAATAAACATACAATCTTGCTTCAGCATCGGCAATTTCTGCTTCGTATTTTTTTACAAGGGCTTCTTTAAGTTTTTCTGCAATAAATGGATTCATATTATTTTTTTTAAAAAATATAGATAAAAAAACGGGAACAATAAACTGCTCCCGTTACATTTTTTTACGAAATTAAAATGGTAATTCTTCATCCACTTCATCATTCACTTGTGGATCTTGTACATCATTAACACTTGTTTTATTTCCACCAATAGATACACTTGATTCTTCATCATTTGAATAAACATACTTACCCGCTTCTGAATCCCATCTTGGTGTTTCACCTCTTGCAATTGCTTCAAGATACTCAGTAGGTTTTTTTGAATAAACGTCTTCCCAAGTCAACTCATCATTAATCCATTCATCCATAGTTTCTTGTTCTGAATGAACAGGAGACGGATCATCGTACATAACAGTTTGTATTACTGTATAGAACGCACCTTTTGGGGTTTTTGCCTTTGTAAGTTCAAGAATTAAGTCCCTTCCGTTACTAGCGTCGGCAACGTCACCTTTAGCTTTATAGATTGGTATAATTTTATCAAATATCCCTTCTTGTTTGTAGTTGTGTTTGAATCTCCAAAACTTTGGTCCATCTTGTTCATTATCACGGTCAATAACTTTAACAATATAAAACTTTCTTGGTTTGTATTGTTTTGCAAGTTCTTTGTCCGATTCTTTCCCTGTTGACATCAATTCATCATACACTTCATTTAGTGGTGATCTTTCGTTGTCATTTTTTCCTGGATCGTAAAACTTTTGCCATTTACCATCAACTAAGATTTCATGGAACCACACTTCTTTGAAGGGTGACGATCCATCGGTTGTAGGTAAAATTCTGATTCTTTTTTGGGCTTGTTTTTCATTATCTTTAAGTAAAGCCGCAAAATACTTTTTCATTCTTTCTTCTTGTGACATTTTTGAAGTGGAAGAAGAACCACTTTGTTTTGAGTTCTCATACTGAGCCAAAACCGCATCTAAAACATTGTTTGTCGCCATATATATTATTTATTAAAAGTTTACAATAGAAAGTATAATTAAAATTTGTGTCGCAGTCAATAATCATTTAAAAATTTTGAGAGGGACACGAATGTCCCTTTCAAATTACATCATATCGTCGTCGTCTTGTCCGTATTCATTAAATGAATCTTCGATTTGACCAGGTGAAAATTGTTTTACCTCATCAGTTGTCAAAACATATTCATTTTTTCCTGATTTTTCCATTTCTTGTTGTTTGTCTACAAAGAAATCAGAAAGTTTTTGTTTGAAGGGTCCTGAATCCAAACTTCTAAGTTCTAATTTTTCTTGTGGTGTTTTTGGTTTGTACCTTTCAATTTTATCTTCTATTGAAGATATTTTACTTGTTAGTCCATCCATTTCCTTTAGTTTAGCATCCATAGCCTCTAATTGTTTGAACAAGTTTTGGAAATATTCTTCTTGTTTGTCTTCAATATTTTTTTGTGCCGTTACTAAATCGGTGATATCCAATTCTTCGTCTTCTTCTTCACCTTCTTTACCAACTTCTTCAACATCAGGATCTGTTGCCGTATCAACAGGAGTTGGTGCTCCACCTGCCGCTGGTGCTCCACCTGCTGCCGGATCTGTTGGTGCTCCACCTGCTGCCGGATCTGTTGGTGCTCCGCCTGCTGCCGGATCTGTTGGTGCTCCACCTGCTGCCGGATCTGTTGGTACTCCACCTGCTGCTGGATCTTCTGGCGCTCCTGCTAAATCAGCCAAAGGATCTTCAGGAGCCCCTTGTTCGGTTATATAATTTGTAATATAATTTACCCTTCTAATTTCTTCCAAGATTTTTTTGTCTAATCCCATTTCTTAACCGTTTAATAATGTTTTTATTCCTGATTTTGTTTCAACCTGGATTTTTTTAAATTTATTCATAGTATTATCTACTCTTTCTATAAGACCATCTTTCATTCTTAAAACGTAACATTCGTTTGTATCCAAGTCACAAACTTGTTTAGTTCCATCTCCCATGTCTTTTTCAGAAATTCTAGTATTTTTACCTAAATAGTTGTCTAAAATTAATTTTGTGTTACTCATAGTAATTGTTTATTTATAAATATATCAATTTAGTAAAATGTTTAAGAACTCAAACCATTTGCGTTCGCCAATAATATTGCTGCTTTAATTTTCGATTCCAATGTTGCTTTATCAGATGGTTGTAGTTGATTGTAAACATTTTGGTCAACAATATTTGGCCACTGTGTGATGTACAACTTGGAAAACTCTTGAAGTGTTGTTTGTGGTATATTACTTGCCAATATTTGTGTTGTTTGTAGATTAGACAAGAATGGGTCCCCACCTGATTTAGATAAATTGATAAATTTGTTAGCAATAACGTAAATTGGGTCTTGTACGTTATTAAAATATCCAACAGGAATAACTTGATTACTTGAATTAGTCTGACAGAAATAGTTGTTTGTTTTACTTTTTACATAAGTATCGTTGTCACCTAATAGTGATTGGTTAAGTGGGACATTACCAAAGTTATTAGAATCTATCTTAAATGTGGTACCATCATAGTTAGAAATATATCCAATAATGAATGTCATGTATCTTAAAGCTATTTTTTGATTTGTAGTAAGTAAATTATTATTAGGTATTAAATTAACAACACTTTTAATATTACTTACAACTGTACTTGTTGCAATACTTGTTTGTGTTGATGCACTATAAACAAAAGTATCAAACGGTGACACCAAACTTTGACCACACTGAGATGATGATGGTGTATTTGGTCCTGTTACAGTAGCCATTTTAGATGTCTGTTGTCCAATAATATTTGTTGTTATGTTTGAACTTGTACTAGTTTTCGCCTTGTTTAATAGTGGAGTAACAAAGTTTTTATATATAGTTTGTAAATAAGAATCTTGAGCCGAAATTTCATATACGGGTTGTCTTGTTCCTGAAAATGTTGTTGTGAAACTTCCAACTCCAATTGTGTGAGAAACATTTAATATTTGATATGGTCCCGAAAACATTGGTACATTTCTCAAATTGAAGTACATTTTTGGTTGAATAAGTGCGTTTCCAAACATAGAAACGTCACAAGTATAAACTCTATATTTGTAAAAATTGTACATAGATTGACTTTGAGGTGTTACATTTATACCTCCTGCTTGATTTGCGGTATATTCTAACATCCGTATTTCTTCGGCAGTTTTTTGACCCGAATTCATGTTTACATCAAAACTTGTAAAAACCCCTTGGTTTTGTCTTCCGATGTCCAAGTTGAATGCAACTAACTTGTTCGACTGACCCCAATCTTGTTTTTTACTTTGATTTTCAATAAGTGGATTTTCAGATTGTCTGTTAAGTTGGAAAACGTCGTTTCTAAAATCACTATTAGGGATATCTAAGTTTTTACTAGCTTCGTTAGCGAATGTACAAACTATTTTACTTTTCGAATTTCTAAAATCAACATTCAAAAAAGTTCCAAATATGTCATTAGCAATGGAAGTTGAGCCTTGGTTAGATGGATTAGGTCTTACCGTAACATCATTTACATCATAATAGTTTACGTATCCTGCGTAATCCAAAACAGTAAATCCAGACGCTTCAATTAATTCTCTTAATATCAACCATAATGGACGATCAGGTACTTTTAATATTGATTCTTCCAATTTATCTTTCCAAAGAACAACGTCACAATAAACTTCACCACCAATATTTCTTGACGCTCTATCTAAAAATAAAAAATCTTCAAATAATGAATTTTCTTTATAATCATTTCCAGCAATCCACTTGTCATTAAGTGCCTTTATTTTTTCCCATGTTTCAATTCTACCTATGTTACCTGTGTAGTTTGCCTTGTTAGGTTGTGGTGTAATAATTTGGTTTGGTAAACTTTTTAGTACTTCAGGCATCAAAGTATTAATAATATTATTCTTAAACAAATTACATTTTTCAAAGTAATTTATTAAGTAGTTTCTTAGTTTGAATTCATTAAAAGTATTGTCAGTTAACTTTTGTGTTGCAAATATTTTTATAATTGGTGCAAAATCACGAATATTGTCTACTGAAAAAGCAATATCTAGATCAATAAAAAAATCTGTTATAAATGAACCTTGATCGGTATAAACTAAATTAGGTATGGTTGAAAACCCTACATATGTTTCTAAGGCTCTCCATTCATCAGGATAAGCATTTTGTGATTGTGCTAAAGTTGTGGTACCATTTAATGATGGTAGTGAATATGGTGTATCAACAAAGTATGATTTGGGAACAATTTTATCAACTAATGGAAGGTTGGTTAAACTGTAAAAAACTCTTTTGTTATAAAATGATGGGTTACCATTATCAAATAAAACATCATAGTTAATAAATTTTTCTATTAAATCATGTATTGAAACTAACTGGCTTGCCTTAACCTGTTCAATTGCAACATCACTTACATTTTCTGTCAAAAAGTTTGTTTTATTAATTCTAAACATTTCCGTTGCCAATAACTGAAAATTTCTATATTTTATCAAAATAGAATCTTCTGATGCTGGACTACCTTCAGGTCTTTTAATTATATTTACGTAGTCGTACTTACATTTTGAAAAATTTAAAAAGTGTTCTTCAAAAAGGTCCAAAACTCTTTTTTCAAAAATAGAAAATACTTCATCGATTTTTGTGTACTTTGTTATGTCACCGTTTAATGAAAAATTTTCTTGGTTTGGTTTGTCAAGAATCATACTTTTAAGATATTCATCAGGTGAATTGATACCTAATCTATTGTTGTCAAAATATCCATAATTAGGCATTGACCAAAACATTCTCACCGATCCATTGAACACCGCGGGATTGTTTTTAACTTCCGTCTTAATTTTTTCTTGTCCTGCGGGCCCTGAAAAACATTCGTATTTTGTCTGATTAAAACTCAAACCAAAAGAAGGTGTAATAAAATAGTCTCCACTTAAATCGTCCTTTACTAAAGTTGACAAGGTTGATATATTCAAAGCTCTATTTGGATCTGCCGGATCAAATCCAAAATCATAGTTAAGTAAGGAATTGTCCGACAAGTTCAGATATAATTTTTTACTATCAATAGTTTCTTGTATTTCTAAATCTGTATATGTGTCATATAGTTCTAATCCATTGTAAAATAAATTGAAGTCATTTGCCAATTTTGGATAAAACCCTAAATCCATTTTGGTTGCCGTCAAAAACCCTGAAGTTATATCTCTTTGTAATGATATTTCAACAGGTTGATTTGATATTGATGTAAAACCAGATAAGTTATATATTTTTGCGGGATTTTGTGTTATTGGGTCAAAGTTTTCGTTTGCGTTAAAATTGTCCCAAGGAGTTGTCATAAAGTCAAATCCTGTTTCAATCCAATTTTTATATCTGTGCCAAATAGACCCATATTTTAAAACCCAAGCGTATGGTAACCTGTGAACCGACCCAAACTTTTTAAACGCAGCAAACATGTAGTCCAATTCTTTTACTGCGGGTCCATCAAGAGTTTTGTATTTTTCCCTAAGTGTTGTTAGTGGTAACGAGTTTAAAAATAGGTATGCCGCCTCCTTGTATGGGTACAAATTTTTATTTCTAAAATTCTGTACACCTACAGATATTGCATTAGCAAAATAAGGTGTGTTCAACAATGAAGTTGTTTGATTATATAACAGTTCATTTTCATACTGTATATAATTTACATTACCTTCAGTGAAATATTGTTTATCATAGTTTTTACTTCTATCTTCATATAAAGCATACAATGTGTCCCTACTTGTGACAGTGTTAGATGGATCAGAAGGTGCTGTCTTATAAAAATACGTGAATGGTCTTACAAAATCAGAATCACTGTTTTGTTTAAAGTTGGCAGTCTGTACTATATCCGTATTATAAAATATAGTTTGGTTAGTGTTAAAAGCGTTTTTTGCGTCATTTTGTACACTAAGGGAATTCGCCAAGTTTTTATTAATCCAATCAACATTTACATATGGATAAATGTCTGTGTTGTCAAAATCATTATTTTTTGTTGTGGCCAAAAAACTTGTTATTTTAGAAGAATCCCCAACAACAGGTTGTGTTGGTGGTTCGAAGGATGATAAATAAAATGGAGTTTCTGTAACACTTTTCAAGTATGGTGTGTTATATATACCCCTTCTGAAGTTTTGCCAACTTTCACCGTTACCATCATTTGAAATATGTTTTAATATCAATTCAAAATTTAATGCGTTAAAATTATAACTTTTCAGAAGTTGTATTAGAAAAGGATTATCTGTACTCAAAGCGTTTTTTATATTCTGTGTTTCCATGTCCATGATAACATTATACACAGAATTTTCATCACTACCTTGTCGGTTTAGTTTAGAATAAAAAGCGTATGTAAGAACCCTTTCATATATTTCATATATAAATTTAACATCTTCAGTACTTGAAAACAATTCGAACGTAAGTGGGTACTCAACAGAATTCAAAGAAGTGTATGGTAAATTAATTCTTTGGTTTTGAGTTGTTATAAAGTTTGTATTGGTATTTCTTTGAGTAAACCCGTATAAATATTCTTCAACAAATTCTACTTCAGGCCAAATTGTATAATCATTTGATCCAGTTTCTGCGGGATAGTCACCAGGATATTTAACTTGATATGTTGTTTTGGAAGGATTTGAATTGTCTTCAACTATAAATTGTGGCCATGGAAATACTGGAGAATTTGCTCTTGCAATTTTAGGTCTGTCAACCGAAGCACTATTTGATACACTATCTAGTATTGCCCGTCTTCTTGTTGGATCATCCCTTTTGTTCCATGCGTTTTTATGTACTTCATCCAAAATTCTTAAAAAGGCTTCGGCGCTGGCCATCAAAATACCCGCCATGTTTTTAATTGTGGGTTTGAACCCTAAATTTAATTCAAGGGTATCCTTCAGCGCATTTGTTAAATCATTTTCAATTTGGGTTTTTTTGGTTTTTAATTCTTTTTCTAAATCATTTATTTTTTCTATAAAAGATTTGTCCCCTTCGGTTATACCATCAAAAACAAAGTAACTTTGACTTGGTAAAGAAGTTTGTAAGTCTGTTTTAAACTTTATAAAATTTGGGTCAGTACTTCCACTTGGTGAAGTATTATAAGCGTACTGATACGATATTTTATAATCAATAGGATCACTTGTTAATATAGTATTATCAGTTTTATCATAATAAAAATCCTTTATACTTATGTTCAATGGGATACTAGAATTAGTTGGTACACCTTTTATAGTATAATTACAGGTTTGACTAGTACCAAATGTCGGGTTTTTACTTAATTTATCTAAATTTTCAGATATAATACTATTCAATTTTGCAAAAGCAGCATTTTTTAATCCAGTATCATCTTCTATTTCTTTTTTATACCTGAAGTTTTTAACATATGTTACTGTATTATTTGAAGTATATGAACTTAAAACTATAGGCGCTTGTACATATAAATTTGTGTTATACCATGAATCTTTATTATAATATATTGTGTTTTTGAATTCACTTAATTGGTTTAAATAAACTTCACAATTTGTTAAAGCGCTTAATGATTCTTGATTTTGATAATTGTTAAGAATATCAGTGATAAACGTTTTTAATTTTTCTTTAAATTCATAAACAGTATACTCAGGTAGATTTTCATCAATCAATTTTTTCTTTTTATATTCCTTATATACTTCCCTTATTTTTTGATATCCCCTTGTTAATTTTGCATTTGTAGAAACATTGTTTTGTGTTACTGTATTCGGCGTAGATACTAAAGTTGTATTAGCCTCATACATATGTGGTAAAGCAAGAGTATCGGATAACTTTATTTCATTAATAACTGTAAATTGATATGGTTGAAATTTTAAATCAATATTAAAATTTCCCGTTTCGGCATCAAACTTACTTTTGAAATCCAAAAGTTGAAGTTTGTACCTAACGGCCTTACCATACCACCCTTTGATTGTTAACGTAAATGGTGGATATGGGAATTGAAAAAACACTCCATATGGTGAAGCATCGGCCAATTCAAATAATGCCCTACCTCTAATATCAACCAACGAAATATCTACCATTGTTTTCAAACTCATTTCTGTAGAAACTCGAATACTTTTAATACCCATTAAACCTGTGTCAGTAACTTGATTTTTACCTTCACTTAAAAAAGTTTGGTTGAGATAAAATTCGTTTGAGTTTTTAGGGTTCACAACCGCAGTTTGACTTGGTTGATTAACTCCTTCACCTTTAAGAGTTCCTTTTCCTGTATGTTGATCTGTATAACTATTATCTAAAAATTTTTTTTGTCCAGGATTAAGGAAATTGATAGAAGCAATTGATAGTGTTTGTAGGTCTGTGTTATTTGGTGTTGCACCAATTATTAATTTGGTCCTTGGTAGAACTTTACATTCCAAATTGGCATACATTACCAAGTTTTCATGTTTGACTGCACGTTCTTTTACATTTCCATCATTATCAATAATTTTATTAGGGTCAATAATAATGATATTTTGGTAATCAAAGTCTACTAAAATATTTTCATTGTCAATCGCCATAATAAAAATAATAATTTTCTATTGCATTTTTATAATCTTGTAAAGAACCAACCAAAGGAAATGGTACTTTTAAAATTGATCCATCAGGAATATTCCATTCTTCTCCACCAAATTGTGGATTTGCGGCCAATATTAACCAGCCAAAAAAAGGAGTTCCATAATATTGTTGGGAAATCTTGTCCAACCTTGACTGACCAACTTTATAAATATAGTTCTTATCTGAAGGTTTTGTATCCAATTTAACAAAAGGAACAATAATTTGTTCACCGTTTACCAAAAACTGATTGTATCTATTGAAGTATTGTAGAGCCATATCAATTTAATTTTACTTTACCATCAAAGGTATTTTTTTGGTTATTCCAGTTTGTTTGACTGTATATTTGACTTATTTGTGTTTTTTTGTCTTTGGTCAGACTATCGTTGTTATTTAAAGGTATAGTGTTATATAATAATCTTCTATCGGTACTATCCTCCAATACAAAATCTTTTAATCTAATAAATTCTTGGTCTTCAGAATCTGATTTTATTTTTTCTTTATCCCTTCCATATGTTTCGTCAAAATTTTTCTTCAACTCGTCAAACCTACTTGTCAATTCGGTCTTAGCCCCTGGTATTTGTTCTACCTGTGGTGTAGAAATAAACTCAATAAATAAAAGTTGATATTTATCATTATTTGTAAATGTTTGAGAAAGTAAAGTATAAAATCTTTTATCTTCATCATCGGGTAGTTCTGTCATGGGTACACAAGTTTGAAAACATTTTTCATTATCATAAAACTTTTCGTTTTGTAACGGGACAATTTTATTTACACTTTTTTGTTTTGCAACATCATTTAGGTTTTTTGCAATTTGCAAATAATCAGTAATCATTTTGTCAAAAACTGAAGTGGTACCCGTTAAATTATAAACTTTTACATTCCCGTCAGGTAATATTTTTCCGTCAATACCTGTAATGGTTTGGACATTACCTAATTTTTTGGTTGTTACAACATTCAATTTATTGAAAACTTTAATCAAGTTTTGTTCACTATCAACAATAGTATTTATGGGTTGTGCCATATCTCTTATAATTTCCCTTTCAACACTTTCAACATACGCCTTTAACTTTCTTTTAGTATCCCTGATTATGTTTTCTTGATCTTTTACTTGCTGAACACTTCTAAAAATTTTAATTATAGGATTAGTTTCATTGTCTATATCTTCTTTAATTTTACTACTCAATTTATTAATTCTTTTTTCATAATCATTTGGTTTACCGTAAATTTTAGTATCGATCGCGCTTGCGGTATTTATAATTGTAAAACCAGAATTGTAGTTTCTTTCGTAAGAAATAAGTTGTAACATACTGAAATTTGTTTGATCAACAATAGTACTATATTGGTTTGTACTTATATTAATATATTCTTTTGTTTGATCAGATAGTTGAGTGTAAATCTTAGTATAATCAATATCACCACTTTCAGTATCACCACTTTTAACAGTAGTCAACACAGTACCAATTGTTTCCCCACCATCATTTGTTTGTTCATTATTTTGTGTTGCATTTTCAATTGCTTTATCTACCAAATCAAGTAGGGCATAATTTAATTCAGTTTCTTCAGCTCTTTCATCATACATTTCAGTATTTGCGTAGAAATTAAAAGACAAAGCATTTTGTAAAGATTCTACAGGTCTTGATAAACCATGACCACCTATAAATTTCAAATCTAAACTTACTTTAGCAATCATAGGTTGAATACCTATACCTTCAGGGTTTATATCAAAGAATGGTGTTTCATAAGTTATTGATAAGTTTCCTGGTATTGCCTTTGTATGATAAAAATCCCCAACCCTAATAACTAACACAGGGGGAGCGCCAAAAGACGTGTTTAACGCATCATCATATTTTGGTCTACCATCACTTCCTATGACAGGTATAGTTTGCCCAGGTCTTACACACTGATTTAAAAATGTCAATCTTGCGTTCAGTCCTTCAGGTGTTATTGAATGGAAAGCAGGATTAAAAAATTTCAATTTGTCTTTAAGTGTTTCAAACACCATAGGATCACTATCTTTCAACAATTCGAAGTAATCACATTCTGTTAACAATCTTCTTATTATTTTTTTACCAATCGCTTGTTTAAGTCTTTCTTGAATGTCAGTAAGTGGTTGTGGTTTAACCGCTTGTGAATTAACTTGATCGGGCGCACTTTGATTGATATCGTTTGCGTCTGTTGGGTCTTGAGCACTTAAATCATCAACAATTGTTATTTTACTTATAATTGCCGCGTTAACCGCTAAACTAGGATAGGAATAAGGAATTGATGTTGCCGGAACTGTTGGTTGATTGGCAGGACTTACTATAGTTTGTGTTGTTAAAAAATCACTACCGTTTACGGGATTAGTTTTATTGGAGTAATCCTTTATTGTAATTTTACCTAAAGTGCCGCTTGATTGTATTGTTAGTTTTTTGTTGTCGATTTCAGATTTAAGTTTTTCAGTTAAAAAGTTTTTTGCCGAATCGGCATACTCTTGTGTTTTTCCTTCTATTTTTATATCAACAATATTTTTGTTTGATACAATACTTTTTACACCTTCAACAAAATCATTATTTATTGTATCAAAATTATTTTGAACAACTTTATTAATAAACAAAGTTGTGTCATCAGGAATATAAACATACTGTGTATTTCCTTGTACTTCTACAGCTGGCGGACAGTTAGCCGTAATTGTTGCAACATTCGAAACATAGCTGTTGTATTGAGATTGAAAATTAAAATCTTGTGTATTTGGCCCAAAAAAGAATCCTAAACCTTCATACCTAGTAATAAAATTATTTTCTTCTTCAGGTGTATTACCAATAGTCGAAGCGTTTTCAGATGAAGTATTTTCCGCAGGAATTTCATTTTGGATTTGTGCTAGTTCTTCCGGTGTTAACCTTGGGTCATTAAGTAAGTTTTGGTACATTTCCAATTCTCTTAATGGAAGTGTGTTAAATTTAGCCGCTAATTCATACAAGTCGTATTTAGTACAACCCGCAATAAAGGACTTAACTACTTGATCAAATTTTTCTTTTCCTAATTTTTCTAATTGTTTGTTTGCAATTAAATTAATGATCGATGGGTGGTCAACAACAATTTTGAAACCTAGTTTTCCTGCTCTTGTTGTATTTTTATAAGAATAAACAGGTTCAGGTCGACCTAAAAAAGGAACTTCATCAAAATTTGCAGTACTTCCATCACTGAATTCAACATCATATGGTGGAAACCACATTATTCTACCACCGTTTGGTCCCCTTTCACAAAGGGGAAGTTCATCTACGGTGTATCCTGGTCTATCAGAAGTTCTCCACGCCAAGTTTTCAATTGATATCATGTATTTTTTTGCACCCTTAGACGTAACATTTGTCGACCCAATTCCTTTGATAGGTGCAATATTAAGATTGTATGTACTATCTAAAACAGAATATGAAAATCTTCTATTTTGAGTTGTCATACCTTCCGACTTTTGTAAGTCATTAAATGTGTAGTATGGTGTGTCTTTTGTAAAAACTCTACAGTATTCAATACCAGCTTCTTCACCAGTAGAATTATCCAAGTATGACATTATTTTTGAACCTTTGGTTATTTCACGGTAACCGTCATGAAATACTTTACTGACTTGATTGATAGCATTTCCGGCGTGTTTTAATCTTCTTTTTCCGAATAGGTTGTCAGCAGAATTTACTAATCTTTGTGTATTATCAAGTATTGAACCTTGTTTAAGTCCAAAATTAGTTGATTCGTTGAATAGGTAAGATGTACTGATTTGGTTGAAGTCATCGTCAACTGATACCGCATCTCCTCCCTGTTTTACTTTGAATCCAGCGTTGTCTTTGAATCTTGGTGATGTCCAAACAAAACCACCGTCAGGTTTTCCGCCGTTTTCTGTTGCAAATCCATTCAATCCAAATTTTGCCTGTTCCATTCCAATACCTTCATATTGGTTACCCATTTCATCCGGTCCAAAAACTATAGCATTTGTAAGTTTTCCAAGTGAATTTACAGGAACAGCGTTCACAGGAGATGTTATAAATTCAGGGTTGTTTGCGTCAGATCCTAAATAATAACCCCCTGTAATTTCTGCACCAACACTTCTTAAAATAGTGTTAACACCTGCTATTGCAACGTTTCCTAATCCCCCTATTTGGTAAGATGGTCTAAATTGGTTTTTGTTTAACAATGCATAAAGTGTAGAAATTTGTCCAGCCCCTGTTTGACTTAATAGAGCCTTTGATGGTTGTAAGAATCTACTCGAGCCGTCTGCTAACAAATTAAACGAACCTGCGGCAGTATTTTGTAAAACGTTTGCGATTTGATTTCCTGTTGTAGGATTTCTATTTGTATCTTCATCGATAAACAAAGGTCCTTCTAAAGGTGATGAAGGACTAAAGTCCCCTCTTAATCTATCTAAGAAACTAACATTACTATCAGTAACTGTAATTCGATAATCTCTACTTCCTCCAAAACCACTACCGGCTAAAGCCGAAGGTGAAGTTAAATTTGTATTAGTTTCTCTAAAAAGTTGTCTTTCTTGTTCTGCTGCAGAGCTTGCATCAAAATTAGTAGAAAGTTTAGTGGCAGAAAGTCTTGCTAAATATGAATCACTTGATAAGGAACCGTCACTTCCTACAGGATTGTTTTGTGTATATAAAGAATAAGCATCGTAGTTTGATGGTGTAAAAAATATTGGGTCAAAATAAGGTTGGTGTACTTGATTTGCCACAGTATATTCCGTAACATCAAACATTTCGTTGAATCCCCCAACCGGTCCGTACTTGTTTTTGTTATATGCACTATCAATGAAAAATTCATTAACAATGTCAAGATTGGTACTTGATGGATTGTATTCACCATCATTTGATGAAGATATAATCGGATCTTGTTGTGTACCAATAACATTTACAAATCCACCGTTAGGTCCGTACTTATTTAAAACATAAAAATTATCAGCTTCATTAGTGGAACCAATATTAGGTGAATTTATGTTCGGGATTTCAGATAGGGTTTTTTCATAATTAACAGGACCCAAAGGAGCACTATAAAAACCTGACACATTATATGGGGGTAATGTTTTTGCAATTAACTTATCCCTAAAAGTTGCACTATTTTGAAAACTTAAACTTGTTTCAGGCATTATTCAATTTTATTAATAAATAGATTTTAGGAATGTTTTTTTAATAGTAATTAACACCTTTAATTTTTTCTAATCCCATTTTGATGTTATTAACAAATTCAGGTTTCAACACAACGTTTTCAATAACCCCTTTCAATTCATTTTGATTGATGTTAGTTGGTACGTTTTTTAGATCAACAACAATGTCTAATTTATGATTGATATCATTTGTGGTTTTAATTTCTGTTGGTGTTTCACTTGTTTTGGGAGTTTGAGACATCATTATATCCGTCAAGGCCTTTTCTCTTTCTATTTCCATCATAGATTTAGTTCCCAAATTTTCTGAAGTTAAGATTGGTTTTGTTTCTATTGGCGAAGAAACTAATGGTGTTTGTGGTGATTTAATTAATTCCATCATTTTAGCAACTTCTTCTTCAGTTTTTGGTCCATCAGTTGATGATATTATTGTATCATTACTATTTATTCTACCTATAGAACCTTCAGGACCCATGATTAATCTGTCGTTCCCTGGTAAACTCACAAAGTCATCTAATTTAAAAGTATTGGTCAAAAAGGTCCCCACGTTACCAAGAGCTGTTGTAAATCTGTTTGCTGCGCTTGTAAGACTTGGCATGGTATTGGTAGCTAAAGTTTCCATAGTATCAACAACTGTTTGGAGTGTTGGTTTCATAGCGTCTACCGCACTTTCTATTATTTTGATTTTCATGTCTACGGCCTTTCCCGCTTCATCGCTTAACTCATCTAATTTTGTAAGTGCAGTGGTTGAAAGTTTATTTGTGTTGTCGATGATACTTTGTATCATTTTTTCTCCGGTCTTTGAACCTGCAATTTGTGATGGTATTACAGTTTCTAAAGCTTTTATGGCTTGTGTAAATTTTGTATTTACATCCATCTGTTGCTCTATAAGTTTTACTAAATTTTTGTCTTCACCTGGTTTTGCTTGGAATGTATTTTTAATTTGATCATTTTGTGACTGAAGAAATTTCTGAAGTTGATCTCTCTCGTAAGAATTCATATCTTCAAGAGCCTTTGTTACCTGTTGACCATCTTGTTCATAAGTTACTTCAAATTTACCATCTTTACCTTTTGTAAGTAAATTGGTAAGTTTTTCCATTTCTTTTGGATCGGTTAATTGTAGTCCGGTTTGATTGATAAGATCTTGTTTGTCTTTCAACTGAGACATTGATATACCCATTTTTGATAACTCATCCGCACTGTAACCCGACTCAGAAGCAATTTCCTTTAAGAAGTCCATTCCAATTGCAGACATTTTACCCGTTTCGTCAACAAATTTAGATGCCATCTTAGCAATTTCTTCTTGTAACTTTGCCGGTTCATTTCTTGCTAAAAATCTGACTCTTTCAACGTTCATTAATTCTGAAGATCCTGTTGCCCCCAATCGTTGTAAAGTATTGACAAATGACTGTGCCTTTTCTGGTTTGTATAAATCTTCAGCAGATTTAAGTGCTGTAGACATATCTACACGTAACATCGCGGATTTAGCTGCCATGTCGGCTAATCCCATGACACCATCTTTAAAGTTAATTTTAGAAAGTGCCGACATGTTAGCATTAACCGACTTTGCAACTTCTTTTGCGTTAACACCAATTAGGTTAGCATTTTCCATTATTGATGCCATTTCAGAATTAGCTTCGTAAATTGATTTTCCTAGATTAGCGTAACTTGTAAATAAGTCTTTTGATTCTATACCAGTTGCCTGTGTTGTCGCAAACAATTCATCTGTTGCATTCTTATTAAGAACTAGTTGTGTTCCAAATGTAGCAAAAAGAGCTTCTTGTTGTTTTACTATATCAGCAACACTACCTCCTAATCTTGTTATTTCTGTAAGACCTTCTGTAAGTGTTTGTTTTAGTAAAAACGCCTGTTCCCTTCCTGCCCCTATAGTTTTTGCTAGCGTTGAAAACTGTTTGTCTATGTCTTCAACCATTGCTTGAATACCGGTGATATTCTTTTTTAAAGCTTCAGATACGTTTTTAAGAGTATCTGTACCAAAAGTTGTTCCTGATACAACCATAATTCTTTTTTAATAATAAATACCTATTTTATTGTTTTGGGTTGTTCATTTCAATGACCTTATCGATTATGTAGTTTCTTTGGTATGTAGGTATTTTCCAAAAATCCGAATATGGTATTCTTAAAAATTTAGCAAGAAATATATATTGATCAATTATATATTGTTTATATGTCGAAGAAAGGGCGAAAAAATTCAACCCCAAACGTTATCGAGGTCGACACGTTTTCTCCTGACGGGGCTATTGCATTTACTTTTAAGTCTAAACCAGGTTCGTTTTCTGAAATAAATTTTTTGATATACTTGGAATCCATTATCGGCATATTCTGAACAAATTCAATAATTTTACCTTTGTCGGTATCCCCATTTAATTCAACAATTTGTTCTTGTAAAGTCCACAATGTAGTAGGAGCAACTCTACCTTTTGGGTAACTTGATTCTTGATTTGTTATCTTACTTTTATCACCCAAGTTTAACAGTTTTAATTTTACGTTAGCATTACTTCTAGGTAAAATGGCAGTAAATGTTCCATCATCATTTGGTTTATTTTTTGGACTTTTAAAATTTATTTCGTCCAAAATAAAAGTGTGTTGAAATAAATTACCTGTTAATGGGTCCGTCAAATTCAAAGTATATTCAGGGCCAAAAGATGTGTTTCTTAAAAAAATTAAAATCGCTTCAATATCACCATCCAATAATTCTTCTGGTTTCAAATCAGGTTCATAAATTTTGTTTCTTAAAAGGGTAATTAACAAATTATTGTTTTTAATACCTGATGATAAAATATCTTCATCTGCGGCATTTAAGTAACCTACCTTAATACTTGATTTTTTACTTTTATAATAAAGACCTTTAGATGGTAATTCTACCACATCGTGTGGTAATGTAAAATTCATTTGACCGTAAAGTATTTCGTTTTCCATATTTTTTTTCTATAAAAATAATTCTAATTGTTTGATAGTAAATAAAAATCCATACTGTACTTGACAATATGGATTTGATATTTTGGAAATTAAATTTTAGATTTTAATAAACTAAAATTGCTCTGTCCATTTTTAGGTTCATTGTAATTTCAGTAGGACTATCAGTTCCGTATCCGACTGAACCAAAGTCAGCACTTATTGGAAATGCATTAACTAATATCCATCTTTCGATAACAACACCTGTTGGGTCTAACATTTCCAAGTCAACGTTTCTTTTATAACCCGCGGCGTAACCCATACGACCTGTAACTGATTCGGCAACTAATCGTACCCATTCCATAACCGCCTGAGCATTTGATGGTCCAATAGGGTCTAACATTTTTACACTTATATCACCCCAGTTAAAAGAACCCGCTACGTATGTTTCAGTGTTCAAAAATTTGATTGTGTTTGATGTAATAGTTATTTTAGGTCTTGATGCGGTTTGTACAAACCATTCATTAATTCCTAAATCAGTTGGAAACCGTAGAATAAACCTATTCTGTTTTTTTGGTTCATACGGTATCGGCATTTTCATTAAAAGATCAGCCATGTTATTATTTTTTTGTTTTAGTTTATTTTTATTTTATTATAAATATATCGATGAAAAAATTTTTCTATTTACTTCCATCTTTTTTTAAAATATTCTTCTACTAGACCGGTTTTCATATAGTTGTTTTTCTCCTCCTTTAGTATAATAAATATTTAAATCTTTTCCTATATCTGAAAATCTTTTCTTAATTGATTTAACATTTCTTTCATCATCATCTGAAAAACCAAATGAAGGTTTTTTAAATTTAAACAATCCACCACCAATTGACTCACTTCCAGTATTTACGTGATTTATAAATTGTGATTTTTGAAATTTTTTGGATGATCTAGTCATTCTATTATAAAATCTTAATAATTCGTTATATTTTTCTTCTTCAGGGTTCGCAGCAGACCCCTTACCGTGTGAAACGGGTGAAAATTGACATCTATCTAAATAATCATTAATTAACCAATTTTCATTTTCTATTTGTTTTAGGCCGGCAATACGACGATATTCTTTAAGGTGTTTAACAAGTTGTCCTTTTTCTACACCATGCATATTGTTTTCTATTATATATTTGACAGCCTTTTTTAACGCTGCTGGTGAATGACCCCTTGCTGTTATAATTGCAAAAACAGATCCACTATTTATCGCTTCAACAAAATCATTCCACACTTTTTCGGATGCTATAGGGGCATATTTTATATCTTCTAAAAACTTACGATCACCAGTTACATTGAAATCCCTAAATGGACTTTCATCAAAACCAACTATCATGTGACCTTCGTAATCAAAAGGTTGACTACCAACTAAAGTACGATACTCAGCAAAATCTTCGGTGTTCATTCCTATTACGTCACCATCTTCATCTTTCAAATAAATTAAAGTTGGCATTTTCATTAAATTATCATCCCAATCAAAAGCGTAGTACTTCATTGCATAAGATGGGTTTTCTTCAACAACTTCCTTAATAATTTTTTTAACTAAAAATTTGTAGTAATTCATATCATATAAATATATTAATTATGAAAAAAAAAGAGGGACGAATCCCTCTTTTAAAAAATCACATTTATATCATCATACATCTTCGAAAGAAGCACCTGTTGGTGTAATGTAGAATGTAATATCTATAAATTCTAGTGATCTTGTTGGTTTGATATATATCTTACCAGTCATCTGATTTCTATCTAGATCAGCCGTGTCATTTGATACGGTAACTCTAAAGTCATAAAGACCCCTATCCCTTCTGATACCATCTAATATTGGATTTACCGCATTTAGGAAATCTTGTCTTACTTTTTCATCGTTCTGATCAAACAATAATCTTACTGAAACTGCCGAAATTAACTTACGTGCTTGTAACAATAATCTTCGAACGTTTATTCTATCAAGTGCTGACTGTCTTACTTGTAGGGTTTTATTACCCCATATTACTGTACCCACATCTGAGAATGTAGCAATAGGGTTGATTCTACCAAGATAAAGAACATCTCTGTCTTCTTGAGTCAACTTCTTACGAGCTTTGATAGCGTTTACAATACCACGAGTATAACCCGCCGCAGCAAACCAAGGAAACGCAATGTTGTCTGTTAATGCTAAATTTCTGGTTACTTCAGCCGTTGGTGGTAGATAAATTTGTGTGTTATTTACACTATCTCTTGTTAACACCCACGGATAGTAAGTGGCGGTATAGTTAGAATCGATTCCTGTACCATCAAGATTATCAACCGCTTCTTGTGGATAAATCAAACCATCTACACCAGTTGTGGTAGGTAATAACAAATTGTAGTCAGGTGTAGTTGTTATATACAAAGAATCCGCTCTTTCGTTTTCTATCATATCTATTGTATCTTCTACTAAGTCACTGTTGTTAACATAGTCAATTCCTGGTGTAACAAATACATTTATATTAACCGCTTCAGGATTAGCAAAAGTTCTGATACCAAGTAAGTAAGCGTAATAGTCAGTGTTTGCGTATTCTCTTGTACCGTCACCAACAGTAATTTGTTTAAACGCTCCCCAACCAACTGCTGAAGGGTATCTTGTTGTTGCACAAGCCCCATTTAAGTAACCAGTTCTACCTAATTGGTATTTATCTGCGTTTGTTCTTCTTTCTCTGTAGATATCCCAACCATCGAATCCACCTTGTACAAGTAAAGTAAATTTACGAGCAAATAAACGGTAGTAAGGGTTTGTTTCAACAGTAGGTTCAGAACTGAAAGACGCATCACCTACGTAGAAACGAGGAGTGCCACTTGTTGCAAAAACGTTAGCAATTGTAATACCACTTGCGTTTTTGTCCATGTGGAACCCTTTAGTTCTATATAACCAAGGAGATGATTCAGTTGCAAAACATATGTTTGAAGGATTTCTTTTACCTTTATATTCGAAGAAACTTGGGTCATAACCGTAATCGGCACTTGTAGAAAACCCTAAGAAAGTTTTTCTTATATTATCACCTGATGATAATCCAGCATCGTCTGTACCTGATGGTGTACCAAAAGGTGGATTGAAAACTAACTCACCTGGGTAATCATATTTAGTTTTAATTATAGGGAATGGTGATTTTGCTCCTGCATATTCTCTGAAATTATATCCTTCAAATCCACAAGGTAATGAATCTATTGGTGCGTCTTCATTCATTTCAACCATTACATATCTTGATTTCAATTCAAACTCACCGTCCAAAGTACCAATTTTTTTGGCTATAAAACTATTTTCGCTTGGATTCATAGTACAGTTTGTGAATTTTTCTAACACAACAGGATTTGAATCTGTATCGTAGTAATCACGAATTAAAACTGTAAATGTTTCATTTGCGAAAGATATATCAGATATAGATATTTTAACTTCTGTGTTGGCACTGTTCCCGTCAGAAATTGTGTAAAATTTAAATAAGTTATAAACTTTGGAACCTCTAACTTCAGAAACAACCCATGGACTTTCAGGTGATTGATACTTTTCTAAGTACCAAGCAATTGATGTTGGATCTTCGCTTTGTGCTTCAGGTAATGATATTAAACCACATTTTAAACCTCGTATGTAACCTTTGTTATACGCCCATCTTAAAAGTGATTGGAATCTTTCTTCCACAAAAAGTGGTACCACATTTCTTGGTTTACCAAAGTTACTTGTTCCGAATACTTTTGTAAGATATTCTGAATCCGAATTTGCGAACGACGTAACAAAAGTAAAGTTGTTACCTAAGTAGTTAGTCGCATTTATTGCAAATTTAGCAAATGGATTTTTTAATACGCCCGAATATTGACCTGAACAATCCATTGTAACATCAGTCAAACCAGTTATTTCATATCTTGGGTTCACGTCATCGCTGTAATCCGCAATACCTCTTGATCTTAGTGTTGCAATAACCATGTCATCATAAAGAGTGTATGAATTACCGGTATAATAATATATCATACCTATAACTGTTCCTGAGTAACAATCAACAACAGTAGTAGTAGTTGTTGTAGTAGGAACCACAGGTGTTGGTGTTATACAAGGATTTGTAGTCGTTGACGTAGTTGTTGGAGGAATTGTAGTTGTAGTTATTGGATTAATTGATGTTAACCCTGAAACAACAGACCAAAATGAATAACCCGAATAATTACTATTTCCTGTGTTTTCAAACAAAGCATAGTACCAAGTATCATTAAATGGTGATAAGAAGTTTGTTAAGTTACTAGAAGGTGATGGTACATTAAACACATTTGTAGAAGCTGTATATCCACTTGACAACATGTCATAATCATCACCATCAATAGTACCGAAGTAAGCAATAGATGTATTTTGAGAAAGAGGATTTAAAATTCTTTGATATGTAAAAAACTGTAAATCTTCTAATAAAGTCGAAGTATTACCGTTGAACTGTTCGTATTGTGATGTTAACAACGCTTCTATTTCTGCAGGAAAGGCTCCGAAAGAAACAGAACTTGGTGAGTTAGTACAACCTGTAAATGCCACTTGAAAAGGTAATGTCTTAGCTGACACACAAACATCCTGACAATCTATTGTTACTGAACTCAAACAATAAGGTGCCAAAGTGGAAGGATCTAAGTTTGCGCTTGTAATTATTGACCAAGAAGGACCCGCATCATATCCCGATAAACCTAAAACTCTAGTTACAAATAATTGATTAGATTGTTGTAAATATGATTTGGCGATGTATGCCGCTTCATATTTAGGAATTTGAGTATTTACAAATTTTTCAGGTGAAGTAGGACCAAAGTAAGATTGGAACTCATCATAGTTTTTAATAAAAATAGGTTCGAAGGCCGGACCTTTAAGTGTTTCTCCGACAATACCTAAAGTTGTAACACCAACGCTTTGTGCCACAAAACTTAAATCTACTTCAGAAGTATAGACACCAGGTGAAACGAAAATTTTACTGTTAGTTGCCATATTTTTTAATGTTAGTTTATTATAATTTATTTTTTATATAAATACCGAGATTTTATGCAAAAACTTTACTTATATAAAACTATTTATATCTTGGTAGGTTTTTTTTCTACCTTTTTTCTACCTATGAATAAAGAACCAAAAAAAATAAAAAATTTAAAAATTGATCCAAAAGTTCACGATGTTCTTAAAAAGTATTGTGATAAAAGAGGGATTAAAATGTATAGATTTTTGGAAAACCTGATTTTAGAAAAATGTTCAGAAAAAAAAGATTTATACGGAGAATAGTTAAATTAGTTTTTGTTGTAATACTAACTTAGCGTTTTTTGTACCATCATTTTTTGTTACATCTATTTTTAAAATGTCATTAGTGTTGATTTGGATTTCTGAAATATCATTACCATAGAAGTCATCATTTATATAAACACTATATGTAGATATGTTATCGACTTCAGCAACTGTCATATCAGAAGTAAAAAATATTTTGTCTGAAAACGTGTTTACCCCAACTTTAAAAGGAAAAGTTAAATTTGTTGGTAACTCTTGATTCTTTTTTGGTTTTTGTTTCTTTATGGAAGTATCAGTTTCATAAATCTGCATTGTTCTTACAATCGCAGGTTGTACAACAAATTCATCTTCATCAAGTAAAAATCCCTGTAATGTCATTGGATATTTCTGAATATAGTATTTTCTTTTTTCTAAATCTAAAACTGATTCATCTGCTATGTCACCCATAACAATCGGAATATAATGACCTTTTATTTTTTGGTAAGCTTGTCTAGATGCAAAAAGTTCCATTATTGTTTTGTTGAACTCATTCAACTCTCTCATACGGTTACAAATAATCACTACAGTATAGTTTATTTGGATTGGTACAGGTTGGGGAATTTTATATATATCCATACCATGTCTTTGACCGTCCCAAGTAGGAACTTGAGCATAATGATATAATCTTTTGTTAGGAATATTATATTTTAATTGTGGATCACCAAATTTAACTTCGGGTTGTCTAACAACAGTAACAAAAGGAGGTTCAGCATTTTTATCAATATTTTGGAATTCCCAAGTTTCGGTAAACTGAGCCCAGTTCTGTGTTGTTATAAGAATATCAACGACAGATATTTTTTTTCCTTCGATGGATATTGTCATGTTATCTTTTACAAATTCCAAAAAACCTTTATCTAAATCTGCATGTAATAAACCTTTTGGTAAAAAAGTACCATGTTCAGCAATCATGTCTGCTAACTGATGTCTTCTTTCCAACGGACTTACACCATTTTCTAATGGTATATATTTTTTTATTTTTTTAGGTAATCCCATATCTTTTTATTATAATCCTCTGAACTCATTTGATGTAACAGGTGATGCAATTATTGTTCTATAAAATGGCTTATACCCTTTATATGTATGTTTTATATCAGAAATCACACGACCATCATTGACAACTGTATAATATCTTACAAAGTTTTCGCTATCGTAATAACCCACATAATCACCAAAACTTATTTCTATGTTTAAATCTTCCAAAGTTTTCAAGTAAACAGACATTGTAATGTTACCTGGTTCTACTTGATCAATTTTAGTAGATCCGATCATTTTATTTTCGGGTGCCGCTATAGCAACATAAGCATTAAATTCAACAGGAGGATGAAAATTTATACTGTCGGATAAAGTTTCACCATAAACATCGTCAGTTTTTGTTTTTGTTCTATCAACTCTATAAAGTACACAAGTATAATTCATATCACCATTTAACCACTCTTGACCCATAGATACTTCAAGTGAAAAATCTTTTTCACCAAAAAATTTACCTAATCTAGTTATTGGAACTTTACTATCCATTTTGATGTTTTATTGATAAATATCTTTTTTTTGTTTATTTTTTTAAAAAAAGTTTTGTCTAACAGTAAGCAATTAATAGAACACCAAGCATTAGAGCTATTAGATACATATAGTGGTGCCAACAATTATATTTTGTTTCTTAAAACAAAAAAAGAAAATAATAAAAAGTTTTACCCAACGAGAACTCAAGCCGACTATATAAACAATTATTATAATGTACAACCAAAAGTAGCAAGAAAGTGGGTGGACTTGGACACGTATTTTGCTAAAAAATTTTCGGAAGAAAGATATCTTTTAGAAGTACCTAATAAAATATACGTCGAAAAACTTTTAGTGGAAAAAGAAAAATCTTACCATATTTGGGGTAAATTTTTTGAAAAGGATGTTCTTTCAGAATTTTGGGTACCTAAATCCGCACTAATAAAATCACACACTACTGACATCGTTGAAATTAGTTATGATAAATATTCACATAGACCACCACTTTCACATCAAAAAGAAGCAATAGAAAAATTAGTAGGTTCAAGAAGGTTTATTTTGGCGGATGATATGGGTCTTGGAAAAACAACATCAACTATAATTGCGGCACTAGAAACAGGTGCCAAAAAAATTCTTATTATTTGTCCTGCGTCTTTGAAAATAAATTGGCAAAGGGAAATACAAAACTACACCGAAAGGTCTGTTTTTATATCAGAAGGAAAAAAATATTCAACAGAATCTGATTTTGTTATTGTAAATTATGATATATTAAAAAATTTTCACGACCCCAAAGAAAAAGAAAATTCATTACTTTTAAAGTCACAGTTCGAGTTGGTTATTTTAGATGAAGCACATATGGTGTCAAACGCACAAGCCCAAAGAACAAAAATTATAAATAGTTTCGTTAAAAACATAAAAAGGGTTTGGTTACTTACGGGTACACCAATGACATCAAGACCGATGAATTATTATAATCTTCTAAATATTATAGAAAGTCCTGTTGCCCAAAATTGGATGGCTTACGCAATAAGATATTGTCAAGGGTATCAATTTAACGCGGGTAAAAGAAAAGTTTGGAACGTTACTGGTGCGTCTAATTTAGAAGAATTAAAAGACAGAACGTCTAAACAAATATTGAGAAGACTAAAAGAAGATGTTTTAGATTTACCTGATAAAATTATAACACCCGTTTATTTACGATTGAGATCTAAAGAATATGAAAATCTTATGGGTGAGTATTATGATTGGTACGATAAAAACCCCAATGAATCTTCATCCCTTACAGTTCAATTTTCTAAACTTATGAAAGTTAGAAAAGTCATAGCAAATGAAAAAATAAGTCAAACTATAGAATTTGCAGAAAACATATTAGACCAAGGTAAAAAAGTAATTATTTTTACAAACTTTACTGACACCCTACAATCCATATATCAACATTTTGGAAAACAAGCGGTTTACCTTGATGGAAGTTGTTCAAATTCAGTAAGACAACAAGCGGTTGATTCTTTTCAAAATGATGAAAAAATAAAAGTATTTGTAGGTAATCTAAAAGCCGCTGGTGTTGGTTTGACATTAACATCTGCGGAAGTTGTAATTATGAATGACTTATCTTTTGTGCCTGCAGAACATTCTCAAGCCGAAGACAGAGCATATAGATATGGTCAAAAAAACAACGTTTTGGTTTACTATCCTATATTCGAAAACACAATCGAAGGTGCAATTTATGATATATTAAACCATAAGAAAAAAATAATAAGTACTGTAATGGGTGATGGTGATTCAGAAAATATTGGTGACGTTGTTGAAGAAATTTTAAATCACATCAATAAAAGATAATTTTTTTATTTTTCTTTCATATTTATAAATAAAAAAATTATGAACAGATATAGTGAAAAAAGAATAGAAAACGTTCTTCGAAGAATTTTAAAAGAAGAAGAAATAAATCTTGCTGCGGATGTGGAGCTTCTAAAGACACATAGTAACATACCTGGATGTGATCCTGCTAGATTAGATTTCCAAAAATGTTCGACTGAAGCTTTCAAAACATTACCAGCTCCTGAATTTGTAAAATTGTTTGAGAAGTTATCTCAACAATCAGATGAACCACTTGAAAATCCCATGGAAAAAATAGGGGATATGAATGAATCAAGAAGGTTTAGAAGTAGATACAGATATTAATCTAAAAAATTTCTTAAGACCCCACCAATAGTGGGGTTTTTTATTTATTTAAGTTTTTGATAACCTATCTTGTTTTAAGATGAGGTTTAATAAACATTAAAAAAAATAAAGTTATGGAAACAGTTATATTAATATCAGTTTTATCTACTTTGGGTGTGGTTGCGGTTGTAACATCAGTTGTGGTCACGTTTTTAAAGTTAAAAGTTAAGGTTGATAAAAACACTTTTTTTACTGAAGTTAAATCATTTCATGATTATATTGATCATATAGAAAGGGAAAGAAGACACTCACTTAGTGAGATAAACAATCGTATTGATGATCTACATAAAGATCTATCAATTAATTTAAACAACTATAGTGACGAAGTTGATAGAAGATTTACAGATTTAGAAAGACTAACTAAATTTGACATTTCAAACCTGTCAAGTCATATAGATTCGCGTTGTGATAAATTAGACGCAAAAATTAAAGAACACAAAAAATAAAAAAAACATAACCTCATCTAATTGACCCCATCTAAAATGGGGTTTTTTATTTTAAATGATATTTATTTTCAATGAACGTTACTTTCAAAAATATAAATTCAGACATAAGCAAGCAAGAAAAAGATCTACTTAAAACTTTTTGTAAGTTTTTACAAAAAGAGTATCCACTAAAAGATGACTTAGTAATTCATCTGTTGGGACAACGTGAAGGTAGAATGACCACAGGAAGTCAACACAAAGAAAAGGGAATCAAAATTTTAGTAAATAATAGAATGAACAGAGATATTCTTAGAACATTAGCACACGAATGGGTTCATAGTCATCAAAGAAATGTTTTAGGTAGAAAAAGAGGACCTGATATTGGTGGTCAAAACGAAGACGAAGCCAATTCTTTGGCAGGTTCACTTATTAAAACTTTTGAAAAAGAAAATCCTGATTTAGAAAATATTATTTTTGAAGGATTGAAACCAATCCAAGACAAAATTCAATTATTGGAAGAAAAGATTCTTATTCAAGATAAATTCAACATCCAAGAAAACTTCATTTTGGAAATGAAAAAAATTGGTATAGAAAAACTCCCGTATTCATATTCCGCAATGAAACAGTTTGTAGATCCTAAGACTATGAACATACATTATAATAAACATTATAAAGGATATGTAAAAAAACTTAATGATGCGTTAAAAAATAAAGAAGGGGAAATGGATTTAGAAGATATAATAATATCTATAAATAAATTTGACGACTCGGTAAGAAATAACGCAGGGGGAGCCTTTAACCACGCTTTATTTTGGAAAATGTTGTCACCAAAAAAACAAATACCAAAAGATGAAATCTTCAATAAGATTACCGAAGATTTTGGTAATGTAAAAAAAATGAAGGACCAATTTAATGAAGAAGCAAAAAAACGATTTGGATCTGGATGGGTTTGGTTAGTGATAGGAAAGAACAAAAAATTAAAAATATTGTCCACACCAAATCAAGACAACCCATTAATGAATATTGTTAAAGATGGTGGTTATCCGCTTTTAGGATTAGATCTTTGGGAACACGCGTACTATTTGAAATACCAAAACAAAAAAGATGATTATATCAAAAAATTTTGGAACCACGTAAATTGGGACTTTGTTAACGATCTGTATAAGAAAAAAATTGAAAAAAAAACTTTAAAAGAATCTACAGTTCGTAAAAAAGTTTTAAATGAAAGTAAAGAAGTTTTTCCAATCAAACCAAAATCCTTTAGGCTTATTATAAATAAAGCATATCCTTTTTGTGAAGGTGAGTTTCATCCGAATGGTTGTTTAGGTAAAATACAAACTGATGAATGTCAAACTGAAGATGGAATAATAGGTGGTAGATTTACAGAAGAAAATTATGGTGGTTTAGGAAATTGGTCTATTATAAATAGATTTGACACTAACAGTGCGGTACACAAAGAAATCCAAAAAATATGGGTCGAAGAAACTGATGGTTTGGAAAATTTTAGGATTTGGATTATGAATAATATTGATGACCTTGTTGGTAACGATGGGAGATTTACTGAACGGTTAGTAAATTTGAATAGCCAAACTATAATAGATGGTAGGGAAAATGAAAACTATGCCAAATCAGTTTTAATACAATCTTTCAAACTTAACCCACAAGAAGAAGGTATGACTTGGCAAATTAAAGAAAGATGTGCTGGTGATATAAGAGATAGAAAACTTGGTCAAGACTTCGATTTGATAATTGAAAACACTTCATACTTTGTTCAAGTAAAACCAGTTGACGTTAGTAAGGTCGAAAAAATTGGGTCTGAAAGAGGTTATTATTACAAAGTACCTTCTTGGCATAACCACACAAAATATAAAGAAGATAATGTTGACGTTATATTATATGTGGACAGACCTAATGAAAAATACATTATGTTCAGAAATGACTACACAAGAATACAAACTGTTGCAAATCCATCTACGTTTCCTAAGTTTTTTGTCATTTATTATGAAAATCCTATAAGTACAAACCTTTCATTAGATGTAATTTTAGAACCTACTAAATCTGAATCAAAACCTAAATTGGTGAGGGATGTGGATAAAGAAATTGAATATTACAAAGAAAGAATAGATTACTACAAAAATAAACTACGTGAATTAGGTCAATCTGAAAATATTAATGAAATTATTAAATTTTATAAAAAAAATCTTGATCAACTTATTACCCAATAAAAGATATTTATATAAAAAACAATCATCATGTCAATTATAAGTAATGAAGAAAGAGAAAGACTATACACAAGAGTCAGACACATTTTAGGAGCACCTTTAAGATCGGTTGAGTTGGAAGATGAACAACTAGACACTCTTTTGGAATTTTCAATAGAAGACTATTCACAATATATACAAGATTGGTTAACTGAAAGTCAGTGGACAAGTCTTTGGGGTTTGAACGTCGAAACCCAATCTTTAACCAAGGCATTCATGACCAAAAGTTTAGATTATGAAACACGATACACTTACGCGTATTCTAAAATTGTAGGTTTACAAGCTGGTGGTGATTGGGTTATGAAAAAAGACTACATTCAGTTACAAGCGGGCCAACAAATATATGAAATACCTGCGGGTAGAGAGTTAAATGAATTGCTCTGGTTCACACCACCTGAAATGAATAACTTACTTTTTGATCCATGGGCTTTTGGTGGTATAGCAGGAGGTGGAATATCAGGACCCGCTGGTTATGCACAAGTAGGAAACGTTTCAGGTAGTTACTTTTTGATGCCGGCATTCGACATGTTATTAAGAATGCAAGAAATAAACATACAAAGAAGAATAATTGCTGGTGATTTGACCTATAGAGTAACTGCACTTCCTGATGGTAAAAAAGCCGTTCATTTGATGAATACACCAGGTGGTAAATTTGACTTTGGTAATTCAACTTTGATGAAAGGAAAAGTTTGGTATTGGTATTATGACACTACAGACGGTGATAGAAATAAGTGTCTTAAAGACAATCCCGATATTATCAAGTTACCATCTGACGTACCATATGAAAAGTTATCGTGGAATGATTTAAATAATCCGGCACAAATTTGGGTAAGAAGATGGTTGGTTGCATCTGCTAAGGAATTATTGTCCAAAGTTAGGGGTAAGTTTAGCGGTAATCTTAAAACACCTGATGGTGATTTAACAATGGAATGGCAATCATTAGGTACTGAAGGTAAGGACGAAAAAGTAAAATTAGTTGAAGAACTTATTGGCGCTGAAGGAAAATTAACAAGACTAAGGCCGGATAAAGTTATGGAAAGAGAAGCTTTAATTGCTGAAAATCTTAACAAAACATTAAAGTTTCGTGCCATGCCAAGACAAATATACGTTATATGATGACTAATTTACCAACAAGAAAAAACATAATAAAATATCAAACATTGGTTGAAAGTTCTAAAGAAAAGGAAAAGGCAATAATAATTTCCAAAGATCAATACCATACCAATGATGAATCATTATTAATTGTTAAAGGTATACCTAATTGTGAAGTAACACTAAATTCTAAATTAACAAAAAGAATTATAATAAAATCCCTTACGACAGTTTTGGTAAAATCTGACGTAGGGACTATAGATGAAGAATGGGATGAATTACTTTTAGAAAAAGGGGCTTGTGTACAATTTCAATTTGTAGAAGGTAACTGGTATATACTATCTTCAGACGGTTTGAAAATGTTCTAAATCATTGGCCTTAAGATATTTTAACATAAAGGGATCTGCCATTTTATACATGTGGTATGGTGTTTCACCAACACGATTCCAAAATAACATTTCTTCCGCAGATATTTCCATAACATCTTCTAACTTGTCTTGATCGGCGTCATCAAATGGTTGACCATTTATTAACTCACACTGTTCTTTTGTGAAAAAAGGTCTGTCTTCAGGATTTTTAACTAATAGTCCATTTCGTACTTCTTGTTTAAAAACAACAAGTAATGGTTCCACTCTTTTGTTGAATGTTGCAATTGCTCGTTGTATGTTGTATTGACCTTTCATGGTAGGGTTACTTTCAAGATCTAACGGATCAATACGATAACAATTAAGTTGTATAATAGAATCTAAGTTTTCAGGAATAGGTCCACCATAAGTATCAATGTGTTCTTGAGACCAACCTTTCTTTGGTTTATTAACTTTTTGTACATCACCGTGTGAAGCCTTACTACCGTTGTTTACATAAAAGATCACATCGCCAAGATTAACATTAAGACCTTCTTTGATTGCTAATTCCATGTGTGCTTGACGAGACATTAAACTCCCAGCCTTTGTTGTTTGTTTACTACGAATAATATAATCGTCAATACTTTGTTTCACTTTTGCCTTGTTTGCAATATCCATTAACGGAATCTGTAAATCAAATATCTGTTGTACGTATTCATAATACCACTCAACAAACTCTTGTCCTTTACCATCAAGTAAAAGTTTGATCCCCTTATCTAAGAACTTCTCAATATAGATTGGCATTTTCTTAGACTTGATTGAGTTTCCTGTAAGTTTAATCTTACCTTTAGCTGTGATAAGTGCGTAGTTTTTTCGAGCTAAGTTAATACACGCTGGCCATTGTCCATCAGTATCAAGAGCCATCTCACCTCTCATCGCAAGATCATTAAACTCCATCACATCTGCTTCCTCACCTACATACTCCTTACCTTCTTTTACTTTCCAGTTGAGACCTTTACCAACATATTTTCTTTCCTCAACACCTTCAGGAACCGAGAAGTTAATACCGTCCGTGTCCATTACAAGAGGTGTATATCCACGATCCATAAAAAAGTGAATCATCATACGAAGATACTGACGACCCGTACAAGTTATCATTTCACCTTTATCCATATCACCCCAATGAAATACCTGTGGTGCCGATAACGCCCCGAACATCGAGTTGATGAAGATCTTAATCGGTAATTGTTTACGGTCGTAAGAAGTTGACTTTTTTTTATCTATAGACGCATATTCCTCAGCAAGTTGTTTGTATTTGATACGAGTGTTACGGAAGTAAGATAATAAACCTTTCATTGCACCTGTGACATCACACTCGGGAAATACATCGTGAACCAACTGAATGGACGGATATAGAGACGAGTAGTCAAGTTTTAATACGTTCTTAGAGTAACCTGTTCGTATAAGACGAGAAAGCCCACCTACAAAGTTCCCTTTGTCGTTCTTAGCAGGAATTGCTAATCCATGTTTATAAGACCAAGCTAACATCAACATTTTCCATAATGTAGCGGTACCCATCGTTGAAACCCTTTCATACGTTGTTGGAAGAAGTGATGCCAACAAGAATGATCCTTGATTGAATTCTTCGTCAACCAAGAGGGTTTCTTCAAGGTCATCGTCAAGATAACGCTCGATAATGTCGTCCCCCGTTGTTTTGATATAAACATTTGTATGTCTTGAACAAACATCATCAATCTTAGGATCAACACCTACCTTCTTGTACTTACCATTTTCTATGTTCAACCAATAATCTTCCTTTTCACGATACATAGAACCAATCTTGTCGTGATCAACATACACACGATCAGGAGCTTCAGCTTCGATATACTTTGTAATATACTTCAAACCAGCCTCTTTAATGTTTGAGTTAATCGCTTGAGCTCTACGAACTGAATGTAGAATGTCAATGATATTATAACCCCACATTTGTGTTTGAGTGAACTTTTCAACTTCGTTAGCAAGTTTCAACATTGATTCCTTTTGTGAAATGGATTTTTCAGGGTTCAGAGATTTTGCAACTCTTTTGATGTCAAGGTTTAGGATTTTACATCTTTCATAAATCCAATACCAGTCGAAGTTGAATGAGTTGTATCCTGAAAGGATTGAAGGTTTTTGTTCTTCTATAATATTAAAGAACTCTGTAATACCTCTTCGTTCTTCGTCTTCGTTTGTACACTCAATAACTTTTTTGAATCCTTTGTTTGTTTTGATTCCGATCATGAAGATACGACCATCCTTGGGCTCAAGTGAGGTCGTTTCCAAGTCGAATACCATTCTCGTAATGTCGTTGTATTCCTCAAATCCTTTGAATAGTCGTTTTTCCTTTGAGATGAGGTATTGTTCAACGGGAGGTAAAACCATTATTAAATCCTTTACATTATCACCCCAAGGATCAACACCACCTTCTCTAAAAAACTGAATAAGGTTTCTATAACCTTTCATGGACTTAACAAGAAATGTTAAACCATTCTCTAATCGTTCGTTTCCGTCAGTTCGTAGTTTTTCTATAATGATACCATGTTTTGTCATGGCTTCTTTTTGTAACGCCTTTGATTTTGAATAAAAGTTAAGATTACGTAAATCCCCCACCCAAGCAAATGATATTAAAGTATCTCGTTGGATTTGTTTTCCCTTTCCTGGAACTTCTTTAATTTTAAAAATTTTGTCGGATACATAGTCGTATTCTACAGATACGATAAATTCCTCAGGATCATTTCCCTGAAGAAACTGTTCAATTTCTTCTTGTGATATCATAATTATTTACTTTTGGTGTATTAGCTACCGAATAAGGTCGGCATTTACCTTCGTAAATAAATATAGAAGTAAAAATTACCTTTATCAACTTATGATAAAACAAATTTAAAAAAATAAAGTTGTGGTTGTTGTTGTGTTTGGTGGAAATGGGTTGGGTGAAATACAACAAGGGAATTCACTTACATAACAAGAATCATATGGTAAGTCATCAGCAATAAAACTTTCTTGTACATTTATAAATAACTTTTCTCTAATTGGTAAAATTAATACACCGTCATCATTTCTAAAAAGAAATTGACCTTCGTATCTTCCGACTTTTTTTGTGTCTTTGTTTGTAAATTGATAATATATATAATATTCAGGGTCGGCGTTTGGGTCTAACAATTTTTTGGACACAAATCCTGCCGGTCTTGTAACAATTTTAGGTATACCTGTTTCTATGTCAACCATAGAAAAAAACACAGCAGAGCTTTCAATTAGATCCATCATCTTGTTAAAATCACTCCTACCATCCTTAACAACCTGCATTTTCAACAAAGGGAGAGTGGCATTCTTTTTAATAAAAAATTCCATTAATTGTTTTTATTATAAATATATCAATCAACATTCTTTTCTTAATTTAGAATCATAAAAGTCAAATCTATTATGTTCTGTTGGTGTCAATAGTAAAACAGATCCAAAAATATTTCCTTTGATTGTTTCTTGATAACAATGGCTCATCAATGTTTGTTCATAAGGATTTTTAAATTTTGTTTTCAGATAACAATTATAATTACCATTTTTAGTCATAAGTATTGGCCAATTTGATAAATAAATTTCTCCTGATGCATATGCTAAACCTCTATGTGATTTTATATGTTTGAACTCTAAATTAGGTGAATTTGGGTCCAAACCTTGTTTTGGTAGACTTTTGTTTTTTGGCCAATGTTTTTCCCTAAATGTTTGAGGTACATTGTACCAAGCCCACTGCTTATCATGACTTCCAAAAAATTCGGTAAAATTAAGTTTTAAAAAATCAAAATTTTCTTTTTTTATTATTTCTTGAGTAATATCAAAAATGTGTTTAATGTATCTTGAAAAACCATTTTTACAAACACCGGAATCTTTTTTGTAAAAAGCCATATCATCTTCAAAAAAATAATAAGTATCCAAGTCATCCTGTTGGTTAAAATGTTCGGCGATAAATTGTCTGCCACCAGTTATGCCTATATTATTTTTTTTGATATGTTCAAAATCATATAAACTACACAAATTTTTGTATTCTTTACTTGTAGTTAAATCTGTAGAATTATCCAATAAAAACTTTTTAGTTTTACTTAAAAACGAAGGATCGTATTCTAACATAGATTCAATCAAAACTTCAAATTGTTTTGGTGAATTAAATGTTATAACATATAATCCGACGCCTCCAGAATATGATATTGGTTTTTTTTCAAACTTCGTAACCGAAGTGTTTTCTATAACAACTTGATTATTTTTTATGTCTTCAAAAAATTTATAAACTAAACCATTAGAATCAATTTTACAAAAATCTATTATGGTAGGTAAGTTATAGGTTAAAATAGTAAAGATACTTTCTTCTGTTCCCATGTATCCATCAGAAAGAGTACTAATTAATGTTTGATAGTAATTAACATTCATTTCAGAAATTAAATGCTTTGGGCCACCAAAAAATCCTCCCCTACATACCATATCTGGTTTTTTTCCTATGTAATCCGTCATTCCTTTTATTGAAAATCCGTGTATTTCTGTATCTGTTTCATAAGGAAATGCTAAGAAAGTAAAGTTGTTTAATAATTTGTCAATTTTTGATAAAACATCGTCATTTGTAAAATAACCTAAATTTACAGTATTTGTAATTCCCGCATCAATCCAATATAACTTTTCAGAATTGAATGGATCAAGTAACATCGCGTCATGTAATAAAAACATTTTGGACATGACCAAAGGATTGTACATTTCTAAAGTTGATTGGGTCGAATCTTTTAACCACCCAACTTGATTAAACCATTTCGGGTCTTTTCTTATGTTTTGAATTTTTTCAAAATATTCGTTGTTTCTAAACCAATCTAAGTTTCTTGTGATAAATTTTGTTTTTGTTTTGTCCCTATTTTCTGATAATACAAACTTATGTAATTCTTCATCACCAAAAATAATAAGATTACAATCTATTTTTAAAATATCTCTAAATCTTTCTAAATAGAAATCAAAATTTCTTGACCACCCTTCTTTAAGGTCACCTCTACCTATATCCCACAATCCAGTTACTAAAGTTATCATTATTCAAAAAGTTTTTCTAAGTTTAATTGTTCCAAAACGCACGTTATATTTTTATCCACCCTACAATTTTTTTCAAACCAAGATCTTGCATTTTTTGAAACGAAATCTAAATATTCTTTATTATTTTTTACTGAGTTCCATTTTTTTATTAAATTTTTTTGAAAATCTTCGTTGGAAATATATTTTGGATTTCCGTCAATTGAATAATCACAAAAATCATAACAACTAATATAATGATAGTTAGGTATCAGAGGATCTTTGTATTTTACGTTTACTGCTGGTCTTATTACAGGTACTCCAATTCCAAAACATTCTATATCTCTATTACACATTTCATTACCACCTGGTAAACTCAATACCGCAGAATATTTGGAACTATCTTCTAAAAATTCTAAGTAATTTAAAGTCTGATTATTTTTATTTTTATCAATTATTAATATGTCTTCTTGATTTATTTTACTTACCATTTCTTTTCTGAAATCCCACATCCAACCCCTGAAATACAATTTATTGATTTTTTCCTTGTTTAAATTTTGTTTGTATATGTTATTAATTTCTTCATAACAACAATCAAAGTAAGGTCCATAATAAAAAGGGGTAAAAATATCGTCCATGTTTTTTGGAAACTGTAAGTCAGAATTATTTTTTGAAGTGTCCTTAAAGGTAAAATAATCATAAAAATTGAATCCGCCGGGATAAAAAAATTGAACCATTTTATTAGCCTCCCAACCTAAATGAGACATGAAATGATATTTCCAATTATCAAAAAAAGAAATCAAGACATACTTTTTGTTGATAGGGTTCACTATAGAAAAATTCATGCAGCTATAAATTCCCCCCTGACCATACTTCCCAAAAGAAGTTTCATTTTTTATACTAAAATTTATTTCAGGATATTTTGTTTTTAAACTTTCATAAAATTTTTTAAAAAAACTTGTAACGTAAAATTCATTGTTACCAAGTCTGAGATCCCTAAATTCGTGCCTAATGTTAAGTTCCATCATTATAAATTACCTGTTAATCTGTTACACCATCCCTTGGATTTAGAATAGGGCCAAACAACCCAATACTTGGGTTTTTCAGTTGTATCAAATTCTCTCCATACTTTACAATAACCATCAGGATCTTTTTTCATTTGAATTATTTCTTTTACATCAGCATCATGTCTAAATAATGTTTCATCTTTTTCATTATGAAAGGCAACAACCCAAAACTCATAATCATTTTCAGGTACGTCATTAAATGATACATCAATACAGTGTTTGAAAATCATTGAGAAACTTTTTTCCCATTCTTCTTCAGAAGAAAAATTGTTTGGGTTTGGTGGGTAATTTTTGTCTAAAGTATATTTTTGAACCGCCCTTTTTGAAAACAATATTCCTGAATATTTTTCATAATCTCTTAATGTTCTTTGTTTTCCAAATCCATAAGAGTCTGACAAATTCCCAAGTTCTTCACCGTCAACACCTAATAGTTTTCTGTTTTTAGAGTGTGAAAAGTCATTTTTCAAAAACCATTCTTTATCATCATCCCATTGTTTTGTTCTACCCTTTCTTGTGTATTCATGCCAAATGACCACACGGTGTGGGTGAAACAAATCATATCCATGAGTAAATGCTCTTACGGCGATTGATATTTCTTCTCCATGAAAATAATATTCAGGATCGTGCTGAACTTCTTTAGAAAATTGACCCAAGGTAAAACAAAAATGTGCGGAATAAAATCTTGATGGTACAGGACCATCAAGTTCTTTCCAATTAGGAATTACTTCAGGTAAGAAAAAAACACAACCTTCGGGTGTGAATCTATCGAAAGCCATTCTCCAAGGTTCATTTACCCTTCCTGTTGGATCGTTTTCAGGATCGAATGAAGAAACATAACTTGTTAGTAAAGGTTTTTTAAATCCTTTTTTCTGTAAGTCTTTAATCATACCTATTAATGTTTCATCCCAATTTTTTTCAAATCTCATGTGTGAGTCAATTTGAAGGGTATATTCTTCATTATTGTATTGTTGTTGTGTCATGTTTCTTGCCCAACAAACCCCTTTGGATTCTGTGTAGGGTATGTTGATCACTTTGAATCTATTGTCGTTTTCAAATTCAGATAAATCATCAAACCCATCTTCTATGTGATATTGTCTTGCAATTGAAAAAATTAAATTTTCGGGGTGTTTTGAATTTTCAATACAGTTTTTAATTGTGGGTAATAACTGTGGATCTCTGTAGGATGCAATTTGTATAAAAATTTTCATTTAGTTTTTTGAATAAAAATACGGTTTTTAAATTCAAAATAAATAATTTTATGGACAAACATTAAGCACACATGGTAAACCAACAGTAAGATTTACGTTGTTAAAATTGGACGGGTTCGAACCACAAAAATACAACGTACTACCAAAAGGTACTGGGACAAATGTGTTAAGATTTCCAAAACAATCTATAAAATCAAATGTTCCACCATCCATTGTGTTTGACCTTACTGAAATACAGTTACAAGAAGTGGGTAAAGGACTTGGTGTGGGGGTAGGTGTTGGAGTAGGTGTTGGTGTAAAACAATTGAAAAGTTGAAAGGTTTCACAAGCATCAGAATCAATTATCTTTAAAATAATAGACGATGAATTATTTAAGGGTGATGGGACGTAAAAACTATACGTTGGTGGACAACTAGTTAATCCGGTTACAAAAACACAGATTGTGTTTGTTATATCACAAACATATATATCATATGGTGGGGTGCCTGTTATTCCTGTAATTGTTATTTGTTGTGACACTGTTTGGTTTTTTTTAATAAATACAAACTTATATTATTTCTAAGATTTTTTGATAAATCTGTAAAACAGAAGGATGACACTCAAAAGTTTTTTTTCTTTCTAAACAATTAACTAAAGATGGTATTCCTTGTATCGATCCCCATTCTCTAACGCCATACTTCATATCAGAAGCACAATGTAAACCACAACCCCCTCTAACATAATGATACTTATATTCTTGTGAACCATGTCTATATGGTGCTCTGAATTCAGGATCTATTGAGCTACCAAGTTGTAGTATTTCACAATCTGTTGTACCGGCTAAATGTAATAGTCCAGAGTCCATAGTTACAAAACAAGAACAACCATTTAACAGATACCATGTTTCATCCAAAGTTGTTTTGTTCATAAGATTTAATCCAAGTTCTATTTCAAAATTGAAAACGGGTTTATCTACATTAGACCCACCTAATTCAGAAGAATCTTTTCCAACAGATACAACGTAAATTCCTTTTTCATTTAAAAGTTTTGTTAATATTTGCCAATTTTTGGCCGGCCATGTCCTTGAATTCCAATTTTGAACGGGGTGGATTAAAACGTATTTTTTTGGTAAAATGGGTAAGATACAAGCATCTGGTACATAATCCAAAGAAGATTCTTCTTTAGTCAACATAAATCCTAAGTTTATTGCGTGTAGTTGTCTTATATCCATAGAGTTGTGCTTGTTACAAATTCCATTGTCTTTGTATGACACATCAAAAGTTGGAAAGATATCGTAATCTTTTTTCAAATCATCAAACAATTTTGGGTTGTATTCAAAACTGTTTTCAACGTATGATAAGTTAGTAAATAATTTTGGGTGGTGAGAAACTACCGAAACTTTTTTATTATAAGTATTACTTATTTTTTTAACCACAGGTGTTGCACATAAAGTGTCGCCCAAAGCACGACAACCTGTAACATCAATACAAATTTCTTTCATTAATTAAAATATAACTTAAAGAAATATAAAATGTAGAAATTTTATATTTGATTTTACAAACCAAACCTTGATTTAGTTGTATTCCATATTGCAGATATTTGTCCTGAATTGAGTGCAAAGTCATATATACCAACAGTACCTAACAGTCCGCCCCAATAATCGGGAAGATCCCATCTTCTCATCAACCTTATTCCTCCTTGAGATGATATAGGAGTACCAGTGTAATTTCCTGTACCAACTAAAGTATTATTAATATATAGTTTCAATGTGTTACCATCATATGTGCCAACAATAAAATACCAATTATTTGGACTTAATGAATAGGTTCCACTTTCTCTCCAAGCCCCATTGAAAAACCCGGCGTTAAATCCACTATTATTCACACCAATTGAATAATTTATGTTGCTTGTAGTACCCGGATAAATTTCAGTAACAATACAAGGTGCTCCTCCGACGTTTGTACCATCATAATAATTCCAAACAGAAACCGTCCAATTACTCAAATTTGGTAAACTCGTGTTACATTGGGCGTATTGACCACTTGACGCGTTGAAGTTAAGAATTCCACCAAAACCAGGACCGTAAGATGGTCCATTAACTAAGTTGAAAGTTTTACCTCCTATTGTATCAATCCAAACGGAACCACTTCCTGAATAACTAGCAGGGTCACCAGCGTCTAAATATAAAACTGGATTAGGATAAGAATTCCAAAATCCATTTACTGTAAGTGCAGAGGATGCTAAAAATGGATCTATATAATTTGTTCCTAACAAAATATTTGTTATGTCTAAAAATTCATTATCATCAAAACCGTTGGTTCTAAAAAAACCAACAGAAGCGGTTTGTCCAAGCACAGGTGTTGGTTGACTATCATTTGGTACGGGTTGTGCAATAACATAACCTAAATCTTCATCAGGACCATTCCACCATTCTAAACCAGTAGAATCAAATCCTACGGTTGGGAATCCTACCGCCAAACTTCCAACTTGTATTGTACCATTTATTGTTGAGCCAGTATTATATGAAAAAGGTCTAGATGTTGACATAACTTTTTTTAAATAAATATTATGTTTCAAAATTTAATTCCTTAATATCCGAATCTTGTTTTTTGTGCATTCCAATTTTGACTTACTTCTGAAGAAGAAAATGCTCTATTATAAACTCTAACCACGGCAATTTTTCCATTCATGACTAAAGGTGCATTTGGAAAATACCCAACATAAACAGGAGTGTTATAAAATGTTATTGTTCCTGATATAGTCCCACTAGCCCACAAGTTACTATTAACATAAATTTGTTGTCTTCCACTTTCAACAATACCAACAACATAATACCAAGTATTGGGAAAAATCACAGTCGATGTAGTTTGTATATTGTAATAAAATCCCGACATGTTCCAACCTAAAAATATTTGTCCCGTACCCGTGTTTCTAAGGTGAGCAGAATAATATGGGTTGTTAAAACTTGAATAATCATAACTAAAAATTGGAATATCCCCACTATTACTTGCAAAATTAACCCAAGCCTCGATTGTATATTTCTGATTATTGAACGTACCAAACCCATTTGACGTAACTACACATTGATCGTCGGTTCCATCAAACTGTATTGATCCGCCATTTCCCGAATCAAATGTTGGTCCATTAACTAAAGTTGTTGTAAATGAATTATATGATAAATCATACCAAGAATTTCCAGAAGTAGAATATGATGGGGTGAAAGACGCGTCTAAACATAGAGTCAGTCCTGAAGTAATTATTGGGTCATAGTCTTTATTTACACAAACATAATTCGTTTGTGTGTTGAACCAATTCACACATTGTGTTGATGTTGAAAAGTTTTGTCCTAAAAAATTATTTGTATAATTTACAAGATCAGTTCCTGTTTGATTAGTATAAAAAGCAAGTTTACTACTTTGTGTTGGCTCGTACCTATATACAGTATAACCACCAGTAACAGGTGTAATACCATTAAAATAAGATGTGTTGGTACTTGGTCCTTTTGGAACGTCACCAACACCAAAATACAAATTTCCTTTTTTTATTGATCGAGTATCCCCTGTTGTTGAATATTTAACTGAGTTTGGCATTTATTGTTTATTAAATAAATACTTTAATTTATTAAGTCTAAACTTATTTTTTATTTATGCAAAAAATTAAAATACTATATCTAACGCCACATTTATCAACTGGTGGTATGCCACAGTTTGTCCTAAAAAGAATTGAATCACTTCTGAAATACAAAGATAAACTTGATATTTTTTTAGTAGAATATTCTCAATTTAGTGACACATATATCGTACAAAGAAACAAAATCATTGATTTATTAGATGTAGGTCATTTTTTTACTTTGGGATCAACAACAGAATCAAGTAGAAAAAAAGAACTTTTAAAAATAATTAAGGATTTAAAAATAGATATCATTCATTCAGAAGAAATACCCGAAGCCTTTGAAAGTTTTAATAAAATTACATTGGACATTTTGAACGAACTTTATGATAATCAACGATCTTGGAATATTGTTGAAACGTGTCACAATGTTTGGTTTAACCCAAATAATAAAAAATTTCATCCTGACGCATATTCATTCGTTAGTCCTTTTCATTTTACCACTTTTGAATCTGAAAGATCACTTAAAGAACTTCATTTGTACCCATATGAAAACAAAGTCAAACCTATTTTAGAAGAATTACAAATCTATTATGAACATCATAAAATACCTCTTTTGAAAAAAATAACAGAAAGAGAAAATCTTGGGTTGGACCCAATGAAAACACACATTCTTAATGTTGGTCTTTGGACCGAAGGAAAAAATCAAAAAGAAGGTATCGAAGTTGCAAAATTATTGGAACATACTAATCCCGATTTACATTTTCACTTCATAGGAAACCAAGCCCCCAATTTTGAATCTTATTGGAAACCAATAATGGAAAACTTACCTTCAAATGTTACGGTATGGGGTGAAAGAAATGACGTTGATAAATTCATGGAGTCATGTGATGTTTTGATGTTCAATTCAACATGGGAATGTAATCCTTTGGTTGTAAGAGAAGCAATCAACTACGGAATGAAAATATTGACCAGAAACCTACCTCAGTACATGGGGATGTTCGACAGATACATCACAAGTATTGAAAATGATGATTATAAAAAAATATCAGAACAATTATTAAGTTTAATTGAAAAAGAATCTTCATATGAAATAGAAACCCAACAAGATTTTGGGGAACAATTATATTCATTTTATAAAAGAGTTTTAGAAAATGACAAAGTACAAAACCAAAAACACAAAAATGATTACACGTTTAATCAACATTTTGTTGTTAATCCTTTTTTGGAAATATTGGGTAGTACTGAAAACAAACTTGATATAAAAATATATGATGAAAATAATTTAATTTATTCAAACGAATTACCAATCAACCATTGGGTAAGACTCAATACGGAATATTATGTACCTTGGAAAACCGAAGTAAAAGAAAATGGACAACTAATTTATAGTAATTTACTTAACTTGGAAAATAAAAGAGTCTACATATCATTCGGTTCAAAATCTTTAGGGGATACCTTAGCATGGTTACCATATTGTGAAGAATTTAGAATCAAACACAAATGTAAACTAATCGTTTCTACCTTCATGAACTATTTGTTCAAAGAACAATATACAGAAATTGAATTTGTCGAACCGGGTGTTATTGTTCAAAACATATACGCACAATATAGATTAGGTTGGTTTTACAATGAAGATGGGACTATCAATTCAAATATCCACAAAGTCGATGTAAAAAAACAACCATTACAAAAAACGGCTTCAGATATATTAGGTTTACAATACAATGAAATAAGACCAAAATTAAAATTACCTAAAATAAAAAAAGAAAAAAAAGTTGGTATTGGTTTTCATTCAACTGCTCAGGCAAAATATTGGAACAACACAAATGGATGGCAAGAAGTTGTGAACTACCTTTTATCCCTTGGTTATGAATGTGTCATATATTCAAAGGAAGGTAACGGATACATGAATAACAACTATCCTGAAGGTGTAAAATTATTTAAAGGGGGAAATCTACAAGAAGTAGTTGATGATTTATCAACATGTGAATTTTTTATTGGTCTCGGTTCAGGTCTTAGTTGGTTGGCTTGGGCTTGTGAATTACCTATTGTTTTAATATCGGGTTTTAGTGAAAGATGGGCGGAAACAACTTTAAATACATACAGAGTCATAAATGAAAATGTTTGTCACGGATGTTTCAATTCGGAAAGATTGGATGCTGGTGATTGGAATTGGTGTCCATTACATAAAAACACAGATAGGATGTTTGAGTGTACGAAAGAAATTACTTCAGAAATGGTCATTTTGGAAATAAACAAAATAATAAATAAAGAATTAATGATTGAAAAAAATGAAGAAACTTCATTCGATTGGGGTAAAAAAAGTGATTGGTATGTTAATCAAGCAACTAAAGAAATATTTGAAAATAATACATATGAAAGATTCTTTGAAGTTGAAGAAGGAGATATTGTTGTAGATTTGGGCGCATCTTTAGGTCCATTTACATATAAAATATTACCTAAAAATCCAAAACAATGTTATGTAGTTGAACCATTATCATATCAGATTGAAGTTCTTCATAAAAATGTTGGTGAAGATAATGTAAAAATTATACAGGGAGCAATTACTGATAAAAAGAAAATTGAAATCAGTTGGGATGGAATAACTGAAAGTGTTCCTACATTTAGTTTTAAAGAATTTTTAGAAAATGAAAATATTAACAAAATTGATTTTTTAAAATGTGATTGTGAAGGTGGGGAATACGATGTTTTTCAACCAAGCAACGTAGAATTTTTAAAAACAATTCCTAAGATTGTAACCGAATTTCATTTAAGAGATGACGAACATTTTAATAAATGTAAATTTAAATGGTTTAGGGATAATGTTCTTTCTAACTTTGATAATTATGAAGTTTATTCTGTTGATGGTGTTGATATTAAATGGGATTTATTTAATGATCATTTTTTAGAGTGGTATTGTGAAGTAATATTTTATTTTGATAATAGAAAATAAAACTTAAACCCCACCTTTAAAGTGGGGTTTTTTTATGCTGAACATGGATTAACGTTTATACATTCTGTACAATCTAAATAGTTACCACTCGATGTTATTGTCGCAGGACCGGCAACTGCTAAACCTACAGTCCAACAACGTCCTAAAGTATCAACAAAAACACTTCCTGTCGGTCCATTGCTTAAAACAACTTCGTTAGGTAAAGTTCCACAACAATCTATTGCTTCGTAAAAGTCAGGACAAGGATTCGCGATTAGACATCTTACACAATCGATGTAGAACCCACCTAACGCATAGAAAGTTATCGTTGGCGTGTCAACTAATTCCCAACCTAAAACTTCCCAACACTCATAAACATTAGGTGTTCCTGGTTGACTGAAAGATATCGTGGTTTCTAAACCAGTTAAATAAACCATAGGTACCGCAACAACTTCAACGTCACCTGAACAACAATTTCTTACTGTGGCATAAATTATTGTGTCATCTTGACATGGGTTGGAAGCTAAACACAACTCACAACTTGTGTAACTTGTATCATGAACAATCCACGGAGCGGTCACATTTTGACCTGTCGCTTGATCTTTCGAAACTGTCCAACAATTACCCCATGTATCAACAAATACTTCACCTACAACTGGTGTGTATCCTAAAGATGCTGCAGTTACAAAGAAAGGACCTCCCAAAAACTTACAACAAGGTTGTAATTCAAAAACATTAGGACATGGGTTACCTGTTAAACAATTCAAACAATCTACGTTTCCATAATTAGTGTCAACATATACGATACCAGAAACTGGTGATACAGTCAATGATGTTGCGCTCCAACAGAATCCATAAGTATCAACAAACACATCACCTACATTAATACCAGGTAATGAACCTGTAAATGTTTCAGGGGCCTGTTCACAACAAGATTCAAACACTATATTTTGAGGACATGGATTTGCTGTTATACAAGCCGAACATGAATTATAAGTCGCGGAAACTATTCTTGTATAGTCAGGAGCATCACCCGTTTTTTGTAAAATTTCCCAACAGTTTCCTTCACTATCGGCATAAAAATCACCGACTTGTAATGTACCTTTTGGAATTACTTCTTTGATCAAAGGATCACAACAATTTTGTGCTACAAGATTTGGGGTTGGATCAAAAGTTGGACAATATCTATCGGCGTTAAGCGTATAACTGAAGTGTAAAGTTCTATCACATTCACTTTCTTGTGTTGTTGAAATATTAACTGTTAACATAGTATCACAAGCCGGTAGGGTAACGTCTATACCAACTTCTAAATTAAAACAAGCCGTACCATTACCATTTAAAATAAGATCAGTAGCCGGTATCAATGTATTTGCAAATATAATTGCACTAGAATCAGAACAACTGATATAAGACACTCCAACTCTTATATCATCATAAGTTAAACATGGATTACCACCCTGATTTATTTGTGTTATTGAACCACAAATTCTAACAACATCTCCTGGATATAAAGATGTTGGTAATGGCACACCATAATAAGGATATCTTGTTCTTGACAAATTACCATTAACCCCTGGTTCAAAATAATCCCAAGGACAACAATTCCAACCACCCAATTTATTACCAATCCATATTTTAGTAAAATCGGTTGGTTTGTCTAATTCTAAATAACCTGAGTTTGACGCTATATTAATATATTCGTATTCACATCCACAACCAATATTTACTGTGACTGATCCGCTTGTGCCTGATGATGCTGTAGTACACACACCGACAAAATTTAAACTTGTGGCACTTGATTGAACTAAAATTCCTTCGTCATAAATAGAAATTGCGCCTCCACCTCCACCTCCACTAGTTCCTGAAGAACCATTTGTCCCATTAGTACCTGAAGTACCTCTAGTACCCGATGTTCCATTAGTCCCATTGGTTCCTGAAGTTCCGTTTGTACCATTTAAACCACTAACACCACTAGTTCCATTAGTCCCTGAGGTTCCATTTGTTCCATTTGTTCCGCTAGTTCCGTTTGTACCTGAAGTCCCATTTGTACCGTTTGTACCTGAAGTTCCGTTAGTACCGTTTGTTCCTGAAGTACCGTTTGTTCCATTAGTACCGGATGTTCCGTTTGTACCACTTGATCCATTTGTTCCATTTGTCCCTGAAGTACCATTCGTTCCACTAGTCCCGTTTGTACCCGATGTTCCGTTTGTCCCACTAGTTCCATTAGTCCCTGAGGTTCCATTTGTTCCATTTGTTCCGCTAGTTCCGTTTGTACCTGAAGTCCCATTTGTACCGTTTGTACCTGAAGTTCCGTTAGTACCGTTTGTTCCTGAAGTTCCATTAGTACCTGATGTTCCATTTGTTCCATTCGTACCCGATGTACCATTAGTTCCATTCGTACCCGATGTACCATTTGTTCCGTTAGTTCCTGAGGTTCCATTCGTTCCGTTAGTTCCTGAGGTTCCATTCGTTCCGTTAGTCCCTGAAGATCCGTTTGTACCATTTGTACCTGATGTTCCATTAGTTCCGCTAGTCCCGTTAGTTCCTGATGTACCATTTGTTCCGCTGGTTCCATTCGTGCCCGAAGTACCGTTTGTACCATTAGTTCCTGAAGTACCGTTTGTCCCCGAAGTTCCATTTGTACCATTTGTTCCTGATGTTCCATTAGTACCTGAAGTGCCGTTTGTACCATTAGTCCCTGAGGTTCCATTTGTTCCATTAGTACCTGAAGTGCCGTTTGTACCATTAGTCCCTGATGTTCCATTGGTTCCATTTGTTCCTGAAGTTCCGTTTGTTCCGCTAGTTCCATTCGTACCTGATGTACCATTAGTTCCGTTTGTTCCTGAAGTCCCATTAGTACCGTTAGTCCCACTAGTTCCATTTGTACCTGAAGTACCATTTGTTCCGCTAGTACCATTTGTTCCGTTCGTTCCCGAAGTTCCATTAGTACCTGAAGTACCATTAGTTCCGCTAGTACCGTTTGTTCCATTCGTACCTGAAGTTCCGTTTGTTCCATTGGTTCCGTTAGTGCCTGAAGTACCATTTGTTCCTGACGTTCCGTTTGTGCCGTTAGTACCCGATGTACCATTTGTTCCGTTAGTTCCTGATGTACCGTTTGTTCCACTTGATCCGTTTGTACCATTAGTTCCTGACGTACCATTAGTTCCTGAGGTTCCATTAGTACCGTTGGTTCCACTTGAACCATTTGTGCCGTTTGTTCCACTAGTTCCGTTAGTACCATTTGTCCCTGATGTGCCATTAGTTCCATTTGTACCTGATGTACCGTTTGTTCCTGATGTGCCGTTAGTACCATTTGTTCCTGAGGTTCCATTCGTTCCATTTGTACCTGAAGTTCCGTTTGTTCCACTAGTTCCGTTTGTGCCCGAAGTTCCATTGGTTCCTGAAGTTCCATTTGTACCGTTCGTACCATTTGTGCCTGACGTTCCGTTTGTACCACTTGATCCATTGGTTCCGTTGGTACCTGAAGTTCCATTTGTTCCATTTGTACCCGACGTACCATTAGTACCGTTAGTTCCTGAAGTCCCATTTGTACCATTAGTTCCATTGGTTCCATTCGTACCGCTAGTTCCGTTTGTACCTGATGTTCCATTTGTACCATTGGTACCTGATGTGCCGTTCGTACCATTAGTTCCTGATGTCCCATTTGTTCCACTAGTACCATTTGTACCGTTAGTACCACTAGTTCCATTCGTTCCGCTAGTACCGTTAGTTCCACTTGAACCATTTGTTCCATTAGTACCCGAAGTTCCATTCGTACCTGAAGTTCCGTTTGTTCCGTTAGTACCTGATGTTCCATTAGTACCTGAAGTTCCGTTAGTACCGCTAGTTCCATTTGTACCATTAGTACCTGAAGTTCCGTTTGTTCCACTAGTTCCGTTTGTTCCATTTGTGCCGCTAGTACCGTTGGTTCCTGATGTGCCGTTTGTGCCGTTAGTACCTGAGGTTCCATTTGTCCCGTTAGTACCACTTGAACCGTTTGTTCCATTTGTGCCGCTAGTTCCATTTGTGCCGCTAGTTCCATTAGTACCTGACGTTCCATTTGTCCCGTTAGTTCCTGATGTTCCGTTGGTACCGTTAGTACCTGATGTTCCGTTTGTCCCACTTGATCCATTGGTTCCGTTGGTTCCATTAGTCCCTGATGTTCCATTAGTTCCACTCGTACCATTTGTACCATTAGTTCCGCTAGTACCATTAGTTCCACTCGTACCATTTGTTCCCGAAGACCCATTAGTACCGTTAGTTCCTGATGTTCCGTTTGTTCCGCTACTACCATTTGTTCCATTCGTACCTGATGTACCGTTAGTTCCCGAAGTGCCATTGGTTCCTGATGTACCATTAGTTCCATTTGTACCACTTGTCCCATTAGTACCCGAAGTTCCATTTGTACCTGAAGTTCCATTAGTTCCGTTAGTACCGCTAGTCCCATTAGTTCCCGAAGTTCCGTTAGTACCATTAGTACCTGAAGTCCCGTTGGTGCCTGATGTTCCATTAGTTCCACTTGAACCATTTGTTCCGTTCGTACCACTAGTCCCGTTGGTTCCTGAAGTACCATTAGTGCCAGATGTCCCATTAGTACCTGACGTTCCATTTGTCCCGTTAGTTCCTGATGTTCCGTTGGTACCGTTAGTACCTGATGTTCCGTTTGTCCCACTTGATCCATTGGTTCCGTTCGTACCTGAAGTCCCGTTTGTTCCATTGGTCCCGCTAGTCCCGTTTGTTCCATTAGTCCCGCTAGTACCATTGGTTCCATTTGTACCTGAAGTCCCATCGGTACCATTTGTGCCCGACGTACCATTTGTCCCGTTAGTTCCCGAAGTACCATTCGTTCCTGATGTTCCATTTGTTCCGTTGGTACCTGAAGTTCCATTCGTACCTGATGTTCCGTTTGTACCATTGGTTCCACTTGTACCGTTAGTACCATTAGTTCCTGAAGTTCCATTCGTACCACTTGATCCATTTGTGCCCGAAGTTCCATTTGTTCCGTTTGTACCATTGGTTCCGCTTGTGCCATTCGTACCTGAAGTACCATTAGTTCCGTTAGTACCTGATGTTCCATTCGTACCGTTAGTACCTGAAGTACCGTTAGTGCCCGATGTTCCATTGGTTCCATTTGTACCTGAAGTTCCGTTTGTACCATTGGTTCCATTGGTTCCTGATGTTCCGTTTGTACCATTTGTTCCGCTAGTACCATTAGTCCCGTTTGTTCCACTAGTTCCGTTCGTACCTGATGTTCCGTTTGTACCATTCGTTCCGTTTGTACCTGAAGTTCCATTTGTTCCGCTAGACCCATTCGTACCATTAGTGCCAGAAGTTCCATTCGTACCTGATGTACCGTTAGTCCCACTTGAACCATTTGTTCCGTTTGTACCAGAAGTCCCATTAGTACCTGATGTTCCATTGGTACCATTCGTTCCTGAAGTTCCATTCGTACCACTTGATCCATTTGTTCCATTAGTGCCCGAAGTTCCATTGGTTCCGCTAGTTCCATTTGTTCCTGAAGTTCCGTCCGTTCCGTTTGTACCTGATGTTCCATTAGTGCCGCTTGAGCCATTTGTTCCATTCGTACCGGAAGTTCCGTTTGTTCCCGATGTTCCATTAGTACCTGAAGTACCGTTTGTACCATTTGTACCCGAAGTTCCATCAGTTCCGCTTGTACCGTTGGTTCCATTTGTTCCTGAAGTCCCATTGGTACCGTTAGTCCCTGAAGTTCCATTTGTACCATTAGTTCCCGAAGTCCCATTTGTACCGTTAGTTCCATTCGTACCATTGGTTCCTGAAGTTCCATTAGTTCCGTTCGTACCGCTAGTGCCATTCGTACCATTAGTTCCTGATGTTCCGTTGGTACCTGACGTTCCATTAGTTCCGCTAGTACCATTCGTACCATTCGTACCTGATGTCCCATTAGTTCCGCTAGTACCGTTGGTACCACTTGAACCATTAGTTCCCGACGTACCGTCAGTTCCTGAAGTTCCATTAGTACCGTTTGTGCCTGATGATCCGTTTGTTCCGTTAGTGCCTGAAGTCCCATTTGTACCGTTAGTTCCTGAAGTACCATTAGTTCCATTAGTACCTGAAGAACCATTGGTACCATTTGTTCCGCTAGTTCCGTTGGTACCATTTGTTCCACTTGTACCATTAGTACCGTTAGTTCCATTTGAACCGCTAGTACCATCTGTACCACTTGAACCGTTTGTTCCGTTAGTTCCTGAAGTACCATCAGTTCCACTAGTACCATCCGTACCATTTGTTCCGTTAGTACCACTTGTACCATCAGTCCCATTTGTACCTGAAGTTCCGTCCGTACCATTAGTACCACTTGAACCATCTGTTCCGTTTGTACCACTTGATCCATTTGTACCATCAGTTCCGCTCGTTCCGTCTGTTCCATTTGTGCCGCTAGTACCATCCGTTCCATTTGTACCATTAGTTCCGCTCGTTCCATTTGTACCATCAGTTCCGCTCGTTCCATCTGTTCCATTAGTTCCGCTAGTACCGTCCGTACCATTAGTACCACTTGAACCATCTGTACCGTTAGTTCCCGAAGTCCCATTAGTACCGTTAGTTCCATTTGTCCCTGATGTTCCATTTACACCAGACAAACCACTTGTCCCATCAGTACCACTTGAACCATCTGTACCGTTGGTGCCTGATGTTCCGTCAGTTCCATTAGTTCCGCTACTACCGTCAGTACCATTAGTACCATCTGTCCCACTTGTTCCATTTGTTCCTGAAGTTCCATCTGTTCCATTTGTACCCGAAGTTCCGTTAGTTCCACTTGACCCATCAGTACCATTAGTCCCTGAAGTACCATCTGTTCCGCTAGTTCCGTCTGTACCATTAGTTCCACTAGTACCATTAGTTCCGTTTGTTCCTGAAGACCCGTCTGTACCATTTGTACCTGAAGTTCCATCTGTACCATTAGTTCCACTTGTTCCATCAGTTCCGCTTGATCCGTTAGTACCATTAGTACCTGAAGAACCATTTGTTCCATCAGTTCCGCTAGTACCATCTGTCCCGCTAGTACCATCTGTACCATTTGTTCCACTCGAACCATTTGTTCCGTTAGTACCGCTAGTTCCATCCGTACCATTAGTTCCACTAGTACCATCTGTTCCATTTGTTCCTGAAGTTCCGTTAGTGCCTGAACTACCATTTGTACCATTGGTACCGCTAGTTCCATCCGTTCCGTTAGTCCCATTAGTCCCGCTTGTACCATCCGTACCATTAGTTCCTGAGGTTCCATTAGTACCATTAGTTCCACTTGTTCCATCTGTTCCACTAGTTCCGTTTGTTCCATCTGTTCCACTAGTTCCGTTTGTACCATCTGTTCCACTAGTTCCATCTGTACCATTCGTACCTGAAGTTCCATCTGTCCCGCTAGTACCATCTGTTCCGTTAGTTCCGCTAGTTCCATCTGTCCCGTTAGTTCCGTCAGTACCGCTAGTACCATCTGTACCTGAAGTTCCATTAGTACCATCTGTACCTGAAGTCCCATCAGTACCGTTTGTTCCGCTAGTACCATCTGTACCTGAACTACCATTAGTACCATTAGTACCGCTAGTCCCGTCTGTTCCGCTTGAACCATTTGTTCCGTCAGTTCCTGAGGTTCCGTCTGTCCCATTAGTCCCATCTGTACCTGAAGTCCCATTAGTACCACTTGAACCATTTGTTCCGTCTGTTCCACTAGTTCCATCTGTTCCGCTTGATCCATTCGTACCATCGGTACCTGAAGTTCCATCAGTTCCGCTACTACCGTCAGTACCATTAGTACCACTTGAACCATCTGTACCGCTAGAACCATCCGTTCCATTTGTACCTGAAGAACCATTTGTACCATCAGTTCCACTTGAGCCGTTAGTACCATTAGTTCCTGAAGTTCCGTCACTTCCGTTAGTTCCGCTAGTACCATCTGTACCATTTGTTCCGCTAGTACCATCTGTTCCATTTGTTCCGCTAGTACCATCTGTTCCGTTAGTTCCATTTGTTCCTGAAGTTCCGTCCGTTCCATTTGTTCCTGAAGACCCACTTGTTCCATCTGTACCACTTGACCCATCCGTTCCTGAAGTTCCATCTGTTCCACTTGTACCGTCCGTACCATTAGTTCCTGAAGTACCATCAGTCCCATTTGTGCCGCTAGTACCATTAGTTCCTGAAGTTCCATCAGTACCGTTTGTACCTGATGTCCCGTTAGTTCCTGATGTACCATTTACACCAGATAAACCACTAGTACCATCTGTTCCTGAAGATCCATCAGTTCCATTAGTACCACTTGTTCCGTCAGTACCATTTGTACCTGAAGATCCATCTGTTCCATTTGTGCCATCAGTACCGTTAGTCCCTGAAGTGCCGTCCGTACCATTTGTTCCGCTAGTTCCGTCCGTACCATTTGTTCCGCTAGTTCCGTCAGTACCATTCGTACCGCTTGTACCATCTGTTCCGCTTGTACCATCCGTTCCATTCGTACCGCTAGTTCCGTCAGTACCTGAAGTTCCATCTGTACCGTTTGTACCTGATGTACCGTCCGTACCATTAGTTCCACTTGTCCCATCTGTTCCGTTTGTACCTGAAGTGCCGTCAGTACCATTAGTTCCGCTTGTCCCATCTGTTCCTGAAGATCCATCAGTACCATCAGTACCACTTGTTCCATCAGTACCATTAGTTCCTGAGGTTCCATCTGTTCCATTAGTACCGTCCGTACCATTAGTTCCACTTGACCCGTCCGTACCATTAGTTCCGCTTGTCCCATCTGTTCCATTCGTACCGCTTGTACCATTTGTTCCTGAAGATCCATCAGTACCATCAGTACCACTTGTACCATCAGTACCATTACTTCCTGAAGTTCCATTCGTTCCTGAAGTTCCGTTAGTACCTGATGTTCCACTAGTCCCATTAGTTCCACTTGACCCATCAGTCCCATTAGTTCCGCTCGAACCGTCTGTACCATTAGTACCTGATGTTCCGTTTACACCCGATAAACCGCTAGTCCCGTCTGTACCGTTAGTCCCGCTAGTCCCATTTGTCCCCGAAGTTCCACCTGTGCCGCTTGTACCGTTTGTTCCACTTGACCCATTAGTACCATTTGTTCCTGAGCTTCCGTTTGTTCCATTTGTTCCTGAAGTTCCGTTTGTTCCTGAACTTCCGTTTGTTCCGTTTGTTCCTGAACTTCCGTTTGTGCCGCTAGTACCATTTGTTCCTGATGTACCATTTGTTCCTGAAGTTCCGTTTGTTCCTGAAGTTCCATCTGTACCATTTGTTCCTGAAGTTCCATCTGTACCATTTGTTCCTGAAGTTCCATTCGTACCGCTTGTACCATCTGTTCCGTTTGTTCCGCTAGTACCATCTGTTCCATTAGTACCTGAAGTTCCATTAGTACCTGAAGTTCCATTAGTACCATTAGTACCGCTAGTGCCGTCAGTTCCATTCGTACCGCTTGTACCATCTGTTCCGTTTGTTCCGCTAGTACCATCTGTTCCATTAGTACCTGAAGTTCCATTAGTACCTGAAGTTCCATTAGTACCTGAAGTTCCATCAGTACCGTTAGTTCCTGATGTTCCATTTGTTCCATTAGTTCCTGATGTACCATTTGTTCCGTTACTACCTGAAGTCCCATCTGTTCCATTAGTTCCTGATGTACCATTTGTTCCACTAGTTCCATTAGTTCCTGATGTACCATTTGTTCCACTAGTTCCATTAGTTCCTGATGTACCACTTGTACCGTTTACGCCCGATATTCCACTTGTACCGTTTGTTCCGTTTGTTCCGTTTGTACCACTAGTTCCATCGGTACCGTTAGAACCACTAGTTCCATCAGTTCCTGATGTTCCGTTGGTGCCACTAGATCCGTCAGAACCCGAAGTTCCATTAGTACCGGCAGATCCACTTGTTCCTTGAGCTCCAGATGTTCCACTTGACCCGCTTGATCCCGATGTGCCAGAAGTACCGGTTCCACCTGTAATTGAAAATGGGCTCCAATCTGATATAGTAAAATTCCAAGGAGGAAGATTTAATTTATAGTATTGAGTTCCCCCACTTACACCCGCGACCATACCTGCCCTTCTTCTTAAAAAAGGAATAGTGTCAAGATCTGACAAATTGTTTACGTTTCTAAATCCATCAATCCCATATAAAGGATCTATAACTGGATATTCATCAGAGGGTTCTGTTGGAGATATAAACCCAAGAACTTCAACGCCACCAGAAAGTTTAAAACTCATCATTTTTTATAAAAAATTTTAAGAACACATCCAACAGTCGGCATTTCCAAAGAAGCTGAAGAATGTTCTATATATGTTGTAATTTATTGCAAAACCATTTATATCTATAATTATCACGGTACCTATATTATTCATTGGAATATTATTACCTGTACAACCACTATTACTATCTCTAAACTCTGAAGGTTGAGATAATGTGGTCGGTATTAAAATGTATCCATAAGCAGTACCAAGACCGAAACTTACATATGTATTTGTAGGATTATTTGTTTGTACAAACGTTAACGAACCTATGTCTCCGCTTGTGATAGTAGTACCTGTAAATTTACCATAATAAATTCCTGGAAGTGCCGGCATCGGTGTTTTAGTCGGTGTCGGTGTAGGAGTTGGAGTTTTACAAGGACTAGATGTTGGTGTTGGTGTAGGTGTTTTAGTTGGTGTAACGGTAGGATTAGGGCTCTTAGTTGGTGTAGGTGTTGGTGTTTTAGTAGGACATGGATCGTTTGTTGGTGTAGGAGTAGGCGTTGCCGTCGGTGTAGGCGTAGGCGTTCTTGTTGGTGTTATTGTAGGTGTCGGTGTCTGAGTTGGTCTTGGAACATTCAAAATGTTAGGACAAGTACCATTTTGTGTTAAAATTGTATATGTTCCATAAATTTCTCTTGGTGGTACTAAAAGGTTTGGATAAAACTCAAAAGGTAAAACTACGTTACCTAAATTTATTGTACCATTAAAGTTGTCAGGTTGGAACAAGACACTTGCGTTTTCACCACTGAAATTAATACTTTGTATTGTAATACTCAAACTCATATTAACTACCTATTTCTATAGCCAAACAAATTTCTCCGTTTTCTTTTATTAGTCTTGACATATCGGCAAATGATATTGTTGCACTACCATTTTTACCCCAAGACTTACCCCAACTATTTTTTATCCTAAAAGTTTTATTTTTTTTATCAACACCATTAACAACGTAAGCATGACCACCAACTAGTTTACCACCAACTTTAATCATACCAGTTTTAGTTGGGTAAAACATGTTAGAATACCAATTAGTACCTACGACAACAGGTCCATATTTAAAAACTGTGTCAATCAAAGTGTTTAGGTCAAACGCCCAAAAATAAGATTGTACTTTACCAATTTTTTTTAAATATTTTACCCCACCCCTAACTGATGTACCATCATAGTTTTCACCAACCCATTGATCCAATTTTTGTGCGTTAATATAAATATCATTTGGTTTTATAATTGGTGGTATTCCTGACTGACTTACAGGTCCATCTTCTAACCAATGAGCCCAAGAGTAACCAACACATTGAGGTGTGTTCCCTTGATTCCCCCACCAACCATTGTCGTCCCAATATTTGCTATTTAAATTTTGATTTGTTTTAATCCCAATCAAAGATGTTATTTTTGATAAATTATTTTTAATTAAAAAGTTCAAGTCACGACCATCCATTTTGTAATACCTACCTAGCTTAAAAGGTATTGTCGTTGGGTTAGGAATAAAAGTTGTTGTAGTGGTAAGTATGTTGTCATTTATGTTATAAGTTAAGTCATTAGGTAAACATTTTGTTGTATCACAATCAGGGCAATTCGGATCAAAAAGATTAAATTTATACTTTAGTAAATTAAAATTGTGTTTTACTTCATCTGAAGTCAATGGTTCAATATACATTCTAAATTGTGATATGGCACCTTCAAATGTCCCACCAAAGTTTTGTTCCAATAGAATGTTAGTGGTTAAAGATGATAATGATGTACCACTCAAAATATTATTAGGAAGACACTCCGGATCCTGAATATAATTTGAAGTAAGTGCCGAACAAGATGAAAACGTTAAGTTTTCATGTAATCCCTGAGTACCACCACCCCATGAAATGTTGAATGGAACTCCTATTTGTTTTTCTTTGTCCGTAAATAATCCTCTTGGTATTACTTCTTCAAAGTTTTCTTTTGTATATATTTTTTTTCCGTTAACATAAATTTTTAGTCTACCAAGTCTATATTTTTTATCATCCAACCAAGTCTTGTTCAAATTAACTAATTCTATAGTGTCACCATTTTTATCATTATGAGTCAATGGCGGACGAATAAGTTCAACCGCATTATTAGCCAAAGATTCCAAATATTCAAATTTTGTAATATCCCCTAAACCACCAAAAAATTTGAGATCGCAAAAGTCATACCAAGAATATCTTTCCCATACTACATTTACTAAAAACCAATGCTCATAATTAAGAAAATCAGGATTTACAATTTCACAATATGGGTATATAGGTGGCGTACAAAATTCTTCTATTGTATAACCAGTCATATAAGTTTGACCTGTAACACATGTTCCTGTTGTTTCACAACCACCCGTAAATCTTAAAACTTTTACCCCTATCTGTGGGTTTTTTACATCGCCACACAATTTGAAAGCTATGTTATTTGACATAACATCAAAAAGTGGATCTGTTTCACAAGTGTACTCAATAGATGTAAAACCCGTTGTTTCACATGTTGTACATTCATCACAACTATCACATTTTGTACAACTTGGTGTACATATTGGTGTTGGTATTTCACATACAGGAGTAGGTGTTGGGGTTGGTGTCGGAGTTGGTGTTGGTAAAATTACTGTTTCACATTTGTGTGTTTGACATTCCCAACCACATATTTGACACGGTTTTTCTTCACAACCACAACCACAACTTACGGATATTTTTCTGTCACCTTTACATTTGTCACAACCGTAATTTATATGTGGGTCGTGCTTATCATTCAAAGACCTTGGTGGATAAACATATATACATCGACTGTTTGTTATTGTTTTATCACAACAAGAACATGTCGATGGACAACCACTAAGTTTTTCTGTAACTCTTGTATAACCAGTCAAACAACTTGGGTGTCCATCCGCGTGGTGATAAAACTTGTTTTCAGCCCTTGTACCAAAATAAAAAAATGTGTTTTTATTTTGTGGGTAAATTTGATTTAAAGTTGTTTCTGAGGGTAGTGGGTTATATTCATTAACAAATCTAGGTTTCAATAACATTTCAACCGACCAACCTTTAGACATTCTTTCGGGTAAAACTTCATAATCAAATCCAAATAACTTATAAAATCCTTGATAAAATCCACCATACAATTCGTGATATTTACCATATTGTATGTTTTCTTTGCTTACAATCTCATAGAGTGTATTTTTTGGTATGCCTGAAAATCGATTATATGATTCTGTGTATCCTGTTACTTGAAACATTTTCATTCTTCTATCGAAATACAACCTATTAAATTTTAAATAGTCGTCATATAAGCCTTCCGTATAATTTAAGGTTTCACCTGTCATTTTATTAACAAGACCATTATCAATACCTGTAAGACCCACATCACACAATGTGCTTGATGAAAAACACCCTAAATCTTTATTTTCTGGATTGTAATAGTTTTGTGAAACAAAAACGTTGTTAGGATTAAAATTTTTATAAGTTAATGTGAGCCATTGAGATGTTAAAGGGTTATTGATATCTATGTTTATTGGTAATTTATTACCATAAGTTTCAGCAATTAGGTATGGTGAAAATATTACTTCTTCATTATAGTTTCTTTCATCTGAAGCCAATGACATGTCCATAGAATCATAAACAGTATTGATTTTGTACTTTTGAAACACATATTGATTAATATTTTGCTCTGCCATTCTTTTTATTTAATAAATACAACAGATCAAAGTATTTATATAAAAAACTGTTTATGTCATATTCAAATAATTTACTAAATGAAGACAAACCAAAAAACACGGGTTCAGTTATTAGTACGCTCAAAAAATACAAAGATTCCGCAATCAGTGAAATGAAAGAAACAAGATTACTTGTGAAAATATTAATATCCGCAACTAAGGACTATCTAAAGAAAAAAGATTTTGATTTGAAGGATGATGAAAAAAAATTTATCAAAGATCAGTCTTCTGATATTTTAAAATTAATTCCTTTGATTGTATTCCAATTAGTTCCAGGTTCAAGTATCGCAACTCCATTTATTTTGAAATTAAGTGAAAAACTCGGAATTAAATTGAATAGTAAAATTCCTGAAAAATATAAAAAAGAAACCGAAAAACAATCCAAAACTGAAATAGATGAATTAGTAACAGATGATGGGTCCCCTATAGGATCGAATGTACCGTTACTTAAATTGAGTCATCATCCAAGAAAAACTATGGACCAAACCGCAAGAATGTCAAGGGTAAGTCAATTTCCATTTATTAGGGTTTATTACGGTGAGTCTGAAGAAGACAAACCAACTATCGATGAAGTGGATCAATCGGAATCTTTTGGTTTTCAAGAAACTAAAAATGCAAAAACTTACAATCAGGCAAATAAAATATTAAAAAATAAATTGGATGTAGAAGACCCAATAGATCGGGATATAAGATTGAAGAGATTGGGGTTTGATAAAAAGTTAGATAGACAGTTAAAACAAGAAAAAAGACAAGGTAAATGTAAAAACTGTTTTACAAAAAGGAGATTATCTGAATTAGAAAAAGAAAAAATTGATACTATAATTGATGAAATTCTATTGAATAAAAAAACAAATAATGATGATATTGTAAAAAAAGAAAAAGAAGATACTAATTCAGAAAATATTGTTTTTAAAATTATAAAAAGGAATTTACAATCAATTAAAAAAATTGCTGAAAAAGAATCTATTAATATAAACAAATTAGTACAAATTCTAAAAAAAGGTGAATAAAAATTTATATAATAAAATTATTTATATACCAAAAGAAATTTTGGATCATTTGACTATTTGTTTCGAAAGAGTGCCTAATTCAGATTCTTCGATAGAAGGTCACAAAAGAAATGAAGATTTAAGATCTTCTAAACAAGCAACATTTCAACAACTCGAAAGAATTGACAATTGGTTTAGATATTATAATGGTAACAAAGAAGACGCCCCTTATGTTTTAAATGGAGGTGACACAATGAGAAATTGGGTTACGAACACAATAAAAAATTTAAGAGATGGTGATGACTTCACAAAAAAAATAGAAAATGAATATATGCCTGAAGAACCGGTTGATAAAAACTTTTTAAAAGACTTAGGACCTTTAGCGAGTGAGTTTGATCCTGGTGATGAAACTGATAATTTAAAAATAAAAGAAAACCTAATAAGGATAAACGATTTAATTAAAAAAACACTTTAAAATGCCAACATTAGAACCTATGGATTATAGTCAACCTAATAATTTGTTGACAAAATACGCAGATCAAGAAAGAAAAAAATTGATCCCAAAAAATGATTATAAAACCGAAAACCAATATTCGTCAACTAATAAAGATGCTCTAAGTGATGGTGACGAAAAAGGTAGAGGTACTGGTGTCTTTTTAGATACCGCAAACGGTGGTACCAAAACTGACGTATTGGAAAGGAAGTCGGAAATTGTGATTAATAAATATAAAGCAGATAACCCATATCCTTACGCATCTTTACAATAATGAAACTTTACAATTCTTTTAAAGATATTATCGTTGAGGTAGCATCAATATCAACTATCGTCGATGCAATTAAAAAAAAACGTCGAGTGATAGTTTATTACGATGGTGATGAACCAGGCGGTAAAGGTTTAAGAATTATAGAGCCGGTTTGTTTTGGTTATAGTAAGGCAAATAATCCCGTTTTAAGGGCTTGGGACATGGAAGGTGCTTCTCATAGATCTTATAAGGGAAAAAAACCACTTCCAAGTTGGCGTTTGTTTAGAGTTGATAAAATAATAGCACTTAAACCAACAATGGAAAAATTTAACGAACCAAGACCAAACTACAACCCAAATGGTGATAAAAGTATGTCAAGAGTTATAATTAACGCAATTTTTGATTAAAAAAAAATATTATGAACACAGAACAAGCACTATTACAAAAACTGGCAATATCAAAAAAAATAATGCAAAGACACGATGATATAGGTCGTAACACTGTAAAAGAATCTTCGGCGAATACCGTAGATGTAGAATCTTATCAACCAATGAATGCAAGTTATAATATTCCACAAGAATATTTGTCAGAAGAAGCTGTAAGGAAACAACAGGTACAATACGAAAATACTGAAGATAAAATTTTAAATTCTAGACTTCCCGATGAAATAAAAAAATTAATGATTGAGCATCCTATCCAACAACCATCTAACCCAATGAATAGTTCAGTACTATCTGATGACCTTGTGGAAAAAGCATCAAGACTTATGAATGTAAATGCAAAAGGGGATCCTACAAGTCCACAAAGAATGCAAACACAACTTTTAGAAAGTAATATACAAAATAAAAGTTTAAACGAAAACACAATTAGAAATATTGTTAGAGAAACTGTTCAAGATGTTTTAAGAGAAAATGGACTTTTAACAGAATCTGAATCAAAAACTAATGACATTTTTAAGTTTAGAGTTGGTCAACATATATTTGAAGGGAAACTTTTAAAAGTAAAAAAAATAGCCAAGTAAAATCATATTCTTTATAAATTAACCCCGATCTTTTTAGGTTGGGGTTTTTTATTTTTTGAGTTGATATTTCCACATACTTTGGGTATATTTTTATTATGGAAAAAATTAATGTATTAGTGTTACCTTCGGATCAGTCAGGTGTGGGTAAGTATAGATCGGTAGATCCGCATGTTAAATTACAAAACATGTATCCCGATGAATTTCATGTTGATATTGATTATCAACCAAATGTGAATGATTTAAACTATTTTAAAAAATATCAAATTGTACATTTTCATAGATGTATTGGGCAAGATTATGAAAAGTCTGTTGAGTTAATTAACACTTTGAAACAACAAGGTGTTGTTGTTATTGGTGACATAGATGATTATTGGTTACCAACAAAAGAACATCCTATTTATCATTTAATTGTTACAAACAAAATAAATGAAAGAATTCTTAAAAACTTAAAGGCGTGTTCTTTTGTTACAACAACTACTGAAATATTTGCAAATGAAATTAAAAAGTTTAATAAAAACGTAATAGTACTTCCAAACGCAATTGATCCACAAGATCCACAATATAATGAAAAAACTTTACCTTCAGATAAAGTTCGAGTAGGGTGGTTAGGGGGATCATCACATTTACACGATATTAAACTACTTGATGGTATGGTAAGTAAATTATCACCAATACAAGAAAAAATTCAATATCATCTTTGTGGTTTTGATACAAGAGGTGTCGTAACAGAAATTAATAAACAAACTGGCGAAAAAGTACAAAGACCAATAAAACCAGAAGAAACAGTTTGGGTAAGATATGAAGAAATTTTCACTAACAATTATAAAATTGTGTCACCTAAGTACAAAGAATTTTTGAACAAGTTTGATGATCAAGAATTTTTTGGTTTGGAAAAAGAAAACTACGTAAGAGTATGGACTAGACCTGTCACATCTTATGCAAAAAACTATTCTAAGTTTGACATTTCTTTAGCTCCAATAAAAAATCACGTCTTCAATAGAATGAAATCCCAATTGAAAGTTATTGAGGCGGGTTTTTATAAAAAAGCGATAATAGCTTCAAATGTTGGTCCCTACACAATTGACTTAAAACATGCATTAAACAAAGGTGAATTTGTTGATGGAAATGCTTTATTGGTTGATGAACATAAGAATCACAGTGATTGGGCAAAATACATAAAAAAATTAGTGGATAACCCAAATATGATTATAGACTTAGGTGAAAGATTATATGAAACAGTCAAGGATAAATATGATTTAAATAACGTAACAAAAACAAGATCAGAATTTTACAAATCTTTAATTAAATAAATTACATATGATTAATATACCAATTACAAAAATATTATTTTTAGATATAGAAACTGTCGGTGGGTGTCCAGACTTTGATTCTTGTCAAAAATTTAGTCCAAAGATTGCGGATCAATTTGTTAAATACTACGATTGGTTTCAAAAAAGATTTCCCGAAGATCACATCGAAGTCCCAAAGACAAAAAAAGAACGTGAAGAAAAAATGAATTTTGTATTCAAAAAAAGAGCCGCTTTAGTTCCTGAGTTTGCTAAAGTAGTTTGTGTTTCTATGGCGTTTGTTTTAGAAAATGGTGAAACAAAAAAACAAACCTTTTCTGGTGACGACGAACAAAAACTTTTGTTAGAAGTTAGAAATCTTTTAGATCGTTGTCATAAGTTAGATTTTTATCTTTGTGGGCACAATCTTAAAAACTTTGACATACCGATGTTAGCAAAAAGAATGATTATAAATGGTATAATGCCATCTAAAATCTTACCTTCATATGATACTAAACCTTGGGAAATTAAGGCTATTGATACTAAAGAAATTTGGCAGTACGGGGCTTACAGTTCAATAGGATCATTAGATTTGTTGTGTTCTTGTTTAGACATACCAACACCTAAAGATGGTGAAGTTACGGGTGATAAAGTACACAACGCTTATTGGGAAGAACAAAAACTAAAAGAAATATCAGATTATTGTGAAAAAGATGTTGATGTATTAGTCGAAGCAATAATGAAATTAAAAATTTTAAAATAATGAATAAAGGAGATTTGAATAAAATACTATCACAAACAAAAGATTTAGAAAGACTTTTTGGTGATAATGAAATTAATGAAGATGTTGAATTAAACAATCTTATGAATGAATATGGTATAGATCTTAATGAATTGGAAAAAGTATTTACTGACGACATTCCGAAAGTCCAAATGAAAATCAAACTATCACATGAAAGTGCGGTGTTACCTAAGTTTGCATATAATACAGATTCAGGGTTTGATTTGTATTCCGTAGATGAATATACAATACCACCTTTGGGAAGATCTTTGATATCCACAGGTATTATTATTGACGTTCCCGAAAATCATGAAATTCAAATAAGATCTAAAAGTGGATTAGCAATCAATCAAGGTTTGTTTGTACTTAATTCACCAGGAACTGTTGATCAAGGGTATACAGGTGAAATCAAAGTTATTTTATTTAACACCAATAACGAAGAATTCAGGATTACAAAAGGGATGAAGGTGGCACAAGCCGTGTTATGTCCAGTTGTTTGTGGTAAGTGGATTGATATTGTAAAAGTTTCTGATGTTGAAAACAAAGATAGGAAAAATAACGGGTTTGGTAGCACAGGATTAATCTGATATAAAATGATCACAGTAATTTACTCCACACATAAAGATGTGGAATATAACAATAAATTTAAAAATCACTTAAAAAACACTTGTGGTGTTGAAGATATTCAAATATTGGAATATATTAACCATAATAAATTTTCTTTGTCACAAGTTTACAATAGTGGTATTACCGAATCTAAATACGATATTGTAGTTTGTTGTCACAATGATATAAAATTAGAAAAAAATTGGGGAAAAAAACTTTTAGATGATTTTTTTAAAAATCCAGAATTTGGTATAATAGGTAAAGCAGGTTCTTGTTATTTTCCCGAATCAGGTGTGTATTGGGAAAAACTACATCAAACAATGGTAGGACAAGTGTATCATTTTCCACCTGGTCAAAAAAAGTTTTTGAGTAAATATTCACCAAAATTACCTCAATTAATACCTGTAGTCACAATAGATGGTTTATTTATTTCATTTGATAAAAATAAAATTAAACATAAGTTTGACGAATCATTTGGTAAATTTCACTTTTATGATCATGGTTTTTCTGTTCCCAATTATGTTGATGGGGTTAAAATCGGGGTAACATCATCGTTTGAAATAACGCACGAATCGGTAGGTCAACCAAACCAAGAATTTTGGGAAAGCAAAGAAAAATTCTTAAATAAATGGAAAAAAGTTTTGCCTTTGGATATAAAACCCCAAAATGTTTTTATTAATGAATTAAACTTTAAAAAAAATAAAAAACTAAAAAAAGTCGCGGTTATAATACCAACCAAAGGTAAAACTGAACTGTTGTTTGATTGTGTAAAATCTTTATATGAAAAATGTGATAATAGTGTTTTCGATGTTTTTATTGCAGATACAGGATCATCAGATAATGAAAAAAATTTTATAAAAAAAAATATACTTTCTCTTGGTAACGTTACACTAATAGAATATGACTATTATAATTTTTCTAAAATCAATAATGATGTAGTAAAAAATCACATAAGTGAAAAATATGAATTTTTACTTTTTTGTAACAACGATATAAAATTGTTAAACGATGCAGTTAGTGGTATGTTAGAAGTTTTTTCTAAAAAAAATAACGCAGGTACTGTTGGGATCAGGTTACACTTCAGGGATAATACTATTCAACATGATGGTGTTGCGGTAGTTTTCAGGAGTAATACACAATCTATTGACGTTGGTCACTTAAATTTTAGGAATTATTTTAATTATAAAATTGGGTTGAACGAAACATTCGGCAACACTGGCGGATTTATGATGATAAGAAAATCAACATTTATCAAATTAGGACTCTTTAATGAAAACTATATTTCCTGTCTTGAAGATGTAGAACTAAATATAAAATGTTTATTGTCAGGATTAAAAAATTATACCGATTCTTCTTGTGTTGGGTATCATTATGAATCTCAAACAAGAAATGATGAAAAAGAAAAAAATGAAAAGTACAAGTACGATTATTTACAAAATTTGTTACCATTTATACAAACAAATATAAGCAAATTAAAAAATCATATTAAAGTTATATAGTTTATGGAACCATTAATAAATATAATTACAAGAACATCAAACAGGCCCAACAATTTTCAAAAAACCTTGAGTTCTATTCGTCAACAAACATACAAAAACATAAACCACATAGTATGTACTGACGATGTTGAAAGTATGGATTATGTAATTAATTCGGGAATTAAGTCTTTTTTATTTTTGAACAAAGAAAATTTAATTAGTAATGACAAAAATCCAAACCCAAATACAGGGCCGTATTCACCACATAACCTTTATTTCAATGAAGTTCATAAATACATTAAAGATGGTTGGGTCATATACCTTGATGACGATGATAGATTTGTGGATTCATTTTCTTTAGAAAATGTTGTTAAGTTAATTAATAATAATGATGAAGATACTTTGATAATTTGGAGAATGATTTATTCAAACGGATCATTTTTGCCTTTAGATGTATCTCCGTCGAGACCACCAAGAATAGGAGGTATAGGTGGTTCCTGTTTTACATTTCATTCTAAATATATTAATATTGCAACATGGGATAGTTGGAAATGTAGTGATTTTAGAGTCATTGATAGATTATATAAACAAATACCAAAAAATATTTTTAGCGCAGAACCAATTATATTTGTACCATCGGCAGGTTTTGGTTTGAAAAAAGATATATAACCATTAATTATTATATATGGATTTTAATCAAGTACACGTTTCGTCAGTTTTAGAAAAATATTTTGGCGATGGTTTTAGAAAAAAATGGAATTTAAAAAATTCTTATGATGAAAATTTACCTTGTGTTTTTGTTGGGCTTTACAATGGTGAAGATATAAAAAAATTTGTAAATCATAAATCTTATAGAATTGTAATTTGGGGTGGTGCAGATATGGTGTCTAGTCACCTGAATTTGGTTGCTAAATTAATAAATGATGGTAGAACTTTTACTTACGCCTACCCAGGATATTTTTCGAACATTTTAACAAAACATAATTTAAAACACAAACAAATATATATTCCTTTCAAAGATTATTCTATGTTTAAACCAACACCTCTTGGTGAAAAAATATATGTGTACTATGGAATACATGGAAACAAACCTGATTATTTTAATTGGGACACAATAATTAAACCTATCATAAAACATTTTGGTGAAGAAAATGTAATTTATTCAAAATATAAAACTATAGATTTTTTGAAAGAAAATTTCTATGAAAAAAGTTTTGTTTATTTAAAAACAAACGAAAAAGGTGGTTGTACAACTATGTTTGAGTTAGGTCATATGGGTCGTAAAACCATAGGAATCGGTCATGAAGGTCTGCCTAATTTTGTTAGTTACAAAAATATAAATGATATCATTAACAAAATAGAAATAGAAAAAAATAATATTGGGAAAATTATGACTGACATTTCTGACAAGACAAAAAAAATATTTACAGGTAATGAATGGTTAAATTTAAAATTTTGGGCCAAATAGATATATGTTAGAACTAAGAAAAAACGAAGAAAAATACTACAACTTTATAAGAATTTTAAGGAATGACCCAACAAATCAAAAAGGTTTTTTGGATAAAGTTAATATAAGTGAAAATGATCAGAAATTATATATGGATAAATATGGTGATTGTTACTATGTTTGTCTTAAGGATGAAATACCTTGCGGTTACATCGGTGTGGTAGAAAATGACATAAGAATATGTGTCGACAATAGTTTTAAAAAACTTGGTGTTGGTAAATTTATGCTCAGTGAGGTTGTTAAAATTTTTCCAGACGCAAAGGCAAAAATTTTAAAAACAAATACAGCTAGTTTGAACCTGTTTATTAAAACAGGGTTCAATGTTGTTAGTAATGATAATAATTTATTTTATTTAGAATATGGAATACAGAAGACCTAAAAATAACCCATTCAAAGTGGTACAACTTTTCGAAGATGAAGTTGCTGATTATACCGGTGCGCCGTATGCGGTTTCCGTAGACAATTGTACAAATGCATTGTTTTTAGTGTGTAAGTATTTAAAAGTTAACCAAGTAACCATTCCATCAAAAACTTATCTTTCCGTACCCCAATCAATCATACATGCCGGCGGTGAAGTCATTTTTGATAAAAGAAATGAAACAAACAATTGGAAAGGAATCTATCAACTTAAGCCATACCCAATTTACGATTCTGCAAAAAGATTCACTTCAAACATGTATATATCAGGTTCCTTTATGTGTTTATCATTTCACATTAAAAAACATCTAAAAATAAGTAAGGGTGGGATGATACTTACGGACAATTTAGATGCGGTTAAATGGTTTAAAAAGGCAAGATATGAAGGTAGGAGTGAAAAATTATATCATGAAGATGATATCGATATGTTGGGATGGAATATGTATATGACTCCCCAACAAGCATCACACGGATTATCCCTCATGCAAAATTATCCACTACACGTTTCAGATTTAGGAGAAAATAATGGTTACAGAGATCTTACAGAATTTTCTGTTTTTAAAAATTGTAAAATAATAGAATGAAAAAAATAATAAATTTTACGCCTACAGGAACACAGACAACAAGAGAAAATTCTTTAGCTCCTTTACACCCAAATGAAATTATAGAAGAGGTTCACGAAGCATATGACTTGGGTATAACTATGGTGCACATTCATGCTAGAGATCCTAAAAATTTTTCTAACACATATAAGTCAGAAATTTATGGACAGATAATTGATGGAATTAGAAAAAATTGTTCTGATTTAACAATTTGTGTTTCGTTAACCGGCAGATTATATCCCGAGTTTGAAAAAAGATCTGAAGTATTGGAATTAATGCCCGACATGGGATCACTAACAATGTCATCATTGAATTTTCCTCAAGGATCTTCAGTCAACGAACCTGAAATGATTTTGAAACTAATTGAAAAAATGAATGATTTTGGTGTAGTACCAGAAATTGAATGCTTTGATTCCGGCATGTTAAATTATACCAAATATCTTATGGGAAAAAAAATATTAACAGGACCAAATTACATAAATGTTATTTTTAGCAATATCTTTAATGCTCAGCTAGACATATCAACGGTATCGTCAATAGTGAATAATTTACCAGAAAATTCCAAAGTTTGTTTCGGTGGTATAGGTAAACACCAACTTAACTCAAATATTTTAGGTTTAATTTATGCCGATGGTCTGAGAGTTGGGTTAGAAGATAATTTATATCTTAAAGACAAACAAAAAGCAAAAAATATTGATTTATTAAAAAGAACACATAGTATTATAGAAAATATGGGAATGGACATCATGTCCCCGATCGAATTTAAAAACTTGGGTTTTGGAAATAAAAAAATTAATAGTTATAGGTAAAAGTGACCCTGTGATTACAATGATCACAGACAATTTGGAATCAAATGAAATTTTCCCAAAAATTGAAATATATAATAATCTAAAATTACCAATAGTCCACCCAATTGAAAATGAAAATTTTTTGATCGATTTCACGGAAAATTTTCAGGATTCAGATTATTTCTTTTTAGGTGTCAACAAATCAGAAAATAAATTTTCAGTTTTCAATTTATTTAATCTTGATAAAAATAAATTTATAAAAATAATTCATAAGTCAGCGCAAATATCCAAAACATCAACATTAGGTTTTGGATGTTTAATAAACTCATCTGTTTCAGTTGCCGGACACACAACCATCGGTGATTTTGTTTCAATTAATAGAAATTCTTCTATTGGTCATCACACAATAATAAATAATTTTGTTACTATAAATCCTGGCGTAAATATAGCTGGATTTGTAGAAATTGGTGAAAAAACAACAGTAGGTATGGGATCAAATATAATTGATAACGTAAAAATAGGTAAAAACGTAATAATAGGTGCCGGATCTTTAGTAACTAAAGATATTCCTGACGATGTTGTTGCTTATGGTAACCCATGTAAAATTGTTAGAAAAAATGAAAAATAACTTACACATTATAACTCCTTTATTTAGATATGAAAACTTAACAAACATATATAACTCTATTTTGGCCAATGAAGATATTATTTGGCACATATCACACACAAAAAAAAGACCATTACCCGATTTAGAATTTTTAAAAAGTAATAATGTAAAAGTTTATAGTGTAGATTGTGAAGATAGTGAAATATATAAAAAAAGAAATGCGGTTTTTCAAAATATAAAAAATGGGTATTTTTGTTTTTTAGATGACGACACTATTTTTCATGAAAATATGTATTTTAAATATTTAGAGTGTATAGAACATAATTTTAGAGGTATGTTAGTTGGACAACAATTATCATTTGACAATAATTTGAGATTGATATCAAGTAAACCAGCCTTTGGTAGAATTGACACGGGTAATGTTCTTTGTAACTTCAAATGTTTAGAAAGTTGTAAGTGGCCATCTGAACACAAAGAAGGTGTAAATTCTAAGGATTTTCTTTTTTGGGAATCTGTATATAATTATTACGGTATGAAATGCGCCATTTGGAATCAACCAATAAGCTACTACAATAAACTATCAACTACGTTGAAATGACGAATAGAAAAAAGGTAAATCAAAACGAGGAAACAGAAATCAAATCATTTTCAAAAAAAGAATTTATTAATACAGTTATTAAGAAAAAACAAAAAAATAAATTTTTATCACCAAATCAGGAAGAATATTATAACATACTAAAAGAAAATCAAATCACAATTTGTTCAGGACCGGCGGGCGTAGGTAAAAGTTATATATCTATGAAGGCGGCTGTCGATCTTCTTATGGACCCAAACAACGCCTACGAAAAAATAATTATTGTGAGACCTGCCGTCGAAGCTGAAGAAAAACTTGGTTCATTACCAGGTAATTTAGAAGAAAAACTAGATCCGTATATTTTTCCATCATACTATCTTTTAAATAAAATAATTGGTAAAGAAGCAAGAGAAAAACTTAAAGAATCTGAAATTATCGAAGTATTTGCCTTGGCATACATGAGAGGTATGAATATTGACAATTCTATATTAATTTTTGAGGAAGCTCAAAATTCAACACCAAATCAAATGAAATTATTGTTAACTAGAATTGGTTTCAATAGTAAATTTTTTATATCAGGTGACTTAGAACAAACAGATAGATACAAAGATAAAAAACAATCAGGACTTTATGACGCACTTCAAAGATTTCAAAATGTGGATGATATTGGTGTATATGATTTTAGAAATGCTAAAAATGTTAGAAACCCATTAATTGGTAAAATACTAAATGAATATGACAAAGAGAATAGGGATTGAAATTAATGGTGTTCTAAGGGACACAATAGGTAAGTTCAAACAACTTTATGAAAAACATTTAGTAGATGTTGATCATGATGAAACACTACAATCTTTTGATTTGGAATTTGATCCTGAAAATTCTGGATCTACAGAATTGTCAATCATCGAAGATAAAACATTTTTTAATTATGAAATAAAAAATGAAGTAACATCATTAAATTTAATGAATCATTTTGCTTTCAGATCAAAAGATGAACTTTATTCTTTTATGTATGAAGACTACACTATGGAACTTTTTGGACATGCGCCATCAACAGAAATTAACACCTTCAATATTTTAAATGATTTATATTATAAAATTAGAGAAAATCACGATTTGATTATTGTTTCTGATGAAATTGGTAAATCAAAACCATCATCACTTTTTTTCTTATCAAAATTTGGTTGTCTTATCGAAAAGGTTTTGTTTTATAGTGAAGTCACAAAAAATAAAATGTTTGATGAAATAGATGTTTTACTTACATCAAACCCTGCATTATTATTGACTAAGTATGAAGATAAAACTTTAGTTAAGTTTGAAACTGAATATAATAAACATATAGATTGCAACTTCACTATAAGATCACTTTCTGAATTTGAAGATGTAATAAATAAAATAAATACATAATGTTCAAAATACTCAATGAAAATTACTACGTTGATCTTGACGCTTTAGAAGACCACGTAAACATGACAAGTACAAGTGGGGAACCACAAATACATTTGGTAAAGTACGAAACTATAAAATCTATGCTAGAAACGGTACTTACTGAGTCTAATGAAGTTGATGAAAATTTAGGACTTAAAAGTCACGAATTATCAATTCCTTTCAAAATAGCATTCAATACACTTTTGATGAAAAAAATAATAAACAAATTATAAAAATATGAATACAGAACAAATATCTAAGTTAGAAAAGTCTATTCAGAACATGAAAGACAAAAAATCAAGAATTTATTTTTTGGTACAAGACACCAAAGGTAATGCCAAGGCATCAGTTAGATACATCTATCAAATGGCTATGGACTTAAAACATGAAGGATTCAATCCTATAATTCTACATGAAAAACCAGATTATTTTGGTGTTACTGATTGGTTGGGTGAAGAATATATGAATGAATTACCACATAAGGCAATAGAAGGGACAAATTTAGATGTTTCTCCTGAAGATTTAATAATTGTTCCTGAAATATATGGATTTGTAATGGATCAAATCACTAAGTTACCTTGTGGAAAAATTGTACTATGTCAATCTTATGATTATATTTTTGAAACCCTTCAACCTGGTCAAACTTGGCCGTTATTAGGGTTTTTGAAATGTTTAACAACTTCCGAAAATCAAAAAGAATATATAAAAAATGTAGTTAGAAATATTACAGTTGACGTGGTCGAACCCAAAATTTCTTCTTGTTTTAAGAAACAAGAGTTACCACCAAAAACAATAGTTTCGATTCACACAAGAGATCACAGAGACACAACAAATTTGATTAAAACTTTTTATGCTAAGTTCCCACAATATAGATGGATCACATTTAGAGATCTTAGAGGTCTTTCAGAAACAGAGTTTGCACAAGCAATGAATGATAGTTTTGTATCAATTTGGGTAGATGAAAATAGTGGATGGGGAACTTTTCCATTGGAATCTATTAAAATGGGAATTCCTGTCATTGGATTAGTACCAAACTTAGTACCAAATTGGATGAATGAAGATAATGGAATTTGGATAAATAACAAAAACATGTTACCAGATGTAGTTGCGGATTTTATACAAAATTGGTTAGAAGATAATATTAATCCTGAACTTTACGTAAATATGGATAAAACATCGGAAAGTTTATCATCTGACGAAAAGTTCAAAAATGATGTAATCACATTTTTTAATGATGTACTCGCTACAAGATTAGAAAGTTTTGAATCACAATTAACTAAAACAGAAACAATTTAATATATGGAAAATAATAATACAATATCGGTTATATTACCTATAAAATCAGGTAAAGCAAGAAATTTTGAAGAGTACTTCAATAGATGTATTACATCAGTAAAAAATCAAAAAGATTACATAAATGAACTAATCATAGTTTACTGTGATGAAAAATTCTTGTCAGAACATATTGAAAACTATGATTTTGAAGAACTAAATGTAACTAAGTTAGTTTGGGATAAAGAACCCAATTTTGCGGACCAAATTAACTATGGCGCAACATCATCAAACTCAAAATGGATTTCTTTGTTGGAATTCGATGACGAGTATTCGAGCATTTGGTTTAAAAACGCAACCAAATATATGAATTTATATGAAGATGTTGGTGTATTTTTACCGATTGTTGTCGACGTAAATGAACAAGGTGTCTTTGTTGGTTTTACAAATGAAGCAACGTTTGCCGCAAACATATCACAAGACTTAGGGTTGTTAACAAATGAAACTCTTTTGAACTATCAAAACTTTCAAATATCAGGACTGATAATAAAAAAAGATGATTATATTAACAATGGTATGATTAAAAATAATATCAAATTGACATTTGGATATGAGTTCTTTTTAAGACTAACACAAAATTCAGTTAAGATTATGACAATTCCAAAAATTGGTTATAAACATATGAATTTGAGAGAAGGTTCAATTTTTTGGAATTATAAAAATTCTGATGATAGACTTAGTGAAGATGAAGTTAAGTTTTGGATAGATTCAGCAAAGAAAGAATATTTCTATATTAAACAAAGAGATATAAAATATGAACCCCAAGAGGTTTAATGGAATTAAAATTAGATTTAAACGAAACCCAGAATGAAAAGAAAAAGAAGGGAAGGAAACCTAAGTTAAATAATTATTTTGATGAACCAGAAGAAAACGCAGTTAGGATGTTTTTAACTGCGAACACTATGGATGAAAAGAATAAAATTTATAATGAATATTTAAGATTTCCCTTGGATAAAATGATATCGTCAATTATAAGACGATATAAATTATACAGAAAAGATATGGATTTTAATGAAATCCATGTTGACACTCATTCTTTTTTGATGACAAAAATTGATAAATTTAAACCATCAAAAGAAAAAAAGGCATATTCATATTTTGGTACTATATGTAAAAATTATTTAATGGGCCAAATACTGAAAGATCAAAAAGATATGAATCGTAAAGTTTCATATGAAGATATTTCTGCGGATTTACATAATGCCCCTGATATGATTTATCATATAGACGATGATAGTATATCTACTGAAGAAATAATAAATAAATTTATTATTAAACTTACAGATTCTATGGACGATAAATCAATTAGTGAACAAGAAATGAAGCTAGGTCAAGCTCTTATGGAAATATTCCGTAACTATAATAATATATTTGTTGATAATTCGAACAACAACAAGTTTAATAAAAATGTTGTTTTGTTTGAAATACGAGAAATGACTAATCTTTCTACAAAAGAAATTAGAAATTCTTTGAAGAGATACAAGAAAATTTATCAAGAAATAATTAATGATATGTTAAAATAGAAATAAAAATATTTATAGTTATGCCAAGACCAACAAAAAAAGAAATTAACCTAACCAAAGATTCCTTACTTTCTTTGATGCAAGAAATTTACAATGAAATTGTAGAACAAAGAAGTACCGCCATAAGGATACAAAATAAAATGTTGACTATGATGAAGGAACCTGAAGACATGACTCTCATTGGTCCTGTAATTGAAAAGCAACAAAAGATCATTAACGATTGTGTAGAAAAAAAGTTGTCCTTATCAAAGCTTCAAGCTCAGATATGGCAGAAGTCACAAGAAAAACAAGATAATTTTACTTTGTCTGATTTAGACATGAATGATGATATCCTACAATCTTTGATTGATAAAGACACTGACGATAAAAGTTACAAACTCAATAAATAATGCCTTCACAAGATTTAAATTTTAGCTACGGTGAAGTAAAAAGTAAAATTAATGCTGCGAAAACCTACAATCAGGTAAGACAAGATGTTGCAGAATTGTCAAAAAAAAAAGGTGACAACGAAGAAGTTAATTCAAAACAAAATAGAAGATCAAAGTCTGAAGCAAAAAAAGAAAAAAAAAGATCCCAAAAAAAACAAAAAACCCAACTTGATGAATTAGTTGAAATTGCAAGTTTGACTAATAGAAAAGGTGCAAACACAATTGAATATCTTAAAAAAGTTTTTGTTAGAGCTTTGGCAAACTGTAAACCAAAGATTACAGAAATTTTAATCAAAGAAGCTATCAATACTATCGGTTGTAGTTTGGACCAAGAATATAATCCTAACCAACCAATATATATTCCAGTAAGATCTATTGATTTGTTGTCTTTATTGAAAAAAGATCCTGCAGATGAAAAGTTTGCCATTTTATATGAAAAACAAGGAATAAATATTGGTACAGTGCCCTTTGCAATGAACAAGGAACTGTACCATAGAATTCAATCTTTGGGTACGTCATATTTCAACGAATACGGTCAATACTATAAAGGAGCATCTGGACAAGATCTTTTCGATATTGAATATGTATTACAAGATGGTAACAACAATCCTGGTCAATTTTTTAAAGTAACTTTACAACCAAGGTTCACGGGTATTAATAAAATATCAGAAGCCCTGAAAGATTATTATGCAAGTTTAGATATTTTGGATTTCAATAACGTGATTGCGATGTTATTCGAAATTCTCACGGGATTTCTATCAATACAGTCTGGTACAGGAAATTTAAAAATTGGTGATTTTTCAAAGTTTGAAATTATTCTACAAAGAATTTTAGGTTTATGTTTTGATTCAAACAAAGAAATAAATGTTGCTGGAACATCGAAGACATCTGAATTAGATGAAGTAGACGAATCATTTTTTGAATTTACAAGTGTTGATCTATTCCAAATAGAAGAAAGGATAAATAATATTTATCAAGGTGTAATTGTTTTTGAGGACTGTGATAACGTAGAAGTGCCTGTGAATTCAGAATTGATTACACAATCAATAATCGACCTTATTTTTATTTCAGGTCAAACTATTGATACTGCAATAGAAAATGCAAGTTCAGCCGTTGTTAATGGATCAAATGATAATGGTTTTGGCATTAAAATTAGTTTTGATTTGAGTTTATTGAAAAGTATACCCAAAGCAATATTATACGCATTGTTTTCACCCAAAGTACTACTACCAATAATGATCATGTTGAAATCTTTAGGATCATCTATCGGTGACTTGGTTAAATCATTAATGGATTTTGTAAAAAAGTTTTTTAGACTTGTTATGGAAATAATGTCTCAAATAGGGGCAATATTTATCCAAGAACTTTTTACAATTATTAAAAAAGATATACAAAATTTAATACAGGCAATAATCTTAGATGTTACTAAAGAAACGTCACAAACAAGACTTAGAATTATTTTAAGACTAATAGAAATTATTCTTACAGTTGCCAGATTAATAAAAGATTGGAGAGAATGTAAAGGGGTTGTTGATGAAATATTACAACTACTTAAAATCGCCATAAGTGGTTTTGGGGATACGATTCCTAAACCATTACTAGTCGCAACAAAATTACTAAGCGGGTATTCAGCATCAAGAGCATTTGTTAATTCTATCGAAGAATATCAAAAAATTGGATTGCCTACAGGACCAATGCCTGATGGTACACCAAATTTAGGATTAGCGGCTTTGTTTTCACAACTCAAGGCCAACAAAAAAGAAGAAGATGAAAATAGTAAAGTAGAAGGATTGTCAGGTTATGGGACATGGTTACCTGGTGGTGTGGTTATGCCGATGAACATAAGCGGAAAAAAATTATAAGATGAATTTGGAAGAAGCAAAAAAAATTGAAGAAATTGTTAAAGATTATAAAAATAAGTCAAACAAAGATTTGACTAAGGCTTTGGATTTTATGAATAATGAATTTAATGTAACTAAAGAAAAGTTACTTATGTTATCAAATTATTTAGATAAAATTGAAACCACCTATAATACATTATTAAAAGAACATAACAAGAGAAATGGGGGGTAACGAAAATCAAATAATATTTCCTGGTGTTGTTTTAGATAACAAAGACCCAATGGTGTTAGGTCGACTAAGAGTCAGACCAGAAGTTAAAGATTATTTAGGGGTTGTAAGTTCAATACCTAATTGGAATGAAGAAACTGACGCTTGGACGCAAAGAGATCCTTTTGTGTTTAATCCACTACTCCCTTTTTACATCAATCAAATCCCTGAAAAAAATGAACTTGTAAACATAATATATCAAGACAAAACTTTTGACAATCTTAATCAATATTATATACAAGGACCTTTTTCATCACCACAAACTACAAACTTTGAGTATTTTGAATCAGCGAAAAAGTTTACCGCGGCAGGTTCAAAAATTAAACAATCCTTATCATTAAAAAATCAACAGGGGGAATATAGAAATATAAAAAGTTTTGGTATTTTTCCTGAACCCGGTGATAATTCACTCCTTGGTCGAGGAACCGCAGATATTATTGTTAAAAAAGAAGAAGTTCTTTTACGTGCCGGAAAAACTAATAGCGTATTTGATGTTAACAAATTTCCAATAGAGAATGAAAAACGAGCGTTTCTTCACTTAAGTAATTACCCAACTAAATCTGAAAATGGTGAAGAAAGAGAAGAACAAACAATTTTTATAGATAGTAAACCAATAAGAAAGGTTGTTGATTGGGATATAATAAATCCGGATAACACTATGGACGCCTTTACTGGAACTATTTATCTGTATAATGTCCCATATAATGTAACAAACGCAAATGTTTCATTGGAATCAAAAGACTTTAGTGTTGCATCTAACGTGTCACAAATAGTTGGGGCTCCTGAATATTACATTCAATTTATTGGTAAAACATTAAAAGAAACTTATACGTTAATAAATGATTTCATAAAGGGAGTTAATGAAGGCACAATAAATATAAGTGGTTACACTATTCATAACGTTTATGATCAATTTCCTTTTTATTTCAGACCTACGTTAAACACCTATGATAAATTAATAAACTTAACTGGCTCAACTCCTATTGAAATAGATAATGTTACTAAAATAAGTAACAAAGTTAAACTTAATACAAATGACACAAAAACAGGTTATAATTTAGTTTGGGATTACAATAAAACATCAAGTCCTGTTAAAATTAATACAAGCACTTATATACCAATTTTGTACTCGACGGCACCTATAACATATTCAACGATGGGTGCTGAAAAAATATTTTTATTATCCCACGGTACTCAAATACCATCAAAAGGAAAAATAGATCTAAGTTCTACATTATATGGTATAAAAGAAGATAAATACACTAAAGAAATAGTACCAAAGACTGATCCAATGGTCAGAGGTGATGAACTTATGAAGCTATTAAATTTAATTGTAAAGTTCTTGATCTCACACGTTCATCCATTCCACGGGCTTTCACCATCAACTGTTGGTAGAGATGGAACTAGAACGTCAGAAATTCTCCAACAACTATTAGACGCACCAAATACAATATTAAATCAAAATATTAGAATTAATTGATATTTATTATAAAAAGATAAATGTCAATTAACAATTCATATTTTAGTAGGAATAATACAATCATTTCGAATAGTTTAACTAATACAGGTAGAAATCCTGTAATTGAGTTATTCTATGGTAATGGTAATTTAATAAACCCAAACGGGTTTAGTAGATTTATTTTTGATTTAGATTTAACATTATTAAAAGAAAAATATAATGACGGGACAATTAATCCTTTATGTAATGGTAACAATATCAAACATACATTACGTATGACAAATACAAGTTTTTTCAATAAGGACTTTCTTAATGAAAAAACTTCACAGGGTAGATTGAGAGCAACTTCATTTGACTTAATTTTGTTCAGAATACCGTATGTAGATTTAGATCCTAGTCAACCACAAAGATGGGATGAAGGTGTTGGGTATGATTATGCAGATCTTATGTCTTCAGTTCCAAATGATAAAAACTATTCTGACAGGCCATCAAATTGGTATCAAACAACCACAATAGATTTTTGGCAACAACCAGGGATTTATAGTAATTTGAATAGTGGATCCACTCCGTTTTCGGCGCTTACTATTGTCGCAACACAACACTTCGAATTTGGTGATGAAAATATCGAATTTGATATGACAAATGAAATTAATTATATCTTACAAGGTAATTTCGTCAATCCTGTTGGGTGGGGTATTGCTTTTCTACCTCAAGTAGAAAACTTGACCGGAACAACTGGAACTTATTCGGTTGGGTTTTTTTCAAGACATACCCAAACATTTTACGAACCTTTTTTAGAAACATCATATGATGATTTAATTGAAGATGATAGAAATAATTTTACTTTAGGTAAACCTAATAAACTTTATTTGTATATCTATGAAGATGGGGACTTCAAAAACTTAGATTTAAACCCATTTGTGACAATTGAAGATTCTGCTGGTGATCCTATACCAGGTCTTATAAATTTACAATCTTGTCGAAAAACTAAAGGTGTTTATGAAATACAAATTCCTCCACTGATAGGATATAAAACACCTTGTATTTTTAACGATGTTTGGTCCAATATTGTAATGAATGGATTCAATTTACCAAACATTTATAATGATTTTACAGTTTACCCAATACAAAAGTCTATTCAGATTGGAACTTCAACAAATACACCATCAGTTTATGGATTTGATTATTATGGTATAAAACAAGATGAAATGATTTTAAATACTGACGTAAGAAAAGTTGGTGTAATAATAAAACAAGCATATACAACAAATAAACAACTTCCGAATGTAGATGCTTTTTATAGGGTTTATGTAAAAGAAGGTACAACAGAAGTTCAAGTACAAGATTGGACAAAAATAAACAGAACCCCAAATGAGTATTATTTTATTTTTGACACTAGAGATAAAATACCTAATGAATATTTTATTGATCTGAAAGTGATTTCATCAGGTGAAATAAATACTTATAAGAAACAGATAAAATTTCAAATAATTAATAAAAAATAAAAAAATGGCAAATATTTTAATAATACCTTGTAATGGTGATTCACCTTTAGTGGTTAACGATAATGGCTTTACTGCCTACACAACCGGAAATACATATTATTTAGGATTTACTGGTTCAACATCTGAAGGATGTTTCACAATAGATTCAATAACAAACAATCCCGAAGTCGATGGAATTTTTTCATTAGTTGGACCTTTTTTAGATTGTAGTTGTTCATTAAGTGCGAACACAGAACAAAATATCTGTTTAGAAGTTTGTACACCAAGCGGAAACACTGTTGTTAGTGTTGTGACACCACATCCGGCATGGACAAATAATCAAGGTACTACTGTATATCAGATGAACGCGATCACTTTGGGTGGTCAGAATGGTTTAAACAACTAATTATTATGAATAGAGAAATAAAAATAACAGAATCACAACTTACTTCGTTAATTAGAAAAGTGGTAAATGAATCCCATAAAGAAAGCTCACGATATATGTTTTTTTCTAATTTACAACAAATGAGAAGACAATGTGATCTTTTATTAGATCTTGATCAACAAATGATCGAAGAAATTTTAGAACATGGTCACGATTGGGCACAAGATCATATTGCAGAAGCAAAGAACAATATGGATCAAGTTTTTGATTTTTTGATGAATGAAACAAAAAAACATGGAATGCAAATGTCAATGAATATTGATGATGAAGATATGGTCATGTCTGAGGGCCGTAAAAAAACAGGAACTAAACTTTGTGCTAGAGGAAAAGCGGCGGCAAAATCCAAGTTTGATGTTTACCCTTCGGCATACGCGAATGGATACGCAGTTCAAGTTTGTAAAGGTAAACAACCTGGTTTAGACGGTAAAAAAAGATGTTCAGGAGTTTATTGTTAAAATAATTTATTTTTTTTTTATTTAAGTTTTTTTTATATATA